CTTGAGAGTATCTAATCTTATGCTATTATTCAAGCTATCTTTTGATTCAGATGAAAGATATTGAGAGTTGTTCACACCTGATGATTCGTTATAAGTTGTATTGGTATCAATAATAATATTTTTATTCAGATTTGTGCTTGAGTGTTCAGTTGTATCTGATTTTAACATTTTAAGATTTAAAAAACTATCGTGATTAGTTTGACTCATAGTATCTCTTTTTAGCTTTGGAATGTTCAAAGATTTATTAAAGATTTTAGAAAAAATAAATTTCTTAGCTAAAGAATCAACTTGACTAAATGATGTAAATCCAATTAAAAGAAAAGAAAGTAAAATGATAATATGCTTCACAAGGTATATATTTAATTAGAATAAAAAATTCCAATACATAACCTCTTACATAACCCTAAATTGAAGCATTATTCTGTCAAATCCACGCCAAAAAGACTTTTTCATAATCCATCTAAATTCGATATTAGATTTTTGAACAAAACCGTCTTTGAATTCAATACCTTCACTGATTGATGTAAGACTGCTTTTTAATTGATTAAATGTATTATCATTTGTCAACGAATCAAATAATTCATTTATGAATTTGTTATAGATTTGTCTACCTAATTCTAGATCACCTGATCCATATTCTTTTCGAATCAATTCTAGATCTGATTTTTTACAGACTTTAACAATTGGTTCTGAATAAAGAGTCCAATCATTAACTTGTGATATTTTATATTTTTTAACTTCTCTTTTTCTACCATCTGGTGTTAAGATATCCCACTTATCAAATGTAGAATTAGAAAGTGGTCTAAATTTAGAACTATCGAATCCTAAACTTTTAATTTTCAATAGGTTTGAACCTTGACCAGTCCATATTATTTTTGGCTTTTTGGCATCAGAAGTATAACCAAATTTTTCACATAGTTCTTTTTCGAATTTTGAACCACTTAAAGCTCTAGTTTGCATCATAACATATTATTTAATTAGAACTTAAAAAAGTTCTTAAATAAATTGTTCTTTATATTTGAAAACTGCTAATTAGCTTTTCATCTATTCTACTAATTGCTATATCATAATGTTCTTTAGTTATTTCACTGCCTATATAGTCTAATCCATTAACAAGACAACTGAGCTGTGTTGTACCTATACCTGTAAACGGATCGTATATTAAACTTCCTTTTGGAAAGTAAATATTGATTAACTGATTACACAAATCTTGAGAGTATGATGCTTTCAACTGACAGGTGTAACCATCATTATTTTTAGCTTCAATAAAATTAACATAGTTCTTATAAAACTTTTGACCAGTTTTTTCGTTAATCTTACTTACTTCTTTATTTGTCTTAAAAGTATGTAGTTCTGATTTTTTCACAAAAATATAAATCAGTTCGGTTGTTCTACTAAGTTTTGTTGGAGATGTCTGAAATGGAATTGCGTGTGGTTTTTTCCAAGTGATAATATCAGCGACTGTTAAATCTGTTTCATTGTGAACTTTAGCAACTAATAGTGTTGGTAATATAGGATTTTCTTTAGCATAAGAAATGTTATAACAAATAACACCTCTTTCCTTCATAACTCTACTAAATTCCTTAAATTCATCAGTCCTTACTTGAAGATAATCATTCTCACTTAATCCATCTAACTCTGAATATCCATTATTATAATAACAATCACTTCTACTACTGTTAATATTATATGGTGGTGATGTGATTATACCATCTATAAAATCATTATTCATTTTTCTAAGTGTAGATAAACACTCTTCGTTAAATATTTTATTAATCATATTTAATTATTTTTTATTTATTTTTTTAGAGAAACTGACTTCTATATCTTAATAGAGCAAGATCCTTTTGCTTGCATTCTAGTTCAGTATCAAAGTCAAGTCCGAATGTTTCAATTTTTTCATAGATATAATCAGCATGAGCTGTTACTAATGACTTTTCATCTTCTATTCTTCTAGAAGAACTCATATGTGTTAAGGCTTTTGTATTCCAAGTAGAAACTGCTAATTTCAAAGCTTCTTCCATCGTTTGGTCTTGTGGACCAAAGTTAAAATGATGTTGATCAAAAACAATTGGTATATCAATTACTTTATAAACCATATCATATAGCATTTTTACTGAATACTGATTTGGTGAATCATCATTCTCAATAGTAAGCCTTTTCTTTAATGAATCTGATAGTAGACTAAAATTATCACAAAATCTTTTTGCTGCTAACTCACAAGTTGGTTTAGTAGAGTTAATATGAGTATTAATAGGATAGTAGGTAGACTGCTCTAATCCCATTAGATCCATAATTTGAGCGTGTCTTTCTAAGTCAACAATTGATTTCTTAACAACTGATTCGTTTTCACTTGCTAAAACTGAGTATGGACCCGGATGCAACGATGCTCTAATGTTATTTGATTTGATTTTATCACCAATCTCTTTGAGTAATTTTTCTATAACATTAAAATTTGGTAAATCTTTGAATTCATAAGAAGACATCCAAGGAAAAGAGTCTGATGATAATCTATAAACAAATATATTATTTTGAATGTTCCAATCTAAGACTCTCAATGTGTCTTTCAAGTTTAGAATAACAAGCTCAGAAACATAAGGTAAACCTTTTGAATCGAATGTTTTTTTGACCATACCTCTATTGACTTGTATATGGTCTTTCTTTTTCTTACCGATATTACATCCCATAGGAATGCAACAATAACCTATATTTCCCATTTGACAAAAATAAGGATACTTTTTAATATATACAAATAATAAGAGGAAATAGTTTAATGTAGCATTTGAGAAGCATTAACACTCACGAATTTAATATATATGATATGAACGATCAAAAAATCTACAAGTATTTTGAATATCTCAAAGAGAATATACAAGATACACCAGAATCTTATGTTGAGTCTGCTTTGAGAAAGCTGCAAAATAGAATAACTAAAATGTTTTCTTATGATGAAGTTGAAGGTGGTGAAGTAAAAAAGTATGGAGAAGTATCTGATTTATCCAGAAAAGAAAAAGGTGAAATGAGTTTCAGAGACCTTAATTTGAAGTTAGAAAGTTTAGAGCTATCAAAATATTCAAAAGTTTTTGATAATTTGAAATTGAAATTCAGTGATGAACAGTTTTTGTATGATATGACATTCACAATAGATTTAAAAGACGCTGTGCCAACTGATCAAACAAAAGATTTTTCAGACAAAGATATTGAGAATTGTCAGGTAAAATTTAAGAAATATTCAATAGATAACTTTAATTTAGAAGGCCAAATGATTAAAACTGTCAAAATTGCAGATATAAATGAAGAAACCATGATTAGTCTAAAAATTGAGTTGGATGAAGACACTGGTTCTGGTGGTGAAGAATTTGAAATCGAATATTAATTTATGAAATACTTAAAGAAGTTTAATGAAAATGTTGAAGGTTTAACAAAAGGCGAGATTCGGAAAATAGCAGATCGATTGTTGGACAAATTAGGCACTGCTATACACTTTTATTCTGTTTTACCTGAGTCACAAGAAGAGTATAAAATCAAAATTGATAACTGTTTGAAAGAGATTAAAGACTCTGGCATTGATTTTGAAAAGGATGTTGTTAAATCAGTAAGAGACAGAAAAGATCATATATTTTCAATTTTAGTGAAACACAATTTGATTTAAGAGAGAATATATTTCTCAATAAATAAGTTATGCAGTATAACATAGTTACTAATTATAAAGTAAATCAAATATTTAAATCAAAGAGTAGATACTTCAGAGTTAGTCTTGGATTATCTTCTACTCAAGAAAGTAATAGTGGAGATCGAGTCTTTTCTCAAAAAGATGATTTTGCTTTTTTTTACAATAGCCAATATCAAACTACAATTTTTGGACAAGGGAATATTGGTAATATTAAGTTCTACACTGACCATTACATAAAAGAAGATAAAATAGCTTTTTATTTTGACAAAGAAGAGTTCATTTTCGACTTTGATGAAAAAATAGTTAATGAAAAAGGAGTAGACTTCTACTTAGGTCACTTAATTAAAACTATTGAAACTCAATACGCTGATAGAATAAAAGAAAAAGAAGAAGTTAAAGAAGAACAAAAGAAAGAAGTTGGTGATGCAACTAAAGTATTTGAAAATCCTGGTAATGTAAAGTATGCTGATTTGAAAGCTTATTTAGATAAGGTAAGAACAGAAAGGCTAAAGACTTAATTATAAAGTTGTATTGTTAATAGTTGCCAAATATACTTTTGATAAGTTTCATCTAAATCATCAAAGTCTATTTCATAATCTAAGCCACCTACAAATTGGTGTATGTAAATTTTATTTCTTTTTCTAAATTCGATTGAGTTAATTACAAAAAATCCAAGATCGATTTCAAGTACTAACTCATTGAGACCGAGACTAACTATTTTGATTACATTTATTATCTCTTTCTTCATAAAATTATATATTGAGTTAAAGAATAGAGAGATTATCGAAACAATTAATCTGTCAAAAATTCTAACTTTTCTTCACGAATAAGTTGAACAATTTCATTATATCTCATTTCAAGACAATCTAAAGTTGTTAAACCTAATTGTATTCTTAGATCAAAGAGTTGATCAGAAGAAATCTTTAAGTCAACATTTCTATAGAAAATAGAACCTTCAGATAAATATAAGTTTTTAGATTTCACTAATTAATATATATGATAAATTAAAATTAGTTTTTTTATGATTTCAAAATATCAATCATTCAAATTAGATTCAATTTTAGAATCTTTATTACTTGAAAGTAAATTATATTTTTCAGATAGGCTTTTTTCTTTAATTAGTTCACTTCCTTCAAATAAAGTAAAAGACTTATTAATAAATCTTCAGAAATCTGGTAAAGACTTAAATCTTAATCAGAATTACTTTGATTTTTCGGATTCTAAAGAAGAAGTTACTTTTATTCAAGATAGAAGAGCACAATCTATTTTAGGTGACCAACCAATGAAATTTAAAACTAATTCTAATGCTTCAAGTGCTTATCTTACTTTCAATAAGAAAAATGATGATACCTATACAAATCAATTAATTTTTGATGATTTGAATTTTGATCCAGAGACTTCGAGTAAACAAATACCAGGTTCAGATGTTGTCGGAGAAATAGTTGCTGAAACACCATCAAGAAAAACACCTGGTAAAATCTATATTTTATTTAAGTGGAAAAATGGTGATTCGGATGATTTTGTAGTATTGAATAAAACAGCTGTTTCAAGTTATGACGATAGAATCGATAGAATTTGGCAATTGACTAAAAATCCAATTAGAATTGGAAGGGCTATTAGGTCTGTTATCAATGCAGCTGGTGAAACAGTAACAGATGCTGAGATTGAACAATTTGTTAATGACTATAAGTCTGCTTGGGATATTATGAATGATGCATTTTCTAAGTTTGATATAGTTAACTCTGATAGTATTGCACATTGGTATTCTAATAATCAGTATGAAGGAGGTGGTCGATCTACTTTAGGAAATTCTTGTATGGCTGAGGTTGATTCAGATTTTTTTGATATCTATGTAGCTAATACTAGGGTTTGTAGTTTAGTTATTCTTTATGGTGATCAAGGTAAGGTAATTGATGGTAAATTCAAAGGTACTAAAATTAGAGGAAGAGCTTTACTTTGGAAAACTAATGAAGGTGATATGTTTATGGATAGAATCTATTACAATAACGAATCAGATGTTCAGTTATTTAAGAGATTTGCTGAAAAGAATGGTTGGTGGTATAAAAGCTCTCAAGATTCAGATACAGATTTTCAAGCATCAAATGGTTCAAATGCTAAATATCCAACTTACACAGTAACATTAGAAGAAGTACACTTTGATAATTATCCTTATGTTGATACAATGTGTTATTTAAATAAATCTACTAGAAAAATCAGTAACAATACATCTGATATGAGAGAGGAAATGAGAAGTACCTCTGGATATCTTGACGAGATATAATTTTTTTAATAATTTTAAAACTTTTTAATCTACTGTTCCTATACTATTAAGTAAGTGACGAAATAGTCTGACAATATGTCAGATTTATTTTTTGGCACATCGTTTGAAATATTAATTGTAAAAAACAATAAATTATGAACAAAAAAGAGTATGTAATCGGCGTAGATCTTGGTACTACAAATTCATGTCTAGCAGTAATTCAAAGTGGTGAACCCACAGTAATTGCAAACAACGAAGGTAAAAGAACTACACCATCAGTAGTTGGATTCACTGAATCTGATAGAAAGATTGGTGATCCTGCAAAAAGACAAGCAGTAACAAATCCTACTAAAACCGTTTATTCTATTAAGCGTTTTATTGGTAAAGATTTTAATGTTTGTAAAGATGAGGTTAGGCGTGTTCCTTACTTAGTTGAAAGTACAGGTAATAATGTTCCTGGTGTTAAAATCGATGACAAACACTTCACACCACAAGAGATTTCGGCAATGATTCTTCAGAAATTGAAGAAGACTGCTGAAGAGTATCTTGGACAAGAAGTGAAAAAAGCAGTTATCACCGTTCCGGCTTATTTCGGTGATGCTGAAAGAACTGCTACTATTGAGGCTGGTAAAATTGCTGGTCTTGAAGTAGAAAGAATTATCAACGAACCAACTGCCGCGGCTTTGGCATACGGTCTTGATAAAAAGAATACTGACCAAAAAATCATTGTTTATGATTTAGGTGGTGGTACTTTTGATATTTCAGTTCTAGAAATTGGTGATGGTGTTTTCGAAGTAAAATCTACTGATGGTGATACTCACTTAGGTGGTGACGACTTTGATAATCAAATCATCACTTGGATGGTTGAAGAATTCAAATCTGAACATTCAATGGATCTATCAAAAGATCCTATGGCTCTTCAGCGTTTGAAAGATGCAGCTGAGAAAGCTAAGATTGAACTTTCAAGTTCTTCACAGAGTGAAATCAATCTTCCTTACATCACTGCAAAAGACGGAGTACCTCTTCACTTCGTTAAAACTTTAACTAAGGCTAAATTTGAGCAAATGATTTCTGGGTTGATTGATAGAACAATCAATTGTTGTAAGTCGGCTCTTAAAAACGCCAAAATCAAAAATGAGCAAATTGACGAGGTAATTCTTGTAGGTGGTTCAACAAGAGTACCGGCAGTTCAAGAAGCAGTTGAAAAGTTCTTTGGAAAGAAAGCCAATAAATCAGTTAACCCTGATGAAGTAGTTGCCATTGGAGCAGCTATCCAAGGAGCAGTTTTAGCAGGTGATATTACAGATGTTCTTCTTTTGGATGTAACACCTTTATCACTTGGTATCGAGACCATGGGTAATGTTATGACTCGTTTGATTGAGTCTAACACAACTATCCCAACTCGTAAAACTGAGACTTTCTCAACAGCGGCAGATAATCAATCTTCTGTAGAAATTCATGTTCTACAAGGTGAAAGACCAATGGCACGAGACAATCGTTCACTTGGTAGATTTCACTTAGATAGTATTATGCCAGCACCAAGAGGTGTACCTCAAATTGAAGTAACACTTGACATTGATGCAAACGGTATTTTGTCTGTTTCAGCAAAAGACAAAGCTACTGGTAAAGAAAACAAAATCCGAATCGAAGGTGGCTCTCAACTTTCAAAAGAAGAGATTGAAAGAATGAAAGCAGAGGCTGAAGCAAATGCAGAAGCAGATCGTCAAGAAAAGGAAAAAGTTGATAAATTGAATTTGGCTGATTCATTGATTTTCCAAACAGAAAAACAAATGAAAGAATTCGATGAAAAAATGACAGAGGAAAATAAAACTGAATTAAATGAAGCTTTAGAACCACTCAAAAAGGCTTATTCAGAAAAAAACATCGAAGAAATCGAACCAGCAATGGAGAAATTAAACGAGACTTGGTCAAAAATCTCAACTGAACTATATTCAAAGACTTCCGAGTCTACGAATGAACCTGTAAGTACTGAGGACGGCGGTGCACAGGACGTTCAGTTTGAAGAAGTAAAAGAGTAAGATTTTTTACTTAAAATCAAAACCCTTCAAGAAATTGAAGGGTTTTTTTATTCCTTTGTTTTTTGTGTACCAAAGTAATAAGAAAATATCATAAGTGTTAGAGTCTTGATTAAATCAAACAAAGAAGTATTTTGTTCTGCAGATAACAACTGTATTTTGAAAGCAATTACTTTATCAACAATAAATACACCAACCAGTGCTGCAAATACTAATAAAATAAATCTTACTAATAAATCTTTTGTCTCACCAGCAAAAAGTTTGTTGACATAGTGAACACTAAACATAATAAAAAATAATGCTGAGAAAACTGCTAACAACATTATAAACTCATTTGATGAACTAAACATATGTTATATATCTAATTAATTTTCTCTTTAAAAGAGAGTCATGACCTCATGATATATACTTTTATGTATAAAGTATATCTTATTTCGAGTGGTGATGAAAATAAACAATATAAAATTGGATATACAAGAAGACAAGTTGAACAAAGAGTAAAAGAGTTCAAAACAGGTAACTCAAATGATTTTTCGATAATTGATGTTTTTGAATCTAAATGGGGTACAAAAATAGAAGCTTATTTTCATAGAAAGTATAAATCAAAAAAAATTAACGGTGAGTGGTTCTTTTTAGATGAAGAAGAAGTAAAAAACTTCAAAGAAGATTGTAAAAAACAACACGATATTTTAGAACTAATAACAACTACTAACACTTGGTATTTAGAAAAGAATAACTTTTGAACAAAAGATTTTATTTAATATATAAATAAAAAGTATATTTTTTATGAAAGAAAATGCTGTAAGAGAATTTTTATCAAAAGTAGATTGGAATAAGAATTGGTCATATCATGTTTTAGAAACTGAAATGCAAAAATTTTTAGGCGAAAGACCTTCACTTGATATTAAATATAAGAAAGATGTTATGATTAACGAGGATACTCAAGAAACAGTTGAGTTTCAGAAGCTAGTAAGTGTAGGAGTCATTTTTACTGACGATAAAAACCAAATAAAGAAAATCGAATTTTTAGTAGACTAATTTTAATTTCATAGCAAAATATATACTTTGTTATGAAAGAAAATAATCTAAAATGGGAAATGAGATGGATAACTCGTTTATCGAAAATAATTAAAATTTTAAGGAAAATTAAATTTATTTTCTAATGATAACTCAAGAAATTAATATAACACCTCAAGAACTATCAAATTACATTAACATTTGTGATGAGAAAAGAGTTTCGATTTATAACCAAAAATACACTAGAGCTGCACAACTAAGAGACTTTCAAAGAGAAATCACAAAAAAGTATCCTTCTTTAGAAGATTTTACTCTGGAATATTTAAAAAACGAACTTCTTCAAATACAAAGAACACAAAAAATAGATTCAATAATTAATGGCCAAGTTTGATGTTTCAATATTAGAATATTTAGGAAAAGTTGAAGGAGGTGTTCTTACCTTAGTTTCAATTGTTTATGAATCAAAATATTATGAAGCAACATTTTTTTACAACGAATCAGATATACTACTTACAGTATCAGAAGATTTAGAAAAAGAAGTCGGTGACATAAAACTCCATCCTCAATATAAAGAATTACTAAGAGATTTACTAAAAAAAGTAGTTCCTTTTGATCAAATGATTGATAGTATTGATCCAGTAAATTTCTCTAGATGGGTTACAGGAGTAATTGAACTACCAAATGACATTGCTGAAAATGTAGATGAGTCAGAAATTAAAAAAGACACTAATTAAGTGTCTTTTAATCTACAGATTCTTCACTATCAATAAATACAAAATTACTATCATATTTACTTAAAAACTCTCTTGCTGTATTCAATTTTGAAGTATTGTCTCTTATCCATTGTTTAGCCATTTCAAATGGTTCACATCTTAAAAGAGCTTTTTCGTAACTCTCTATACTTTTATAAGCACTTAGTATTTCTTCTACACTCATCTTCTTTAATTCTTCTGCTTTAATCATATTCATAACAAATGAAAAATTAGAATTATTTTTAATATAACCTAAAGCATAATCTTTTCTGGAAATATTAAGGTCTTTGAAGTGTTTATAAGCTTCATTTATTTCTTCAACTTTGTCGTTAATGGATTTTTTGACAATCTTTATTATCTTATCGATCCTTTCGTGAGCTTCTTTTTCATCTTCTGGAATTTGTCCTAAGATATCATCAATTTTATCATCTAAAATATATCCAACTATAATATTCTCTCTATGAATATCATCTGTTAATAAACCATGTCTTTCCATATACCATGGTGTTTTGATTTTAAAGAAAAAGTCTTTTCCAGATTTATCTTCAGCTTGAACAATAACTCCTTCTTTGTCAACTTGTTTAGCAGTTAACTCAATCAAATTATCCAAATCCTTGAAATCATCTTCAAATGGTGCAATACGAATTGTTCCTATTTTATCTAAATAGTCTTTAATATCTAAATGTTTTCCAGTTTTGTTATCTCTCATTCTCAAAAGAATGAGGTCTTCTTCTAAGTATCTTAAAACGATTCTATTAGCTGGTGAAACATACTCAAAAATTGCAGTAATGTTATTATTTAAACACCAATCCACAAATTCTTTGATATCATTTCTTTCGCTATAGATTCTATTAATTCCATCTGCTTGATCATTATCAAATCCCATTTTAGATTTACCTAATACTTTACCGTTTGGTAACTTAATAAATGATGCTATACTACCATCTTCTTTGTTGTTAACATATTTGATCTTATAATCTTTAACAATTGAATACATAGAGTCAGTTACTTGATTCAAGTTGAAGAACTTCTCAAGTAATAAAAATCTATTAAATAAAGATCCGTCTTTATTGAAAACAAAAGTCAATCCTCTCATCTCATAAGCTTTTACTTCTGGTTTGTTTTCTAAAGGTGAAGCAAAATCTTTATGTTGAGCAAGACGATAATTGAATACAGAAATATTATATCCATCAATTACATACTTAGATTCATAGAAGGCAGAGTCTTCCTTAGAGCACATCTCAATGCAATCCTCATAAGTAGGAAGATAGTAAGATGTAATAGAATTAGATTCTTTTAAGTATTGGTTGAATGTGTAGATTTTCATATTTCTTTTTCAAAAATAGATATGTTAGAAGGACTAATATTATCTAAGGTATAATATCCTTCCTCATATCTTGGATCTTTAAATAATTTCAAGTTTGTGTTGTTGACTTTAAATATTATCCATTTTGTATTTTTATTCCATTTTTTATTTCCTAACTCATAATGATTAATATCTCTTTCTTCTGAGTAATGTAGTTTCATTTGAGGTATTAAATTTTTACAGTCTTGTGCACTTTTACACAAATAAATTCTATCTATATGTGATGATAGTTTTGATTTGCTTTTTGGAAACAATCCCGATTTTAATATTTTTTTCTCATATTCTTGAATACTTAAATGATAAAGTTCACCATCATATTTAGATTCTTCATCGAATTTTGAATCATACTCTATTGTTAGATTTGAAATAATTGATTTTTTTAATTTTATTTCTGATTCATCATATTTTTTTAATCTGTTAAAACCATTTGACAATTCCAATAATTGAGAAGATGGAAACCACCCAAATTTGTTTGTCATTAAAGATGATAACATATCAAATAAATCATCAATTTTTGAACTGTCTATTGATCTAAAGTTTAAAAATTTTATACTTATAATATCATCTTTTATCTGTCCTTCAACTTCAAATTTTAGTTTCTTTAATGTATCTAAAGTATATCTTAGTGACCTTTCGCCATCATTAGTTCGTATCAGACCTTCATTAATTGATTGTAAATAGTCTATGAAATTTTTTATAAACATGTTTTAAACTTTTATAAAATCACACTTGAGTTTTGCTACAATATGATTAGATAGTTTTGATTTGCTAAGATAAGGATTTTCTTTTTCAGCTTCTCCTTCTTCATAAGTTTTTATGACACAATCTTTACCAAGAGCCCTTTCAATAGAAACATTAACATCTGACGAAAGTAAGTAATTAAATACATCAAATCTTTTATCATTAGGTTCAGTCAAAATTTCTCTAGCATAAACAACAATTCCTTCTGTTTCATGATACTCTGGATAGACTACTAAGTTTGAGAAGTCTGTATTATTATAGTTGAAATACCTGGTCTTCTCAGTTAAGTCTTTTAAGTTTTTAAATTTCCAAGTTTTTCCTTTGATTGTGATATCAGTATTTTGTGTTTCTCTGACTTCTATATTGTCGAATTTATCAGTTATTCTATTAATAGCAGTTCTTAACTCAGATTGATACCACTGGTATTCTTTCCAGTCCAAAGTGTGTTTCTTTTCAAGTGAAATAAATATTCTATCACCAAATTGATAAACATCATTGTCTCTGACTTTTTTCAATAGATCATATACATTTTTATTGAAGTTTTCAAACGCATTATCATTGCAGAAAAAATCTTGATTGATCTGAAATTTATAACCAGCATCCTCAAAGTGAATTAAGGCATCTTCAATTTTATCTTTTAATTCTTGATTAAGAAGCATAGAGTATATATAAAAAAAGACTCGATAAAATCGAGTCATTAAAATTTTTCAGATGATTTAGCTTTAGTAGTATCTGGTTTCGATTTGAAAACTGTTTTATAAACTATAACTGTATCATGTTTATTATCATAAAGTAATTTCAACTTTTTATTTTCGTCTTGAAGTGTTTTGATAGTAGAATCTTTTTGATGTAAAATACATTCGGTTGATGGTAATTCTGGTTTATCAGATGATTGAACTTTGAAAAATACTGCTGTAGAGAATAATAGAAATGAAATAAACCCTATTGTTGAGATTATCATTAAGGTTTTAGACATTGATTTGTTAGTTTTTGACATAGTAGATATATTTTTACAAATATAAAAATAAAAAATTAATAATAAAAATTATTATGAAATATCACCATCATCCTCAACAGTGTTAACATTTTTCTCTTCAGGTGACAATAAACCTTTTCCATATCTTAAAATCCTGTCGTTGTATCTCTTGACTACTTCTTTTGAAATTGGTATTGAATTACCATCTTCGTCAATTCTCACGAATTTAATATTAGTATGAGTTACCGTTTCTTGCTCACCAGTATAAACATTATGTTTTCTTACTTCAATATAGATTGATACAGAAGTTCTACCAAATGATATGACTTTGCCATATATCTTTAACAGATTACCAACTTTAACAGATTTTTTGAAAACAAGTTCATCAATTTTGATCGTAACAATTCTTGGTGTATCACAAAGTTGTGCCGCATAAGCTGCAGCGGATTCATCAATAAGTGCCATCATATTACCACCAAACATATTACCGTGAACGCCAAGTTCAGATGTCTTACAGATATGTGTAGTTATAAGTTCCATATTATGATTAAAGCTTAACAATTTCTAATCCTGACTTTTCTAAAAAATTAAGTCCATCTGAGTCTTTGTAAAACTCACCATAGACTAATCTTTTTATTCCTGATTGAAGAATAAGTTTACTACAATCTTTACAAGGAGAATGTGTAATATAAATAGTAGCATCTTTACAAGAATGTCCATTTTTAGCACACTTTAATATAGCATTTGCTTCGGCGTGTATTACATACCAATGAGTTAGATTATCAGAATCTTCACAAACATTATCAAAACCAGTTGGTGATCCATTATGACCATCAGAGATAATCATACCATCCTTAACTATAAGTGAACCTACTTGTTTTCGAACACAATGTGAAAGTGTAGACCACTCTTTGGCCATTTTCAAATAAACTTGATCGTATCTCAGTTGTTTATTTTTTTCCATATTTTTTCGAGTTTCATCAACCGATCAATTCTGTAGAATTGTTTTTTAAGAATTTCACCAAGTTTTTTTGAATCAAAATCAAAATTTCGATCCTTCAAATTAGAAGGAGTTGAATTAATTTTTGACTTTAATTCGCCTAGCTTTGAATTAAATTCGTTGGTATTATCCATTTGATTTCAGAATATCACCAATAGTTAAATCAACTAAGGTAGACCTACCGAAAATTAAAACTTCGACTTTTACTTTATTCTTATCCATATCAATCCAATCAACAGTTCCTTTGAACTTAGCAAAAGGTCCAGTTACGATTTCAACAGTTTCACCAACGATGAATTGAGTTTCAATAACATTTTTATTACTTTCTTTCTCACCGATCATTCTATCTACTTCACTTTGTTTTAAGATAATTGCTACACCTTTATTGTCTCTAAGGATGTTAGTTGCGCCGTTTGTAGATTTAACTAAGTGAGCTACCTTATCGATAGAATTAGTTTGAACAAAAACATATCCAGGATAAAGAACTTTTTCTTTTTGAACCTTTTTGCCTTCTTTGATATCAATTGTTAATTGAGTTGGAATTAAAAAGACAACATCTTCACCATACTCTCTTTTCATATCAGACTTTAATCTTTCTGAAACTGATTTTTCTCGATTGTTTTGTACTTTAACTGTGTACCAATTTTTAGCTTTTACTTCTGTTTGAATCATATTATTTGATTTATTTTAATATCTCGTATTTTTGATTTAAGTTTATTGAAATCACTAGGATTCCAAACATGTTCTTTCAACTTATTAACATTATCAATCAATTCAGATTTGTGAATTGATTTTTTGATTATAGAATTTATTAAATCATTTGTTGTTCCTTTTTTATCATTACTATCTATCATATCAAGCATGATTGAGTCAGCTTCTTGATTTATTATAAAAATATTTTTTGATGATAAATCTTGAAAAATAATTTTAAGATGATGTGATAAGTACGACAATTCAGTAGAGGTATAAGTACTCCAAAAAACAATTTCCCAGTTATTTATTTCCTTTTTCACCATCTTTAATATACTTTAATTCCTCTTTAACCTCATCAATATTATACTTAATTAGTAGTTCTAGTTCTTCTTGCTTGATATTAAATTTTAATAATAACGAATTCATTTCTTTCTCTGTAAAAAGAGAATCATCTTTTGACTTTTCACTTTTACTCCAAAACCATTTGGGATAAGGCTTACTTTCCATAAAGTAATACCAAAGATCCATACCAATCACCTTATCTTGATTTTTGTCATTTAATAATTGTGCTAATTCTGGAAACTTTTTAGAGAAATACCTATTGAATATAAAAAAGAACTGTTCTTTCTGAGCTTCGGTAACAAACTTCCAGTTGTTTCGTTCTTGAAACATACATTTCGATATAGCAAGTACATTATTATCTATAATCATAAAATTTCATCTATTTTCATATCTCTATATGACTCTAAATCGATAAGTTTAACAAACTCAATAGGAAAAATGGTATCATCAAAATCAACTTTTGGAGAAATGACTTTTTCATCAATTTGAATGTAATTACCATCTTCTAGTTCATACTCCATACATCCAGTCTCGTAATTAAATACTTTTCTAACTATTGGAGATCTTCTATTCTTAAGCTTTTCAGATATTGAATTTGTTATTTTATCTAATACTCTTTCAAGATTGTCTCCTTGATTGGTTATTTTGCTGAGCAGATCATAATAATGCCAACAAAGTTCAAGATAGATAGCAATTTTTAACATTTGTTGATCATCTAACCTAGTTTTTTTGAGTTTAGTCTCAATAATTGGATACCATTTAAGGCTAATGGTTTCTTTTTTTGATAAAATCTTTTTCACAAGATCTGATTGACCTTGGATAAACTCTTCAAAAGTAGGTATTGTGAAAATATATTCAGGTCTTAAAACGTTCATAGACTTGTTCCATTTTATCAACAATTTCAGTTGGCATGTAGTCTGTATTCAAGAGAATAAGCTTCATATTTTCTTCGATATTATTCTTAATACCATCAATTGAACTCTTTGATAACTTCTTTTTTTCACAAATTAAATCAGCAATATTTTCAGTTAAATCTGGGTCTTGTAAATTAGGCTCACCAAAGTGCACTAAATACTCATCAAATATAGATTTAGCTCCTTTATCAGCGATACCTCTTTTTTTACCATTCTTAACAATAGACCAGGCTGACGCAATATTATCAGATGTATCACCAGAAATTAATTTAATAATTAAAGCCTCAACAGAATCAACTTGATGGCAGTCATATTTACTTATGAAGTTATTAAGTAGATTAATAAACTCTTGGTTGTCGTTTAGATTAAAGATATCATCATTATCTAATTTATTTATCGAGTTAAAAAATAACTGATAGTTCTTAGGTAAGAACAGTTTTTGTTTATTGTGCATTTCATTAGTCATTATATTAATCACTAGTGGGTCAATAGAGAATGTAACTAATTGTTTTATATCATAATCGTTACTAACAATTATTGTAGAACGATTGGATCTATTGGCTTTTTCGACTAAAAAAGAAATAAAGTCATCACCTTCGACATGAGGTGCTTCCATTATTTTAATTCCTTTAGATTTAATTGATTCTTTGAATTCACCATAAGCAGAGAAAACAAATTCCCAGTCAATGTCAGAATCTTTTTTTCGGTTGGCTTTATAGTTTTGATTAAGCTTTTTTCTCCAAGACTTTTCTTTTGAGTCAGAGACAATATAAATATTAGCAAAAGGATACCATTTTTTATAATTAGTAACAGCAGTTTCAAGACTTTTGTGAAGCGCACCAAATAAGAGGTTGTTTTTATGTAGAGTGAAAACCATACGATTAAGTATGTAATTTCCATCTATCACTAAATCACAAAGCATATAGTTTGATTATTTTTTATTTTATATACTCTTAATATTACTTTGTTTCTAAAATGTGATCTAACTTATTTTCTCTGAGATAAACCTTGTATTTTGATTCTAAAATCACTTTCAATTCTTCAGTAAATGAAACTTTTTGCTTTCTGATTTCTTCATAGTATTTCCATCCAAGACAATTAATTAAAGCAATAGTTTGTGCAATTTGGAAATCACTATAACCTTCAATAGTTATTTCTTCATCCATTAAAACATAAGTTGATTTCTGATATGAAATCGTGTTATGATTTGTTGTTGTTCCTGCAAAAGGATAAGTGATATTAGAGTTAGACGGATTATAAAGTTGATTGGCCATATAAAAGTATTTTTTTTTATATGAACAATTATTTGAATGTTTAGACTATTCTAATATATTTCGGAGAAGTAAATTTATCATTGCTAATAGACATTGCATAATAAAATATACTTTGAATTATATCATTCGCATACATTGGATAATTATACAAAATCTCTGCAAAAAATAAAGACTGGTACTTTGAAATCATTCTTGATCTATTATAGAATGATTGTTTGTTACCAATAGATTGGCCGAGTTTTCCTATAATTCTATTTAGTCTTATAATCTCTCTTTTTAACTTTTCATCTGACCAATCTTCTAAGTCATTTTTAGTCAAAATTAAAGGAAGTGATTTTTCATTGATCTGTGCAATTTTTTCAATCACATGATTAATTCTAGTCAAACCAACCTTTCCGTGTCTAGCAGACTCACCAACTACTTCACCACTAACATCACTTATGGAATCAGGACCTGAAAATGATCGAATATCCATATATTCTGTTTTATTTTCACTTTCAATCTCACTTATTTGTTTTGCCATTACTCTGACACCAATAGAACCTAATGGATTTTTTTATGTAATTACTTTTTCAAATTCATATTTAGGAACTGGAGTTACCTTATTCAAAACTAATTTAACATCAGATGTTCTTTCAATTTGTTTTAATTTTTTCAGTGAAATCCCTCTTAGGATCTTTTGATCAAACAGTGAATCTATTAACTCATTGAACTCCTCAATAGTTTTAGTTTCACTAATTCTTGATAGAACTACACTATGTTGTGTAGCCTGAACTGCCCAAATGTCAGATGGTGTCCACTTAGCAATTGGTATACCGGTTGTTTCAGGAAAACTTCTGTATTTATCATTAATTATTTTGGTTAGTCCTTCTTTGTAGCCGATTTGGTAATAGATATAACTTTTACGTCTACTTAAAGCATTGTCATCTCTAGATTTATCTTTTGTGTAGATTGGTCTTATTTCAAATAAGGCATTTGCTGTATTTATAAACGACTTAATCCAAGTAACAGAATAATTTTCAATTATATCTCTGTTGATAACGATAGGTAGTCTGACTTGTGAAAGTATTTCTGGCTTAATCTCACTTTCTTCATTAAAAAGTTCATCTAGTGATTCTTGTGTTAGACTTACATCACCTTTTGATTGTCTTAAAGACAAAAATAAACATTGAATACATTCTACTAATCTAGTATCTGTGCTGCCAAGTGAACTACCGCCACTACTTCCGAATTCTGATGTTTTTTCAATATCATTTAATTGATAAGTTTGGCCGTTTGCGCCTTTTATTATCTTTTTATATCTAGGTCCGGATTTGAAAAAAGTCTTTGCTTTATCAGGATCATACTTACCATCATCGGTTATATTTGGAACGATTTCATCTGGATTAACGACTTTAGTAAGTTTGTTTGAAACTGTGCCTCTAGGTTTGAATGTAAACTCATCTTCGTCATTCATTTTACGAACTAAAACATCACCCCTAAGGTCACCAGACTTTGAGGTTTTTTCTAACTCTGATAAGTCAATATTGGCTTCGTAAAATTTTTTTATTTGCATATTGTATATATTTATATTTTTATTCTATATTTGTATGATGCTTACTCGAGGTCGTGCTTGGCGAAGACATATTGAAGATAAAAAGGTAATCAAAAGACTAAAATTAATAGCAATAACTAAGAATTGGTGGTCTTTTGAAGATGCTAATAATGCTTGGCTTAAGGATCCTTGTTGGTATGACTTAATATCAACAAGAAGTGCGACTTTTTTGAAGAACTCAACTACCGATAAATATTCTACTAGAAGAAAAACAAAATGGGGTAAAAAGGGTAAGAAAAATTGGAATTATTCTTTTTCTCCTTGGACAAGACACAAAGAAAAACAACGAACACAAAAAGAGGTAAAAAATGAACTTGGATTTTTATTTACCCAATAACAGTGAGGACTGGATAATAAAAAATAATACTATTTATTATCACAGATTAGTTGATATTCCTATCTTAAAAGAAAGAAAAGGAATAGTTTGGGTTGCTCTCGATCGAAGAGTTAGGAAACAAGTACTAAGAATAATAAATCATTTAGTAAGTAACAATGTCAAATTTTATCTAACAACTAGATTCAACATTTCACAAAAAGATATCTTCAAAGAAGATTTAGTTACTATAATTGAAAACTATATACTTGCTCTCACTGATGAGTTTTTCTTTGATGCGGTATTTGATAGTAAATTTGATTATGTTAAGAATCTAACCGACTTTATGACTGATTATGATTGTCATAGATTATTCAAGTCACCATATGAAAAAATCAAGAAAGCTTATTTAAGTGAAAAAACAGACTGGTATACAATGAGAAAATATTATTTAATAAAAAAAGAATATATCAGAGACTCAATACGAACGTTAGAAAGAGAGATAAAAATTAGTCTATTTCTTTAATATATACTATTAATTATAGTTCAGGTGTTGTTGGTAAAGAGTTTGAGAGCTATAATCAAAAAATGAGAATTCTATGGATTCCGAAGGTGATAGTATAATAAATGAAAGAAAAAATTTCAACATTTTGTCTGATTATAGCGATGTGGTTAAATCCATTTGGCTTCGACGCAGTTCAACTGATGTTAATCAAGTTAACAGGATCCTTATTGACGTCCAACTTAATTTTATATTGCCTCTCGGCACTATTTTTTGGTTTTTATTTTTACTTCTCTGGAACTAATCCACTAAATTTCATATCTGGGAAAACTAAGAAATAATTGAATTAATTCTTTCATCTCTTATCTCATCTGAATCTAGAAAATTTTTTTTGAACTCTTTCTCGTAAATCGGTGACCAAATAAACTCTCTTTCAGTTTGTATATAATAATAAATCGGTGGAAACATATCTGTTGTTCCTCCTTTTTCGTGTTCTTCTGGTAGTCTAAATTTATAGTAAGATCCTTTTTTCCATTCAACATAATCTTCACCATAGTTTTTACCTTTTACTGGATAAAGATTAGTATTTTTTTTAAATACAGTTCGTTTACAATATACCTTCATTTACAATATCTGAAATTTTTTGATCTCTGAGTTGAATAGATTGCCAATTTTTGAATTCTTCTTCATGAAACACTTTGTTTGCCAATTCCCAGACATGTTCCATTACTGTGTTTGGATCATTCATTCCACCAAATTTACCTTCACAAATGTCTTTTTTTTCAATAGAAGTTAGAATAGAAATTGTTGCCAGTAGTAGTTTACCCTCAACTGAATCTGTGGTAAAGTACCCAAATTTACTATATTCTTCTTTTATCATAATATCTCATCAATTTTTTTATCACGATTTACTTTAACATTTCAATTTTTCTTAGTTCAGACTCTTTACCAAACCAAATATTTAAATATTCTTTTGACACATCATCGGATGTTATTTGAGTCAGTCTTGGATTATTAATAATCTCAGAGTATTCTTCATCAACAAGTGCAGCCAAACCTTTTTTATACTCGATTTCCCAATCTTTTGTGTTAATACTACTTAACCATTTATTATATTCATCCTGAGTATAAAAAGATATTTTCTTTTTGGTCTTAATATTTTTAGAGACTACGATTGGAGTTTCAGCCTTAAATACCATTGGACTATCAAATAATTCTGGCCAGTATTTGAAAAGAAAATTAATCAACAAACCAACAATTGATGATCCATCGTGATCAGCATCACAGTAAAAAAGAATTCTACCATATCTTAATGTACCAGGTATTACTTTTTGACCTAGTTTTAAGCCAAGTGCTCCCATTAAGTTTACAACTTCATTATTTTGTATGAGTTTCTGAGTATTGATCTCAGCAGCGTTTATAAACTTTCCTCTAAGTGAGAAAGCACCTTGTGTTTGTGGATCACGGTATTTTCTAAATGCAGATGAAGCAGAATCTCCCTCAAATAAACTTAGACTACATCTCCATCTTTCTTTACCTTTAGCATCAATTAACTTATCAACTTTAATTTTGGCTAAATTCTTATTTAGTTCTCTAGCTAATTTATTTTCATCGGCACTTTTCTTTTGTTGAATCCAGTCTAATACAGAATTCACAATTTCAGATTTTAGTATAGATTTTATAAGTTTATCGGATACTTGATAAGTGAATCCAAAATCTTTTACTTCAGTAATTAGTTTCTCTTTAGTTTGAGAAGAAAAGCTTGGATTAACTACAGTTGAATTTAGAAATAAACATATATGATTCTTTAATTCAGATGGTTTAACATCAACTTTATGTTTCTTTTGAAAGAATTCTCTTAGTTGTGATAATATTTGATTTAAGATGTAATCAACATGACTTCCACCATCATAAGTATCAGTTGAATTGACAAATGATATTTGTTGAAATCCGTCTTCTGAGTTAGTGATAGCTAAAGACCAAGTTTTGTCTTTGTCACTCTCAAAAAAGAATTCTTCTTTGTAGAATCTAACATAATCCTCAAAAGATTTGATATTAATTAATTCGTCATTGAAGTAAACTTTAATATTTGGGTTACAACCAGCTATGTCAATAACTCTTTTTTGAATCATCTTAAAGTGTGACTCATCAAGATTTTGTAGTCCAAACTTTTCATAATCAGGACTATAAGTAATCTCGGTAAAATTTTTAGTGGATTTTTTTACTTTAGCAACAGTTCTTTCTCTCATATTATTTGAAAAAGTCTGGACAAAAAGATTTTTACCATCACAAGTTTCTACTTTGAATTCTTTTGAATAAATATTAGTCAGAGTACTACCAACTCCGTTGGTCCCTGCTCCAGTACGACTTTCATCATCATTAAAGTTAGAACCAGCCTTTAGATTTGAGAATATCATTTCTGGAATCCATTCATTGTCTTCTTTGTGTTTCACAACTGGAATTCCACCATTATCCCAAATAGAAATAATACTATCTTTGACACTAACTTTAATTGTATTTAGTTTACTACCTTCTCTTTTGTATTCATCAACTGAATTTGTTACTATCTCATCAAATATTTTCAAGAAACCAGGATTATAAGTGATTTCTTCAAGTTGCATCTTACCACTGTTATATAAAAACTTCTTAGATGTGTGCGGCTTGATAGATCCAATATACATACCAGGTCTAAGTAGTACGTGAGCTACATCATCTAATTTTTTAAACTTCTTTTCAATTGACATTCTAAACTTAAAATTTTTCTAATATATATTGTCTCACTAAATTTGTTTTTATAAACTTTAGAAACCTAATAGATAAAAACTTATATATTGATTAAAAATAAAAGTTCATATTGATGTCGTCTACTAAAACAATTACTCAGTTTCTTTCACAAGAATATAAAGAATTTTCACTCTACACGATTGAGAATAGAGCTATTCCTTCAGTCATTGATGGTTTCAAACCAACTCACAGAAAAGTCATACACGCTTGTAATAATATTTGGAAAAATGGTTCTGAAAAACCACTTAAAGTTTTTCAATTAGCTGGAAAAGTAGCATCAGATGTTTTTTATCATCACGGAAACGCATCTTTAGAATCATCAATTATTACTATGGCTCAAGGTTTCAAGAATAATATGGCACTTCTTGAAGAAATCGGTCAGTTTGGTTCACTTAGATCACCTGAACCAGGTGCTGCAAGATATATTGGCACCAAATTAAATAATAACTTTAGATTACTTTACAAAGACTTTGAACTTTTAGAACATAAAGAAGAAGAAGGATTTGAAATAGAACCAAAATACTTTCTACCAATTATACCAACTGTCTTAATCAATGGTTCTTCTGGTATCGCTGTTGGATTTTCTTCAAACATTCTAAACAGAAATCCAAATGAAATAATAATTGCTTGTGAAAACATAATAAAAGGCAAAAAAATATCTGATGTTAAGCCTTTTAATAACTTCTTCAAAGGTGAATATATTCAAGATACAGATAATCATAAAAAGTGGTTTATAAGAGGTAAAGTAGAAAAAATTAACACATCAACTGTCAAAATTTCTGAATTACCACCATCGATGACTTATGAGAAATACGAAAACATCTTAGATGCTTTAGTTGAGAATAAAACTATAGTAAGTTACGATGATAACTGTAAAGATAGTATTGATTACACTATTAAGTTCACTCGAGAATCATTAGCTCAGTTAGATGATGATAAGTTATTCAAAGTTTTGAAGCTTGAAGAAACAGAAACAGAAATATTCACAACTTTAGATGAAAACGGAAAGTTAAAAATATTTGATAGTAGTAAAGACATAATTGAATACTTTGTTAATTTCAGATTAGAATATTATGTTAAAAGAAAAGACTTTTTACTTAACAAGTTAAGACAAGAGTTAAAGGTCTTAGCTAATAGAGGTAGATTTATTAAGTTTATTTTGGATAATAAATTAGAAATAAAAAACAGGAAAAAAGCTGAAATCGTTTATGATTGTGAGAAATTAGGATTAGAAAAAATGGATGATTCATTTGATTATCTTTTAAGAATGCCAATCTGGTCTCTAACACAAGAATTGTTTGATAAGTTAAAAGATGATTATAGATCTAAGAAAGTAGAAGTAGAAGAACTAGAAAAGATTGAACCAAAAGATATGTATCTTCAAGATTTAACTGAATTAAAAAAGAAGCTAAAATGAAAGTAATTTGTGTAAGTAATATAAGTTGGGAGAGATTGCCACTTACTGTTGGTGACATGTATGATGTAATTGAAAAAGTTAATATACCATTTTCACCCACTAGATATGATGATCAAAGTGGTCCATTTTACAAAATAAAGTGTGATAACGGTGAAGAGAAACACATTGATTCTGATAGATTTCGTGAGTTGACTTTAGATGAAAAAAGAGAATTAAAGCTCAAAGAATTAGATATATGATATATCCTTCAAGAGTTAAAGGCAAAGAATATCCGCTCAAAAAAGGAGATATTGTTGTTTGTATAACTCTCTATTTTGAAGAGTTTACTTATGGAAAGCAATACAAACTTTATAGTGATACTCTTGGGTCGATTCTTCCGATAGAATCTGACTTTGGAAATCTACCTCTTCCTTCATACTACAGTCCAACTGGTTATTACTTTTTACCTCTTGAAATTTGGCGTGAACTTAAAATAAATAAAGTCTTAGAAGTTGATTAGTATCTTATAAAGATTTAACATCTTAAATCAAATAAAATAGGTTATTTTTTGTATATTCGTAATATATACATTATGAGAACTAGTTTATTATATCGTAGTCAAAATTTTACACAATCAGATATTGAAGATATAGTAAATTTTATTGATTCATTAAACGAGTCAACATTAAACACTAGAAAAATTTCATTTCTAACAGTAGAAATACTACAAAATATTATCCATCATTCAGATAGTGATAAAAACGGTGCTACATACGCTTATTTTGAATTGCTAAAAGAAGATAACACTTATGTAATTAAAAGTGGTAATTTAATAACAAAAGAAAATTCTAAATCTTTAGAAAAAAGTCTAAAGAATCTAACTTCATTAAGTGAAGAAGACATTAGATCACAGATAAAAGAAAAGCTTTCTGAAGAAGGATTCACCGAAAAAGGAGGAGCTGGAATTGGTCTTTTGTCAATTCACAAAAGAACTAATAAAGGATTAGATTATACTTTAGAGTACTTTGAAGGTGACTATAATTTCATTCATTTTGAATTGGTTATATCATTGTAAAAATTTTTCAAAAAAATATCTAAATTTTGTAAAAACAGACAGATATTTCTGATATATAACATTAAATTCCTTTATCATGCAATTCTTTTGTTATATCTTCGGACATAAGTGGTCTCACTGGAGATTCATTCGTGCAATTGGTAGATATGACGAAAAACTAGATCGTAAATGTTTACGATGTTCTAAAGTTGAGAATTATGTTGGTTTAACTGAATGGGATAGAACAGGTAAAGTTCCTTTTTTAATTAAATCAAAATGATAACCAAAAATACCAAAAGAATAATCATAATAAACTTATTGGTTTATTTATTAGTTGAGCTTTCTGTTAAATTCAATATTTATACACTTGGTCTTTGGTTTTTTTATATGATTGGATGGCCGCCAAGTTCTGAGTTTTTCTTACCATTTCAGTCAGTAAGTTATCAGTTTATACATAGTGGTTTTTATCACTTACTTATGAATATGTTATCTTTATTTTATTTTGGTTCACAAGTAGAGAAAAAAATTGGTTCAAATAAATTTTTAATATTCTATATAGTATGTGGAATAGTTTCAGAATTTTTTCATTTTCAATTCAGTGACTCACCAATAGTTGGTGCTTCTGGTTCGATATGGGGTATGTTAATACTTTATTGGTATTTCTATAAAAATGATTTTCTTTCTATAGTTTTTTTTGAAGTAAGAGTAAACACATTATTTACACTTCTTCTTCTTTCTGAAATACTTTCGGTGATATTTATTTTAGATTCTAATGTTTCACACATAGCTCATTTAGGAGGAGCTTTCGCTGGATTATGTTTGCTCTTAATAAATAAATTTTTGGTGAAGAATTAATTTTTATTATCTTTGTAAAAATTAAATTTCATGACTATTCAAAAATTCGATAAAACTGAAACTGTATTAAATCACTGCGACCGTCAAATTCACAAAGCAATCGCTGAAGGAAAAAGCTTTGATTTTATAATTGCTGATTTGAAAGACAAATACAAGAAATTTCAAAAAGTCAGACAAAACTGTGATTCAGATCAAGTAAGATATAAATATCTTTATACTCTTACTAGAGTCTATAAAAAAAGAATTAAAGACTTATATGACGCAAAAGGCTTATCGAGAAGATTTGAAGAATATTCTAACTATTCACAGAAAAAATTATTTAATCTAATACAGTTTAGAGACAAATTATCACCTAAAAAGTTTAGTGTTACAATCTCCTGATAATGTTTTCAAATAAACTAACATCAAAACCTTGATTTCTGATATTATTCATAGCATCATTTAAGGCATTTCTGTCAATGTAATTTGAAAGATTGGCCTCTTTTTCTGCTAAAGTGATGCTTCTTTCATCAATTGATGTCTTAAAGAATTGTAAAGAATCAGATCTTTCTTGAAGTTCCACTTGAAGTGAATTCAACTGTGACTCTCTATCATTGATGCTCTTTTCTTTGATTTCTAGTTCATTTTGTCTATCACTTAAAGACTTTAATTGATCCTCTAAATATTGTTCAGTAACAGCAACCTTTCTTAGTTTTGAATCTAGTTCTAATTCCTTTTTGATAACTTCTTCATTAGAAGTATTTTCGACTTTAACTTCTTTCACTACTTCTTTAACAACCTCCTTAACTACTTCTTGTGTTTTGTTCAAGAACATTGTTTCTATAAAAGGAACAAGTTTTTTTGTAACAATTGCAGGTTGAGCTACTTTCTGAAGTTTAAGATGTGTATTCAATTCTTCTTTCCAGTCTATAAAGGAAAAATAATCTTGGTTATTATCGATTATTTCTTTTTCAACTTTAACAGTCTCTCCTTTACTTTTATAAGTAAAGTCTTCGATGATGGTTTTAGCTTTTAGTGTTATAATTTTTTTATCTGATGTGACTAATTGAAAGTCTTTCAAAACCTTATGTTTTACTGACATTTGTAAAAAGTTTTTATTTTATATATTGGTTTTTTTTATTTTTGTTTATATTTTCATATCTTTGTTTCATGAATGTCGCAAACTCACCTGAGATGAATAAATTGTTGAATCTAATTAGATTCAACTGTAACTTCTCTGATTACTGTGATAATAAGTTGATAGATCAGTCACCAGATTACTTGATTGAAAAGTATAGTCATTGGATTTCATTTGATCCTGTTACAAGGTTTCCTTATTATACTCCTGATTCTTGTAGTAACTTCATAACGAAATATTACAAAAGATGGGGATCTGAAAGAAGTGAGTTAGTCAGAAGAGAGTTACTTTATTTAGAGCAGTCTAAACATCTTAATTTATTAACAATGGTTAGATTATTTGAAACTTATTTTGGTCCAATTCATAAGATTAGTCCTAATCCTAAGAAAGGTTTACATGTCAACATTGAAAATGAATTTATACCACATGTAATAGAGAAAAATAAAAATAATTTGAATGTAATTTTGAGAGACTTACAAATAGAACAACTCATAAAATGAATAAAGATAGTAAAATAATAGTCTCTGACGAATTTGTAAAAGCTTATAAGCTTTTTAATGTAATTAAACTTGATTTATCTAATCTATCAAGACAAGAACTACTCTTACTTTTAGTAGTAGCGGTAGATGTTTTCAGTGAAGAAAACTCAGTAGTAATCGACAATTTTAGACCATTTCAATCTGAAATTAATATTATCTTAGATTTATTATCAGATAAAGACATTGATGATCCAGATTTACTTAATCTTGCTAATTTAACTAATGAGAAGTATATAGATACCTCTAAAATAGAAGATAGCTTAGGAAACGATCTACCAAAGCCACTGACTAATAATGAAGCTATTGAAATGAGGAGAACTATTGGAATTGACAAATTAATTTGATTAATTTTTTATTATTAATTTTTTTACTTATATTTGTATTATGAAAGAAGAAAGCACTCAACCAGTAATTGGTGAATTCAAAACAAAAGAAAAATTCGTCGAGTTTATTGGTGTTAAAGGTAATATTAACTTTATATCTAATGAAGCAACAATAGATGGTAAATACTTGTCTGGTTTAGAACTTGATGGTATAATTTTCAAATTGACTATTTGTGATGAAAACACTGTTAACTTTGAGGAAGTAAACACCTCTAAGACAACGGTTGAACAAAGACAAAGGTTACTTGATATAATTTCAGAAAAAACAATATCTCCTATTCGTAAAAGAATGGTTGTATCTGAATTGCCATTTATATCAGTTCAGAAAATCAAAGATAAAAATATAGATCTTTATCTATCAGTAGACTATCAAAGACCAATTGACAAATTAGCCAGTATTTTCTTTGATGATGAAGATACCTCACAAGATAACTTACAAAACATGAATATTAATAAAGAACAAGTCTCTAAAATTGATACATTATTTTCTCTATTTGAAGATGATGATACAACTACTGATGTAGAAGTAGAAAAAATTGAAGAAGTTGAAGTTGTAGCAACTGAGCCTATTTACGATTACAATAGACAAATTCAAGAGTCTTTTGCTAAAGTAAAGCAAGAAAAGATTGATGAACTAGAGTCAAGACTTTCAAACAAAAACAAAGAACTTAAAAGATTCACTCAAGACTTAAATCTATCTACGAAGAAAGTAGAAGAATGTAAAGATGAAATCGAACTTTTACAAGACAGATTAGATGATCTAAAACCACAAGCCGATTTTAATGGATATTACTTCAATGTATCTGAAATGCTCAACGAAAAAGTAATTTTAGAGCCAGAAGTCGAAGAGATCATCAAATCCAAGGTTTCAAAAATCAAAAGTATAAATCTAGAAGCATTTATGAAGTTATTCGAACAAGGCGAATACAAAATCAAACTAGGTGTATCTCAAGAAGATAATATTGTTGAAGTTGAAGACTATAATAAACTACCAGAGTCCATACTTAAATCACTTTCTGAAATTAATCTACAATTGGTTGATAATGAACTATCTTTTGTAGGTGAACTAACTTGGGGTGAAATTGTAAATAAAATGGTCAAGCTAGGGTTTGGACAAGACTCTAATTTTGATAAAAACTGTGGTTCAAATTCTTATAAAACAAATAATAACGAAATTATATAATTAATCTATGGCAAAACTAATACTCACAACAGTAATTTTCATCTTCAGTATTATTCTATCAGGGTTAGCAATTTTAATTGATTTGCATCAAATGACTGGTATATCTTTTTCACTTTGGCTAATAATTTTCGGAGTTTTAGGGTATTCTTATTACAAGTATAAATTCAAGAAAATTAGTTTTTTCAGAATGTTTATCTTTAGAGAGTATTTGAAAGTCAATAATTTCTTTCAAAAGATTGATAAATCTGTTACCTATGAAAATAAGGATCAAAAAGTCAACCCAATCGAAGAAAAAGCCATCAAACTCTGGAAGATTTATCTTAAAGACAAAGACAGTTATCTTTCTTGTTCTATCTCAAAGGGAACTCGTCAAATAGAAAAAGATAATCTTTTGTTATTACTTAGTCCACAAGAATACGATGATTATTTAATGACGATCATTGAAGCTGAATATGATAAAAGTCATTTATACGAAGTAGTTATTTCAAGAAGAAATACTAGTGTGGTGATGAGTTCATTTGACAATGAGAATGAGAAAAGAATGAAAGGTTCTGAAGATGATAAAAGAAATTCAATTCATACTGAACTTGATAGTCTGCTTGAAATAGCGATGAACAAAAAACCTCAGAAAGTCTGAGGTTTTTTTATTTATGAGAATATTTTTTTAATATATATTTTATGAACATTAAAAAATTTAATCAATTCTCATTAGTTATGGAATCTGAAACTATTAGTTTTCTCAAAGGCTTAAAAAAGCCCGAGATAAACAGTGATTTGAATGATCTTTTTAGAAGTAATGACTTCTTGGAAAGAAAAGAGTTAATTGAAGACATCCTATTAGAAATAGGTGATATAGTAGATGATGAACAATATCACAAAATTGAAGATGAATTAAATTCAGAATTTTTACAAAAAAATAACTAAATATATGATTACGCAAGATATTAGAACTAATATTAACAAAATCGATTTCGATTTGAAAAACTTATTTGAAAGTGTTAAGATCGAAGAAAAAACATCTGGTAATCAGTTTTATTTTGAAATAATAGCAAATTCAACATTTGTAAATGAATCAAATGAGTGTAAAAGAGCTCAAGTAATCGTGAATATCGACAAAAGAGATTTGTCAAGTAATTTTATTACTTGGTCTTACAAGTCTAATCCATTGCTTGAATCGTCATATATTGTGGAGAGAGTTTCTAAAATTGATACTATTGCTAATGATATACATAATGTCATTGTTGAAAAAAGAATGGATAAAGACTATCTAAATTCATTAGAAGTCATACAAGAGACTATAAATGAGTCAACAGTCGAAGTAAAAGAAGAAACATTAGTAGAAAAACTTCAGAGTGTTCTAAATCAATTTGGAATAGAAACTACTAAAGTTGAAAATGAAATAACTGAAAACTCAAAAACTGTTAGGTTATTTTTAGAGAAAAGCTTAAAGTTCTCAGAAATGTTTCAAATTGAGAGTTCTTTCAATAGTAAACCAGGAGTTGACTGGACAGTTTTCAAAGAAGGTTTTATTGAGGTAAAATATCAATAAAAAATTTGTTTTTTCGGAATTATTAACTTATATTTGTATCTAATAATAAAAATTATTCTATGATACTAAAGAAAGGCATTCACGAAAAACTAATGGAATCAATTCAACAAATGTTGATTGACACGAAGGTTAATTTACCGTATTACGGAAATTTCAATCTTTTCATAAACTTCCACGAAAGAAAAGACATCGGTACTTGTGCAGTAAACATGACTAGCAAAGGAATGCAGTTCTATTACTCACCAGAATTCTTAAATCGAATTTCACAAAAAGAAGTTAATTTCATAACTCTTCACGAAGATTTTCACTTACTTTGGAATCACCCTAAAAGAACTATTACTGGTCAGTACGATCATAAATTGTCTAATATCGCTCAAGACATGATTATCAATCACGTCATTTGGGAAGATATTCCTTCCAACTATGTTGAGATTCCTAAAGACGAAAAAGGTCGTAACATGGCGTTATTCGTACCGAAAGAATATACTGGTAAACTTATCTTTGAAGAACTTTACGAATGGTTGAGAGACGAAAAAGAAAAGCGTGACAGTCAGAAGAAAGAGTGTCAAAGTTGTAAAGGTACCGGTAAGAAACAAGATCAAAACGGTCAAGAACAAGATGATAAACAAGACCAAAATGGTCAAGGTCAAGACAAACAGGATCAGAACGGTCAAGGTCAAGATAAACAAGATCAGAATGGTCACAATCACGGCGATTCAAATGAGTCTTGTCCAGATTGTCAAGGTTCTGGTAAAGAAAAAGGTCAAGGTGGTTCTGAATACGGACCTTTCGGTAAAGATCCTAAAAATGGTAAAGGCGAAATCGATACCTATTCTTTAGATCACATTTTAGATAATCTTGACACAAATCAAGGTGAATACTTAGATGCTCACTTAGGTGACGAAGTACCAGAAGAAATGAGAGAGTCAATGGTGAAAGATGCTATGGATAGACTACAAGCTCGTGGTTTACAAGCTGGTAACATTGAACAAACTTTGAACAAACTTCGTAAACAAAGAAAAGATTACCTTCGTGAAATTAAACGTAGTGTTTCAAATATGATTTTTGGTACTGTTAAGCAAAAAACTATTACTAAACCTAATCGTCGACAACTTAGTGGACTTAAAGGTAATCGTAAAATTAAGACCGCAATTAATGTGATTTTAGACACCTCTGGTTCAATGGGAAATACTTTTGAAAAAGTACTATCATATATTTATAGAAGTGATATTGAAGTAAACATGATTCAAGCTGACACACAAGTAAATTGGGTAGAAAAATTTATGAATAAGAAAAAGATTGAAAGGATGAAAATTTCTGGTCTTGGTGGTACAGTTTTGAGTCCAGCAGTCGATTTTGTAGCTGATAACTTCAACCAATACAACACTTGTATTTTGACTGATGGATATTGTGATAGTCTAGACCTCTCCAAGTTAAAGGGAAAAGTTTTGATTATATCAATTGGAGTCTCAGTACCGATCTCAAAATCAAATGGTAAACTCAAACAAATTTGTGTTGATATAAATGATAAATAAAAAAGTCCAGTTTAACTGGACTTTTCCAACATTTTTAGAAATTCATCATAATTTTTATTAATTATGAAAATAAAATTATATCCCTGATGTAAACATGATTGCTGTTTACATAGATTTTTCTCCAAGTATAAATTATAATAATATTCAGATTTAACTTCAACTATCAAATTTAAATCTTCAATATAGAAATCTGGGTGGTATGTCTTATATGAATCACCTAAGAGATACTTAATAGATGATGGTTTGGATACTTTATTTAATAATTTATTGATTTCACAAAAAACAAGAAAGTCTAATTCATAAGTTCCTTGGTAGCTTAAATTCTTGTATATTTTTGATTTGAGTTGAGACTTCTGTATTTTATTAAATATTTCTGAGTTTTGAGCAGGAAACTCATGTCCATATTTCAATAAATTAGTTTGTTTAAATTTATCATATATTTCTTTTGACTTCATACAATTATCCACACCAAATCTATCAATTAGAGTATTCATTCTTTTCGTCTTAGATTCTAATTTAGTTGATGATTTAATTGCCTTATTATGTGTTTCTGGTAGTATTATGTTGGTTTTAACACCAAACCTCTCTAACATTGTAGTTTCTCTACTATCACAAACCTCTTTTACCTTCGATGGGTTGTCGACTCCGAATTTTTCTAAAAAATATTTCTTCAGTTCAACAACTTTTTCAGTTGATTGTAGAGGGTATTTCGTACCATATTTTTCTAAATTTGTTGATTCGACTTTATCTTTAGCACAAAAATTACTACAACAATAATATCCACCGTGTGATATATTTTTATTATATTTTTTATACTGAAGTGTTTTTATTCTACCACAAACATCACACTGAGCTTCAATTCTTAGTGTAGAATTAAGACCAATATCTTTAATATCAATCATTAAATATTCTTTATTCTCTGTTTGATATCCTAACTTTCTATATCTGTGTGAATTAAATTGATTTATCTTGATCCTCAATTCCTTCGTTATTATCATATCTTTTTAAAGTTTTTAGTAATTCTTTTTCAACCCAGTCGTTCATTTTGATACCGTTTGTCGCACAAAATATTTTTACTTTTTTGTGGAGGTTTTCTGATATTTTAAGTGTTTTCATACAGTATATATAAAAGTTTCTTTTTCTACTTTTACACTTTCAAATAGATTACAGGTATGAGATGACACAACGATGAAGAAAGAATTTTATTTAGTTTTATTTGAAATCTTTATATCTAATAACACTTTCGAACTGACCACTCAATATTTTTTCTTGTTCATCTTGTCCTTGATGACAAAGACTTACAAAGTTATCTAATATTTTGTGTGAGTTCTCAACATCTTCTGGATGAAATAAAACGCCATATCTTTCATTCTTATCATCAGCTATAGCAGCAATCATATTATCAAGCTTACCAACTACTTTATATCCTGATGGACAAGATTCTGGATAATCATTAAACGAGAAACTTAATTTCATATTTTTAATGTCTAACCCGTTGAATAACTTACAGTTTGAATATTCGGTTAGGGTTTTGTGATCTAAAGTTAATTTGTCATTTTCTAAAATTCTAACACCTGCATTCTTACACATTGATTGTAGACCAAAACAAATACCTAAAATTGGGTTCTTAGCGACTCTAATAGCTTGTTTAGATAGTTTATCATCAAACTGATTAATTCTGTACTCTGAACCAGTCAAAATAGTTCCTACTACTTTTTTTGTTTCGAAAGCTTTGTTTAATTCAGTTATATCAGAAACAACAAGATGTTCGATTCCTCTGGTTCTACAATATTTCAGTAGATTTTTTAAGAATCGATTTTTTTGAGGTTCAGTGTTATTTACTATTAGTAAAACTTGATTTTGGCTCAGTGGTGTTATTTTTGCACTTTCTACGACTTGATATGAATCAGGATACTTATCCATGAAAGTAAAGTCTTTTCTTGATAATTCAAAATTAGTATTGAAACTACTAAACACCTTAATCATTGCATCTAACGATTCATCTGATAATCCAAAATGTGTATCTTCATCTGATTTAGAACCAATTCCGTCATAAAAGTGAACTTTAACGATATTTGGTGCTTCAATTGTGAATTCATAAATAACACGATCACCGTGAGTCATATCAACATTTAATTTAATCTCATTAGTTCTGGTATCAGTAATTACATGAATATCAAAAGTCATCAAATCTGGATCACCATCAGCTAAAACATCACCACCAGTCTCATCTGGTGTATTAACGAAATAAGTAACTCTTAAAATACTGTTTTCTCTTGTGATATCAGATAAAACATAGTCATGTGTACCATAACTAGTATATAGTTGTAAATTTTTAGGAAAGTGATCTCTAATATCATCTTTCATGTAATCTAAGTTTTCGTTAAATCTTTTAATTCTCATATTAATACTCAATTCTTTCTACATTCTTTAGTTTCACATCATAATACTCATTATCATATTGAACTGTTATGTTGTCAAATTCGTCAATACTAACTGGTTTTAGTGGTTCTTTTGGATCATTATCTGGTAAATCTTCAACAACTGTTGCATAAATAATTCCATTATCATCTATACACTTGATTATATCTTCTTGTGTTATGTTATTCACTTTGAAATCTTCAAATAACATAATATATTTAAGTGATGCTTTCTCAACGATTTTGTGTCTATTTTTAATATTATCAAGTAAAGACTCGATTTCTCTAACAATTTTATTGTGTGTATTGGTTAGTCTACGATTTGATTTCAAGTTAGTGATGATGAAATTAGTTTCGATATAATATCTACTTCTAAATCCAGCTGAAGCGGCGTACATATCTGATATATTTTGAAGTCTATCACAAAGTTTAATAGTTAAGGCATCATCACTCATATAAGTCATTTTGTTGAGTAAATAATTTGCTTTTCCTTGTTTAGTTATTTCACTTTCATCTGATGTTAGTTCTTGTACAAGTTTTGCTACTCTACCACCAAACTTAGATTTTATTAGGTCAAATGTCACAAAGTCAACATCTTCTAAAGTATCGTGAAGAATTGCAGCTGTTCCTAAGGTTGCTCTAGTATCGAATCTTTTGAGAATACTAAATACCTTAACAACATGACCTTCGAAGTATGTAGTTGATGTGAATCTTCTTCTCATACCTTTGTGAGCATCTTTTGAGAACTTCCAAGCTTTCTGTTCTAAAGGTGTTAAAGTTATTGGCATAGGTTATATATTAAATTACTTACTAAGAAAGTTAATAATACTGTATCGTAATCATTATTTCAGTTTTATATATAGTGTATATATAAAAAATATAGCTTATTTTTGTAGTATGAAAATTAAAGATTATCAAGGTTTTCTTGAAGAGTTAAGTAATAAAGATATGTATGAAATTATTCCTAATTCAGTTAAAGAATTGAATAACATTTTCAAAAAATCTGGAAAGAAACTTTATGTAGTTGGTGGTGCAGTCCGTGATTTTCTAACAGGAGAAAAACCAAAAGACTTTGATCTTGCTACAGACGCACTTCCAGATGAAGTGCTAGAAATTCTTGGTCACAAATATAGAACTAACTTACAGGGTAAGGCTTTTGGTGTGGTAGTTGTTTATACTGAAGATGAACCAGCAGGAATGGAAATTGCAACTTTTAGATCAGATGTTACAAAAGGTAGAAATCCAGAAGTTAAATTAGGAGTTACAATAGAAGATGATGTCAAAAGAAGAGATCTAACTTATAACTCACTTTTTTATGACTTAGATAAAAAAGAAATTGTAGATTTAGTTGGTGGTGTTAAAGACTTAGAAGATAAAATAACTAGAATGGTTGGAGATCCGTTGGAAAGAATTGAAGAAGATTCTTTGAGGATTTTAAGAGCATTCCGTTTTTCTGCTAGATACGGAACACCTTTGGATGAATCTTTAATTGAATCTATAAAAAAGAGAAAGCAGTTACAGAATGTCGATCCGGAATCTGGTGAAATGAAAAGAATTTCACAAGAAAGAATTTGGGAAGAAATGAAAAAAGCTTACTATCAAGCTAAGTCTTATGTTCACTACTTGGAATTTTTTAATTACTTTGACATGTGGGAAGAAGTTTTCCCAGGAGCTATTATTAATAGAGATATTGTAGAATGTCATGAACTTGTTACTTATATAGCTAACTTATTCAAATTTGATAATAAGTCAGATTTAGAAAGCAGATTAGTAATAAACTATAAAATTGAAAGTGATATTGCTTCAAAAGTTGTTTTCTTGATAAATCTACTTGATCTAAGAACTGACAATGCTTTTGACTTATATAAACAAAAAACAAGGTCTAACTGTCAAACATCTACCATAATTGATTGGTTAGATGCTAATAACATTCATAGAAAAATATTTATAAGATTTATTGATTATGCTCCGAGTGTTTCTGCTGAAGAATTAATGAGTCAAGGCTTCAAAGGTAAAGAACTTGGTCAAAAGATTAAAGATTTAGAGATTAAAAAATTCAAAGATTTATTAAGATGAAAAAATTCACAGAGTCAGTAGACGACTCCGGTACAAGAGATATTGATGGAACTTGGCTACCAGAAACGCCACATGCTAAGCTTAGAAACAAGTTAGGTACTTTTTGGACTTTATCTCAGTTGATTTCGGATAAACAAAGATTTCAAACACTTATTTCATCTGATACTGGAAAAGATTTGATTGTTGATACTGCTAATCAGTGTGAGTTGAACAAAGAAAGTATTTTAGAACTAATCAAAATAATCGAAGAATTATGATTCATAGAGTTGAGTATTTAAAAGATATTTTAGGTAGTAATTATATTGGAATTAATGTACCGATTCAAATTGTGAGTCCATTTCTAGATAGACTTAAAAATGTTTTAGGTGATGAATATGATGTTTATGTTAAGAATCAACAAAACAGAGATAATGGTCACTATCATATAACTGTTATCAATGTAATGGATTATAATCGACTTTCGAAAGAAATGGGTATAGATAAATTTATTAACTCACTAGAGTCAGTTTTTGATTTTGATTTTGATGATGTTCAGTTTTTAGGACTTGGTAAAGCACAAAAACAAGACAATAAATCGTATTTTATTGTAGTTCGTTCTGAAAAGTTACAAGAAGTCAGAAGAAAATATGGATTAAGTGAACAAGATTTTCATGTTACTTTAGGTTTCAAGTGGAAAGATGTCTTTGGAGTAAGGAAAAATGAAATTATTAAAGAAAGTGAACCTTTCTTAAAACTTTTAAAAAAGTCATATTATAACAATCACGAAACTTTTGATTTTGTGAAAGAAATTGAAAATTTTGAAGGTGATTCTGAGCAAGAAATTGAACCAATAGAAATCAGAGAAACTACTGCTACATTTCGTAATGGCAAAAATGACTACATAACAGTTTCTTTGATCGATAATGAATTTAGAATCACTAATAAGTATCAAGATTTTAGTAATAAACCAATTCTATCACATACATTAATTTCGAAAAAATTTTTAGATATATAAGAAAAAAATATTTAATTTATGTTAGGTAAATTTTATAGTCTTGACGAATGTTCAAATAAAGACAATGTATTTGAATATTTAGAAGAATTATCAGCTGATAGCAAAATTTCATTTCAAACAGTTGATTATGATGTAATTAAAATTAAAGACTTATCTCTTTCAGTAAAAGATCAAAAAGAACTTCTAAACTTCTTTGATAAAAATGATGTAATAGAATACGCCGATTACGAGAGTTATTCTTCTGAAGAAGATATTGACGAAGACGATGAATACGGTGACTTTGACGATTATGATGAAGATGAAGACTATTAATCTATGATAACAATAACAGAACCAGCTAAGGTAAAGCTTGAAGAATTAATAAAAGAACAAAATCTTGATACTACTTACTTTTTAAGAGTTGGTGTCAAGGGTGGTGGGTGTGCTGGCTTAAGTTATGTTATGGATTTCGAGAATGAACTCCAAGAAGGTGATCAAGAGTTTGAAGATAGAGGAATAAAAATAGTTTGTAATAAAAAAAGCTTACTTTACTTAGTTGGAACAGAGTTACAATACTCTGGTGGATTAAATGGTAAAGGATTTGAATGGCATAACCCACAATCTTCTAGAACTTGTGGATGTGGACAATCTTTTTCAATATAATGGACTTGAATAATATACCAATTTGTATTGGCGGAATCGATTACGAAGTTCATTCCAGTTTTTTTAATAGGTTTAAAGTAGTAGAAGAACGTCTTATCACAGATACTTACTTTATAAAAGGTGAGGATTCTACTGGATTTTTTTATTTGTCTGTTCATAAAAACTTCTACGACCTAGTAAAAAGAGACTCAAAAATATCTAAAATTTTAGAGTAAAAATTTGTTATTTCAATAATTTTTCTTATATTTGTATTAAGTAATTGAACTGGAAACAGTTAAAGATTACTTAAAATAAATTTGGAATATTGGAAAGTATTCCTTATCTTTGTAAAACAATAACACTAAAACTCTAAAAATATGGCAGGTAACTTATTTTCAAAGGCAAAACAAAAAGCAGCAACAGCTAAACCAAAAGCTAAAGACGAAAAAGTTCGTGTAACTGTTAAAGATCCAGATTTCTTCTCAAAGGTTCAAATTCTTGAGCAATTACAAGAAAACATGAAGCGTGATAAGGCTAAAGCTGATATGTTGGCTGATGAAATCAAAGAAACCTCTAAATCTGAGTGGGTTCGTTTGTATGAGAAAACTGGTAAGAATCCAGGTTCAATTATGATTGAGGCCAAGAATGGTTTAGATATCGCACAAACAATGTTCGTACCTTCTGATAAATACATTTCAATCAGTGCTGACAGAGCCGAGTCTCTTATTGATAAGTATGGTGATTCAATTGTTGAAGAAAAGACTACCTTTTCATTTGACAACGATATGATTGAGAAGTACGGTGAAGTTATCTCTTCTATGATTGAGTCTTGTGATGAAATTGACGAAGATGATAAAGCAAAGATCATCAAAGCCGTGGCAGTATTTTCAATCGCTAAAGGCACTATTGATAAAATGCCAACTTTCGGTTCCGTGACTGAAATTATGGAAGAAGTAAAACCAGTTGTAGCACTTAAAAATGTTGAGGTTATCAAAGGATAATCTCCTTTTTTTCTGTAAAATTTGGAAAATTAAAAATCATTACTTATATTTGTAAAACAATAATACTTAAAAAAGAAAATATGACAAAATTTATTGATCTCTCTCACATTTCTGATTTCAAAACAATGCCAAATGAAATTCGAGAAAAAATGGAAACACTTACTGATCGTGAGCGTAAGTATTTTATGACTATGTGGCCAAAGTCTGGTGTGATGTATATCACTTCTAAACCTGGTATCGCTAAGTCAGCGATGGCTCGTGAAATCGCTAGTAAGATGGGTTTCCGTTATCTTGATGTTCGTTTGTCAATGGTAGACGAAACTGATGTTGGTTTGTATCCTAATGTGTCAAGTATTGACGGTGTTAAATGTCTTGACTTCGTTGTACCTCGTTGGGCAATTGAGGCTAACAAACAACCCACCATCATTCACTTCGAAGAGTTGAACCGAGCTCAATTACCTGTTCGTAATGCGGCTCTCCAGATTCTACTTGATCGTCAAATCGGTACAGATTTCAAATTCAACGACACAGTTTTGATGATGGCCTCTGGTAACCTTGGTGACGAAGATGGTACTGATGTAGAAGAATTCGATAACGCACTTAACAACCGATTGATTCACTTCTCTCATACACTTGGTGTTGATGAATGGATTAACTCTTTCGCTAAAGAGAACTGTCATAGTACAATCGTTAGTTATATCAGAGCTTATCCTGAGAAACTTTACCAAAATCCAACCGAGAACACTAAAGCTTTTGCTACACCTCGTTCTTGGGAGTTTTTGAGTAACTTCATCGTCTACAACTTCGGTAAAGATGCTTCTCCAAAGCAGTTCTTACCTTACCTACAAGAAGTAGCACACGGATACATTGGAAACGGAGCTCAAAGCTTTATGAAGTATTGTCAAGAAATGATTAATATCAGTATCCAAGATATTATCAACAACTATGACAAGATTGAAAAAGAGTTGGATAAATACAACCGAGACAAAAACTCAGAGTTGATCCAATCTTTGAAAGAGTTTGAAGTGTCTAAGTTCACTGATGATCAAATTCAGAATGTCACTAAGTTCTTGAAGCGTGTTGGTGATGATGAATTGACGGCTTACTTACTACACATTCTCGACTCTGGAGTTGATGTGTCAAATCCGAAAGTGAAGAAGTTCATGCAGACATTCAAAGATGTCTTAGTAAGAATCAAAGAGATCAATAAGCCTCAAAAGTAATTTTGAGAAGATTGAACCCCTCACTTGAGGGGTCTTTCTTTTTGATGAAACTTTTACTTTCAAAAAAAGTATATTAAAAGAAATGGAAATTATTTTCAAAATAAAAAACGATTTAGGTGAGTTTACTTCAGAACCACTCGAAGTAAATGAAGAACAATACATAAACTTTATAGAAGTGTCTAAGACATTCTATAACGGTACTTATCAGATGAATACCCCAGATGGTTTTGTTGTTATTCCACCAGACATCTTGTCTAAATCAGTTTTAATAGTAGAAAAAATAAAATGAACGTAAGAAATAAATTTAAGAAATTTGGTGGTGAATTCATTCCAGATATTATTGAATATCTTAGAGAATGTATTGATAGAGATCCTGATATCACTATTAGTTTAGGCTGTGATTCTGTACAAAGAAGAAGAAAAACAGTCTACGCAATTACTCTAATGATTTATAATACTGACATCAGAAATGGTGCGCATGTTGTTTTCTTTAGAGAAAATATCTTAAAGGTAAGAGATAATTTTGAAAGACTTCACAAAGAAGCTGATTATGTTCATCAAATTGGTGAATTCTTAGAGGAAGAGTTGAGTAAGTTCTATGTCAGAAAAGACCTTTCTGACTATGAAAGAAAAAGATATAAGTACCATGTTGCCAAGTGTAATGGTGAGTATTCACATGTTTCTCATTTCAATGAAGATGGATTCATAGATAGAAATATTGTAATAACTCAAGCTGATTTATCTATGCCAACTAAACTTGTTGATATTCATGTGGACTTTAATCCATTTGAAGGATCAAAAGATCAAAAAGGAAATGTTAAAAACAGATCTAACCTGTCTTATAAAGCTTATGTACCATGGCTAAGAGGTATGGGTTTTAGAGTGTGGGCCAAGCCGCTTAGTTATGCAGCTACATCAGCGGCTGATTTATTATTAAAAGATTAAAAAAAAGATATGAAAAAAGTTGAATTAAAAATTATTGGTTTATCATACAGTCAAACACAAGCTGGTTCTTATGTTCTAGTTTTAGGTGAAAAAAAAGGCAGTCTAAAACTGCCAATTATCATCAAACATCACGATGCTCAGTTTATCGCAATGAAGATTGAAAAGTTAAAAACTCCAAGACCTTTAGTTCATGACTTATTCAAACAGTTTGCTGATAACCTTAATGCTGATCTTCAACAAATTTACATTTCACATGTTTTAGAAGGTATTTTTTATTGTAGTCTTGTTTTTTCAAACTCAGTTGAAGAGTTCGAAATTGAATGTAGTGTTGGTGATGCTATCTGTTTAGCTCTATCATTCAAGTGTCCTATCATGTGTTCAAAAGAAGTTTTGAAGATTTCTGGAATCGAAATGGATGATGAAGGAAATATCACAGATGAACAAGATGAAACAAATCATCAAGAAAGAGATTACTCTGGTGGAGTGAGTGTTGAGAATTTAGAACAGATGCTTCAAAAGGCAATTGAAAATGAAGAGTATGAGATTGCATCACAGCTAAGAGATAGGATTGAAGAACTTAAAAAACAATAACTTCAACTTTTTTCTTTATTTTACCTATAAAAATTACAAAAAATAATTGAATTAGATGATAAGTTACATGGGTGCCAAAGGTGGTGCGATGGGTAAATGGATCGAAGATTTTATTCCAAAAGATATAAAAGTATTTTCTGAACCATTCAGTGGTATGTTTAATGTTTATCTAACTATGGATTTAGATAAATATACAAATTTAGAAAAAGTAGTTTACAATGATTTTAATGTTTTAAATGCAAACATATTTGCTTGTGCTAGAAAATATAAAGAGTTCTATACATTCTTACAGAATCAAGAATGTCAACAAAAAAGAAACGACGGATCACCAACAGATCCGAAATTCAAAAAATGGTTTGATGAATATCAAAAAGATATATTTGTAAATCAACCAAAATTAGATATGGATAATCCAGATTATGAAAATGGTGTCAAATATTCATATGTATTATCACAGGTTTTTTCTGGGTCTAAGCCAGAAACTAGTTCTTTTATAGATTTAAAAGGTAAGTACAACTGTAAGTTTGATTCATTTAGAAAAAAAATGAATGGTTCTAATCATGGCAAGAGTATATTAAATCACTTAGATAAAATTACAAATGTTGAGAGTATGGACTTTGAAGATTTAATGTTAAAATATGATAGTCCAGAAACATATTTTTATTTAGATCCACCATACTATAATTGTGAAAAATATTACAGTAATCATGAGTTCGGATTAGAAACACATAAGAGATTGGCAGAGTGTATTAAAAAACTGGAAGCAAAATGGTCATTGTCGTATTACTATTTTCCAGAGTTAGAGAAATGGTTTCCAAGAGATCAATATAATTGGCAAGAAAAAGAGTTTAATAAGATATCAGGCGCTAAGAAAGGTCAAGAAACTACAAAAGGCACAGAACTTTTGATTATGAATTATTAATTCAGAAATGAATAAGTCTAAAGTTTGGGTAACAGATAGAGTAAATAATTTTTCTTTCGAAAAAGGCGATGTTGTTTATTTAGCCAGAAAGAAGATCAATGGATACCCTAAATTTTTAGATTTTGAGACTAGTTATGTAGTTTATGAAGTAGCTGGTGATAAAATAGTAATTCACGAATCCTCTAAAGTGGCTAACATAAGAAACAATCATAAAATACATCATAGTTATTTAATAAGTCGGCAAGTTTTAAGAGATGAAACTATCAAAGATTTACTCTCAGATTAGTTGTCTTGTTGGTAGACACGATTGGCAATATTCAAGTACCACAGATCATAAAAAGATTACTTATGATGGTCTTGAACCTCATGAATTTTCAAGGATTTGTTCAAAATGTTTTAAAAAGCAAAAAAGAAAAATATTTGATTTAGGTCGAAACATGATTTGGATTGACACAAGTGAATATTCAATTTCAGAATTAAGAAAAATAAACTTAAACAAACTGCTGGAAGATTAGAATTTTATATAAATAGTTATATGAAATTCAAACCAGGTGATTTAGTTATTAAAAATACCGGTGGTAATAAGATGAGAATCTTATCACTTGAGAATAACCAAATACAGTGTGGATGGTTCACAGAGAGTTACCACGAGTCTATATTTGACGAAAAAGAACTCTTACCATATAGTCAGTATGAAAAGGTCAGAATTACTGCTAAAAGAGACGATTTAATCAACCAAATACTTTTCAAATAATTTGTTTTTTTGAAATTTTATCCTTATCTTTGTATTTATGAGAGAAACTACCAAAATAGAAGTGGCGCAGAAGTGTTTTAATTGGTGTAAAAAGAAGTTTGGCAGTCCAATATCAGAAACATCAAAAAAGGATTATCCAAGTCTTATATTAGTACCAGACAGAAGAAGAAAGAGATTATACGGTGAATATTCACCGTCTGAAATAAAGATTTTTTTGAATGTTTGTCAAACTAAAAAGGATATTGTGTCAACAATAATACACGAATACACTCATTTTCTACAAATGCCAAAAAGTATTAAACCTTATCACAAGATTCAAAAAGATTTTGAATATTCTGACAATCCTTTTGAAAAAGAAGCTGTGTTAGCAGAATCAAAATTTACTAAAAAATGTTTAAAACAAATTAAGAAAAAATGATAAGATTAAAAATCAATCGATAGTGTAAAATTTAGTCCTTAGGTGACTGCCATAAAGCACACACTATACGCCCTGGCAATAGAGCATACATCAAGCTTGTATGAGTAGTGTAGTTGAGGTAAAATGGTTAATCCTCAAAAGATTGATTTAATACCGATAGTTTAACTATCGGTTTTTTTTATTTAAAAATTTGTTTATTCGGAATTTTATAACTATTTTTGTTATCTAAAATAATATCTATGAAAAATTATAAAGACTACAACAAACAAGAAATCTTTAATGTACTTGATAACATAACAATTGAAAAGGTGGCTAACCAAGTTATCACTAAATACAGAGATACTGTTATTAACATCACAAATGTATCTAATCGATATGAAGTCTTTGACATAGTTAAATATTTGAAAAACAAAATTGAACTGATTGAGAAAAACTTTAATATACAAAAATATTCTTTACATCTAACCAGAGGTAAACAATATCTTCAACTTATTTCAGACAAAATAGAAGTTGGTGGTGTTGAATTCTACAAGTCATTCTATATTCTAAATTCAACAGACAAGTCAAGACGACTTAGTTTTAATGTTGGTCTTTACTCAGAGTCTAAAAACTTTTATATAATTAGTGCAAATAACGCTAGTTTAACTAAAAAACATCTAACAGGAGTAACACAAGCTGCTGAAGAAGCCTCTGAAGGATTAAATGGTGAAACATTCGATCAACAAATCGAATCACTAAACTCACTTGTTGGTCATAACATATTGTTTTCGAATCTACGAAAAGTAATACTTGGTGACAAAGAAGAGATCCCACAAGTTAATCATAGAAAGTTCGACGCATTCAAAAACTCTATTAGATTCGCTAATTCCGATGGTAGAATTTCACTCACTAATGAACAAAGAGAGCAACTCTTAGTTGATTCAGAGAAGTTAACATCTGTTACTCACGACTTTTATATCAGTGCATTTTGGGCTTTTCAAGTTTACTTGAGTTTGTTCAGAAAACAAGACTCACATGTTATTAAAAATGAATCTGAAAGAATTATGAAGATTACACAATGGGCAGTTCGTAATTCAGTGTTAGAAGAACTTGGAATCTAAAAATTAATAAAAATATTATAGATGTTAAATAAATGTACTGATTACGATAGTATGGGAGACTATAGCAGGTTTACTCAACCAAAGGTTGTTAAAGGTGGTATTTTCAACCGAATAGTTAAATCAATTAATAATTTTTTCTATGTTAAAAGAAGATAACTCTGGATTTATTCTTTTCCCACATCCTAACAATCAAATTGTTACTGGAGTAAATGTTGGGAAAACACTAGTTTATTTAGTGGCATTTGAGTCGAACTCAGATGTTCTTTCAAATGTTACAATATCATCACCTGGATCATTTCTATGTGATGATATGAATGATAAGCCAGACTTTACTATTGATAGTAGTATTGATCAAATGATTGAGAATCAAGAAAAAATTACTGATTATGATAAATTTTATTTTCCTGATATTTCTTCATTAGAAGATTTAAAAAGTAAAAAATCAATTAACTTGGTTAGTGCTATTTGTATTGGTTGGAATAATCTAACTTATCAATATAGAGACGATAGACAGTGGTTTGCTTCATTTAGAGATTTAACAAATGAAGGTAGACGACTTTACTATTCAATAAAAAAACTTCACAACACAAAAGAAGTAAGAATTTTGACTTTTAATCATATTTAATTTTTTTATTTAAAATATTTAACTTATATTTGTAAAAATCTAAATTTATGGCATATTCAAGAAAAACTGGTGATTTATTTATTTCAGAGGAGATCAAGGAAATTTTAGTTCAAATTGAAAAAGAATCAGTAGTGGCAAAAGCTCTTTTGAAGCAAAGACACTCATTGGATAGCCTTTGTGAAGATTATGTTAATTACATATCAATCTCTGTACAAGATAGATTTCGTATTTCCTATTTAACTCCAGAAAGAATCGAGTCAATCCCTGATCAAGAACTTTGGACTTCTTCTAAAAGATTTAATGCAAAAGCTGGTTCAGTCATTAAAAAGATTTTTCCAAATTTCACTGAAAGAGAAATAGATAATTTTATAACATTATACAGATCTATTATATCTAAGCCTGACTTCAAATTCAAAGTAGTTAAAGGTGAAGATATTAAAAAGTATTATCATTATTCACAATATTTTGATAATTCTTCATCACTTGGTGCTTCTTGTATGAAGCATGATTCTTGTCAAGATTTTCTAGATATTTACACAGAAAACTCAGATAAAGTTAGTTTACTGATAATGGTTAATCCTTCTGATAAAATCTTAGGAAGAGCTTTGCTTTGGAATTTACCAGATATTAAATTGATGGATCGTATATACACAATTGATGATAATGATCTTACTTTTCATTTCAAAAAATGGGCACAAGATAATGGATTCTTTTACAAAAAAGAACAAAAATGGAATAACACATTATTCTTTATTCGACCAGATGGAAAATCAGTTCAATTGGAATTGTCTGTTGAAATTGAGAATATCAGAAATTTTGAAAGATTCCCTTACTTTGATACCTTCAAATTCTACTCACCATCGAAAAAACGACTTTATAACTTTATGCCACAATCTGGTTTCGATTATATCTTATCATCACCAGATGGATATAAACAAGAGTCAGATCATTTGGCACAGTGTTCTAAAAGTAAACTCTTCTATTATAAAGGTGACACTCAATATTTAGATTATCTGAATTCAAGAGTGTTTAGTGGAGACTTACACTTTTCAGATGTAAATGATTGTTATATCTATAAAGATGATTGTATTTGGGATGAAGATTTAAGAGATTATATTTTCTCTGACTCAAGTATGAATAATGAAAAGTCTATTCAAAGAAGAAAAGATTGGTTAGAAAGAAGAAGAAAAGAAAGAGATGAAGAAGAGTCTCGACTAAGAAACTCTTTGTCAGATTATCTTGAATTCAACTGATAATAAACAAAAACAAAATCTCTCATATATAGTGTATGAGGGATTTTGTTTTAGATAAGTTAAAAGCATTTGATGATACAGAATTTAAGTTTGATTCGATCAAACATAAATATACCTATGAAGGTGAACATTTTATTTCTGTAACTCAATTTATATCTCGTTTTCACAAAAAATTTGATTCTGATTTTTGGTCTCAAAAAAAGGCTGAAGAAAGAGGAGTTGATCAACAAGAGATTCTAAATGAATGGAAGTCTCTAAATGATAGAGCTAACTTTATTGGTACATCTACACATAATTGGATTGAAAATTATTTTAATCGTATTTATCAAGAATTACCCTCTGACTTAGATGTTATCGACAGAATAAATAAGTTCAATAAGGTTTTTGGAACACATCTATTTAAATTGACACCACTTAAATTTGAACAGCGAATATTTTCTAAAAAGTGGAAGATAGCTGGAATGATTGATTCTTTATTTTTATACAAAGACAAACTAATAATTCTAGACTGGAAAACCAACAAAAAGTACGATATCAAAAATAATTATGGTGAAAAACTATTAGAACCATTCAATGATTACGATAAGTGTCATTTAAGTGAATATTCGATACAATTATCACTTTATTCTTTGATTCTTAAAGAAATAGATTTAGATGTAAAAGCTTGTTACACAGTTTACATAGGTCCTGATGATGTTAATGTTTACAAGTGTTATGATTTCACTGAGATATTAAATAATTATTTAATATCTCAGTGAAATTGAGTTAAATTTATACTTTAGTTAAATGATAACTAATCGTTAAGTTAAAAGAAGCATTTAATCCACTACCAACTGAACTTGGTAGTGTTGGATTTCCATAAGTTATTTGTGAAGAAAACACCTGAGCCGTTCCACTTCTAATTACTGGACTTTGGCCTTTCACGAGTGTTGATCTTGGATCATTTGGTGAGAACTCACCAAATCGAACAGCTTTATAAACTCTACTCTGTGTAGAGGTTAACATAAAATCTACAATTTGTGGTTTATTACTTACACCATCCCCAATCATTATTTGTTCATTAGTTGAGTAACCAGTTGCTCCAGCTCCAAATACCTCTACTATACACTCGTCTATAACAACAACTGAATCTATTGGAACATCAATATCAAGACTTACTGGATTATCTCCTAAATTTTGAATTATTGTATCATCTAAATATTTTGTTACTATTTTTTTCTCGTTGAACTGATCTAAATTAATTTTGCTAACATCTTTTTTAATTAACGGTTTAGCATTTGTGATAACATAACCAGTATTAGGTGAACCTTTTATAGGTGTTATTTCTTGTGTTATTGGGACTGATACTCCATCAACATTACAATCAACTGCCAACCACTCAAAACCAAGGAAATTATATTCTTCGACACTCTCTACTACTCCTCCAATTTCACTACACTTTTCAATGGTCTCTTCCCATTCATCTTGTGATATAAAGCCAGAATAATCTTCATTCGGATTATAACCAGTGTTTGTGCCAATTAATAATTTAGCTTCTGATACTTTTGCTTTTGGTTGATATTTTTTGAATTTTGTATTAAATTCAGTTGGTTCACCTTTTGAGCCTTTAGTTTGAAGTTTCGTAAACTGAAACTCCCAAACTCTTTGTGGTTGTGCAGATAAAGATAAGCTTTGTGTAGATCCACCTTCATATCTTGCGATAAATGTTGGATTTTCAGCTGTGTAATCCATTCCAGCATATACTCTTTGAAAAGATCTAGATGATGTGTATCCTACATATATCACTGGTGATTTTAGTTTGTTAGGTGTACCAAAAGTTATATAACTATCAGAGTGTAGATACATTCTATCATAATAAAGATCGTCATATTTAATTAATATCGGTAATCTCATACTACTATTTTCACCAAAATAAGAGAAATTTTGTTCCTTATCACCAGTGTTTAACATACCAACACCATTAACTGGTTGTGAGTCAATAGAACTTATACGACCAATCACCATGATACTTTGAGTACCGCCTTCTCCATGAACAGATCTAGTTAAATTAACAGTTAAAGCTTTAGCAAAATCACCTTCAGCATTAATTAAGAAATTAGAATCTAATGACCAGTCTTGAGAAATACTAGTTCTATCGTTTAATATTACAATTTCTCTCTTACCTAATCTTGTTAGATCTCCGGTTTTTCTAATTGATACATTGTTATAAGTAGTAAAGTCTCCAGTGACTAATATTCTGTTTTCAAAAATTCCAGTTCCACTTGGAGCTTTAGTTATATCAAAAACATTTCCATTAAATCCATCTCCAAAATTTTGACTATGTGGAGTATCATAATCACCTTCTAATCTAATTATACGATTATAAGTAACTCCGTTATATTGAGTGAAATTGCCACCGATTATTAAAGTATTGTTTAGTGTGTCTTCATAAATAGTATTTACTCTACCATTAAATCCACTTGCTGTAGTGTTTAATGTTCCATCAACATTAAGAACAATAAATTTATCACAAGAGATTCCATCAAATGATGTAAAGTCACCACCAACAAATATCTTTGTTTTATCCTCACTTAACTTAATAGTAAATACTTTATTATTGAAACCAGTACCAATATTAGTAAGAAAAGTACTATCAATTGCTCCGGTTGAGTTGACTCTAACAATTCTATTTACAGTTGTAAAAGATAAATCATTAGGTGATTGTTTCCATCCAGTAAATTCACCAGCTATGATATAATCGTCAGGATCAGGTGAGTTATTCAAAACAACTATTGATCTAACTGGTCCATTCACTCTCATTTCAAATGTGTTATCTATAGTTCCACTATCATTAGAGTTATTGATTCTTATTAAATAAGGTATATTCTCTTCATCGTACTGTTCAAATAATCCACCAACTAAAATTCTACCACTGTTATCTGTAACTACAGTATGAATAATTTGACCAGGTAAATCATTTACATCACTACTAAATGATTCCGATACAAAGTAATCAGAGTAAAAATTAATATTTCTTGTGCCATCGTTAAGTAGCTTTGATAAAAACCCAACACTAAATGTTGTTCCTCCGTTAGCAGTCACACCTGGATACCCACCACCTAAAATTACTTCACTGTTGAACTCAGTTATTACTGATAGATGATAATCTTCACCTTCATCCCAACCAGTATGTAGTTCAACGCCACCTGGACCTTCATAAATTGGGTATCCACCTGGTTTATAACCAATAACAGTCCAAAGACCAGATTCCAAGTCAGGTACACATTGATAATTACTACAAACAAAACCGTTAGGACATAAATCATTCTCTAGTGAACAACCAAGTCCAGATACTAATGCAGAAGTTATAACTTCTCTTATGCAGTACCCATCAACACAAACATATCCAACAGGACACTCATCGTCTGCATTACAGCTTAACACTTCATAGTCTTCACCTTCATCCCAACCAGTATGTAGTTCAACACCACCTGGACCTTGATAAATAGGATAACCACCTGGCTTTTGACCGATTTCTACCCATAATCCGGATGCTAAGTCAGGTATACACTCACCATCTAAACAATAAAAACCTTCTGGACAACCGCCATCGATTTGACAAGCAAGGCCTGAACTCAAATTAGAAGTAATAATTTGTAGAACACAGTATCCACCAACACATACATATCCACTTGGACAATCTGAATTAATCTCACATTCTAAAATTGTTAGATCATCTTCTCCGTCATCCCAACCAGTATGAAATTGTGTTCCACCTGGTCCTGCGTAGTAAGGCATACCACCTGGTTTTTCACCAATCAATGTCCACAGACCCGATTGTAAGTCTGGTACACAAAGACCATCTTGACAAATAAATCCATCTGGACAATATCCATCTATTGTGCAACCTAAGCCTGTGTCTAAACCAGAATTGATAATTTGTGAAATACAATATCCATCAACACAAATCATACCTGGAGGACATTCAGCAGTCATATCACAAGTGTTACACGGATAATTCATAGCGTTGTTATTAGAATCACCAATATCCGGAACGGTATTAACTTCAGTTTTTGGACTAACATACAATTGCATGTTGTTAGGACCAATATAAACACCTTGTCCATTAATCTTTGATCCGACTTTGGTCCACTCACCAGTAGATAGGTTTGGAATACACTCACCGTTAACACACATAAATCCAATTGGACAATCTGCATCAATATTACAAGTAGATACTGCGTAGTCTTGATTTAGATAATTAACATCTGAGTTTGTAGGTAGTTCTAAAATATCAAAGCCAGGAGGATTATTTGCACCAGTCGAAATACCACCACCGAATGTTTCGTCCCAAACAGAATTGAATTGATCGCGAGCGTTTGGATTATTGAAATCATCACCTAAAACTAAATACATTATCCACTGTCTCCAAGGAATACTAGAAACTTCAGGCATTGGTGGTTTCCAACCATTCGTATTAAGTATACCAAATCCAGGATATATTGTACTCATAGTCAATGATCTTACGGTTGGAATACTATATGACGGATTGAAATATTTACTTACTTTAGTAGTGTTTGATTTAGATAAAAGTTTCTTTCCTGTTTCATTTACAATTGAAAAAGAATAAGTACCAATTAATGATACTCCTAATGTTCTGCTAGCGGTAAATAAATTTTGAGTAAATAAATTCTGTGATCTGAATCTTTCATAACCTTTTTCGGTAATAAAAGGTGCATAACATTTATTGTTCATCGAAATACCACCAATAAAACTACAAGCAGTCGCACTTAAAGCAGAAGTTGGAACAACTGTTCCATTGTGACCAGTTATTTTAATTGAAGCATCTATAATTGGTGATATATTAAAGAATCGATCGATTGAACCTTGTCTGAATCTTGATGAGTAGCTTGCAAATATAATTTCTACATAACTTCCGGTTGCAGAGCCTTGATGAACTAGTGTCAAACTTGATGTTCCATAAAGACTACTTGAAGTTGCTACAATATTTTCTGTTGAAACATTTAACCTTGGAGTAGACCACTCTAAAGTGTTTTTACCAGTGTAATTTAAGACTTGATTAGGCCTTGGTTTGACATTTGGTAAGCTATATTTATTATTTACATTTAATCCACCACCAACAACTTTGAAATTACCTCTTTTTGTTTCAACTGCAACATCTTGATAATTACTAGTCGATTTAATAGTTTGATTAGTAAAATTTAGATTTGCCTGTATAGAACCTGTTGGACCTTGAAGACCCTGAAATCCCTGAAATCCTCTTGGTCCTTGAGAACCTGCTAACCCTTGAAATCCCTGAAAACCTCTTGGTCCTTGTGTTCCATTGGTACCTGGTCGTCCGTCAGGTCCTTGTGGACCTTGTGAACCTTGTGGTCCAGAACTTGATAAAGAGATGTCTTCCAGGTAAAGCAAATTATTATCCATTTCAGTGGCAGTTAATTTACTGCCTTTTTGGTTTCTAAGTACTAAAGAGTATGTTGGCATGTTTCTATATATTATTTATTCAAAGTAATCATCAATGTAATTAGCGTCTACCGTATCATTTAGTGATGGATTAGAATATATAAATGATTTAACAATCAATATTGCTTGCTTATATTTATCAATTAATTTAGTAGAATCATCATCTATTAAAGTAAGCGAATAAGTTGGCGAGAATATCTGCATCCAATAGTCTCCATTAGTAGGTAGAATTTGGTTATCATAGTCATAAGTATAAGGTATAAAACACTCATAAATGTTACTGTTGTATCTCACATAATCTTCTTTTGCGAATGGTATAACTTGAGTTGGATCTTCCTCAAATGTTGGTATAGCGTTTAATACAGAGTCAGGTAGACCACTTGTTACTTCTAAATTAATAATTCTATCTTGATCTTGTTTTTCAACTAGTTTAGGGTCTTTGTATAAAATATAAGGTTCAATTTGCTCTACTTCTTTAATGTCTCCTAAATAATGATTAGTTGGTGTATCATAGAAACTAAATCCAATTGGATAAAGTTGATTATCATCAAATAGTTTCTTTAATTTAATTTGAAAAAGAGAGTTAGTTACTTGTCTTACTTTATCATAGGTTTGTCTCTTAAAATCACTTATACTGAGATATCTTTTAATATTGATTTTAAATTTAGTGTTCATTACATCTTCAAGTAATGAATACTTACCACTATCTATTAGTTCATCAATATATTCAAAATATTCAAACTTGCCGTCCTGTCCTTTTTGTGCTATTTGTGATATCTTAATTGAGACTTTATTAAACTCACGTCTGTAACTCATTATTGATTTAGTATTTTTTGAATCTCGGCAACTTTGTCTTTGTTTTTATCATCTTGAATAAATTCGGCGAATTTTACAACTTGTCCCATTTTACCTTCATCCTGCTTTATTTTTCCAAGAACTTCTTTTGCCTTTGCTGCATTTTCACCAGGCTCTTCAGCAGGTCCTATTATTTCAGCATAACTCTTTTTAATAGTTGGTTTTCCATCTTTATCTAAAAGCACCACACTATCTGGTCTATCTTGATCGTTCAACGAATCAATTGTCTTAACACCAACTATATTTGCTTGATCTTCTGGTTTTTTCTTAGGGTCATAATCAGACTTCTCTTTGTCTTTTAACAAGTAAATTACAGGTGTTTTTTTATCAAAAAGCTCCTTTAATTTATCATAGTTCATTGAGTCATCTTTTTGACCACTTTTCTTCTTTGCTTCATCAAATGCCTTTTTTACTTCTTCTTCTGTGAAATTCTTGTCAACATCAATTTGTAAAGACTTTTGTAGATCATCAAAGAATTTATTAGCAACTGCTTTCTTTGCCTTTAGATCTTTTGCCTTATTAACTTGATCAATATAGTTTTTCTTTGAAAATTTGTAGTTAATATCCTTTTTAAGTATACCTCTTTGTGGGTCTAAAACACCTACTAGTCCTACCCAATCAGCTGCTTTATTTCCCAGTAATAAAGCTTTAGCTATTTCTTTGATTGCAGCAGATTTATCTTTACCAAATGCTGATTCAACGTCTTTTCCGATATTTTCAGCAAGTTGTACTAGAGTGTTAATCATATTATCCATAACTCCAATAACTGAAGTTTCATCTTGAAGATTATTAACTTCTTTTTGTGCAGCATCAATAGCTTGATTGATATTAGACATCAAAACATCTTTTATCGAGTCTGGATCGTCTTCCTTGAACATTTTTTTGAAGTCATTGACTAAATCTTTGAATGGTGCAGAAAAAACACCAGCTAATTTTCCTAAAGCGCCTTTAATTATACCACCTATGAATTCTTCGTTAATTTGTTGGTATTCTTTAAATTTTTGTACATCCATCTTGAAAAATATATTTAATCTATATATTATTTATTGTGGATCAATATTCAAAACAAAAAAGAGAAGTATCAATATAATAATTAAAATATTTTTTTTATGACTTGGCAAGAATATTTACCACTAGCTGAAAAAACCTTATCAACACAGTTTAATTGTGATGACTTATTTCATCAAAAAATACTTCATTCTGTAATTGGATCTCTAACAGAAGTTGAAGAAATACTTGAAAACTATGTTAACGGAGAATTAATTACAGATGTTAACAAACAAGGTTCAATTGCAGAAGAAACGGCTGATATATTTTGGTACATTTCTATTTTATACAGAGAACTTGAAATAACAGATCATCAGTATAATATTGAAAAGAAAAACCCATTTGAGATTCTTTTAGACTTTACTAAAGTTTCATTAAAATTTTTAGATTTGTTAAAAAAGAAAATCTATTATAACAAAGACATCGATAATTCCTTGATGATTGATTTGTCATCTAAAATGTATTGTTTAATGGTAAACTTTTGTTATCAATACAATACAGATATATCAAATATTCTTGATAAGAATATAGATAAATTAAGAGCAAGATATGGAGATAAGTTTTCTTCCGAAAAAGCAATTAATAGAAACTTAGAAGTTGAAAAACAAATTTTAGAAAATGGAAAATCTTAAACATTATTTTAGAAATATTCAGTTAAGAAACAAAATGCTTACTCCTGATCTTAAAAAACTTCAAGCTCAGTTAGAAATGGCATTTGAGAGTAATATACAAGAAGCTGGTGTAATTAATCCTGGGTATTTTTCATATTTTACACCAATTCTTGAGGAGTTCAAAAACGCAAAAGTCATTTCAACCTATCATATTTCAGAAGAACAATTTAGTGATTCTTATAGTGGTAAACTTGTTAAAGTACCAGTTGTAGATTTATTTTCAAGTGATAGGTCTTCAAATCATAGAATTTTTGTTTTACCAGCTTCTCTTTTGAGAACTTTCAACATCGATAATTTGTAATATTAGATTATTTGATTTATATTTGTAATATGAAGAATCTGTCAAATAAAGAGAAAAACAGAAGAAAGTTTCAAAAGATGTACAAATCACTTGAAAATAAACTTCATGATTCTAATTTAATTTGGTGGAATTCATTATCAATGAAAGCAAGATATTCTTTCTTATTTAAATGGATTTCTGCTAAGAGTAATATGAAGTTCAAGCATTTTCTTAAAGAGAATCAGTTTAGATATCAACCAAGTATTTCCAACTTTAGAGAAGCATCAATCGAACATTTATTAAAATAATATGAATATAAAAATTTTTTCTGGTTCCAATTATAAAGATTTAGGTAAGCAAATCAGTGAACATTTAGGTATCGAAATGGGTAGTCTGAGAATTGATAAATTCAAAGACGGTGAGATACTACCTTGTTTTTTAGAATCAATCAGAGATTTAGACATATTCTTTGTTAACAGTACGGACTCTTCTGAGTCTATTATGGAGACTCTTTTAGTAACTGATGCCGCAAAAAGAGCTGGTTGTAAATCATTTACCTTGGTCTCACCGTATTCTGGTTATTCAAGGCAGGACAAAACAGATCATTTGAGATCTTCAATTGGAAGTAAGCTTTTAGCCGATATACTTGAAAAAGCCGGTGTCTCAAGATTAATAACTATAGACTTACACGCTAGTGCAATTCAAGGATTTTATAACATACCAGTGATTCACTTAAATGGAAACAAGGTATCGAGTAACTATATTAAATCTCTTAATTTAGATAATCTCTGTATAGTTGCACCAGATCAAGGTGCTGTCAAAAGAGCTTCTGATTTTTGCAAAGCTTTTCCAGAGTCTTCTTTTGCTATGATTAATAAAAGAAGGCTTAAACCAAATGAAATTCATTCAATGGAGCTTGTTGGAGATGTTACTAATAAGAATGTAATAATTGTAGATGATATGGCTGATACTTTAGGTACTATGGTAAAAGCATCAGACTTACTTTTATCTAAAGGTGCTACATCTGTAAGATGTGTAGCGACTCACGGAATATTGAGTGGTGAAGCACTAAATAATCTTGAAAACTCACAGATAACAGAGTTAGTTGTTTCTGATACTATTAACTCAACTCTTGATAAAGAAGTAGCAATGAGTAATTCTATACACAGAATTAAAGTAATAAGTTGTTCATATCTATTAGCTAAATCAATTTCGGCTCTTTATCAAAAGAGGAGTATTCACGAAATAAATGTAATTGAATAATTAAACTTATTATTATAATCAGATATAAAATAAAAAATAAATTTTTTTAATGAGCAAACCTTATAAATTAGCACTTTCTCAGATCGTGAAGAACGAAGCACACGTTGTAGAAAGAATGTTAAACACGATTAAACCCATTATTGATTGTGTTGTTGTAGTTGATACTGGTTCAACTGACGGAACACAAGATGTAATTCGTAAATGGGGAGAAACAAACAATATTGCATGTTTTGTTTATGATAGACCATTCGATAATTTTGAGAATTCAAGAAATTATGCAATGGAAATGGTAAAAGATAAGTCTGAATATGCTTTTTGGCTTGATGCAGATGAAATGCTTGAAATTGACCCTAAGGTTTTTGATAAAAACAAGTTAGACAAAGATCTTTATATGTTCAACACATTCATTGGAAGTATGAAATATACTCGTAATGAGTGTTGGAAAACTGATAAACCTTTTAGATGGTATGGACCTGTTCATGAATTTATTGTTTGTGATCAACAAAATATCACATCTGGTCTTATGGAAGGTCTATCTGTAAAAGTATTTATGGATGGTGGTTCTTGGAAAGGAAATATCGCTGATAAATACAAAAAACATTCGGCTATTTTAGAAGATTATATTGACAACAAAGACAGAAATGCTCGTTGGGTATTCTATACAGCTCAATCATATCACGATTCTGCTTCACTTCCAGATAATAAAGTTGAAAATGAAGAGAGACTTAGAAGAGCTTTGAAATACTATAGAGAAAGAGTAGGTCGAAGTGATGGTTATGAAGAAGAAAGATTCTACTCACAGTTTCGTGTTGGAACTATTATGAGAGTATTAGAAGAACCTTGGGCTTTAACACATCAAGAGTTGTTAAAAGCTTATACAATGGATCCACTTAGAGCTGAGCCAATTAAAGCTATTGTTGACTATTACTTGTCAGTAGGTGAATGGAATATGGCATTCTTATACACTAAGTTTGCTAAAGCTAACTTCCATGGTAAAAATCCATATCCTACTAGACTTCTATTTGTTGATGAAAGTCTTTACATCTGGAGATTCTTAGAAGTACACGCAGCAGCTTGTTTCTATACTAATAGAAAAGAAGAAGCATCTGCTAACTACAGAGAATTACAAGATGTGATCAGAAGAGCACCACAATACTTCACACAAGAAGATATTGCAAAAATCAATTCGAACGCTCAGTTCTTTAAGTAAAAAAAGAGAGATTAATTTCTCTCTTTTTTTTTATTATGAAATCAAAACTAATAACTATTATAGGTTCTCCAGCTAGTGGAAAATCCACTCTTGCGTCTGATGTTCATACAGAACTCAAGAAGTTAGGAAAGAACTCTATTTTCATAACAGAAGCCGCTACAGACTATATTGCTGAGTTTGGTATACCAAACACTCCTGTAGATCAACTTGTAATTTTCTATAAACAACTTAATAGAGAAAGAATGTATATAGATTCAAAAGATTACATTGTTTGTGATTCTTCTGGTATACTTAACTACTTCTACTTTAGAACATTATTTGAGAACAAATTATCTAATAAAGACATAGCAGTAATCAATCACCTACAAAAAGAAATTCTTAAAACGATAAATCAGTGGTCTCATATTTTCTATGTACCAGCAATGATTGAAAACACTGAAGATAATATCAGATATCATGACAAAGAAGATATTATTAAAATAGACAGGTGGATTAAGTCTTATTTAGAGTTAGAAAATATTAATCATACAGATTTATCTAAAATAGATTTGCAAAAGAGGAAAGACTTTATAATTAAAGAGATATTAAAATAAAAAAGAGACTTTTAAGTCTCTTTTTTTTATTTACTTAATAATTTTATCAAGTCTTCAGTAATGATGGAAATCATTTTTCTTCCATCTACTTCAACTAAAGGTATATCTTTCACCCAAGAATACTTATCATTACCATCGATTGAAATTCCTTCAATCATTTTTACGATTTTTTCATTGTCTGAGTATTTTGAACAGTAATATTCTTTTAAATCTGTAACAAATTTAACTAAGTCAACGCCCTTTTTATAGTTATACTTAACCATTTGAAGTTCGTTGTCTTGTCTTTCAACCATGATGTACCAAATTGATGACTTAGAAACTTTTACATTTTCTAAGAAGTTAAACCCTTTAGATGCTTTGACTCCTTTTGGTAGTTTTGCAACTTTACCATAGAATTTAACATCTTCATTTTTAGCTTTATCTGATGATTCGTCTTCTTCAGAATCAACTGTTTGGCCACTTGGCATCATGTAATTAGTTGACATAAACTGTTCACCTTTTGACTTCTTATAAGGAAGATTTGGAACAGCAGGTCTATCACCTTCAGTTTCAGGTAATGCCGAAGAGTGTGGATCTTCTTGAACTTCTTGTTTTTTAGATCCAGATAATTCAGAGAATTTTTTAAAAGATGAAATCTTAGTTGATTCTTTTCCTGTTTCTTCGTTCTTTTTAATCATTTACCTTTAATAGTTTTTGTTATTACTTATATATTAATAAAATTTAATGGTTTTTTAATTTTTATGTTTATAATAATATTTATCGACCGTGTAATTTTTGAAATTTTTGATAATATTTACATTATCGAATAAAATTGACACCGGTCTCTGTAATAGCTTGAGAAATGTATTCATTATATCATTATTATATAGGTAAGGAGTTGTAGTAGAATCTAATATTCTTTTTTCATAATCTATGAAATTCGTATCGTCATCATATCGATGTTTCATATAATGTAACTCTGGTAGGTCTTTTTCTTCGTAATACATATTTCAATTAGATTTGTTGTCTGTTACTTGGATCTATACTACTCTTCTTAATTATATTAATTGATCTTAATCCTTTATCTTCGATGTTATCTGAATAATAAACAGTATTTCTATCATACCAACCACCTCTTACAATTGGGATTTCACTTGGTTCAAATATAATATCACCTAAAACTGGATCTAAACCTAATTGAGCATTTGGATCATATGTTGAACTTGGTTTGTTGGTTTTTAAGGCTGCTTTAGAAGCAAACCTATTTCTTTTATTTTGTTCGTTGATCAATTGTTGTCTATGATAATCCTCATTCTTTTTTGATACAAAATTAATATCAACTGAGTGAATCTCATAAATAGAAGCTATTTGTGCCACTAAATCACTTTTAGGTACTCTATCTAATCTAGTGAAATTTAGAAAATATTCAGAAACCTTATCGTAGATCTGAGCATTGACACTATCATCTTGTGCATCAGAATAGGTTATGATAAATACATTCATCACATAATATGATAATGTTGGTGAAGTGATCTGATATCTTTTAGTCAGTTGTATGTTTCCACCGGTTCTTAAATAAATATCTATCTTACTTTTTTCATAACTATCTAATTCGAAAGCTCTAATATCAATATCAAAATAATTAGCATTTTGATTCTTGAAAAGTTTAATGTTCGGAGTTGCAACTATGTAAATAGTACCAAATCTTTCATAAGCATTAACATGAGAAAATACCCCTAATTTCTTAATCTGATATGCATATTGTTGAGGTAAACCTAATACGAAATTATTACTTACAATTGGTAAAATATTCTTTGTAAAAGTAGTTGATTCTTTATCTGCACCAAAGTTTATATCTGTGTAAATTGAAACATCAAATAAATCTGCTATGTCAATCGTATTACCGAATCCATCAAGTGCAGGTTCAATAAATGTCCAATCATTTTGTGTTCTTCTGAATATAGAACCAGTTGATCCATCACTTACTAAGTAGTTCACTTCGATAACTGAACCAATTCTTGGTATCATACCAAAACCACCATTACCAAATATTATATCTATACCACTATTGAAACCAGTTCTAACAACACAAGCTTTCTCATCTGGTAGAAGATCGTATATATGTCTTTTAGTTGACCAGTATTCCCCATTTACTAATATTTCATAGTTAAAGTTTTCTACATCTTTGGTGTTTCCTCTGATTGTAACTTGATATGTTTGGTTTTCTTCTCCAGTGCCAGTAAAAAATCTTTTTTCCCACTTACCCTGTATTATTGGTAAAAAGAATTGTGAGTTAGGCGTAATTTTGAATGTTGATTTCTCAGCTCCTAAATTTATTGAATACTCTAAACCATTTGTTTTATTTTTAATCGCTTGTCTATTTGTAAAACTCACTCTACTTCCTGGTACATCCTTAGCTATATCAGCTGATGTTTTGATACTTACCTTTAATGTTCCAGTAGCGCTAATATTTCGACCAGGTAAATGTCCTGCAAAAATTGCAGCATTTCTAATAATTCTAGAGTTGTTGGCATTTACATCAGATAAGTCAAATTGTCTAATACTATTCTTCATGTAGAGCATAGACAATTGATACAAATTCTCAAGAACTGACAAGATTTGACCATAAGGTGATGCATTAGAAAAAAGAATGTTCGCTTTGGAATATTCCTTTTTTAGAAAGTCATCGATTTCAGCTTTTACTTTATCAAAAGTAATCTCAGTTAAATTCATGTAATTTGTTATCTTTGTTTGTTTATATATTAAATATTTAATTTCTTCAATTAAATAACATCTTGTTTTAATATATAAAGAACAATAAAATTTTATAATCAAAAATGGATTTTTCAGAATTAATAAGTTTATTAAACCAATATGGATTCGGAGGAACAGTAGTTGGAGTAATTCTGATAGTTCTTTGGCTAATAGTTAAATCTAGTTGGTTTTCAAGTATAATAAGTAAAATCACTGAATATTTATTAGATGTTATTATTAAAAATAAATCTAATAGTCAATCTAAAGTTAAGTCAATAACTGAAGGTGATATTTTAAATCATGATATCTTTAATTATATTGACTTTTGGATGTACTCAAAGGTTCCAACTTTTCAATTTTCTACCGAATATCGAACTGTAATATTCAGAAGATATCTGCAGATATTCTTGAAGAAACACAAAGAAAATCTAAAAATTTATGTTGATAAAAAAGATTTTGAAAAGATGGAAGATTCTGAACTTTGGACTAGTCTTTTATCACTTATCAATAATATTATTTATGATTATGAAAGAGAGATGGAACAATCTGGTATTCCAAAAGTAGTTATTGAAAAGATGAAAGTTAAAAACAATGATACAATTTCACTTACAATAGATCTAATCGAAGGAGTTTGTAATTCACAATTCTATGAAAGTGAAGGAAATCTTTTGAAGATATATTCGATTTTAAATATAATGCTTTCTATACTTGAAAATACTATTTCTAACTCTGATACAATTTGTAATTCAATAAATGGTCAACTAAAAGGTATGAAGTTCTATGATGGTGGTCAAGAATTTACAGAGCCTTAATTTATCAAATCATAGACCCAATCAGCTTCGAATTCTGGATCTGTTATTTTCAAATCGTACTTATTGAAATTATGAAAGTCTAACAAATCAGCTTGTAGTCTTCTATCTATTGAGTCGTTATTATCATTTCTTCTGTTTAGTCTACTTCTTCTTATTTCAATATCTATATCTAAATAGACAACAAAACACTTCTTCAAATCATCTTCTGTTAGTTGATTTATTTCAAAAGGAGTCATAATAAATAGTTGATTATTGTCGAAATTCTCTTTTGTTATACCATAGTGCCAAATTTGATCTTTGATATTGAATGTTTGAAAAACTTTTATTAATCCTTCATTGTTTAATTGATCAAAATTTTGATTATCTATGAAGTTGTAGTCTATCCCGTCATTTTCAAGTTGTCGTTTTGGACGAGTTGTAAATTTAGGAGAATATCTTAACTCTTTTTTAATTAAACCTCTTAGCAAAAAGTCTTTGCCTGATCCAGACGGACCAACTAAAATTGTTTTTTCTTGTTTAGTATTAGGTGCTTTCAACTTTTATTATAAATATAATTTTTATTAAAGTTTAATATTCGTTCTCAAAGATAATTCTTTCACCAGTTGATTTCATCTCTGGTCCTAATTCGATTTCAACTCCGAACTTATGTGTTGAGAATACTGGTTCTTTAAGTGCCCATCCTTTTAGTTTAGATTCTGGAAATATAAAATCCTTTAATTTCAAGTCTCCAAGAATTACCTGAGTCGCTATTTTAATATAAGGTATTTCATTTGCCTTCGAAATAAATGGAACTGTTCGAGAAGAACGAGGGTTCGCCTCTATTACCCATAGATTATTTTCCTTTACAACAAATTGTATATTAATAAGACCTTTAATTCCTAAACTAATACTAATCAGTTTAGACCATTCTTTAATTCTATTTAGTATTGTATTATCTAAGTTTTTGGTCGGAAGATAAGAGTATGAATCACCAGAATGAACTCCTGCTCTGTCAACATGTTCCATTATTCCAATAATATGTATATCATCTCCATCACAAATTAAATCAACTTCAGCTTCGATAGCATTTTCTATAAACTGATCAATAATAATCGTATTATTAGGAAAAAATTCAATCAACTCTTCACATTGTGTGAGTAATTCTTCTTGTGTATTTATGATTTTCATTCTTTGTCCACCAATTACATAAGACGGTCTTATCAAGACCGGAAATTCAAAGTTAATATTATTGATTTCCTCAATTTTATTTATGACATGATACTTAGGATAAAGTATGTTGTGTTTATCTAATATCGAATAGAACCTATCTCTATCTTCTGCCATATCAATACCTTCAAAAGAAGTTCCAAGTATATTAACACCTAACTTATCTAATTCACCTGCTAGTTTCAGTGCAGTCTGTCCACCTAATTGAACTACAACACCGTATGGTTTTTCAAGTCTAACTATGTCTAAAACATGTTCAAGCGTAACTGGCTCAAAGTATAACTTGTCTGGTAGATTAAAGTCAGTAGATACTGTTTCTGGATTATTGTTAATCATAATTGTTTCCCAACCTGATTCTTTAGCTGAAAGAACTCCATGTACACATGCATAATCAAATTCAATACCTTGACCAATTCTGTTTGGTCCAGATCCTAAGAATATTACTTTCTTTTTATTGTTTGTAGAGTGACTTTCATTTTGTGAAGTTAATGAAGAAATAGGTCTCTCAAAGGTTGAATAGTAGTAAGGCGTTTGTGCTTTGAATTCAGCTGAACAAGTGTCAATACTTTTATAAATTCTGTTGATTTTCCAACTTTGTCTCATAGAATAAATATCCACTTCTGATACACCAGTTATTTTAGAAATTTGTTCATCACTAAATCCGTTTTGTTTAGCAACAAGTAGTGACTCTTTATTAATTTTTCTTTTTAATTCAATTTCAATTTTACAAATAAGCTCAATTTGTTCTAACAACCACATATCTATACCAGTAACCTTTTGTATTGATTCAAGTGAAATACCTTTTTCAATTGCTGATTTTACTTGATAAATTCTCTTTGGTGTTGGGTTAGATAATTCTTCTAAGTTTTTAAAGTCTATCGAAATTAGTCCACATTTTGATTCTTCAAGACCTTGGATGGCTTTTTGAAGAGCTTCGGTGAGTGATCTACCAATAGCCATTGACTCACCAACACTTCTCATTTGAAGACCTAATGTTGAATTGGATTTAGGAAATTTCTCAAAATTCCACTTTGGTACTTTTACAACTACATAGTCTAAACTTGGTTCAAACATTGCTGATTTACCAACAATTGGATTTGATATTTCATCTAAATTATAACCAATAGCTAATTTAGCAGATATTCTTGCGATTGTATAACCAGTTGCTTTTGAGGCAAGTGCTGATGATCTTGATACTCTTGGATTTACTTCAACTGCAATAATTTCTTCTGATTGAGGTTCAACTGCGAACTGAACATTACATCCACCTGCGAATTTACCTAAATTTCTCATCATCATAATTGACATGTCTCTCATTCTTTGAAAGGTAGTATCAGAAAGAGTCATTGCCGGAGCTATTGTAATTGAGTCACCAGTGTGAACACCCATTGGATCAAAGTTCTCAATAGTGCAGACAATAGTAACATTATCATTATTATCTTTAAGTAGTTCAAGTTCATATTCTTTCCAACCAAGAACTGCTTTTTCTACTAATACCTGAGATGTTGGAGAAGCGTCTAATCCTTTTGTAACAACTGATTCAAATTCTGATTCAGTTTTAGCAAAACCACCACCAAATCCACCCAAGGTGAAACTTGGTCTAACTACAAGTGGAAATCCTAATTTCTTAGAAGCTATAGTGGCCTCTTCTAATGTGTTTACCGCAATCGATTCTGAGATTCCGATATTTAATCTTTTCATAAACTTTCTGAATTCATCTCTGTTCTCAGTGAGTTCAATTGTATTAAGATCAACTCCGATTATTTTACAATCGTATTTCTCCCAGATTCCGAGTTCGTCACAATCTTTACATAGATTAAGTGCTGTTTGACCACCCATAGTTGGTAGAACAGAATCTATGTTATGTGTTTCTAGTATTTTGATTATACTATCAGGAGTTAGAGGCCACATATAAACTTTATCAGCAGTTTGTGGATCTGTCATAATAGTTGCGGGATTGTCATTAATAAGAATGACTTCGATGCCCTCTTCTTTAAGAGATTTTGAAGCTTGAGTTCCTGAGTAATCAAATTCACAAGCTTGGCCGATTACGATAGGTCCGGATCCGATAATTAATACTGAGCTGATAGAGTTGTTTCTTGGCATAATTTAATTTCTTTAATAAATTTTTCAAATAGATATTTTGAATCGTTTGGACCTGGTCCTGCTTCTGGATGATATTGAACTGAAAATACTGGTAGGTTTTTCATTTTAATACCCATAACAGTTTGATCATTTAAGTGTTCGTGTGTTATTTCTAAATTTGGATTATTTAGTATCTGTTCTCTAACGAGACAGAATCCATGATTTTGTGAGGTTATTTCACACTTACCGGTTTCTAAGTTCTTAACTGGATGATTACAACCACGATGTCCATAGAACATCTTATAAGTATCTATGTTGTTGACTATACCAATTAATTGATGACCCATACAGATTCCGAAAACTGGCTTTTTAAGATTAATTATCTTTTTAATAAGCTGAACCATCTCAGGCATTGCTTGTGGATCACCTGGACCATTAGATATAAAAAAACCATCAACTTTATAAGATTTGATGGTTTCGAAATCCGTTGTTGACGGAAAAATAACTAAGTTGGTATCGAACTGAAGTAAATTCTTTATAATAGATGATTTGATACCTAAATCAATAATACCAATTTTATTCTTACCAGTTCCAATTTCTTGTATTTTACTACTTGTTACTTTACTGTGAAGATTTTGACCAGTCATTTTAGGATGTTCAGATAATCTTTTTTTCAATTCAGATAATTCTAATATCTCAGATGAAATAATACAGTTTTGAGCACCAAACTCTCTAACATGATTTACAAGTGCTCTAGTATCTATATCACTTATACCAACCGTATCTTCTAAATATTTTTGTAGAGATGTCGCGTTGTTTCTAGAATAGTTTTGTGAGAAGTTTCGACAGATTACACCAGAAACTTGAACTTTGTCAGACTCAATATCATCTGAATTTGATCCATAATTCCCAAGATGTGAATTAGTGAGAATTACGATTTGGCCAAAATAAGATGGATCTGAAAAAATTTCTTGATAACCGGTCATTCCGGTATTGAAACAAATTTCACCAAGTGTGGTGCCGATTTTCCCGAAAGACTTTCCTTCAAAAACACTTCCGTCTTCAAGAAGTAGTATGCATTTAGGCATAGTTTATTGATTTCTTTCTTTTAGATTAAAATGATTGAAATGTTTAATTAAATTAAAAAAAATTATTGTTTGTTGTGTGTTACCTTATTTAACTCATCTTTTGAGAAAGAGTCGAAGTTCATAAGTTTTTTTGGTTTACTTTCACCTTGACCTTTTGTAAAATCTTGTCTAGACATAACAGCACTTTTTAACTGTGCTAAGATTTTATTCTTTCTTCTTTTGTTATTACCTTTTCTATTATCAACTGGCACTTTCTGGAACATTTTAGTACCACCAGCATTGTAAGGCATACTAACATCACCAGATCCAGTAGTACCACCACCTGCACTGTACCCAGGTTCTGTAGTTACACCGGTGTTATTAGAAGGTTGAGCGGCAACAACAGCTCCCATCCCACCAATTGCGGCGTTTGAGTAGGCTACACCACCTCCGCCAATACCGATACTAGCCGCACCTGCTGCACCTGCTGGACCACCAGTGCCACTCGTATCTTCAAATATTGAATAAAGATATTCTTGTTCTTTTTCGGTTATTAGAATGTTGATATCAGAAGTATCTTGATTTTCTAAAATCATTTTAGTTCTTAGTTCAACTAGTTCTTCAATATTTAGCTTTGTTAGATTCATATTTTATATATTATTTTTTGAAACTGAAATAATATCTTTTGATATATAACTTGTGGAGAGCTTAAGAAATCTTGAAGTCAACAGATTAATCAAAGAATTAGACTTTATTAAATCGGATTATAATTATCGGTCAGAACTAATTCAATCAATAGATAAAGAATTTATAAATTCAGTTGAAAATTTTCTAAATACACATCAAAGTCTTAAAGATATTTTTGATGAGAAAACTAAAAAAAATACTGAACATCAAAACATTGAACAAGTTCAAGAGTCAAACTATTTTGATGAAGGCCAAGATGAGATGGTTGAGGTTATAGATGATACAATAGTTGAAATAGATGAAAATGCCAAACTTAAACAATTATATAGATTAATAGCAAAGTCTACACATCCAGATAGAATTAAAGATACTAATCTCAAAGAATTGTATGTTGAGGCAACAATGGCATATGATGAAAATAATATACTACCAATTTTAAGTATTTGTAATAAGCTACAAATTCCTTATGAAATATCAGAAGACGAAATAGCTTTAGTTAAAGAAGAAATTGAATTAACAAAGAAGAGAATAAAATTTCTAGAAAGTACATTCACTTGGGAGTGGTATAGAAACGAAGACATCAAGATTAAAGACCAGGTAATATTAAACTATATAAAACAACAGATATCTAAATAGTATGTTTATAAAGTAAATATTGTAATTCAATATTATTTTTGACATAGATTGGATCTGGTTCAACATCTCTTGGCCAAAACTCAATACCACCTAAAAAGTTCAATCCTCTTACTAAACTGCAATTATTCGGTAGTCCCTTGACTACTCTTGCATCACTCATTCTAAAACTTCCAGCAACATCCCCTAAATTTTTAGCTAAATCATGTTGTTCCCATTTCAAATCTTCTACCTTAATGTGTTTGTTATAAAATTCTTTATTAACAACTAAAACATAAAAGTCACCATACTCCATTTCACTTTTGATTATTAAATCGGCAAATCTTGAACCACTTAAATATCTTTTAAGTTTTTCATACATAATATCAGCTTGAACTAAGCTTTCAGAGGGATTTACAAATTGACTATATTCAACATATAACCAATTATCTGATTGGTCTATAAAACTTGGATCCTTATCAAAAAAAGAAAATAAAAAATCTTCATAATCATTCATCAATGATTCATTGAATCTTTTCAAATATTTCATATTATATTAATCGTTGGTTTCAATTCATTGATAAGCTTTTCAAACTCATCTTTTCTGAAATACTTTTTGAATTGATCATTTTCTTTTTCTATATTAGATAGAGTCCACTCATTTGTATTAGAACTGTTATAGATATATTTATTGCCATCATGTTCAATCTCAATTACTTTTGATGACAACTTATCATAGAAGTTTTTGATGTCGCTATTCACTTTGTATAATTTAGAGTCATCCCATTTATTAAGTGTATCATTCCAAGATTGGAAAATAATATAAATTGGATTTTCTAACTCATTAGCACCAATATTGTAAACTAAAATAAATCTACAAGGTTTGTTCAAAAAAGTTTCTAAATCTTCTGTGTTCTGAAGTGATGATGTTTTAAGACCAATACTTGATAATGAATTTATAAATTCAGTATTAGTTGTTAGTAAATCTAAATTTAACTTATCCGCAAAATCTTGTTGTGGTAAATGAAATGTATCGTAGATATCAACTTCTTCAGCACCAATTGATTTTAATATGTTTTCGTAGAACATACCAAGAGACTCATTTATATCAATATCAACTAAAGCGACATCAATTACTAATGATTCTAAATATTTTTGATACGACTTCAAATACTTCATATTGTGTATATATAAATAACTGATCTAATAATTTAATATATATATTAAAATTGTCTAAAAATTAAATGAAGTTAGTTAAATCATATAACTTATTCTTAGAAGCTCAAAGTCAAGTACAAGCTCAAAACGATTTAGAAAGACCAAAAACTATTTATAACCCTTCTAATTTAGTTTCTGAAATTTGTGTTAGTATGGTATTGCTTAATAATGAATTTCTTGATAATATCTTAGATAGAGGTATGAAGGCAAGATATTCGGAAAACTCTCAAGTATTTTTAACTGATTTGAAAAACTTATTAATATCTAAAAACCGTTTACACTTGGGTAAATTTGAAAATGGTAGATGTGTAAGTGATGAAGAGTATTCAAAAATAAATGGATTCTTTGGAGAAGTTGACTTTTCGATTGAAAAAGACTGGAATAAACTTAACGATTCTAGAATTACAGCAAGAAATATAATTGATAAGCTATTAGTTGATTCTAAATTAGAAGAAGATATGATTTCTAAGATCTATTGGATTGGTCCTAATAAGACTAAGGAAAATAGTGAAGATATTGTAATAGAAACTACCGACGGTAAACAATACAGTTTTTATTTGAACAAAAATTTGAGTATGACTAAATCATCATCATTCAACACTTTTGCTGATGATATTATAGGTCAAGATATAGAACAGTTATATAGTGAAGAATACATTTCTAAATGGGATAAGTTAATTCAAAACTGGGTTAGAGTAATTTATGAAAATGCTAAAAAAGGTATTCAAATTCACATTGAAAAATTTATTGATCCAAGTCGAATCAATACTATAGGATGGTTTGAGTTTTTTGATATCAAACACAGAGATCCAAGATTCAAGCATTTAGGAGAATTTATTCCTGAACTAAATAAAAATATTTTAGAGTTTTCTGATTTATTGAATGAAATTTGGAAAAATAGTGAGAGTTGTTTCATGGATTTTGATAGAGTATACAAAGATTGGATGGAAAAGAAAATTTATATTCTTAATTCTAGAATATTGGAACATATTATAACAGACTCACTTACTGTTAATAATATTGACGAAATAAAGAAATTAGAAGATGGATTTAAGTCAGCTGATGGTACTCTTAAAATGAAAATAATCAAAAATATAGTTGAAAAATTAGGATGCACTGAGAAGTCAGTCTATTATTTAGGAAATAAAGGAAACTCATTTCATCAAGTACCGTCTCGTCAATTTTTTAGAGAGTTTTATGATGACTTAAAAGTTAAATTTGATTATCATGTTAAATTAATAGTTGAAAAAGAAGAGGAAAGTAATGACTTCAATTTCAAGCTTATTTTAGAACTAGATAATCAACCACTAATAAATTGTAATATTCAAGTTAAGTTTTCTGGTGGTGAAGTATCTAACAAATTGTCAGCTAAATTTAAATTCGAGCCTGTTGATAATTTTAATGTATTGATCTCAAATAAAATAAGTGGTGTAGATTCATAACTATGAAATATTTGAAGGCTTTTAATGAAATGAATTATCAAGATTTGTTTGATTATGATCATATAATTAACATATTGAAAAAGTCTCACGGATGGGGTTTTGGTGTAATTTCAAATACTGATGAGTTTGAAAATAACGAAGAGTATTTTTTGAATCCTCAAAATGATAATGAATACGCTGAACAATTTCACATTTTTCTTACCGATAAAACAACTGGTCAACTAAGAGGTGAGTTCAACAATAAACATAGTCTAAGACTTGGTAAATGGAAGACTGGTATTCAAGTTGCTGCTCCAGTGTCTATTTATAACAAGTTAACGTAAAAGACTAGTCATAATATATAATTTATGGCTTTAGTTAATTTTTCAATACCTAATATACCGAGTTTTAAAAGTACTACACCTAGTCCTAAACCAATTTTGTTTGTTCCAGATGTTGAAAAACTAATAAAATTTGCACAAGGTGATCTTGGAATAGCAGATAGTATAAGAACTAGTATGATAGTTACTAATATTGCTAAGTGCACTGATCCATTTCAACTCGAAAGCTTTCTTAAAGCAGCTGGTGGCAAATTGAAAAATCCAATTGAATCATACTTTCAAGATGGTAGACTAACATTCGATCCTTCGGATTTATCAATTGATCCAAAGCCAGGTGATCTAGGTGGATTAAAATCATTGGAAAAAGCTTTGTTTCAATCAATTTTCGACACACAAAAACCTTATGTTGAGATAATTAAACTTGTTACTGAAAATTTAGTTAAGATAGAAGACATTGTTGCAAGAGTATTGGCCGCTGGGGGTTCATCTATGAAACCAGCTGATAATCCTAAAGCTCTTGGTTATAAAGGAAATTCAGAAGTAGCTCAAAGTATGTTTAAACTACAAAGTCTAGCCAAACCATCAACTTCAAATCAAAATCAAAATCAAAATCAAGATCAGAATGTTGAAAGTAATACTCCTGAAGAAAAAACTGCTGAAGTTTTACCTCCTGGTTTTAGTTACGCAACTCAATCAATTTTATATTCAACAGGAGAGTTTGATCCTACAGTTGATTATACATACATCTACAAAGATTTCAAAGATGATAGTATTGTTTTACCAGATGGCACTGCTTCAGCCACTGCCAATCAAGATGATGAAAAACCAAAGGTAGTTGTTTTTGGTATATTTGATAGTACTTGGAAGCCATTACAGAGTTCTTTCATAGATACTCCTATACAGACTGCAAACTCAAATGGTACGGTTCAAAAAAATGTAAATTGGTTAAAAAGATCGAATAAGTGGTTTAATAAATTTGACCAATATGTAGAAGGTACAGATTTCTCATATCAAACTGACGCAGACGGCAATATAATATACTATGGTTCAAATGAAGGTCCATCAGTTACTTTAGAAGGAGAAACTAAATATGTAAAAGAAGGATTTCCAAAATTAAGTGTTAAAAATGGTCTAATATCCAGTTATCGTAATTATTATATTGATGAGACTAGAATTAAACTATCTAAGAGAGAAGATTTAAGTGTTCAGGAAAGACAGAACATAATTAGTGAAATTGGTAAGACAATAGATAAAACTGACTCAACCGGAATACCTAACCTACAAAATGTGATTGAAGGCAATCTTAAAAATAGCTTTTGCTCTATCACAAATGAAAATAATACACCTGGTTTACCTGCTGATTTCATAACAAATGCTAAGTTTCCTTTCAAACCAAAAAAGATCACTTATAACAGTAAGGAAGTTTGGATAGATCCAGAAGCACAATATGATTTGAAAATAATTAAATGTGATTCGTCTATTGATATCAAGTATTTAGATATTGAAGGTGATAGTTCAAAGACTGTATCAACTCAAATATTAAGATTCGTCAAAAAAAGTTTAGTTATCAGACTTTCAAATGATGAGAATTTTGATTACATATTAACAGGAACAACTGATACAATTCCTCTACAAGATAACACAAATGAATTTGTTTTAGATAATCATAGTGATAGTTCTGCTTATTCAATAGAGATCAGACAGTCTAAGATACCAAATGAGTACTCAGATGGTATAAGTTGGGATGAAATAATTGGAAACACTACGACCGGAAATCGGTTTACTCTTACTACAAGTAATGGAACCTCACGATTGAGTATATCATTCTTAGATAGTCAAGTACAAAATCCAACTTTTAACGACTCATATATTCTACCAAACGGAAAGAAGTTTTTTGTTGATGATAGTGGTGTTCTTTTATATACAGAAATATATAATGGTAGCCTAAGTGATTATTTACCAAGTAATTTAGAGAAAAATACAGTGATAATCAATATGTCGGACTTTTCACTTACTGAGACAAGAGGTATTATACCTCCTAATTTAATTAGAGTAAAGGATACTAATTATAAATTTGGTAAATTAATTAGTAATACACAAATAACTAATGAACAACTAGTCACGACTAACCCATATTCAAAAAATGGTTTATACGGAACTCCAAACATAAAAAATCAAAACATAGAGCAGATCTATCGTTATATGATAACTGAAGACGACACCGAGACTTATTACATTGTAGAAGGAATTCTGTCATCTGATAATAAACAAAAATTAAATGCTCCAAATGGTGGATCATCGACAAATGCTTCTGGTAATTCACCAGATAGTGGTGATTATAGTTTACCAGATGTAGTAGGCGCTTTTCCAATTTTCATTGAAATGCTTGTAGATATTTTTTCAAAGTTAATACCTTTAATCAATCAATTTATAAACACAATTAAAAATCCAACGCAAATTGTTTTTAATATTATAGTTGCAAAGATGGGAGATGCATTTGGCACTGAGGCTCCTAAGTTTGGTTTCTTCTCATCTGACTTCTTGAATGATTTGAGAAAATTACGTAAAATTGAAGATGATGATGTAACAGAGAGAGCAAAAAAAATGAGAGAATTTGTAAATAATTCGAAGTTGTTCAATTATGTAAATATTGACGAGAATGCTAATCCAAGATTTATTCTTGATGGAATAGCAACTGTGAAACTATTTGGGGATGCTCCTGGTCTGAGCTCACTACCTGGTATCAAATTTGGTATTGAATCGAATCTAACTAGTTTAGCCAGTTCAGATCCAAAAGAACCTTTTAAGTTGGTGTTTCAAGGTCCAACTGTAAATACTTTAAAATCTATACCAGAGTTATCAGGTTTAGTTGCTAATCTTGAGAATTTGAAATCAAGTGCTCTATCAAATGTAAATTTAGAACCAAAACTTGAGATACCTTCTGAGATTCAACAACCTAATGGCCAATTTGAAGATGTTTCTATACAATATTCAACTGGTGTATTTAGAGAGGATGTTGACTACAAATATATTTATATAACAGAAGAATCTAAAAAATTAGTAGATGAAGCAAAAAAATACGAAGAAGAAGGTGACCTAAACAAAGCAGTAAGTTTGCTTGAAGATGCTGCTAAATTAGATCCAAATAATTCATTTATTTTTGATAAGTTAGAACAACTTAAAAAGTTATCTGAGTTAATGAGAACTAATCCTATATTTGATTTTTTACTGAATATTGTTACTCTACCCCTGAAGGTCATATTCAATGTAGTTGAATATATTATGAATTTTTTCAAATCTCTAACAAATCCATTTGAGTTACCAGGAGCGATTGCTGAATTTGTTTCATTCAAATGGTTAAAGGATTTGTTTGACCCAACAAGTAAAAAGAGTATGTTTGCACTGGCTGGTATATTATTTGATGTTCCAACTTTTACTAAAGAGTGGTTACCTAGTTTAATATCTGGTTCAAAAAACGAATTTGATTTCAATAAAATTATCAAACTTCCTTGGGTCATGAGACTTCCTAAATTTAGTTTAGAACAGTTTAGATTTTTGACATTTGGATACTATGGTAAACCAACTCCAAATTTGATACCTCTTCAGATGTTAAATGCAATTCTATCTTTAATTGAAAAAATAATAAATGCTTTTATAGATTTTGTCTGGAGTCTTTTAGGATTAGGTGCAATAATTGATCCACCCTATGTCAGACTAACGAGAGATTTTAATTTAGCAGAAAATATGAGTCCAAAAGATATTTTGGATTTACTATCAGGTAATTATAAAGATCCAAACAGTGAAGAAAATTCAAATAAAGAGTACAACTTTGCTTATGAAATTAAGGCACCTGATGGTAGAGATATTAGAGATTTGAACTACGAAGAGTTACAAAAATGGGTAGATGAGAATAAAAACCTGCAATTTGTTTATAACTTTTAACGATAGACCTCTATCATTTTTTCAACATGTCTTATAATCCAAGGCTCAACAACTGGTAATTGATTTAAGAAATCTAATTCATAGTTATAAGCTCTAAATTCTTCTAATTTCGGATCAATCAATATTTTTTCATTGTACACAAAAAGGTGATATGATTCATGTACAATTAAAGATGATATATTTGTTATTGAATTAATCTTCAGGTCTTTTGTATTTATAACAATCGTATTTGGAGGAAATGTTGTTGAAGAAGTGCCAATTATATAATCGATATTCTTGCAATACTTCACAACCATATTATATTTTACCTCGTCATATCTCTTTATTAGGTAGAGAGCACTATCGACTTTTTGCTTGTAATTACTGACATCACTTATCTTTATTTGTGAGAATAAATTAAGTGTATTAAGTAATAAAATTAAAATTATGGCATTTTTGATATACATTCTTGAACTCCTTTTTTGATTGCCGATGAAACAGTAGTTTTAGAAAATGGAACTTTTCCATCTGTTAATTCAATAAATGAAGCTCTGACTTCTGTATCTGATTCTCCTATACCTTCATATATCTGATCTTTGTGATAGAACCTAATACCAACCTGAGTTATTTGATTTGTTTTTTCCATGCCACCTATTCTTAAAGATTTTTTAGGAACACCAAAGTAGAAAACTTCAATTTTAATTGGAGAACCATCATCTGATAAGCAATATTTGTTTGACAGCTCATCTTCAGCCATTTGCTTAATACCGAAACAGATGTTCCTGTTGCCAAGTTCTTTAACCTTGGCAGTAGAATAAACTGTGTCAATAAAAACACAATCTTGTGCATAAAATATATTTGTAATTAAGATAACTAAGATTGATAAAATAATTTTTTTCATTTCTATTTGTTAATTTTGTTTTCCAGTTTTTATTAGGTAAAAATTAGTAGTTCCGTTATTAACTGGTGATTGTATTGTTACTGTTTGTGACCCAGGTATTGTATTTCTGAGATCTGTATTACTATTTTGTATTGTAGACCACTCAGATGTAGTAAATATTCTATAGTTAGGTAAAGGACTTATCCAGCTAGTGAATCTATCATTTATTCTTGCATAAATGTAATAACTATCACTTACACTAATCTTACCATCATTGTTGACATCAAATAGATAAAATGATTTAGATGTAGGATTTATTGATCCTAAGACAATAGAAGATGTAGATTGAAAATCTAAGACTGATGGTTTGTCAATCGTAAGATTCGAAATTTCAAAATAATATTCTGTCATAGGATTACTTGGTTTACTGATTGTGTATTTACCAGTCAAATCTGTATAGACTGTTTCATCAAGTATCCAAGAACTAGTCGTTATGATATTATCAAATTCTATAACATAGTTTAATGATACATAATCTGGTAGATCGTTCCAAAGACCACCACCAACAAACTGTGCGTAATTTTCACCTCCTGAGTTGTTTGGTTCTCCTCCGTTCCAGTTATTATAAATAGTTCTTCCAAATCGAGCTTGTGATTTCATGAATACTCTTTTAATTTCATCATCAGTAAGAGCGACATTGTGTACCTCAAATCTACCTATTCTACCGTCAAAAAATAAACCAGATCCCATATTTGTAACATCAGAACCAGCTAAGAAATAATGTAAACCGTTTCCATTTGCATATGGTGTTTGTCTTGAAAAGGCAACTTGTGAGAAATAAATACCATTAAGATATCCTTTAAGAGTTGTACCAGAATATGTTAATGTTACCATGTTCCAACTTCCCACCGAAATCGTTGTTGATATTTGACTAATACCACTACCATTCCAAAGACCAAGTCTTAGAGTTGCTGTCGTTCCATTTGAACCAGTGACTTCGATGTTTGAATCATGCCAACCGGAATTGATTGATTGTGCTCCTCTTTCTGAGACTATTACGCCGTTACCCCAAGCAAGTACCCAAATGTTTAGAGTAAGATCTTTAGATGATACTGGAAAATTTGCGGCTAAATTTCTAGTAGCCATATATCCTTGTGGATTAGCTGCACCACCAGTATTGAAGAACATAAAGTCTCCTAATAAGGTTGAGTATCCATATCCATTTGTTTGACTTCTAAAGAGATCGGCGTGAACTGTACCTGATAAGTTATTAACAACAGTACCACTACCACTGTAAGATCTATTTACACTGAAATCATAATCAGCTACTTTTCCTCTAGTTACATCAGATTCTGTCCATGACCATCCACCACTTGGCTCAGAGTAGTAGTCTGATGTGACATCTTGTGAATATCCTATCCAACCAGAGGGCCAAGTATTGAATAAGAATGAGTTTTCACTTGCATCTGAGATAGTGGCTAGATGACCATTCATGGACTCACAGATTGTCTTGGAATTAGTCCAAGTATTAGTTGTTGTTGAACGATAGTATGAGTGTCCGTTATAGTTTGTTTGAGCTGTAAATCCAGTCAGATTAGATGTGGTTCTTTTGTATATTTTTACTGGTATACCTGATACACCAACACCATCCTGATTGTAAATATATCCAGAATAGTTTAAATTTTGTGAAAAAACTATTGAGTGAAGTAATAAAAGAAGTAATAAATTTAGTATTTTCATAATTAAAGTATAAATCTTGTGCCCATTAATATTGTGTAGTTTAGAACATTTTCTTTAATAGCATATGCTCCTCCTATATTTATATTAAATTTAAATGTCTTTGTAATTGAAATATTCGTTCCAACAATAGGTAAAATAACATGAGGTGATTTTAGAAGAATATCATTATAATATTTTACATAAGGTGCATATACATAAAGTCCAATAAGTTTTACATCAAATCTCTGATTGACTTTCCAATCATACATGGATCCTGCTATAAAAGCAGTACCAATAAATTTATTTTCATAAACATTCCCATAAGAGGTGGTAACTAAATAAACTAATTTTAAATTTTGTGGTTTCTGAAACTTCCACATTTGACCAATTGCTAGGGTTCCATATATAGACTTCTTCGCATCTAATCCAAATGTAACTGATGTACAAGCAAGATCAATTCTTTTTTCAGTTAAGTTTGCATAAAATCCCATAACATTTGGACCTTTAATTGAGCTAGTATAATCAGCCATAATGCCATGAACTTTAAGTCCATCCCATCTCATAGATGTATAACCGCCAGAGATTTTTGTTCCATATTTTATATCATTATTTTGAAAATTGAATCCAGCATAATCACTAGCCAAGATAACAGTAGGTTTACCATTATTTGATGTTGACTTTTCGACAGAGTTAACTGAATTACCAACAACATTCACGGATCCACCACCTTTTTCTTCAGCTTTGTTTTCTGTTGTATTGTCACCGGGTAATTGTTCACTTTTCTTTAGTTCACCATTCTGAGATGTTCCATTATTAGAGTTTGTCGTATTCGAACTATTTTCTGATGACTGATTGTTATTAGTATTTGAAGAATTATTCGGATTCTGAGATGTTGAATTGTTATTTGCAGTTGATGAATTATTTTGAGGTGACTGGTTGTTTGTATTGTTAGCAGAATTCTGAGATGATTGAGTATTAGTATTTGATGAGTTACTTTGAGATGATGTATTATTCGACTGCTGATTAGTATTGGTATTTAATGAATTTGAAGAGTTATTCGATGACTGATTACCATTAACAGTTGTTTGATTATTATTAGGATTTTGAGTATTACTGGTCTGATTATTACTCTGATTATTAGTTTGGTTGTTGTTAGGATTTTGAGTATTAACGGTCTGATTATTACTCTGATTATTAGTTTGGTTATTAGTTTGATTATTATTAGAATTTTGACTACCAGATTGATTATTAGTCTGTAAATTACTATTTTGTTGACTATTTGTAGTTTGATTAGTGTTATTAGTCGTTGTATTTTGATTATTCGAACTATTATTAGTAGAATTTGAGTTACTAGATTGTTGTGAATTACTCGAATTTGAGCTACTCTGATTTGTTGAATTTGATTGTTGATTGATGTTATTATTTTTGTTATCTGAATCACCACTCATCTCAATCCCGGTATTTTGACTTTCGTTATTTTTCTTTTTTGATTCTTCACTTTTACTAGTACCATTCAATGTGGCATCTAAAAGATTCATGCTACTATTTCTCATATTAGCGGCGTCTTGAACCGCTGAGAGTGAGTTTAATATACTTATGAAATTAAGTGCTGTGGTTTGTCCAATATTTATAGCAGTAGGTAGTCCTACAATACTCGCACAAGGATTATTACCACCAAATGAATTATAAACATCATCTGCCCAATTCTCAAATGATCCATTGTAGAAGTCATTTGATTGAAATGTTTGAATCTGACCATAGTAAGAGACTGTTATTCCATTACTGGGTACACTTAGAGTTTTCTTGACACCGGTACAAGGATCGATATAAGAATATTGAAATGTTGATTGTGAAAAAGTGGTGAAATTTAAAAAAGAAAATAGTAAGGTAATTAATACGCCTATTACCTTACTATTTTTTCTTTTGAATTTCTCATATAACATTATGACCTAAAAATACCTTTTTTGATCATTCTTGAAACTATTCTCGAAGAAGCCGTCTCAAGTGACTTTTTCGTAGTTATACCAATAGTTGATTGATTGAACTTTACTTCTGTGTCATCTACTCCATCTAATATTGAAGCAGTTTTAATTGTACTAGCTTCACCTAATCCAGAACCAACTATTACTTCTCCAGTTTCAGCATCAACAAATTTTACTTGTAGACCCAATCTAGTTGTCTGTGTAGTCTTCGATTCGCCATTTATCTTTACAACCTCATCCTCTGAGACCGAAAAGTCATAAACTTCAATATAAACAAAGTATTCAGCAAGTTTTATTTTACCTCTACCATCAACTTTATTTTCGGTGAATCCTTTATCAGATGCTTTGAATTGATTGACCATTCTTTCTTTTATTTCAAGTTTATCTTCAGTGAAAACAAATCTACCAGTATATTCTAAATACTCAAGTACTATGTTTGTAACACCAAGACCAACTCTTTTGTCTTTCAATTCTGGGTACATTGAATATAACTCTTCATTGATTCCGATTTTTAATAATTGAATTGGAATAACTATTGAATCAGTATAGTCTGATACCACATCTATAGATTGTTGTTTCTCAAAAGCAGCTTGGTATTGCTCAGTCTTAACACTACCGACAGGCTGAGCAATACTAGCTATTGAAAAAATCATATAAATTAAGAGTAAGCCTAATTTTTTCATTTTATTAATTAATTTTGTTCTTCATCTGTTACATCACCACTGAAGTCTCTAGGTTCTTGATAGTTAGGCTCTTCTTCTACATATGTGTCAGTAGTATTCTCTTCAACAAATGTATTTGTCTCTTGAGTTGGCTCATTCACTACTGTAGATTCAGAAGGTGTTGGTACATAAGATGCCTGAGATGTTGGTGGAGTTGGTGTCTTAGGTGAAGTGTATTCAGCAACATTTGATAGACTGTTACCGTCTTCTTCGTCAACTTTCTGAATCAACATTTTATCTCTGTCTTCTGAATTGAACCAATAATCAACAACTTTATTTAAGTTACCAACAAATGCACCTAATAATATAAGTAACATTTCTTTCCAGTTCTCTTGTATTTCCACACTGAAAAATACTGCTGAGTTTATACCAGCTATTATGAAGAAGAATAGAAATAATACAATTACCGTGATTCTCCATCTGTTAGCTTGCATTTGTTGTAACATATAGTAGAATCTATTTTTATCCTCTACTTTTACATATCCAGTTTCTCCGAATACTGTTCTTTTGAATTTTGACATAGTTTTAATTTATTTTTTTACCAAGGAGAATCTTCGGTCTCACTTTTTTTCTCTTGCTTTTTCTCTACTGGCTTTTCAACAACAGTTTCTTTGATGATTGTTGTTGTACCACCGGATTTTTGTTGTTGTGTGTTCTCTTGATTTTGTTGAACATTTACAACTACTGGAGCAGGAGCTGGTTGTACTTGTTCAGTCTTAGTAGATTCTTCATCATCTGAGTGTCCACCGAATAGGGTTGTTGAGATCCATACTCCGCCTCCGGCGATTACTGTTGTTAAAGTACCAATGATAGTCTTTTTTAGACCTGACCAAGTACCATCGTTTGTCTCTTGTGTTTCTTCTGACATAATTTTAATTTATTTTTTTATTATTTTACAAGTTTGTGATTGTGAATTAGCTTTCATATTTGCAAAGTACAAACCACTTGAAAAATTCGATATATTATCTTGATAGATATATTTACCAGCTGGCATATCCTGATTTATAATCATCTGATTAGTGACACCGTTCGGATCTGAAATATAAATCAAGACCGCTCCTGCATTTTTTACTTCAAACTCCAATGTTATCTCTCCAGTTGTTGGATTTGGATAAACTTGAAAAACTTGATCGTTCTGACCAGCAACTTTAGTGACAACCACAACACCATTTGAAGGGTTAATATTTAAATCTTTTGAAAATTCATTTCCTGAGAACTTTCTTGTTGTAAATAATGGTGAAAAATCCCAGTCACTTTGAGGTTGTTTAGCTAAAAATCTTAGTGTAAAGATTTGATCATCATTATTAACTAAATACTCTAGTTCAGCTGTTGGGTCATATCCACCCCATTCAATAGTATTATCTCTAGTATTTAAGAATGTCAACCACATCATAGTTTTCTCAGAATTCAAAATATCTTTGAACTCAAGAATTTCAGGATTATACATTACAGCAAGTTGTAAAGAAGATACTTGTTCACCATTAGTTAAAACTTTAACTGGTACTTCAACTAAGTTTCCTTCACTAACAGTGAGACTCGGCATATTTATTTCTATATCAGATGTTGGAAAATCGTACTGAACTCTTAAATCAATAACATTCTCTGTTGCTGATGGATATTCTGGGTGGTTTACTTCAACATTTATTGGTGTCAAACGAGCCATGTGGAAACCAGTACCATTTGCATCACCAGGAACTAAAACATAAAATTGAACTGAACTTGGTTGACCAGGTAAAATATTATACACAAAGTTTGTAACACCTGATATAGAAGATGTATAGTTATTTGTTGGATTTGTAGTAATAGTATTAAACTCTGTTTGTGTAAAAAACTTTATATCAGATGTAGAGTTAGGCCAAGTTGTAAATCTACCAGCAATTCTACCAAATACGCCATAAGCATCACTAATGGTTACATTGTTACTTGAGTTCACATCAGCACTGTAAAAATCAAATCCAGATGGATTAGATGTGCCTAAAACCCATTGATTGATCAACTCAGCATCTGCAGTTGAAATTACATTACCAACATTCATAGTGTCTCCTTGAACTGAAATCCTTACATCAAAGAATGTGGTATCGATTGATTCATTAAAAGAAAAATAACCATCTACATTTGTAGTGTATGTATCATGTATAGACCAAACGCTACCTGTTTTTGGTTTCTTTTCTAAAGCAACAGATAAATTCTTAGCACCAGATCCAGTAACATTTGTGAATGTGCCTGAAAAATTCAAAGTGTGTAAAAGAAAGTTACCACCATAATTATGTAAACTAAGAGGTAGATCGAAACCTGGTTGAGTCGCAACATAACTTGTGTAGTTATTAGTTGGTATTAAAGTCGTCCAACTAAGATTGTTTATACTTGTTATATTTGTAAATATAGAACTCTCAACATGCTCAAAGGTCAATTGGAATGTTTCTCCATTTGATAAACTAAAAGTGCTACTATTACCGGTATAAACTAAAGTAATTGTTATATAACCTTGAGCATTGTTGTCTACATATTGTAAATAAAGATTCGATGAAGACCCAACTAAATTTACACTACAAGATGTAAAAGCTGTGTTATCATAGAACACTCTAAACTGAGTACCTGTTGTTAAAGTAGTTGTAGTATTTTGTAGGGTTATCAAAGCAACTGTTTGGCCTTGATTAGTAGTACCAACTGTATAGTTAGTATCGATAATAGCCCAAATGCCATTACTTGGCGCAGGTGGTCCACTTTGTGAGTAAAGTGAAACTGGTAATGTAGACAACAATGTCAAGATTACCACCGAAAGGACGGATTTCAGTAGTTTCATAATATAAATATTTTTTTATGACTTATATATTTTCATTTTAAAACAAAAAAGAATTCGCTATCTAAATTTTAGAAAATAAACCAACTTTTATTTTAAAAAAGTATATAAAGTCAAAATTTAATAAATTTATAATAATGAGTAAAGGTAAAAAAGCCAAAGAGCACCGTAGAAAAGTAATGTTGAGAAACGAAAGAATCAAACATGAAAAAAGAAAAATGCAAAAAGCTCAACAAGAAATGTTGATGAAATTGATCGAACAAGAGAAAGAAAAAGGATCATTCGATGCTCCGGTAATGTCTATGCCAGGATTTGAAGGACCAAATCTAGGATTAGATACTAATTCAACTGAGACTGTTACAGGACCACAAATATAAGATCGAGTAGACTTGACTTTTTAGAAGGTGTTAGATTATTTTCTAACGCCTTTTTTATTTTGAGATTCAAATAACTTCTGATCTTATCAGATTTTTCTTTATCGTGTTTACACAGAGTAAGATATTTATCAACAGTTAAGATAGAGTTAATTTGTTTGTTTTTCATTGTATAAACATTTTGTGTAAGTCTATATATAAATAAAAAAATTAAAAAAATTGAATACTAAACTAAATATCAATATTGATAAAGAAGATCATAACTTAAATGATTACTTATACTGTTGGCATATATTCAAAGAAAGACCCAACAGACTAAATATATTTGACAACTTTGACTCAAAGTCATTTACTGAATTCATTAGTAATAAAGAAGTTAAAATTGAATCTTCTTTCTCTGATATTGCTCGTTCTCAATCTGGTGAATTCGTAATAAACGAGAGAAGACTTTTGAAATATGATGATTTCATTTTCATCTCATATGTAGAAGTTGATAAAATGTCAACATTAGAAGAAAGTTTAATAACAGATGTATCAATTATCTACTCAAGTTCAATCGAGATATCTAAGATAAATGATTTGATAAATGAGTTAAACAACTTCTCTGTTGTAGAAGAGTCTGAAGAAGTAGAGGAATCAAAAGTTTCTGCTGTAACATTTACACCAAATGGTTTAGATACTCTTTCTATATCACTAATACAAGCTGACTATGATAATATTGATTTCTACTATAATGATGATACTATTAAAGAGTCAGATAAACTAATTAAAATACTAAAGAAAAAATCAAAAAGTTTAAGCTTAGTTTTTGGTGATAGAGGTAACGGTAAGACAACGCTACTTAATTACATAAGTTCAAAGATTAAAAAGAATGTTATTTTTATTCCATTAAATCTGATAGAAAGTACAATCAACAATCCTGACTTCCGAAATTTCATTACAAGTCACTCTAATTCAATTTTAGTAATTGAAGATTTAGATAACTATTTATTGAACTCAAAATCAACTTATTTCATAAACAATCTATTACAACTAGTTGATGGATTTCAGTCAGATGATTTAAAACTTCATATTTTATGTAGTGTTAATGTCGACAACATTGATGAAATAGATGAAAATCTTCTTCAGTGTAATAATATTGGAAAGATAATTGAAATAAAAAGATTAGAGGCCGACAAAGTAGATGAGTTATGCAAACATTTAGGTCAAAAAAATAAGTTCAAATCTTCACAAAGAGTTGTGGATGTTTTAAGAAACAATAAAACTAAAGAACCAATTACTGAGATTGGATTCAATTAATATATAGTAATCATGATTAATAATTTGACAGAAGAAGCAATTTTAGAATATTTGATGACATCTGAGTTCAATGAAGGATTGACACCAGAAGAGCTAAAATTTCTATTATTTAAGTTTAGAAACTATTATAGAGTATTAAATAGTAAAAACGATTTTCACAAAGGTCAGATTGATCTAAAGAGTAGGGAAATAAGTCAACTTGAAACTGATAAAGATCGAATCATAAACGAGTTACAGATTTCTAATGTAAAAATTCAAGAAGAACATAGTATTCTTCTAAAAAGAAAGCTTTCTTGGAAAGAAAGAATTCTTGGAAAAATAATTAATGAAGATGAAAATAAGTGAATTTAAAAAACTTGAAGAAAAAATTAAAGAACAAGACTTTAATAAAAGCTTCAAAAATATAAACAAAGTAATGTTTATACTGTCCATATTTGGACATTTTGCCTCAATTTTCTTGGCTTACTTTTTGGTATCTAAAATTCTATCTGGTGCCATAACGGATAATACAATACTCGTTGGTGTGTCTAGTGTTATTTTATTGGGTGGCTTAGAACTTCTAAAAAGAGAAATATTTGACAAATTCAGTCTTCAACAAATAAAAATTAAAAGTTTATTCAGCAAAGATGTTTTGCCACTAGCTATTGTTAGTTTAGTAATTGTTTCTATTTCTTTCTATGCGTCAATTAAAGGTGCTGCCGAATTCTCAAGTAAGTCTAAGGAGATTGAAAAAGAAGTAACAGTAGATATTAAGAATTATGAGGATAGTTTAAAAGCTTTATACTCAACTAAGATTACAGAAGTTGAAAGTCAAATTGCCAATAACAAAACTAAAATTGAAGATAAGGATAAAGAACAAACACAAATTGAAAGTTCTGAGCGATTAACATCACAACAGAAAAATAGAGTTAAAGATTTAAAATCCGAGAAAGTTGAATTAAAAGAAGAAATTAAATCCCTCGAAGACAAGATCGCTTTGTTAAATAGTGAATTACAGAAAGAAGTTTCTGATTTTGAAGAACAAACTAAAACAGAAGGAGAAGAAAAGAAGTCAGAAAATGAAGACAACTCTTTATTCTTTGTCATCATCTCTACTCTTATAGAACTTGTTATCTTAACTGGAGTTTATTTTAATGAATATTATAAGTTCAGATCATATGATGAATTCAAAAAGAAAATTGAAAATGATGTTAACTTTCAAAAGTGGTATAATTACAATAAAGTCTTAGACATAATTTACAACACTGATACTAAAATAAATGACAAACTACCAAGTGGAAAAACTCTTCAAGACTTGTGTAAAGTAAATGGTATTATTTTACTGAATAAAGACATTACTGATTTGAACAAGTTGTTCAATTCTCTTGGAATCATAAAGTCATCAGGTAGCACTAAGTATATTTCAAAAAGTAAAGAAAATGCTCAAGAAATTTTGAAGAATCACTTTAATATAGATTAATTTGTGAATTTCGCAATTAATATATAATATCAAAATATAGTATTCAAAATGAAAATAGCAAATTATAACGATTTCTTAATTTTAGAAGCAAGAAAGAGTAAAGCCGAGATCGAAACTGCAGTTATAGAGTTCATTAAAAAAGATTCTAAAGTCGAAACAGGTAAAGGTTGGCCAAATGAAAAAAGTCTATATTCACTTTCGACTATTATCAAGTCACTAAAAGATGACTTTAAGAGTGAGCAAGTAGCAAATGCTATTACATCTTGTAAAGAGATTAAAAGTATTAATGTAAAAGTTCCTAAATATGGAAGTTATCCTTATTATTATATTGGTCTATCAGAAGAAGATGCTAAAGAAATAAAGGAAAATTACGAAAAAGAAGTTGAAGGTGAATCAAAACCGACAAAAAAAGTAGCTACAAAAGAAGTTAAGAAAGCTCCAAAGAAGAGAGTATCACCTTCGAGTAAATCAAAGATTGAAAGAAAAGAAAAATAAGTAAAAGAGAGAGTTTAACTCTCTCTTTTTATTTTAAAATGAGGGAAAATTGAAAAAATCAATATATACTTCAAAAATAAAATAAAATTATGTCTAAAGAGAATATGGAATACTTGGACAAGTATGATTACCTATTGAAAGTTCTAACTGAAGAGATTGATATTGATGGTAAAAAAGTAAGACTAAAGGATGATTTTGAAAAGTTCTTTATCAAAGGAAATAAAACCGCAGGAACTAGAGTAAGAAAGTTTATGCAGATTCTAAGAAGAACGGCTGAAGAAGTCAGAAATGATGTTCAAGATTACAAAGATCGTTTATAAATCACAGAAAGACCTCACATTGTGAGGTTTTCTTTTTTAATATATACTGGAAATATAAAATTTTAATTCAAATGAAAAAATTTAGTAAGGTTTCTGGCTTCGAAGTCAATGAAGAACCAAAAGTTAATAATAAGAAAGACCAACAGATTGTTGCAGTAAAGTCTAAAATTTTCAAATTGATTGATGATTTTTTAACTATTCAATCTTATGGATCAGCTCATAGAGATTTGTTAAACACATCAGTGAAAATTGTTGGAAAAGAAATGTTTGCCGATGCTCTTTTAGATTTTATGGCAGATGAAAACTTGATGAATCAGATAAAGGCTTTAGAATCATTAAAACAAAATAACAAAGATTGGGAAACTATTGACAATAAAATAAATCAACTTGAAACAGAAAAAGAATCTAATAATCTTTTAGTTGAAAAGGTAACAGAAGTCAAAAGTGTTAAAAATTTTATAAATTCTTATTTAGAGAATGATAATTTTAGTGAAATTGCAGAAATGTATTCAGAGAGATTAGTATCTAAGGAGAAAATTCAACTAAAGTCAATCATTTCGGAAAAGCTTTCTGAAAAAGAATTGGATAATGATAAAAAAAGTAAACTATTACTATTGTCTGAAATATTAAATAAAAGGTCAAACGAAATTTAATTTATGTCTAATAAATCAGCTCAGTTAGATTTACTCAGCGAAGTCTGTAATTTAACAATAATCAATCAATTGGTTGAAACACATTGTGTTGAAGAATCTATAGGTCAAATAGAAGTATCAAAGACTATTAAAGACCATGATGCTGTGAGACACATAAATGAAACTATTGATTATAAACTTAAACAACACAGACTCATTATTAAAAAACACAAACATAATTCTGTAGTTATATCAGATCTTCCAATTAGTAACACAATATCGAGTAATAAATCAACTTGTGAGTGTATATCATCTGATATTAATCAAATATTCATAAATGAACTAAAGTCCTTTAAGAACATACAAACTTTTGAATATGATTTTTTCAAACAAAGTTTTTTCAAAAGAATTTTCAATCCGAACACCGACGAAAAACTTACACAACATATCATAGAATTAGGAAAAGATTGTTCTTGGATCATTGTGCCAACATTCTTATATGAAATAATTGTCGACTCAGAATGGTTTCAACCTTCAAACATGAAAGAAGATTCTTTGATATTCAATGTTGGGAAATTAGATGAAATACAAGTCTATTTAAATCCAGATGAAGATGAGTCAGTAGTATATTTTGGAAACTATGACTCAACTACAATTTTGATAAATAAGAATATTCAAGATGAAGATCTAAAAATTTGTTCCTTATTTAAGGAAGGAAGATCATTAATAGTTGAATATTTATTTTTAGAAACAGGAAGAACGAAACTATTAAAGGTTAGTTAAAAGATCATCTAAAAGAGAATTTCTTACTTCTTTAACACTATCAAAGTATCTAAAGTTATACTTTTGAGATCTACCTTTATCATTCATAATAACTACTTTAAGAACGCCATTTTCTAAACTTTTGGAAATTAAATTGTAATATGAATTTATTGTTAACTCACCAAAGTTATTTGGCAATTCAATACACTTGATTTTTTCTCCTGGTTCAATTTCCAACATTTTAGATCTTAGTTCGTTTCCAATTCTTTGAATGAGATTGTCATAATTAATTTTAAGAAAATCAGACTTCGAATCGTTGAGTTGTTGAGTGATGAAAGAAACAATATCTTGTGTTTTTTGTATTTCAAATTTAATTGAGTTATCGGGTTCGGGTAGAGAGTTTATATACCAATTGCATATACGGTGGTATTCTTCGACTTCTATTTCGTTTTGAATGACAAAATTAGCAATAATCGGAGAGCTTAAAACCAAGTTATCACTATAGTGCCATCTACTACGCTTACGAGATCTATTAGTTAAAAGATCCCATCTTTTTGAATTTATTAGATTGCCAAAAGATTTTACACTCTTATTCTTTAGCGATTTTTTAGCAAAATCATCTTTAGAGTTCTCAACAAGAACAGATTGAAAGTCTTTAACTTTAATTTTATCAGTGTAGTATACCTGTTGATTTCTTTTCTGTGTATAAATACAAAATTCAATGAAGTCCATATAGATTGATAAACCGTAGTTTTGACACTCTCTTTTAAGTATATCAAACTTCGAGTCTCTTATCTCTTGTTCTAAGCATAAAGAAAAATCCTTCAAAATTGGATAGAATTCTTTAATTTTCTCTATTTTTTCTAAATTACCTATAATTATGTCTTTTGTGATCTTCATAGATACAAAGATAGTAAAATTATCTTGATTACCAAAATCAAATTAATAATACATTTTTAATATATAGAACTATGAAAAAGTATTCTGAGACCTTTATCAATAATTCTGATATTCTAAAGTTAGCTAAAATAGGTTTTGAGTTCGAGTTTTTTATGAAAGATTTATCTTACTATAAAACTATGGAATTGTTGAATCAATATCTATCACCAGTAAAAGTCTGGGGATTTAGACAATACCACTCAGATTTTACACCTGACTCACAGAATTTCAAAATTGAACCAGATTTATCGGGTGGTGCAAACATGGTTGAGTTAGTAACTGGACCTTTACAATATTTTGAAGCAAAATATTTCTTAGTAAAAATTTTGAAATTTATACAAGAATATGGATTTACAAATGAAAAATGTTCAATACACTTCAATATATCATTTATAGATGAAGCAGACAAAAATCTAAACGATCTGAATGTATTAAAGTTGATTCTAAGTGTTGATGAAGATGAGATTTATAGAGTTTACCCATCAAGAAAAAACAATGTTTATGCTAAAACTATAAAGAAAGTTATTCCTTTCAAAGACTATGATTTTAATAATATTGGTATTGATGTAGTCAAAAATAATCTAAGACTACCAAATGATAAGTATTATGGTGTGAATTTCTTGCATATAAATAATCCGAAACAAACTCAGAGATTAGAATTCAGATATATTGGAGGCAAAGACTATGAGAAGAACATTGGTCAAATAAATTACTTCTTAGATAGATTTATACTCGATGTTTATTCGTCAATTGACGCTGGATTTACGAATGAAGACATTCAAGATTTAGAGAAGTATTTAGATGAAAATATCACTAACTTCAAAAATTTCTCTAAATACGATAGTTTTATCGTAGACTTTCCAAGTATCTCTTTACAGATTGACCAAAACTATGGATATGATATTGTAAACGCTTATTATGATAGAGTCTATAGTAAGTTATACACACTTTTAGATTCTACAGATTCTCTTAAAGATTGTATAATAAACTATGTAACATCTACTCAGAGAGTTGAGATTATTGATGGAAATATTAAATCAACTCAAAATATATCAAATTATGATTTTATAAATTGCACAATCAGTGATGGTATTTTTGAAAACTGTCATTTTATCAACTCAGACATAACCAACTCACAAATAATAAAGTCAAAAGTTCACGGATCGGAATTAACGAAGACAAAAGTTCTTAACTGTTCGGTTGAATCATCAGAACTAAAAGATTGTTTCTTTATGAATGGTTATTTAAATGCAGATATGTATGGTGGTGTATTTAGAAGTGGTAAACTTGGTCCATATGCAAATATTAGCTCAGAAACTAAAATAGTTCAAGAAGATGGTAATTTCTTTGATACAACATTTGATGATGATAGATATGATATTAAAAAAGACCAAGGTGTTATCAAAGCCTTCAAAAAATAATTGTTTACAAATTAATATATAAGTTATGAAAGTAGAAAAATTTAACAACTGGGGATTAATCAAAGAGGAAGCCGCCCCAAGATTGCCAATAAAAGAAGAGTATTGGTTATCTAAAGGCAAAGATGGTAAAAAAGTAGCTTTATACACTCACGATGATATGGATGGTATATTTTGTGCTGTCGAGATGAAAAAATGGTTGTTAAACAAAGGATTTGAAATTGTAAAATATGGAATATTAAATTATTCCGAAGGTTGGAAATACACTACATTAGATCCCAATCTTATTAACATCGTATTAGACTTTGCAAATATGCCAGGTGATGAAAGAGATGAGATGATTGACTATTATCTTGACCATCACGGTCTTTTTAGTGCAGAAGAACTAGAAAAATATAAAAAGTCACCAGTTCAGAAAAAAGCAACTTCTTCAGCTTATGAAGCAGTTTGTATTGCATTGGGAATACCACAAGATAGTTTGACAGTTGAAGTCATCGATATGATTGATGCAGCAAAATATCAAGATTATGAAGTTTCTTGGCAGAGATTACTTAGTTATGACTTGTCTGAAATTAAAAAGTCTAAGAATATTAGATTAGAGTTTGCAGCAGCATTCAATCAATTTTTGAAAAGATCTGATACAAAAACACTTATTTCAGTAATTCACAATTGTAAAGATGCTTCTATATACTCTATTTTTACTATAATGAGTAAAGTATATCCAGCTCATAACTTATATACAGCTGGTCCAATGAAAGGTCTACCAAAAGAATTCAAAGCAGATTCAGAGTGGAGATTACAAACTATGCAAAGAAGAACCACTGGTGTAGATAGAATGAAGAAAATTTATAGATCACAGAATGAGTTTTTGACAGCATTTCAAAGAGGTGAGAGTATTAGACTAGATGGTTATCAGATAATTGGAGATTTGGCTTTCATACCAACTGGAACTTGGGCAAATGCACTAAGAGCAAGAAGTATTATTGAAGCAGATTTTCAAAAAGGATTAATACCTGCTGAACCTAAATTCATATTATTACAATATGGTGGAACACTTCAAGTTTGTGCTTATAAAAAGATTTCAGAGACAAAAGACTTACCTAAATTAAAGAGTGGTAAGGTAGTAGACGATTTAGGAGAATATATGACTAGTTTATTAAGTAATTTCAAAAAACACTTTGGCTACTATGATCCTGATACATCAATCGGTCAAGATGAAATAACTGTTTCTGGTGGTCACGGTGGTATCGGTAGTGTTTCTAATATTTTTGGAACTTGTGAAGTTAGTCCATATGAGGGTTGTAGGTTTATTGATATGTTTAAGAACAAAATAATCTCAGATCTATCTGGTGTACCTTTTAGTATCAAATTAAAATGGGGTGAAGCATCTGAAAGAAAAGGACCTGAGCCGGAAATGGATAATAAGGTCATTAGTGCTTCTGATGTAACTGAATTAGATGAATATGGTAATATTATAGAAAAATAAAATATATTAAATTTTCAAAAAAACCACGATTAGTCGTGGTTTTTTGTTTTATATAAGGAGGGCCGAGTAAAAAAAATATAAATACTTTAATAGTTAAAAAACAAGAAAGGAATGGAGTTTTTTTGTGTCTATGTTAAGACAAGAAAGAAATTAGATAAGTATATAAAAGTCAATAGAGTTAGAAATAAGTACATAATTGATATTAAAAAAATTATGGAAGAAGAAGAAATAACCATTGATAAAGAAAAAACTTATTTGAAAATAATTATCTTCCAGAAGATACAACAAGCAATAGACAAGAATAAAGACATCTACTACATTCCCGACTTTGAAAGTCAATTCTCAATAGAAAAACTAATCAACATCAAAAAAATACTTGGAGAAGACAATAATTTCAATGTATTGATTTTCTACAACGAATTCAGAAAAGAACCTCAGATATTAGACGACGTTCTAAGTAACTTATCAAAATTTAATGCATCACAAATAATTAGAGATTATTAATTGTTTAATATATACATTAAAATACTCATAATTAAAGATGGCATCACCACTTGGTCTTACATTTGATAATACCACAAATTCAACAAAGATTGGAAGCTATAAAGTTGTCAAATCTAAAGCTGTAAAATCCTTATTCGGTGGTGGACAATTTAGTCCTTTTCCATCTGGAATTAACACAGAAAGTGGTAGCGTCACATCTATCAGAAATGCAACCGATGTACATAAAGATGAAATATATGACATATCTATACCATCAATAGTTGATTATACTAGTAAGTATAATTCTATGAAGCTCACATTTGCTGATTTTGCTTATCTAAAAAATGTAGGCGTATTTCCTAACAACAGGTTAATAGTTGCTAGAAGATTCGCATCAGGAGTTGGAAACGATTTGACTGCTATAAAATCCACACCTCTTGCAACTTTAATTTCTTGGGTAAAAGATGGTGATGAGTTTATTTCAGTTGATTACTCAGAAGAATGGATTGAAGCATCAGCTTCATTTGAAGAAGTTCTAAATGACATAGGAAAGGATATCAAGGCATCAAGTGATCAAGGATCTGGTCTTGGAGGTGCAGCAGCTAAGGCATTTAATGCAATTCCGTTACCTGGTTTCATGGAAGGTATACAATACCAAGTTATGAAAAACATGGGACTTACAGATGCCGGTATTGGTAACTCACCACTTGGTAATCCAAATCTTATTAGACAAGCTAAACAAAGAAAAACTGTTGGTAAAGGAGAGGCTGACTCTGGTCTGAAAGCTTCATTTTCAATTAAGATGAGTGTGGAATACGAACAAAAATTCATAAATGGGGTTGATCCAACACTTGTTTATATGGATATAATTCAGAATGCGTTGACTTTCGGAACATCAGATTCGGCTTTTCAATTCAGTTCAGCATTTGGTACAGGCACCGCTCAAATCATCAAGGATTTAATAAGTGGTGACATAGGAGCTATAGCAAGTGCGATTGGAAAATTTGTGACAAGTTTATTGGACGCTATAGCAACAGTCGGTAAAGAGTTGATTCAAGCACTTATAGACCCACCACAAGATGAAGAAAACCCAAGTGCAGATTCAATATTGAATTTTATTCAGAAAGCTTTTGCGTCAACTATAGGACACGTTGTATCAAAGTATAGAATAAAATTAATTGGTATTTCTAATGCTCTTACTGGTAGCCCTTCAACTCCTTGGCATGTTACCATAGGTAATCCAAAAAAACCTATATTTAGTTCAGGTGACATGCTTTGTACAGATGTGAGTTTGTCTGTTGGTAAGAATTTGGCTTTTAACGATTTACCTTCTTACATCAAAATTGAGTTCACATTAACTAATGCAAGACCTCTTGGTGCACAAGAAATATTTAATAGATTCAATACTGGTAAGGGAAGATCTTATGTGAGATTTAATAAATCATTTGTGGAGGCGCCAGATACTATTATTGAAGGTTCTACAATCGATAATAGTGTACCTCCAGCAGAAACAACTAGACAAGTACCTGATGACTATACCGTAACATTTGAGGATAATGGTGGAACTGAATATTTAGACTTAGGTAAACCACAAAGTGCTACCCAGCCAAAGCAAGGCGATTCAACACAACCACAAATAACGAATCAACCACAAACCAATCCATCACTTAATTCAGCTAATAATAATTCATTACCAACAGCTGCTGTTCCTGCTGCTACTACATCTTTACCAGCACCAACCAGTTCGCCTTTGTCATCAAGTCAAATAAGAGCAGCTGATGATGAAACTCTGAATAACAGAAGTAACGACATATTAAATGAAATAACAAACCTACCTCCTGGTGATCCAAGACTTAGTGAACTAGATGATGAAAGAAGAGCAATTCAATCTGAGCAAAATAACAGAATAGAAGGTAACTTAGGATAAATCAAAATAATAATAATAAAGTATGAAATTTTATGATTTAGACAGTTTAGTAAGAGATAGTAAACAAAATAATCTTTACAATCTCGCTGAACCTACTTTTAGAAAAGATACCACTATTTTGTTACAAAAACATATTGTAACACCAGAACAGACTATGAGACTTGACTTAGTTTGTTTTGAACTCTATAATAGGACTGACTATGTTGATTTCCTATTAAGTTTGAACGACATTGACAACCCATTAAATATAATGGAAGGTGATGAGATCCTCTATGCAGCAGAAACTGCAATACCTGATTATAGATTATCACTTGCACAAACCAATGATGTAAGAGCTCAGTTGTTGAATGTTAATAAAACAACAAGAAAAGATGATAGTAGAAAAAAATATGTGGAAGAGAATTTTTCTTTACCACCTACATTTAACGAAAGACCTCAAGATCCAATTAAAATTGAAAATAATCAACTTGTCATCGGTAGATAAAAAATTAAGTATTAAATGGAGTCATATTGGGTATTAGGTATAAGAGTAGAAAATGAAGGTAAAAGTCCAACATTACACGATTATTATTCAAGGCCTATTGAGAAGTATAGCCAAACAGAAAACACATCTGGAACTAGTGAAGGGCCGCTAATTTCTATTTTACAAATAACTTTAGAATCATATTTTTCTCAACTAGCAGAGAAGTATAAAGCAAATGTAACAAATGAAGAATATGACTCTCAGGATAGTGAAGACATTTCTTATTTTCGAGCTGAACTTATATTTAATGCCAAAGAATCTAAACAATTACAGTCAAGTATTGTTAATGAAATCAAACTTAACTTTAAAAAGGTATTTGATGCTGCTTATTCTGCTCAACAAAAAGAAAATATTCCAGTAAAGCCAGAATATGTTCTTGTTGAGGATAATTCTAAACCATCAAATAATGCCTTTTCCCAAGATGAAGGTGGCGGATATCAAATAACATATAGAATAAGAAAAGCTCAAGAGTTGCCAATAGAACTCATTCAAACTCAACCAGATCCTGTTAATCAACCATCTTCTATAGAAAATAGTGGTCCAGATCAAAGTATAGTAAATCAACTATCACTTACACAACCTGGTCCTACTCAATCACCAGCTGAAATACAAAAACAACAACAAATTGCAAATATTGGCCCAAGTCAATCAAATGCTGATGGTCCGACTGCAACTATTCCACTTCAGGAAGAACAAATAAGTAGAGCTGAGAGAACTGGTCAAGACCCAAATACTTCTAACTCAAATACTGAGAAGCAAGAACCGCCAAAACCAAGTATAGTAAATATATCTCAACCAGCAATTAAGGCTAAAGAGATTAAATTTGATTTACCACCACAAGAAGATCAAAGAAAAGAAATAGCTCTTAGTTTTGGTAATATTCCATTTATATGGTATAATTCATATCAAATTCATCAAAGAGATATTGAATACTTTCAACTTTCCACTTCTGGTAATTTACCTAAAATTTCTATAAACTTTAGAGATAGTCTAAACTTAATGAAAGACAAAGGTTTTCCATTAGATGATACTAAAATATCTATTTTCATAAATCCAAGAAGTAAGCAATTAAAACCAATTCACATGGACTTTAAAATCGTGAAGTTTAATGTTATAGGTGATATGTATTCAATTACTGGTTTGGTAGATGCAAATGAGCTATATGTGAAAAAATTTAAGTCATTGTCGAAGATGACAAGCTTTGAAGCATTAAAACAACTAGCATCTGAAATAGGTCTTGGTTTTGCAAGTAATGTTGATAATACTAATGATAGAATGACTTGGATAAATTCCGGTGAAAGAATAATAGAGTTTATTGAAAATATAGTTGATAATTCTTATAAATCAGATGAGACATATTTACTTTCATATATTGACTTTTATTATAACTTAACTTATGTTGACTTAGAAAAAGAATTAACAAGAGATATTAAGAATGAGCTTGGTGTAGCTAATATAGGTATTGAGGAAGTTACAAAAATTAAAGATCAAGATAAGGTGGCATCTCTATTATTGACTAATGATTTTTCTATGCAAAATAGTAACTCATTTTTCAGAGACTATAGAGTGATTAATAACTCAACAGCAATTTCTTTAGATGAAGGTTACTTAACTAAAGTGAAATTCTATGATCAAATTAAAAAGAACTTTTTAGTATTTGATGTCGATTCTATCACAAGTGAAGGTGATAAAAATATTATATTAAAAGGATCACCTCAGAGTGAGACTTTTTATAAGCAAAATGTAAACTTAGTTTACACGGGTAAGATTGATGATGATAATATGCATTTAAACTATCACTACTCTTATGTGCAAAATATTAGAAATATAGTAGAATTAGATAAGATATCACTTGAAATAGACATGCAGTCTCCAAATTATAATATTTATAGATTTCAAAAGATTAATGTTTTAATTTCAAATCAAGCATCTACTCCTTCTCAACCACACATAAACAATAGATTGAGTGGTGAATGGTTTATCACAGATATTAAATTTAGATATCAAAATGGTAAATATAGTCAAATCGTTAAACTAATTAAAAGAGAACTTGAATTATCACCAGAAGAATTAAAGTCAGAAGGACCTCAAGCTAAAAAGACTAAAGAGAATACTGGTTCACCATCCACTTCGAATGATAATACAAATCCAACTGATGCAACACCACCAGTTGAAACACCAGGTGATAATTTAGTTGGAGCTACTTCATCGACGAATCAACCCGTTGATGATAGTAAATTTCCGTTGACTAAGGATATATTCAGATCTATCTATAAAGGAAAAGTAAATGATAAAGTCATTGAACAGTATTATGAACCCATGAAAAACGCAATGATTAAATATCAAATTACAACAAAAGAAAGAGTTGCAGCTTTTCTATCACAAGTAAATGCTGAGACAAACTATCTTATTTATAGTAGTGAGTTGGCTTCTGGTGAAGCCTATGAAGGAAGAAAAGATTTAGGTAATACAAACCCAGGTGATGGTAGAAAGTTTAAAGGAAGAGGACTTATTCAATTAACTGGTAGAAGTAATTATAAAAGCGCTGGGGAATACTTCAATAAAGATTTTATTAGTGATACTACAGTTGTAGCGGCAGATAATGCAACTCATAAAAAAGGTGCAGCAACTCCTGAACAGATTGAGAACACAATACTCACATCTGTAAGATATTGGCTTTTAGGTTCGACTAAAGGAAATTTGAATGATTATGCTGATAAGATGGACATAAGAAAGGGATTTGATTTTGGTGGCACTTCATTAGAAAATTTGCCTGAGTCTAACAAACAAGGAAAGCAGTATGGTAATGGTAAAAGTAAAAATTATGCAACTGCCTTTAATGCGAATGATGCTAACTTTGTCAATTTAACTATTATTTGTTTAGGAGTAAATGGTGGATATAATGGTTACAGAGAAAGATTCAAGAATTGGTTGAGAATAAGAGAGCTACTGACTTAATATATACACTATAAAAATTAAGTTACTAAAATGCCATTTGGACTCTTTGATGATAAAGGACAAAAACTGTTTGGTCAAGATGATCCTCAAATTTCTGCATTAAAAAAATCCGCAGAACAAGGTCAAAAAAGAGGTACAAGTCAAAATGTTATTGGTGGTGCCTTTCCTGTGCCATTAGTTAGTGCACTTAATTTAGAAGGTTCACTTGGTGATTGGTCAGAGACAACACCTGCTCATTTTTTACCTTATCCCGGAATTGAACTTAAAACTGGATTTACTGATCCTCAAAAAGTAGGAGAAGAATACGAATATGTATCATATGATGAAAATTCGAATCCAACAACACCTAATGATAATTTAGACTCAAGAATTCAAACCTATGACTTTTTTAATGACTATTCAGCAAAGCAGTTCACCCATCTTCTTGATTATTTCATGGAGCAAAATGGTACTCTTGGTGATAGAAGAAAGATAAATGTCGGTGAATCTGAAAATGGAGTAACTATTCCAGCAAATACAAAAGACATTTATTTAGGTTCATATATCAGAACATGGGATGATAATGAAGATCCAACAATGCACGGTTATGATATCTATATAAGATGGAATGAATCACCTCTTTTCAATGGTACTATTGATAGTTTTATAACTGGATTTGGTAATATAGGTAATTCTGAAATTGCAAGTAGATTAGATGTTCTAAACAAATTTAAACAACAACTTGTTAGATTCATAAAAAATGATAGTCCATCCGCTTCAGGAAGACCAGATTTTCTTAATCAAAATGGTGTCAAAACCTATTACATGAGAAACCTTAGTGGGTTGAATTCTTTGGTTGAATCAAATGATAGTAATAAAATAAAGTCATTTGTAGATTATGGAAATGAATTTATAACATTAGAATTTAACGAAGATGTGTCACAAAATATAGGTTACTTGGCATCTCTTTACAAAAGTCTTTCTTGGTCAAGGATTAATGGTAAACAAATTATACCTGAAAATTTATTAAGATTTGATGTTGATATTGAAATAACAGAAGTCAGAAAGTATAATAAGGTAATTTCAAATAAAGGGAAAGACGCAAAAGTTTATTCAGATCTGATCTCAAAGTACACTTACACACTATATGAGTGTCAATTCTTTTTTCAGAACCTACCACACGGTGATTCAATCGATATGAGTAATATCAAAGCGATTGACAAATATGATATTAAATTTAACTTTAAGTATTCAACCATGAAATTTGGTAGACTTTCATTTGAAGAAGTATTGGGAAACTATGGTAAAATGGAATATGTTAATGATAATAGATACATTAACACAAATACGATTACTTCTGGTTCAACGAATAATTCAACTATTCAGAACAACACAATAACAAATGCTACACCTTATTATCCTCTGCCTTATTATAATGCTTATTCCTCGACTGGTGAACCAGATCCAACACCAACACCAAGAACAGGACCATTACAAGTTGTAAAAGAGTCAGAGTCAAGAAAAAGTAAACTAAAGAAAGCTGCTCAAACACTCAAAAAAGATTTGACAAATGCAGTCATAAATGAGGCAAACAGACAAATAATTGCTCAAGCTTCATTACTAAATAAAACTTTAGATAATATAAGGAATGCCATACCAGGTGCTGGTAGAATGAGTGCACCTACAAATGTTTATTCTGAGTATAACATACCACTAGCTAATGATGCAATAAATGCTGCGAGAAATTTTGTAGGTAGTTCTATAAAAAGTTTTTTCAGTGATCCAGGAGAATAATTTATGTCAAAAGAAGCATTAAGAAAACATATTTACATAGGAGTTGTTGAAGACAACAAAGATCCAAAAAAATTAGGTAGATGTAGAGTTCGAGTATTTAATATATTCGATGATATACCGGTTGAAGACATTCCTTGGGCGTCACCTTGGAAAGACTTAAATGGAAATGGATTTACTGTTCCAGAAAAAGGAAAAGTCCTATCAGTTGTTTTTGATGAAGGCAATAAATATAAACCAGAGTATATCTGTGCAGAACATTATAATGTTAATTTAGAAAAGAAGTTAGAGTCTTTGGGTGAATCTGATTACCTATCAATGAGAACTTTATTATTTGATCATAAAACACAAATATATTCAAACGATAATGAAGGTCTTAAAATAGACTACAAGTTTAACAATATCAACATAACCGATACTAATATTGATGTAAATCTAAAAGATAATTTTGGAACATTGAATTTAGGAACATCTACTGCTAATCAACAAGCAATTTTAGGTAATCACTTTCTGGATTGGTTTGATGAATTTTTAGATAATTTACTTGGATCAAGAGGAGGACCATATCTTGGTAATTTGGGAGCACCAGTAGTTGCAAATCCTGATTTGATTCAGTGTATTTCTAAATACAAAGCTTTGAAAGATCCTAAATTTCTTTCACATCATGTTAATATCGTGGACAACGAGTATGTTAATAAATTAGATAGAGTTTGTGATCCACAATTGGGTGACACTTGGAAATCAACTGTTAAAGAAAATGAAACTGTTGTCAAAGAAAGGCCAGCATTCCTTCCACAAAGTGGTAATTCAACTGATACTCCTGAGGGTGACTTGACTACTTCTGTTGACGAAAAAGGCGTAGTAGAAAATGCAGTAAAAACAGAAGAACCACCAAAAGTTGAAGTAACTGTAAATCCAGATTTGAATAATATTCTGAAAGCGATGGAAAAGAAAAAATACAAGATTTTGACTAGACCTTTCGAAGCAAATATTGTCGGAATTAGAAGACAATATGAAGGACAGAAATATTCAAATGCTTTCAAAGATGATTTGTTTTTATTTTTCAAGGATACTAGTGGTAATTGGCAAACTTACAAATTTAAGATTTCGACTATGCCTGGCTTCTATAATGGAGTCGACGTCCTAAAAGACGGTAAGTGGAAATTTAAAAAAGATAAAAACTCTAAATTAAATGTAAAACAATCACAAATGATGTTAGGTCGTGGTGGTATGGGTATTTTAATGGAGGCTCAGTATATTAATTTGTATACGATCGGTGATTATCACAGCGCTCCAGCAATGAAAACACTTGGTGCACAAAAATTTTATAGAGACACTAATCCAACTGATACTATTACTTATACTAAAAAAGGTGAAGGTACAGCAGCGATGTATATACATTTAGGATATAATGGTGGTAGAACTGTAGATAACTGGAGTGAAGGCTGTCAGGTATTCTCACAGAAGTCTGAACATTTGAAGTTTTTTGACCTTTGTCAAGAACATAAGAACAGATACGGAAATAAGTTCAACTACACGCTAATGTTAGAGAGAGACTTATAAATTCATCTTTATAACTTTATAAGGGTATTTTCTCTTCTTGTAGAACTTCTCTCTTTCTAAGAAATGTTTATATAAAATATTGTTCATTTCTTTAGGATCAAACACATCAACAATATCGAATATTGTAGCTATTTTCTTTTGATCGTGTTTTCTGAGAGCTCTACCAATAGACTGTATAATTATTTGTTCTGATTTGAATGAGTCTGCAAAAATTACATTAAATATAGCATTTATTGAGACACCTGTACTTAATGTGCCATAGCTCGCCACTAGAACCTTGACATTACCATCAGTCTTCTCCATTTCTTTTTTTATAAACTCTCTTTGTTTGTTGTTGACTTCTCCGTCAATATAATAAAAGTCTTTATTGGAGATTTCTTGTTTAAGTTTTTCAAATATTTTAGTACCATATTCAATTGTGTGAAATAGTAATAGAGTGTTTGAATCACACTTATCTACTAGTTTCTTAATAAACTCTAATCTTTTATCTGAGTTCTGTATAAATTCTTTTTCATATCTAAAAGCATCAGCACCAGCTCCCATTTTTCTTATATAATTAAGCCTTTCATTTATTTCACCAGTTGAATGATTCAATACCACAGCTTTAATGTTCATAGGAGTAATTGTACCAGAATCAACTAAGGTCGAGGCTTCAATTTGAGTAACTTTCGGACCAAGAACTGATTGTATAGTAAGTATTTCCAGGGTCTCATCATTTGGAAATGTTCCTGAAACTCCAAATCTATTATAGGCATGTTTGAAAGTTCTTTTCAGTATTTGTGTTAAAGTTGTAGCTTTTGCACCGTGTGCTTCGTCACAGGCGACTGTGTGAAATTGTTGAAAGAATTCTTTAGGCCATTTTTCAAGTGATTGATAACATCCAACATAAATATTTGGTTGAGAAGGTCCAGTATACTTTCTAGGTCTATCTGACATTATCTCTTCAAGTTTAATATGACAAGGATTATAGTTTGGATTTTCGTCTAAAATAGGTTCAATCATATGATCTCTGAACTCTACTTTATCGCCATATTTAGCTAGGTAATTAAATCCATAATTATATTCCATGATGTTCTCATAAAACTGAGTAACAAGTGTTATTGAAGGAACTATTATTAAGAATTTTGCATTTTCGTCCATGTTTCTTAATACATAAAACATTACAATTGAAATGACTAAAGATTTACCACCAGAAGTAGCTACTTCGGCCATACAATATCTATTTTTTAGAATTTTATAAGCAGTTTCAATTTGATAATCATAAGGCATAAATGGTATCCACTCACCAGTCTTTTTATCTTTCATTTTGTGATCTTTGAAGAATTCTTTACAAAAATTTGTAACTGATTCTAAAGTAACCTCTCTGTTTAATGGAAACTCATCACGGTTTTCGATATTAAATGTAACTCCAATTTCTTTACAAGCTTTATAACACTCTCGCCAAAGACCAAGATTAACTTTACCGTTATCAAAGTAAGATTGTTGTCCATTCCATACACCCATTTTAAAAGCAGGCATAAATCTATATCCCTTAACATGTCGAGTAAGCCAAATATTGATTTGGTGATATTCTACACGAGTTGCTGAAGAGACAACTAATTTTTCGTCATTTGAATCGTACCGAAAATTCATATTATTTATATGTATTAAAATAATCTATGTTTATTCAGAAGGAAAGTCATGTCTTTTGATATATAAAATAAAAAATAGAAACTATGGAATTTTTCAAAAAAATCAAGAATTCAATTTTAGGTTTCTTTGGATTAGGTAAAACTAAAGTTAAAGAAGTAGAAGCTAAGATTGAGCAACAAATTCATAAATTTGAAGATCAAGTAAAGAAACAAGATGATCAAATTCGTGAAAAAATATCAACTTTAGCTGATAAAACTGAAGAAGTGATTGAAAAAGTAGAAGAAAAAGTTGAGGCAAAAATCGAAGAAGTTGAGAAAAAAGTAGAACAAAAAGTTGTTAAGACAAAAGAAAAAGCAACTGAAACGGTTAAGGATATCAAATCTAGGTCTCGTAAAAAACCAAATCAACCTCAAGGTGAACAAAAGACTAATAACAACTCTAAACCTAGAAGAAGAAAGCCAACACCAAAGAAAACTAACTAAAATTAAAAACCCACTTAAAAGTGGGTTTTTGTTTATTTCTTTTTGATAATCTCATCGATTATTCCATATTTAAGAGCATCTTCCGCAGTCATCCAATAATCTCTATCTGCGTCTTTTTCAATTTTTGAATAAACTTGTCCAGTTCTTTCTGCTAATATCTCGTAAAGTTCTCTTTTCAAAGAGTTTACTTCACGAGCATCGATTTCTACATCTGAAGCTTGAGAGTAACCATAGCTACCCGATAAAGGCTGATGAATCATTGTTCTAGCTCTTTTAAGAGACTTTCTTTTACCTTTTGTGCCACAAGCAAGTAAGATAGATCCCATTGAAGCTGCTAGACCAGTATTAACTGTTACAATATCTGGTCCGATATAATCCATAGTATCTAATAGACCAAGTCCACTATAAATATCCCCACCAGGTGAATCAATATAAATTTTGATATCTTTCTTTGGATCTAATTGTTCTAAGTATAATAATTGAGCTTTGATAATGTTACAACTATCTGTATTGATGTCGGTGCATAGGAATATAATTCTACTCTCTATTAGTTTAGAGAAAATATCTACCATGATACCTTCTGTTGCGTCATCTAAAACATGTTGAGTATATCCTACTTTAGCATAAGAGTCATAGTAGTTACTGTTTATGTTGAGGTGCTTTGTAGCAAAATTTCTAAAATCTCTATTTGACATAATTTAATTTATTTTGATTTCTACTATTTTTTATTGATAAAGTTTGATTTAAAAAAGAGATTTCCAGATTTAATATATAATAAAAAATATTTGTAAAATTATGAAAACAACTATCGAAGTAAATGGTTTTGAAATCAAAATCGAAGAACTTGAAGGAAAAATTATAGTTTCTGCTCACAAAGATGATGAGGTTATTGAAGAGTTTGCTCTTGAAACTGGCGCACCTATGGAAAAAGAAGAGGATACTGAAGAAGTAATGCCTTTTGGTGAAGAAGAAGATGACTTTGAAGAAGCTCAAGAAGAAGAGGAAGAGAATGAAATGGAAGAGATGGAAGAAGAAGCTGAGGAACTAGAGGAAGAGGAAGAAGAGGAAGAGGAAGGTAAATTAGAGTCTTTCTCAAGTTTCATTAAGAACAGAAAAAAGTAATATTAATCTAAATGATTAAAAAATTTCAGACATCTTCAGATGTTAATTATTTATTCTACTATGCTTTAGATTGGGATGACAACATATTAAATATGCCAACTGTTATTCAATTAGAGAAAAAGGATGGTGATAATTGGATTCCTGTTGAGGTTTCTACTTCTGAATTTGCTATAGTCAGAAATGATATAGAAAACTACAGAATGCCAGATAATAAACCAGAATTAGCATTTTCTAACTTCAGAGATACAGGTCCTAAAGGTGACGCTGTATTTCTTGAAGATGTAAAGAAAGCAGTTATGGCAGAAAGATTTGGTCCAAGTTGGAATGACTTTATAGAATGTTTATCAAATGGCTCTATATTCTCAATCATCACAGCTCGTGGTCACGAATCAGAAACTATGAGAAAAGGTGTAGAATGGATCATTGATAACGAATTGACCGATGATGAGTTATACAGTATGTATAATAATATTCTGAAGTTTAGATATCTTTTCAATTTAATTGACAGTGAAGACTATCCAAGAATATTGAAAGGAAAACCAACTGAAAACCCACTAGTATCATCTTATTTAGATAGCTGTCACTTTATTGGTGTTTCAGCTCCATCAAGAGGTGGTTCTCCGTCAAATCCAGAAAAAGCAAAAGAAGATGCTTTGTTACTTTTTATCGATGAAATGGATTCTCATGTAGAAGAGCTAAAAAGAATTACTAATCAGAATTGGGTAGGTGTTATTGGTTTTTCTGACGATGATGTAAAAAATGTAAAACATGTTGAAGATTTAGTTGAAAACCTTCATCATGAAAGATTTTCAAATATTTTTAAAATAACAGTTAAAGGAACAAAAGATCCAAGTGATATAACTAAAAAGATAAGAACTTTCACTGAAGAAGCTTCTTATCAAGCACCTGGTTTAGAAAATTCAGTAATACCGTTTACTAAATGGGCAAATATGACTCAAAGATTATATCCAAATTCAAAAGATAGACCATTAGATGATTATCATAATTTGACTAAAAATCAAGTTGGTCAATTAAAAGATTTGTATAAAGAATTTGCTTACAAAAGAAAAAAATAATTAAGAAAATGAAATACCTAAAGACTTTTGAATCATATGGGTCTGAAATGTCCAGAGAAGAAATGTGTAACTACTTATGTAATTGTGGTTATGAAATGGCTGAACTTGAAACTTGTCCTAATGAAGAGTTAATGATGATGTGTAAAGTATGCATGGCTGAAGAGACTAACGAAACCAATGAGACTCACTCATACGAAACAGAGATGTCAAGAGAAGAAATGTGTAATTACCTATGTAGTTGTGGTTATGAAATGGCTGAACTTGAAACTTGTCCTAATGAAGAGTTAATGATGATATGTAGAGTTTGTAGAGAAGAAGAAGAAACTAATGAAGCTAAAGGCGACAAGTGGATTCAAGACGCTATTAAAAGACCAGGTGCATTAAGAAAGAAGATGAAGAAAGGTGAATCAGAAAAAATATCTATGGAAGAAATTGCTGATGAGCTATCTGACTTAAAGAAAAAAGATAAAGATAAAGAAAAACCAGGTCTTCAATTAAGTGCAACTGATAGAAGAAAACAAAAACAATTAGTGTTAGCAAGAACACTTAAAAATTTCAAATAAAAAAAAGAGTCGAAAGACTCTTTTTTTGTTTAAGGTAATTTTTCAATTCTATTGTCTTGATAAGCTTGTAAGAACTTTTCTACATAATTGGAATCAATAAAATCTTTTATCTTTAAGTAATTATCAGTAGCAAACTGTCTAAACCAACCAGAACAAAGAGTCGTACAAATTCTCATTAGAGACCAATCTAATGCATCTTGTGATGATGAGTATTTACCACCACCAAATAACATCGGTAGGATTTTTCTCTCAAGTGCAATTACATAAGCTTCTTCTAAAACACATTTACACTTTTGTTCAAATGAAAATTCATTCCACATTTCTTTTTCACACATAGCCAGTTCGGAATTATTTTGCATCATTTCGTACAAAGGTTTATCATAGTGTGACATAACTCGATGTATATCATCATGTATGAAAAATGATTTAACAAATCCATCCGATTGTCCAAAAAATTGTTTTGTTGACTTTTTGAGAGAAGGTGTTTTTAACTTACCTATTCTTAATTCGGTTTCTTTGAAATTAATTTTAGTAATTGTTTCTAAAATATCAAGACCATTTAACTTATCATATAACAAACAGTAGTCTTGGATGTGTTTATCAAATTTAATTGGAAAGTGTATGTGGCTTTTCTTTATAGAAAATAAAACTTCATTAGAAGCATATTTTAATTTATTTTCGGCTTTGTTCTTTGAATCATATTCAACATATTTTTTTAATGATTCTGAATTATCTGAATTTAGAATTTCAACATTGTCAGTAATCCAAATACCGAATTTATTTTGAACTCCAATTAAGGTTGTTAAATATTCAGTCGACTTGACCTTAGTTGGTTTCAAAGTATTGATAAGATAGTTAATATCACTTTGACCACCAATCAAATCAATATCTTTGATCTTTCTATCAATATCGGGAAAATTATTTTTAAGTGCAGCAGAGCCAACTATTAACATATATTTTTGTTTTAATAAGATGAATCATAGTCTTCATATGAAGAAGAATCGTCTTCGTCTCGATACTCAAATGATCTTTCATCATCGAGTAAAAGTATATTGGAATCATCTAAAATATGATCAATATCAATTTTGATTTCAAGATTTGATTCTTCTGCTTTTTCTAAAAGAGAAAGAATTTTTTTCTTTGCTTCATCTTTGGTGAGTAGATATTCTCTTTTTCTGGTGAGAACTTTTGATAATTCTTTGTAAAAATCAACTATTGTCATTATTTTGTAATTTGGTTAATCGTATATTGTCTAAATTCATTTTTATCAATAAATCTGATATGAGAATACGAATAGATCTCTCCTTCATCATTCCTAATATCGAGATCAATGTAATCATCATAATCATTTACATGTTCAATTGTATATTCTTTACCAACAGTTAGAGTGGCTCTACTGTTGATAATACAAATAACTGACTGTCCTTCTGTGAACTTAACTTTATTTACCATATTACAAATATAATGAATTTTTTTGAAAAAAATTAGATAAAATTTCTGAAATTTTATCTTTATTCTTATAAGATATTCTAAGTAGATGAATGTTATTATTTATACAATAGTTATTTTTTATCTCATCGTTTCTTTTAATTCTCTCGAGAGTGTTCTCACCTCCAAATAATACGCAAGGCTTAAAATGTAGTTCTCCATCAAATTCAATGCAAAGATTTAGTTTTTGAATATAAAAGTCAAAAGGTAGCTTGTTTATATTTTTACAATCTATGAATTTCTTTTCAGTTTCAAACTCTATATTTTTTTCTTCTAGAAATCTTTTGATCAATTTCTCACCAATTGACTTTTTATTACCATCGCTGGTAAGATAATTTAAGTAGCCGGACCAATTACTACGATAAACATATTCTGGTCTTTTTGGTAAAAAGGTAATATTATTTTTTTTGATATAGTTGAGGTATTCAAATCTATCAATCAAATTTAATTCTTTAAGTAGTTTCACTGCTGATTTATAATCTAAAAATTGTTTAGATTTTGTAAGAGGTGACATTTGAGAATCCAAAAATGTTTCCCAGTTAATCCATTTGCCATCTTTCTTGTAAACATGATCTGGTCTTTTAGGAATATTGATTGGTAGTATGTTTCTATCTAATAATAACCATTGTTTTCTATTTTTGATATTAAAATTTTGTTTTATAAATAGTTTACAATCATCATATCTTAAATAATTGATATTTGTCAAATTTTTAAAGCTATTTAGGCCTAGCCAATCAGCAAGTGATACCCATTCTTTGTAAACAGAGCTTGGATTTGAAGGTATTTTTATACTTCCTTTATTTACACACCACTTACACCAATCTTTTTGATTTTTCAATTTCAGTGTTCTTACATAGTCTCTAGCTTCACGGAATTCTAAATATTTACTTTTACCATCACTAGATAAGAAATCGGTCCACGAAATCCATTCATGTTTTCTTTTGTAAAATTCATATGGTCTTTTATTTACTTTCTCATCAAAACTTCCTTTCTTAGCTAATATATAAAATTGGTAAGATGATAATATATCAAAATCCTTTAGATACTCTTTGCATTCTTCATATGAAAAATATTTCATAGGATATATATTAATTTTCTTGTACCTTATGACCAAAAAGAAATACGATGGATAAAAAATACATAAAAGATATAGTTCAGTCAATACTGAATGCACAATTTACTTCCAAAAATAGAAGAATTGTACATGAGTACTTAGATAGGTTGAACTTCTGTTGTGTTTATTGTGGAGATGGTAAATCCGAGTTCAAAAAAAGAGGTAATATTTGGTTCAATAAACTTATCTATGTATGCTTTAACTGTGGTAAAAAAACCAACCTCGACAGACTGACTAAAGACTTTAATATCAGAATTGATCCTGATAAAAAACTTGAAATGATTAATCATTTAAGTCAATCGGTTTCATACAGAGACGCTGAAGATGATTTGATTGATACTGAGTTTGATAAGTTATTAGATTTAGAAGACATATCAAGAGTTTTCAATAATGGTGATAATGTAATCACTGATTTCAAACCGCTTGTTAAAAATTCAACTGTATATCAATATCTTGTTAATCGAGGAATTGGTGAAAAGCTACATGAGAATATATATGAAGGAAAGTATTGGTTAAATTCTGATAGATATGAACCTATTATAATTCTTTTGAACAAAAGAAATTCAAAAGTTTTAGGAGCACAAATAAGAAATTTAAAAGATGGAAAAAGAAGGTTATTCAAAATTTACAACTTCGAAACACTTTATAAGTGGATCAAAGAGGTGGATGAGATTACCGAGATTGATATTAATTCCCTGGTTATATATAACAAGCTTTCTTATTATTTCAACATTCTTAATGTTGACTTCGGTGAAAAAGTTACTATCTTCGAAGGATATTTGGATTCACTTTTTTATCCAAACAGCATTGGCGTTGTTGGGGTCAACACTGATATGAAGTTCTTAGAGTCTAATAACCTCGAACTACAATATTTTTATGATAATGATAAAGCAGGATTCGATAAATCTGAGTTGAAGATAAAAGAAGGTTTTCCCATTTTTCTTTGGAAAAAACTGTTTCAAGACATAGTTGATCAGAAGAAATCTAACGATCCTTATCAATTACTTTATAGAATCAGTAAAGTTAAAGACTTAAATAAACTCGCTGAGTTAGTACCAAATCCTTATAATAAATTAAGATTAGAAAATTACTTCTCAAAAGACATTTTAGATATTAGATGGTTACCAAGAAAAGAAAAGAAAAAATTTCAAAACTGGAAAGTAAAATCTTAAATTAATAATCTTAGAGATTTTTCTCTGTTTTCAATTCTTAAAAAATTATCTACAAAATCTTCTGTTGACAAAAGACCATTTATCAGTATATTTATCAAGTCATTGTCAATCTTTTTAACATCAAAATTTGAGTAATCAATATTACTTGAGAATATTACTTGGTATTTTGTTCCAACACATTCAATACTAAAACAAAATTTATCATCGATTTTATCTACGGAAATAACAGATTTCTTCTCGATTCTTTTTTTCAAATGAGTCATTTAAACAAAAGGATACCTAATATTTTTATACTTAGGATTTTTGGTTTTCAAATATTGATTGAACTCCATATTTCCTCTTTCGTTGTTACAATCTTTACAACAGACTATTAGGTTTACTTGAGTATTATTACCACCATCTGAAATAGGTATAATATGATCAGAAGTGGCATTTTCTTGATTTAATATCGTTGTGCAATAAATACATTTAGGATTTCTGTGATGTTCTAAGAATTCTTTAGCAAAACCACTGGTTCGTCTTTTGACATTTTTTCCGCCCCATTTTAGGCCAACAATAACAATATTACGATGAAATTTGTATTTTCTTCTAAAAATTTCACAACTAATGTATTCTGAGTTGAATATGACAGCTAATCTAATTAGCCATTTATACTTTTTATAAAATTCAAAATCTACTGATAAGAAATGTTCGTGCTTTGATTTATAAAGATTTTTTAATATTTTAAATTCTTTCATTATGGATTAACATCCAAATTTTTTCTACTTCCATATTTTATATATATCTAAAAATAACTTTTGTTTATGTTATCAAATATTTCGAAATTTTCATGGGCTGAAATGTTTTCCAACGACAACGGTAAAACATCAGCAACTGCTTTTAGTGGATGGCTTATTTGTGTTATTGGTTCTATCTGTTTTTTACTTGGGTGTATAGATAAAATGTGGCTTTCACATTCAGTAGACATCATCACTCAATCAATTGTATTTGTTACTATTGGCGCAGCTTTACTTGGCATCAGAAAAGTCGCAACTAATAAAACTACTTCAACTCCTACACAAGAAACTCTTACACAAGAACCTCCTATTGAACAGATCAACTCTTAAAAACAAAAAACCTCTCAAATTTGAGAGGTTTTTTTATATCCTAATATTAAATCAATTATTTTCTTCTTTTGTTTCTTTTAGATTCCATTACAGCTTCTTTCTCAACAACATCAGACTTTAGAAAATCTAAAACTTCTTCCATTGAATCAAATTTCTTTTTGTCAACATGAAAAGATTCTGTTTCTGAAAAATAGTTAATTTTATGACCTTCATAGTTAATCTCATTATTAACTACTTCAGCTCCTAAAGCATCTGCTAGCTGTTTCATCAAAACAGTACCCTCATACTGACTACCTTCTTCTTCTTCGTATTCATTAGAAGAGTCAACAATGTTACTTGGGTCTTTTTCTTCCATTTCTTCAGTAGCTTGTAGACCAGCCTCTAATTCTGTGGATTCAACTGGAGCTTCGATTGGCTCATTTGACTCGTTGATTTTACTTACGAAGTCACTATAATTTTTAACTATTTTCATAGAACTTTAATTGATTTTTTATTATATATTAATTTTATCCAACGGTTTTTTCATCTTCTATCGTATTTACGACATATTCTAAAAAATTGTCCAACTCATATTCTAAACCGTTACAATACTCTAATATATCATATCCTTCTCTTTCAAAATAAGGAATCAATTGTTCACCGACCTTCAAAATATAACCTTCTAATTCACCACTAAGTCTCTTATTATTTCCAAATTCTAAGTCTGGTACTGTTATAGTTCCATAATAGTATTTTTCTTCACCGAAATCTTCTATACTCTTTAATTTAAAAGTAAAATACTTATCAGTAAATGTTTGTTGTTTCATTAAAGTCAAAATTCTATTCATCTCAACTTTATTATCCCAAGCTTTCAAGAAATCTTTTTCTAAATTATCCAACGAGTCAAAACCAGACCTATTAATCTTATCTAAGATCTCATCCAAAACCTCATTATAAAAGGTCCAATTCTCATATGTTTTTAGATATAACATTATAAATCATAGTCGTTTGGATTATATATACAAAATTAAAAGTCAAAAAAATCATCTTCTAAATCTGTAGAACTCTTAGATGTAGTAACAGTTTTGTCATCAAATAACAATTCAAATTCATCTTTTTCTAAAATCGTTTCAATCTTATTTTCTCTTTTAATCGATGTAAATAACTTATCTTGTTTTGATTTGAAATCTGGATTTGTATCGTATCTATGAGCAAAATCATTAAACATAGAACTCGACATTTGTGCTAATTTGAAAGCACCTTTGTTCATTTTTTTACTCTCTAAATATGAAATGTAAATAGGATATAATTCGTCATCCTTTATGGCCATCAGTTAAAACATATAATTTTAAAGAAGAACCTCAGTTCTATCTCTAAGATTATATATCTTAATTGGTCTTGTCTCAGCCACCCAATCTACTTTATAATATTGAAGTTTTGACCAATCTCTGATCTTTGTTTTTACTTGAACAGTCTTATAACCAATATCATCTCTAAAAACAATCATATCAGTACCAAAAATCATATCAATGAAATCACCATTACCACCAGAATACACTATTTGAAAATCTTTTGAAACTAAAAGTTTCATTACTTCTTCTTCTGCTCTTTCTCCAATATCAGTAAATTGTTTACTGAATTTCGTGAATTTTCTAAAATCCTCTAATCCATCACCATTAGTCACAAAGTAAAAAATAATTAACTTTTTCAAATAAGGCTTTATAGATTCTAATCCAGTTTTAGGATCCTTAACAACAGAATCATATATTGATTTACCTTTTTCAAAATTTTTCTGAATACCTCTCATTATTAATTCAGTCAGTAAATCAGCTAAATCACTCATATTAGTATTTAACTTATTTACATAATCCCACTCACCACTCTCATTACGAACAATACTCTTAGATTCAATTCCGCCAAATTTAAACAATCTACTCTCAATGTAAGAATTATCCATAGATGTCTTTCTAAGAACTTCTAGACCAGAATAAAATTTAGAAATCTCTTCATTGGTCAAAGGACTTTCATAAGACTGTTCTTCGAAAATCTCATCAATTATCTTCATCATACCAAGACCAGATGACATATATAGCCAATCTTTTAAAGTATTTATTCTATCAAATAAGATATTTCTGTCTGGTATCTCTGGTGAGTCAAATATAGAGATATTATATTCAGTTATGTATTCAGTAAATCTTTTCATGATGGTATATATTAAAACCCACCACTAAAAATGTCCATTATAACAGTAAGCCTTTTAGATATTTCCGGCAGTCCAAGAGGCGCAATAATCGAATTAATTGGACTCAATATACACTTTTCAAATTGAGTATCTAAGTCAATCTCAGGTGCCATCTCAATAGGATATGATCCTCTAATGTAAGCAAAAGTATCATTCATTGATTTATCTTTGACATAGTAATACTTGATCTTAGTTCCAGATTTGATAAACTCATACTTAGATTGTAAAGATTTATTTCTATGTAGTAAGAAGTTATAATAAGCAGAAGCTTTAACAGCAAAGTGAGCTCCACTAACAAACTCTAATTTGTCCTTATCATTCAAACACTTATCATCATAATTTGAACAAGAAGATTGCATACAGATCTCATCTATTCGATCTGGTACACACAAGTCAAACTCTTTTCTTAAATTCTTTACTAACTTTAGTAACTCCTTAATGTTAAATGTATCTGGGTGTTCAAACAAATATTTAACAATACCAACAATCTTATCTCTTGCAAAAAGAGGAGTAGATGATCTCACAAGTTCAACTCCCTTAGGATACATATAAGTCAATCTATCATAAGGAATTCCATCTTCATAAACAATATGTTGAATATACTTCTTTTTAGCAATGTTTATAATTGATTCAGAAATACGCTCTAACTCAAAATCTTGTTTGTTTTCAACACCATACTCAGCAGCATGTTCATCTAAACATTTTTTGAAATATCCAGCATATCTATTCTTATCTAATGCATGAATAAACTCTAATTCTGTTTTGTATGCATGTTTCCATTCACAATGATCCATCGCTGGCTTAAATGATACAAAAAGTGAATCAGTATCAGCATATATAGAAACTTGCTCATCTCTTTCAATTGGAGTAACATTTTTGAGATTCATTTTTTCATGCAACTCAGTATCTAAATGCCATTGATTATACCAATAGTCTTCATTTACTTTATGCATTGTTTGCGTCAGGTTTCTACCTTCAGCTGTTATGGTTCCAGCAACATGGTTATTAAATAAAATAAAATAGGGTGTTGCGAATGCACCGTAACTACCATTTAACACTAACTTCAAAGCTTTTTTTCACCCCCTCTGAAAATAATCAGAGGGGGTTATCTAGCGAGCTGAAGAGCGTTGAAATAATCAACTTCCTTCTTCAGCTCGTTTGCTTGTTTTTTTAGTGACTCGATCTTTTCTAATCTTTCTTCTCTAGTCATTAATTTTTATTTTTTGTAAATTTGTTCTAAACAGAACTAATGGTATTTAATATATTAACTTAAATAACATGACTTATATGTTTAAAGAAGAAGAAGTTTTAGTTAAGATCAATGCTCGTAATGTCAATTACTATAAAGAAAAAGGATATGATGTATCTATATCTGGGTTCACTGACTCAAAAGATTTTTTAGTAAAAACATTGGATATACCCAAAGGTTCACATTTGAAAATAATCGCAATCTGTGAATTGTGTCAGTGTGAAAAAAATATATCGATTGAGAAATATTATACAAATAAAGAAAGAAATAATAAAGGATATTATTCATGTTTTAGTTGTAAGACAGTAGAAAAAGAAAAAACTTGCTTGAATAAGTATGGTGTAAAATCATACTCACAAACAAGTGAGTTCAAAGAGTCTGAAAGTAAAAAGTGGAAAGGAATACAGAAAGGTTCAGAAAAAGGTAAAAAAACTAATTTAGAAAGATATGGATTTGAATCTTTTTTTCAAACAGAAAAGATGAGAGAAATGAATAGAAGTTGGATGTCATCTGATGAGTTTAGATCAAAATCAAAACAAACAATATTAGAAAAATATGGAGTTGATAGTTTTTCAAAAACATCCAATTTTAGAAACATAATTAATGAAAACAAAGAACAGATAGTAGAAAAAATAAAACAAGTTTTTTTGGACAAGTATGGTGTTAATTGGCCATCTAAAGTAAAAGATATTGTCGATAAGTCCTTAAAAACTAGAGAGGAAAATGGTGATATCATACCACCTGAAAATTTAAGTGATTTTCAAAAATACCGAAAATTAGTTAGGAAAATTACCAATAGAAATAAGAAAAAACTTTTTGAGGACTGGCTTGGATTTGACTATTATGATAACGAGTTTATTAAAGGTAATTTTTCACTATCATCATCACACAGACTATATCCAACAATTGATCATAAAATATCGATACATTACGGATTTACAAATAAAATATCAGCCTCTGAGATAGGCCATTTAGACAATTTATGTATAACAAAAAGAAGAATTAACTCAACGAAGAGACAGTTAATAGAAGAAGTATTTAACTCATAGTTCTACTTAGTAGATGATTAAATACCAGTATAATTAGTTGGACTCATACTTTTTAATTCTTTTTTTATGAGTTCTGGTATTTCTAATTGGTCGATAAATTGGTTGATTACTTCTTGGTCTATTTCTTTTCCTCTAGCAAGTTCTTTAAGTTTTTCGTAGGGTTCTTGTACTTTTTCTCTTCTTAAAACAGTTTGGATTCCTTCGGTTACAACAGACCAATTATTTTCTAAATCTTCTGTTATTACTTCTTCATTTAATACAAGTTTATCTATTCCTTTTTTAATTGAGTCTATACTTATTGTAATGTGCGCAATTGGAACCCCGATATTTCTGAGTACAGTTGAATCTGTTAAATCTCTTTGTAGTCTTGAGATTGGTAGTTTTTCTGATAGATGAGTTAGTATAGCATTTGCCATTCCTAAATTTCCTTCTGCATTTTCGAAGTCGATTGGATTTACTTTGTGTGGCATTGCTGAAGAACCGGTTTCATTTGGATTCGTTTTTTGATTGAAATAGTTCATAGAAATGTATTGCCAAATATCTCTACAAAAATCAATTAGAATTACATTGATTCTTCTTAGGTTGTCGAACAAAACAGCAAGTGAATCATAATGATCAATTTGAGTAGTATATTGAGACCTTTTTAATCCCATTTTTTGAGTGAAAATATTTGCAAATTCTTTCCAATCGATTTGTGGATAAGCTACATGATGGGCATTAAAGTTACCTGTTGCTCCGCCAAATTTACAAGAAAGTTCTATTTTATGTAAACTAAGAATTTGATTATCTAATCTTTCAACAAATACCATTAATTCTTTGTCCATTTTGGTTGGAGAAGCAGGTTGACCGTGTGTATGAGCAAGCATTGGTGTGTCTTTACAATTATCTGACAAAGACTTAATCTTATTATTTAGTTCGGTTATATCTTTGATATAAGTATTTAGCCAATTAAGAAGTTGTAAAGGAATTGCTGTGTTATTAATATCTTGTGATGTTAGACCAAAATGAACAAACTCTTTGAATTCAGATAGGTTAAGTTTTTCTAATTTTGTTTTGATAAAATACTCGACTGCTTTTACATCGTGATTGGTCTTTTTTTCGATTTCTTTTATCTCATTAGCATCGGCTTCACTAAAGTCATAGTAAATACTCATAAGATCATTAGCATTAGGTATGTTAAGATTTATGGCATTATTTAGTTCAATTAAATATTTGACTTCAACATATACTCTATATTTAATAAGAGCGAATTCCGAAAAGAATTCTGATAGTTTTTGAGTTTTGTTGTGATATCTACCATCAATTGGACTTACTGAGGTTAAGGGTGTTAATTTATTCATCGTCTGCGGTAAAGTCTTGTTCAAAGCTGAGCATCAAATTTGAGTTTTCGTCTTTGACTAAAATAAAGGTTTCGAAAATACTGAAATAAATGTTGTCATTTTGATCATTAATATTTGATAAATATTTTTTACCAAAAATTAATTGTGTGTTTTTAGCATCAACTTCATCAACTATAAGTTCCCATTTTGATAGTTCATTCATAGTTACTTTATTATCAGTTACATTAATATTAACAATTCTTTCTTCGTTGTTAATACCACAAAGTTTCTTAACATCTGCGAAATCTTCTTTAGAAATTTTGAATGACCACTTTGATAATTTTGGATTTAGTCTTGTTTCTAAAAATTGTGGATTTAGATCACGGATTTTGTGTTGTTCTCCACCAACAATAGTGATTTTCAGTTTGTTATTTGTAAACTGTGCTGCTCTAACATGCATAGTATCTTCTGAGTCTGGACTTGGTTTGAATACTAAATCTAGTTTAATAGTCGAGTTAGTGTTAAATAAAGCTAAGTTCTTAGCAAATTTTGTAGCAGAAGTGATGATTAAATCGAAAGTAGTATCTTGTTTGAAACCTTCAATATAGTCATCTGTCTTCAAGAGATAAGTTTTAAGTGCTAAAACACTAACATCGTTAGATATCATTGAATAGAGTAGAATATTAGAACTTGTGATTTTAATTTTAACACAGTCTTCAATATTAGTGAGGTCTTTGAATTTTTGTAGAAAGTCACTAAAGTTATTTTGATTAAATTTTAATGCTAATTTATTTGCCATAAAATGTATATTAAAAAGCTGAAATGAAGTTTTTCAAAAAGATTTTTAGTCAAACCACTTATTGAGTATTTGATTTATTTTCTTGTCTCTCGATATTAATTCTGAATTATTCTCAAATCTATCTAAATATTCTAGCGTTTTAATTTGTCTATAGAGTGAAGAAAAGAAACAAAATCCTAATATAGAAGTTAGTCCAGCTAATGATTTTGAATTCATACTTAGACTAATAATACTTCCGGAAATTTCAATTAAAAATATTTTCAAATCAAATAGACTAACAAATAGTCCTGATATAAAACCAGATAAATAAATAGGCCAGTTTTTATTTTCGTTTGATTTGAAGTTAATAAGAAATAAAAGTAAAGTAACTAAAAATAGAGATAAAAAAATATTAGTCAAGTTTTGAATATTACCAAACAAAAGTGGAGGCAAAATCAAAAAAACAAGACTAAATATTAGATATTCTTTTTTTGTAGAACTACTCATATCTTTATTTTATCAAAATAGTCTTTGAATGTTTCGTGAGGTACTGCTACAGATATTCTTGAGTATTGTGAATTTACAGTTCTATTAAGTGAAAATTTGTTTAAAGGAACTGAAGATATTTTATTGAATAAGAGTATATCGAAATTAATATTCACGATTGCAAAGGGACCTGTTGGTAGTGTTGGATATTCATCAAAAAGAAATCCTCTATCTTTTAGATATTGAATATTCTTTTTAATACTCATTTGTGTTTGTAATTTGTAATTATCTAATGATAATTTTCCATTGTCTGTTGTGAGTAATCGAGTTATTATTTGTTGTGGTATGGTTGAAATAGAGTTATACTTATATAAAGATCTAATCTTCATTGAGTTATATAATTCTTGATTTTTTGTTGCTATGTAGCCGATTCTTAATCCAGATAATCCCATAGATTTAGAAAAAGAAGATAATACGATTACATTATCATAAAATAATTCGTGGATAGGATTAGTCAAATCGTTGAAAAGATAGTAATATGGTAGATCTAAAATAACTGTAATATTATTTTCCTTTGTGTGATCTAAGAATTTTTTTAGTTCTTCGAAGTCTGGTGCCCATCCTGTTGGATTAGAAGGATAACACAACATTACAACCCCTGAGAAGCCATTTATTGGATCAAAGGCTTTAAAATTTGATATGTTGAAGTCATCGAATTCTTGCGTGTTTTTACCATGAATTTTAAGAATTTTGTTCCAAGATCCCCAGTGGTATTTTGGTATCCAGAAGTTTTCTTCAGATAACGAATTAATTACTAAGTCGAGTGTTGCCATACCACCTGGTACAGTCATCACATAGTGGTCTTTTAACTGAAATTTATCTTTAATAACTTCTACTAATTTAGTATCTCCATCATTCCCACCGTATTGTTGAACTGTTTTTTGATTGTAGTCAAAGTCACTCATAAAAGAATTTAAGTCGATCATATCGACATCCATAACACCACGATGAAGTTTCAAATAAGTCTCTCCTGTTGTTTTTTCGAGGTAAGAAGTTCTTTCTCCTATTTCGACGATTGATGAATAGGTAACTGGTGAATGGTTTACTTTCATATAAATTCTTTAAGTGTTTTTCTTAGTATTGATTCGATTTCTCTAGCTTTTTTTCTATTAGTTTTAATGTCTAATTGTATTCTAAAGTTTTTAATCTGAAGATCTTCTTCATCAGATACTTCAATAATCTCAATATCAATTTCTTTATCATCTATAATTTCTTGGAAATTTGAAGAAGAGATGATATCATTTATTGGAATTGTAAATTCTAATCCTTCTACACTAACTTGATGTTCTTTATCAATTTTGATAGTTTCTCCTTTATTAAGGATTTTTTTCCCAAAGAAAACTACATCTTCTAAAACTAAAAATTCTCTCATAATTATCTTCCTAAATAGTTCATTAATTCTATAATATTTTTAATTGTATATCCTAAACTTTCTAAGTTTTTGGATGAGCTTCTTAAAAATTCAATATAGTTTTCTATTAATTGTATATTTCTGTCATTTTCAGAAATGTGTGCATCAATTAGTAGTCCTTTTTCACCAAGATTGGTTTTAAGTCCAAATCCGGTTGCATAGAAAACAAACTTATCTTGTTTTAGTTTTTTAATTTTTACTTCTTCTTTTGATCTCTTATTTAAGAAGAAAGAAATTTGTTCATTTATGACTTGTCGATAGCTAAGTGCTAAAGATTGAACTTCCATAATTTTTTGAGAGTTTTCTAAAGTAAAGTTATTTTTAATCACATCAAATAATGGCGTAATATTTTTACTCCATTCTTCTCTCTTTTGATTAAAAAAGTCTTCTAGTTTATCATTTGTTTCTTTTGCTTTTTCGATTCTGATTCTTTCTTCGTCTGTATAGAGATTCATATTAAAAATTAAATATTTGTATTTATATATACCAGAAATAATCTTGTTTAAGAGAATGGATATTAAATTTGAAATCGAAAAGGCTCAAAAAATTGAAATTCTCAATGATAATGATTTACAAAGTGTAAAAGAATTATACTTTTCTAAGGATGGTATTTTACCAAAAATTTATAATTTTGCTACTACGAAAAAAGGAGAAGAGTCTTCACTTATTTTATCGGATTTAAATAAAATCAGAAGTATAATTACCAAAAAAATAAGTGATTATACTAGCTAATAACACTAACTACTTCAGGATAATACTCACAAGCTTCTGGATTTTTGCCTTCATAGTTAATAACTGATAATGCATATCTCATGGCATTTAATCTACCAATTCTTTTATCGTTTGAATTGATTATTGTCCAAGGAGCTTTTTTAGTTGATGTTTTTTCAAACATCTGATTTTTGTACATTGTAATAATATTCCACTTTCCGATTACTTTTTCATCGTTTGGTGAAAACTTCCAGAATTTAATAGGTGATGTTTTTCTTAATTCAAATCTTTGAATTTGTTTTTCTTGTGTTATAGAAAACCAAAACTTAATTAAAGTAATTCCTTGATTAACTAATCCAGCTTCCCACTTATTAACATTTTCCATGAAATCTCTATACTGTTCTTCAGTACAATATCCCATAGCTGGTTCAACTACAGCTCTGTTATACCAAGAACGATCAAAGAAAACAATTTCACCAGGTTTAGGTAATTCTTTTTCGTATCTCGCAAACCAATTATTCTTTTCTTCTTCAGTTGGCATTCCAAGAGCAACAATTCTGAATATTCTTGGATTCAAAACTTCTGTGAATCTTTTTATAGTAGAACCTTTACCAGCTGAATCTCTACCTTCAAAAACTATTGCAATTCTTTGATTTGTATTTTTAACCCATTCTTGTAGTTTAACTAGTTCAATTTGAATTTGGTATTTTTCATCTTCGTATTGTCTTCTTGTTAGAATAGATTTTTCACCTTCCATTCTGTCAATGTGTTCTTCTTCTGGTGATAAACCTTCAGCTTTTTCAATGTATTCATCAACTCTATCGATTAATGACTCATAGTAGATTTCGAATTCTGCTGAAATCATTTTTTTGGTCCTTTTTCCTTTTAAATCGAGTAGTTGGTGTATTTTTCTTAAAAAAGTTTCTGTATTAAAAAAAGTAACTATTTCTTTAGTGAATTCTTTTTCTAGTTCACTTAAAATCATTTCAATATCGATATTGTCAAAATCTTTATAGATTACTTCGCCTTTTTCTGTAGAAATATTTTCTAATATAAAATCACGATAAGTGTTCAATCTCATCACAAATTGATTTTCGATATCTTGAAGTTCTTCTACTGGTAGTTCGAATTCTAATTCTTCGTTTAGAAATGTATTAAATGGTTTGAGTTTCATATAATTATATATTAAATTTTTGAGTCAAATATATAAACATCAAAAGTAGTATTACCTTTGACTTTTTTAATCTTTTTAAGTACATCGCCTGATATTGAATCCAAAACTTTAAATACTCCAATATTCGTTCCTTTTTCATCTAATATCTTAACTGTATTTCCTGGTTGACCGAGTGCACCAAGCATTGCTACATATTTGTTTCCATAAATACTTTTTAAGAAAGAAACTCTAATATTTGCAACATCCTTAATATTATTTACATAAGGATTGTCTAATGGATTATTTAAATCTAAGATTGTATCAGTTGCTTTAGCTTTAACTGTGACGAATTTTCTGGTTTCTTCTCCTAAGGTTATATCTTCTTTATTTTGAATTTCTTGTGATTTAATTAAAGCTTGTTGATTTTTTCTTATTTCGTTAAAATCAGCTCTTGCTAAAATTCCACCTCTCATTCCTTTGTCATTCATATTATATCCTGATGGTGGAAGTCTATAGAAAGAACCTGTAAATGTAACTGATAAAAGTCTATCGAATCTAAATAGCCTCCAAATTTTATTAATATGTCTATTTCCTGATACAGACCATCCATTTAAGTGGTATCCTCTTATTAAAAATTTCCCTTTAGATGATTTACCGATAACCATTGGATAAATCACTCTTTCTGATCCCATAAATCTTTTATCTTTTTCCCCTTTATAATTGATAAGAAAAACCATTCCATATTTAATAGCCTTCATAATGAGTTCTTGTGTGGGTTTTAGTGGCTCATTAACTGGTATATCCGCTATATTTTTAATATTTTTTAATTGAAATCTAGGAACATAGGAATTATCCTCTTTTAGGTTATAATTCTCTTTAATTACAAACTCAATTGGCTTGGTGTTAAAATAATTTTTTACTTGACTTATGTTCATTATATTTAAATATCTTTTTAGATTTTATAAGTGAAAGTAAATTATTGATTTTCACATTTTTATTATCATGTATTACGTGAAGAATATTTTTATATATTTTGTTATCTTTTTCACTTTTTATTTCTTTATCCATTAGTATCAAATATTGTCCAAAATTATTTTCAATTTTTGATTGAAAATAATCAATTTTTGGATGAGATTTATATCTCCATAGATATCCTGCAGTTTGAAACCTTTCTCCCATACAAACTTGATTTATTTTAGATAGACTAATTTTATTATACATTGATGCTTCTGTTAAGGATTTATATTCTGTTTGATTATTTAAATAATCAATTCTTGTAACAGGATACTGTTTTTTGTTTCTTATTCTTTCTTCAAATTTATCTTCTTTATATAAAAATATAAATTTATTTTTCCATATTTTTATATCACCATTGCATATTTGACTAATAGTCTGTGGATGAGTATTATTCATCTCACCAGCCTCCTTTACTGATTTGTATTCTTCTATAAAATTACCATCTATATCATATTTAACCACTGGTCTATTTAACTTTTCTATGTAATCATTTTTGTGTTTATATCCAATAAAAGTTTCACCACCCTTGGTATAATTTGTTAAAGGACCTGTTTTATCCACAATTCTACCTATTTCTCTTATTAGTTTTATTTCTATTTCTATAGCCTCTTCATTTGTGAGGTTATTTTGGATTTTTCTTATAATTGGTTCTATTCCTGCCTTTTGTATTTTTAATATCTTATTATTCTTTAGTGGATTCCATTCTTTAATTTTAAGATGTCTGAGATATCTTGATTTTTTGCCTTTACCAATATAAAATGGTTCATATTCTAATTTGTATCCATCATAGTTATATTGTCCTGGTTTTCTTGGATCCATATAGACATAGATATAATATTCATTCATAAAACTATATATTAAAAGTAAAGGTCACAAAGTGATTATCTTTTTCACCTTTGTAATTGATAGGAAAAACCATTCTATACATGATGGCTTTAGTTATAAAAATCTCTAACTTGTTTGATATTCATACTTAGAGTATATATAAAAAAAGTCAGACACATTTCTGAATCTGACTTTTAATTGAGCCCAACTGGATCTACCGGTTGTCCACCAATCTATTTTAAGTAAATAGATAAACTATTTCTTTCTAAAAATTCTTAAATATGTATCACTATCATTCCAGACAGAAAGTGGTTTTTTACTTGGTTCTATTTCTTCGTAAGTCTCAAAAGACATATTCTTTACATATTCGGCACCAACATTTACTGGTTGAAAATCACAGTCATCAATAAATATTATACCATTTTGAATCATGAACTTTTGACAAAGTTCCCAATCATTAACAACTGCTTCTGGTGTATGTAATCCATCGATAAATGTAAACGCTAATTTTAAATCAAAAACTGAATCTAAAAATTCTCTTGCTTCAAAGCTTTCTGATCCGGTTCTACAATGAAATACATTATCTAAGTGTTTAGTGTTATTGATGAAGATGTCATATTTGCTTGGTACACCTTGTTGTCTACCATCCCATGGATCAATTACAAAAACTCTCTTAAAGAATCTAGATAAATATTGGGTTGTTAATCCATCTAAAGCGCCAATCTCCAAACAGTCTAATTCGCTAAAAGTATCAAAGTATTTGTCTGACCACCTGACAGTATGTTCTGTAGTTTCAATCATATTAAAGTATTTTTTATTTTTATATTAAAAAAATTTATAGAGTTTAATATATAATGAATGAAAATAATTAAAAAATTTGAAGCTTGGGCAGGATATCCAATACCGACTACTTCATTAGACAATGAATTAGAATACAAAAAGTGTAAAGATTGTGATTCGGTTTATCAAGTTTATAAGCCTAAGTCAATAAATTGTAAATATTGTGGATCAAAAGATTTATTAATGTTGAGTGAAGATGAGTTTTACAATGAACTAAAAAATAATATAGATCCAAAAGAGTACGAACTAGCTCTAAAACACAGAAGCAAGATCGCTAATACATTTATTGATTTATCTAAAGAAGAAGATGATTTTATTAATTAATATATACAAATATGAGGAAAATTACAAATAGAGAAGAAGCTAATCAATACTACAAGCAAATAAATGAAGTAATTGATGAGTATATCAAGGATTGGAAGATTAGACCTACTGAAGTATATCACTATTTCAAAAGAAATATGAATAGTTTTTTAGAAGAGATAGGGTTATCTGACGTGATTGGTATACATAAAGTAGTTGAAGATGTTTTAACTCATAAGAGAAACATAGAATTAGATGCCGTTTTGACCTTTGAGAGTTTCAATTCATTGGATAAATTAGAATACGAGAAGGTTTTAGGTGACTTTTTTCAAGTAGGTTTAGGACATATAGACATAGTTGATTCTAATAATAATATTTTTAGGGTGAAAGACTTTGGTGAAAGTAAATTTGTTGCTTGTTATAGTAAATCAGACATTTTAGACATTACCGAAGAAGTTGTTAATGAACTGATGGAGATTGCAGTTTCAAGAATGGTTTCTATTCCCACAGAAGAAATGTCGGTCAAATTCTTTATTGAAGACATAGTAGATAAGGATAAACTCCGAAATAAATTGATGAGTGAAGTTAAAACTGATATATTCAAACTTCTTGAGTACAGAATAAAGAAAAATGAGTCTATTCCTTTAAGTTCGAAGATTATTAAAAGAGAGGATTTAGGCAATTATCTCGTATTCTACTTCTGTTAGTTGGTTGGTCTTTCCTGTTATTTATTCAACATCATGATATCTTCTACTATTATTTTTTGTGTTTTAATCTGTTCCTTTTTTTTTTAATCGGAGTTTTAAATTTTAATATATACTTTTAAAATTAATAGTATTTATGCCATCTATAGGTTTACCGGGTTCTGCAACATATGCTGTGACTTTGACAGGTATTGAGGAAATGCTTTCGGCCTTACCCGATAATAATGCTAATGAGATTGCAGCTCGTGATGTTCGAGATGTAGTCTATACTTTATATGATGAGATTGTAGGTTTAAGTAATTCTGTGTCGAATTTTGATATTACTTATACTAATACAGAACCTTCGTCTGCTGCGGTTGGTGGTATTACTCAAGGTGTTGCTTTTGTAAATCGTACTATACAACAAATGTTTGATGATATGTTTTACCCTTATGTTCCACCAGTTACTGTTTTTTCTGTATCTCCTTCGATCATTGAATTTGGTGATAGTGTAACTAGAGTTAGTTCTAACTGGACAATTCAGGCAAAAAAGAATAATATAGTAACCGCAATTATTACTAGACCTTTTAATGTACCTACTACTGAAACAGTTGTTACTCCTTTAGCAAATACTACAGCTACTGCAATTTTGACAAATGGTATTCCACAATTGAATACTACTACGACTTTTCAATTTGATGTTAATGATGGTTCGCAAACTATAAATAAATCTGCTAACATAACTTGGGGTTCCAAAAAGTACTATGGTACAATTGATTTGTTTACCCTAACAGGGTATGACGGTTTTGTTTTAACACCAAAACTAAATTTAACATTGTATCCACTTATATCTAACGCAGGTATATCTGCCTCAGTTAATTCTGTTATTACTAATACTTCGATTTTGAATTTAGAATATAACACATTATCTTCTGGGCCAGCTCTTGCAGAGACTAACATCCCAACTTTGAACAATACTTTCATGATGTTTGCTTGGCCAACTACTGCACAGAACATAAACTTCTTTGTTGGTGCAGGTTCTCAGTTACCAGATACAGCTTTCACAAAAGTAAGATCTAATTGGAGTGGTATGACTAATTCATTTGGATATGACGGTACGAATTACGATGTATGGGTTTCGAATATCTCTTACCCTAGCGCAACAAAAATAAGAATTACAGTAGGATAATATGGCACAAAACATAGGTACATTAGTAGGTTCAGCAATAAGACCAATTTATGATGATTTAGCTATTGCTTCGGCATATAGTAATGAATTAAAAGGTGGTCATCATGTTTATGCAACACATGCAGAAATGGAACTAATTATTGAACCAAGAAGAGATTGGGGAATGTTGGTTACTGTCTATAATGATAATATTGACTCTTCTAAAAATAAGACTTATGTATTAAAGTATAATTACGATGATCTCAACATCATGAACAACAACAACTGGATTCCTTATAGTCCATCTGTTGAACCCTTAAACAAAGAATGGATTGATTCTGTTTCAAGCATAGATAGTATTCCTCCTGTGTCACCTGCTGATGGATTAAGAATTTTAATCAGTAACAATCCAACTGGTGTTTTTGCGACTTATGAAAATCAATTAGCTATTTATAATGCTGCTACAACTACTTGGAAGTTTTATGTCCCAACTAATGGTTGGACTGTTCGTGTAGATAGTATACCAAATTCAATTTTTAAGTTTGACGGATCAAATTGGAAAAGAGAGTTCGTAAACTCAGTCAGATATTTACAGGCTACTAGTCCTAATGATTTAGATTATGTAGTCTTATCAGCCTCCGCATCTGCTGGAACAGGTGATTTGGACTGGAAAAATTCAAACATTGTACCAGTAGATTCCTACAGCTATAGTGTTTATTATATCACTTTTGGAAGTACAAATTCAGGCACAACTACTTTACAGATCGATAATTTGTCAACTACTTCTGTTAAGAAATTTGAAAATGGAGTATTGGTAGATTTAGCTTCTGGTGATTTAATTCCAGGTATATCTTATCAAGTTCTGTGGAACAGTGTAAGTAATGTTTTTCAAACTTCACCACCTGCTCAGACGGTCACTACTATTGGACCAGCTCCGGATGGTTCTTATACGGATGGGCTTTATCCTTTTACACCTACGACACCAATTGGGACAGCAGTGGATAATTTTAATGAAGTGTTAAAAGCTTTAGTACCACCTTCTGCCCCTGATCTACAGAATTGGGACTTAAATCCTACAACTAGATTTACAAATGGTGGTCTTTCATTTGACAATACAACTTCTGGTTATTCTTCAGCTACTCAGTCACCGACTCCAGTTGCTATCAAAGGACAATTTAATCCTTTATCTGTCAATAAAGATACACCTAACAACCCAAGTAACTTTCAAAGAATGGGAATTACTTCCAGAGTTACTCAACCAAGAACAACAGCTTTCTATTCAGCCGACATTACGGGTGAATTCAATTCAGTTGTCACGTCTACAAATCCAACTAGTATCACAACACCAACAGTTGCATATGCAGTAAAAAGTTTTGGTAACGGTATGACTGGAACGATGTCTTTTTTAGTGAACGGTGTGACTGTATCTTCTGTTGACTTAACCAATTCTGGTGCGATAGATACTACAGTATTTAACTCAGTTTCTGGAGGAACATCTGGGTTTGTTCTTAGTGCTGCTACTTCTTCGAAATTTCCAGGAGGTGCTGCATTTGAGACATTTATGAATAGAACTGGTAGTTATAGACTAAAAAGAGAGAGTAATTATATAGTAGAAGGGTATAATTATTTAGTAGTTAGACACGACATTACGCCATCCTCTTCGATAGTACTTGCTAGAAAGGAGTTTGTTGCAGATTCTTCAACTGCTGAGATTGCTGCAACTGTAGTGACACCGAGACTGACTAGTACTGTCGGTAACACTAAGAAATTTTTATCTGGAATTGAATATTATAATACGAACTTTAGTTGGAAGTATGAATCAACACTTTCTAATGTTTTTTCTAATACTTACAACACTGACACGGATGCTTTGATATTCGAAGATGTATCGGATAGCACAGTGAATAACCTAACAGGATATCTAACCACATCGAGTGGATTGGGTATTTCTTCACCAACGATTACAAATAATTCTTTAGACACTAGTTTTCTTGTTACGCCTAATTCAACTTTACCAATTAGTATGACCTTTTCTTTACTCGCTTCTAAGAGAAGAATTAATGAGTCTCTTAAATTCAGAGTAAAAGTTAAAAAAACAGTACAAGGAACATTTATAGGTGCAACAGTTTCAAGTGATGGATTGATAAGTAAAGATAATTGGTTTGTAGACACTTATCCCAACAGCTCTACTGCTACTAATGAGCCTTTTCAAGATGAGAATTATAGACTTCAAAATGGTTCTTCGAAATACGGAGCTACTTTTGATATACATAATGTGACTAGTGGTAATCCATTTCCTGCTTCTGCTTGGAACTCGACATTAAGTCTGTTTAATGGATCTAATCAGACTAATGGTTTGATTGTGATAAACGATTCTTTGATGTATCCAAGAAATAATTCTAATTGGGATTTCTCCTTACCAGGGAATTCAACAACAAATCTTAATTTTGGTATTTCCGATAGAAACTATCAGAACTGTGATTCAGTATCTTCTGGATTTCCAGCGGTAAGTGGTAATTCAAATTATAGAACTTTCACTAGGTGGACATACTGGGGCACTGGTTCTAAAAAAACATTTGTTATGAATGTTACTTTCGAAGGGGTAACTTGGGTGAATTCAAATGTTCCTTTAACAGGTAACCAGTGCTGGTTCGAAGTTAAACTTCCTTTTAAAACAGGATCAACAATACCGGGAGGAACGTCTATTGAATCATCTGGTTCAACTACTGGTTGGATGGATGCGACAAAAGCATTCAATCCAACTCTATTCGGAGATGGTGCTGGGTGTTTTGATGCCTCGGGTTCGGCAGCAAATGCTCCTAATACATCTGGAGTAAACTGGGCTATTAACTTTGGTTCTAGAGGTACAATAACATCAGGTGGTTATCTGTTGTGGAGAATCACTATGGGGCCAAATAATTCTGGAAGAATTAATCAAGTTAATATAACTTAATGAAGATATATAATAAAAATATTTAGAAAGTAATATGGCAATAAGCCCCTCAACTCAAGGACAAATAGCATTTAAGAATCTTTTAGGTAAGTCACAAACCAATGCACTTTACGGATTGTTGAATGAGGCGAATGGTATAGCATTTGATATATTATCGAAAAATGTATGGTTAGATACGATTCCAACATCTTCTGCAACAGCAATTCAACAAGGAGTTACTTTAACTGTGTACGCTACACTTGATCCAATTCTTGATTCAAATGGTCGAGCATTTTTTACAAGGTGGCCATCAACCGTTCCAACAGGTACTGATTTGAAGACCGGATTACCTTTTGAATACAATAAAGGATCTTTATTGGGAATCAATGCAAATGACAGGATCACGAGTGTTATTCCTGATTCGATAAATTTAGACTATTTAGTTAAACCTTATAGCTCATTCACATCCGATACGGTGAACACCGAAATCCCAGCTCTAGACATTAGGGACTGGGTTTATCAATATAACTCAGGTATTTTTTATCAAGACAACACCTCTGCTACTTATCCTGCTCCGGTCAGAATTAGAGTTTATCCTTATATAGGTTCAAAACTTACGAATTTATCTACTCAAGAGAACATTAGAATTTCTGCATTTGGTACTAACAGTTATCAAGCAACTTATAGTACTCCCACAATCGCTACTTATTCAAGTAACTATTTATATTTAGTTGATTTCAAGAATTCTAACACTACTGGTGATGTCACATTAAACGTAAATGGCATCGGTACAGTTTCTATTTATCAATATGGGCCAACTGGTTTAGGTAATCTTTTACCAGGTGATATAACTGGTGCTACTGGTCCAAATGGTGCTACCGCTGGTCCTCTTTATTATCTAACATATAATTCTGGTTATTTTCAGTTCTATAAAAATAATCCAGTTCAATCAAATTCAGTTTTTACTCAGCTAACTCCAACTCAGAAACAAGTTGGTTGGGTAGATGTTAATACCAGATTCGATAATGTAAACTTACAAGAAGTTTTCCAAGATATTTTATACGGTGATCGACTTGGTAGAATAGAAAGTTTCCAGTTGTACGGGACTCAAGGTGTTGTGAGTAACATTCTCGAAGTGGGGCAACCAACCGGTTTTGATACTTTCACTTTTTCATGGACGTTATCTCAACCAATTGGTGGTGATTTTTTAACATCTTCTTTCAGAATTTTAGATAAAAATGGTGACGTGGTTATTCCGGATTTTAATAACAATGTAGATGGAACTCAGATTTTTGAGGCACAACATGTTAATTTATTGTCAGGTCAGTTTTTGCAAAGCTCGCCGAATGATCAATTTTTTGATTTTGAAGCAAAGAGAAGTAATGGAACAACAATACAAAAAAGACTGACATTTGACTACTACTGGGCTGTATACTTTGGCTCAACCAGTAGTCTTGAGTTAACAAACGATGACATCTTATCATTTAGTAAGATACTAGCAACCAATTCTAACTTAGTAATGGGTGTTAATGGGTCCGGTTATAAATATATTGCTATACCAGATGATATTGATCAAATATACAGTGTTACAATAGATGGAAATGGCGGTGTAATGGTGGGTACATCAAGTACATTCAGTCATTATGGGGATGTTAGATCATTCACACATTCTGACTCAAAATTAACTGAGAATAATATTACACTTACATCTTATAATTTTGGACAAATAAGAGTTACAAACTCATATGGAGTAGGACATGATTATAATCTTTACAGAACAGAGAACTTTATTAACACAGATGTGGTCATCGAGACTTCTGGAGTGATAAATGATTTGAATCCAGTTTTGATGGGTGGTCAAGGTGAAGTTGGACCGATTGGGCCGCAGGGTCCAACAGGACCATTGGGAGGTCCAGTTGGTCCAACGGGTGCGACTGGTGTTCAAGGAGCTACTGGTCCGATTGGAAATGTGACTGATATAGGTGTTAAATTTGTTGAAGTGACTGATTTGTATACATTTTCAAGTATTGATATTAACTACATAGTATCGATGAGTCACTCAGCAAGTGCTTCAGTTGTGATTCCTTTATATTCTACTAGTCCTATAGCTACGGCATCACAAATTATGATTGTGAATTGGAGTGGAGCAACTCTATCGGTATCACCAGAGAGTGGTGTAATTTTATTAAGTGCAGACTCATCAAGAAGAATTAGAACACAATATTCAGTAGGTACAATTGTACACATGTCTCAGGATGTTTGGTTACTTACAGGAGATTTAACTAGTTAGAAATATGATAACATTTTTAAATACATCTATCTCGTCTTCAACATTTGACATAGATGCTCTTGAATTCATAAAAGTTGCAGGAGTAACCAATTCATTTCATAAAAGAGCGTTAAATGATTTGTGTGTAGAATTAAAATCAAATGGATTTTGGGATGCTAGTTATAGAATTTTCCCGATGATTTATGCCGGAACTACATCTAGTATATTATTAGAATTAAAGACTAGAACTTCTCTGATTGAGGATACTGGATATGGTAGTACAAGTGCTACATTCTCAAACACGGGTATTTATTTTAATAGTGGTGTAAACTATTATGATAGTCAAACTTGGACACCTGACTCGTCAGTAAAACCAGGTTATATTTCAGTCTGGAGTACAACTAATTTATCAACATCTGGTTTAACTTCGTCTGGATTTGGTTATATAAACTCTCAACAAAATGGTCCTTATATTTTACTCGGCACGAATTCAGTAAGTGCATCTCTTTGGAATGACTCAACTTATATACCAAATTATGGTGCTCATACATTTTCGTCTGTAGATTCTGAAGGATTTTTCATATATAGTAATCAGGACAACAATAACGACAATACTGCTTCCAATAATAATAAATATATATTTTATTTGAGTAAAAATGGCCAAATATTGGGAACACAATCAAGTAGAAGTAATATTAGTAGTGGAGGCACGAATTTTAATCTTGGATCAATTATCAATTTAAGTTTATTACCTAATCTATATACAAATGTTGCTAATTCACAAATATCTTGGTTTTCTTACGGAGGTGGTTCTAAAGAATTTGGTGGTCAGATAAATATTGAAAATCAGGAAAAGTTTTATGAAATAGTTTCTAAATTTCAAAAAGCTTTAGGAAGATAGGTTAAAGAAGTTTAAAATTTTATATATAGTGTTATGGGATTTAAAGTTAGCGGTACGGTTGAACCAGTAAGTTTAGTGGATAACTATCCAGTTATAGATCCAATGTTTGGTATTGATGGGTTGAGATGTGTCTCTTCAACATCTGAGATGTATAACCTTCCTTTGGAAAGAAGAAGAGGTGGTATGATCGTAGGTGTTCAAGATAATATTAACACAACTACGGTTTATTATAAACTAAAACCCGGTGTAACTTGGGAGATCGGTAGTGCCAGTAACTGGGATTTGTTATTTGATTTTGGTACATCCAGTGCTTTTTATGTAAAAAAGTTCATTGCAAATGAAACACTTACTGTTCCAGCAAATTATCAGTATTTAGTTTATGGTGACTTAACTATAGCTACTGGTGGTAATTTTCAGAATGGTGGTAACGCGATAATTATTAATGGTAATTTGAATTTAGTTGGAACTGGTACTTGGTCAAACATTGGTTCGGGTACTCTAGAGTTAGTATCACTAGACCAAACAGCTAAATATTCCGCTACTTTTACTATACCTAAAGATCAAGGGTTTTTTACTGTTAGTCACTTATTAAATAGTGACGACATAATTTATTCAATTAGAGATGGTAACAATATAATTTATCCAAATGTTGAAATATTAGACTCTAACAATATAGTGATAAGAACAATAGGTACTGTTAGTAATGGTAGAATTAATATAATTAAGTAAAGATGGCTCAGAATAGAATTTTTGATATATTTGATTGGAAGACAGTAACTGCTACAGTATCTATACCAGATGCCGAATTCAGTAAAATTTATCCACAAAATGACGGGTATTGGTACACACAAGATGATATTCAAAGAAAGAGAATAGCTTGGTACAATGAATTCAAAAACGGGTTTACCACAACTACTTCCACGAACAGTGTATACGGATTAGATGTTACATTGAATATCGGACCTGGTTTAACTTTTAGTACAGATGATCCATCTATAGTTTATATCAAAGGACTTACTGCTTTAGCATTTGGTGCTGGATTTACAGCAAGTCAAGTTCCATTCACAAATATAGATGGTGAATTCACATTCATAGATTTTCCAAACATTAATGGAACACTAAACAGAATTCCAAAGTTCAATTCTGGTAATTCACTAGTGGATAGCTCTATGCAAGAGGATTCAAGTAAACTAGATTTTAACATTACGTCTTTACCTACTATTGTCGCTGCTTTACCAACTGTTGGTGGTTATCGTTATTCAATGATGGGAGGGCCTATTGTTATAAATGACAAACTGTATTTAGATGACAACACTAATTTTTATATCGAGGTACCTGACAGTGATAATTTAAATATTTACACCGATAAAAATTTTTCGATTATTGAGAACACAGACTCTTATTACATACTAAGACACAGAGATGATCTTGTTTACAAAACTTTTTCAGTTTTGAATGGATTATTTGAGATTGGTTCAGCAACAGAGTCTGGTAGAGCCGGTCTTTATGCTCCATATTTAAACTCTTTTGTAATTGGTTCAACAGATAGTGGTACCTACAGTACAAATAGTTCATTTGTTTTTTTATCAAGTACGATGAGTGCTGTCAGAATATCTGATGGTACAGAAGGTAGATACAAATTTTTTGTTTCTGATGACATAGGAAGAGGTCAATGGCTCTCATTAACATCTGGTCCTGGTATCAAAGTTGATGCAATGACAATATCAATCGGTTTAAGCGGTTCTGGACTTAGCTTCAGTCAGGATGATAGTCACTTACTGTTTTTAGACTATTCAATTTTTGATTTATCTTCGTTTACTTATTCTTATAACAATGATTCTCCTGGTCCGACTTTTGGACTTTCTCCAACAGGAGTCACCGCTGGAACATACGGATCATCCACAGAAATTTTACAGCTAATCGTCAATTCAGATGGTCGTATAAGTAACATTGTGACACAATCATTCACGGCTAGCTCTGGTAATGTAGTTAGCTCACCTTATGACAAGAGGTGGTCATCACTTTTTGTTGATGTGGATGGAACTACAGCTAGTGGTTCGAGTATGTCATATACACCAATAGTAGGTAGTTATGTGAGTGTTTTTGTAAATGGTCAGGAATTCGATGTAGGGTGGGGAACTACAAACTCATCTTGTTATTTTGGAACACACTCACAAATTCCCAAAGGATTCTCCTCTTCAAACAGAATTGAAGCAGGTGACTATTTATATTGGAATCCTTCCGTTTCTGGATTTAATTTAGAAGAGAATTATAGAATTTCGGTTCATTATTTATATAATCTATGATTTTTACATGGATAGAGTTTTGATTTTTAATATATAAATCAAAATATTCTTTAGTTAATGAATTCAAGGCAATTAAATGGTAATCAAATTTTAATTGGTACTTCATCTGATGGTTTTTTCGGGAACTCACCCAATAATGTTAATGTTCCTAACATACTCTCTAGTGATACAGTACCAGATGCGATTGATAAACTAATAAGTATTATTGATCTTCTTGCTCCTGCTAAGAGCCCTAGGCTAGATACTAAATCATTGTCATTCATATCAGGAGGCCCTTACTATACTGCACGTCATGTCGCTGTTGGTCCGGCTAGTAATGCTAACTTTATTTACAACGGCGCTGCTACTTTAACACAGTCCGCTATGACTGCTTCTTTATATACTAATGTAATTTTTTCAAACAGACCAACTGTGAGAGTAAGTGACAGTACTTCTGGAACTGTTTTGGCAACATTTTCAGATGGACAAAGTGGTCAATTAGGAGCGTATATTGATAATACACTCGTTGCTTTTAGAACTTTAGATGGTACTTATCATGCTAACGGAGATGGAACATCGGTTGATGTGAATGGTTGGGATATAAATGGTACAAACATTGGTCCAAATTCACTCTTCATCACTTTTGATCAAGACCCATTCACAGTTCCACCGAACTCTGGGTTTTGGACATCTCTGAAGGCGACTATGAGTTCAACTTATAGTTTCCCGAACACAGACGGAATCGAACACTATTATCAGGTAAGACACTCTAAAACGGGGAATACTCCAGTATTTAAGTTTATATGTGATACAGGTGATTATGTTTACCCAGGTACTATACCATTCTCAGGCACACCAACATTTTCAATTGGTAAACAAAATCCATCAGTTACTAGATGGGTTTCGGGTGTACCAGGGTTAACAGTAGGAGACTATATGATTGCTTCTTATACTTTCAGTAATCTACCAGTTAGTGGTAGATATCCATTAATTTCCAGATTTTATAATCAAACAAGAATAACTAGTTTCGTTATTTCGGATGGAACTGTTGTATCAAGTAAGAACGATTTGGACACAAACGGTTTTCCGATAATAGGGGGTACGGCAGCTCCATTTGCTTTCCAACCTGACTGGGTTGTAAGAGGTATAACCGCTGCCGTAGTTGCGAATATGTTTACCCCAAGTACGATGACTCCGACACCTTATTCTTTGAATTTATTTGTTAGAGCTTACAATCCAAAAAATGACTTAATGAACTCAGCTGTATTTCAATACGCTAATTATGGCGGTCCGGCTGGTTCACAAGTTTATGTTGATACTGTTTCTGTTGAAGGAACAATTTCTACTTCAACAAGAGTTAGGTCAGGAAATGGTGTTTATCCGTCTTATGGTTCTGGTAACTCACAATTTGGTGATAATTATTCGCCAACATTTAATAATGTAAGTATTAGAGGTAACATTGAAACAGTCGCAAGTGAATTAATGCTACAGAATGGTAAGTTTCAATGGCCTACTGGTAATTATACAAGTAACGTGCCTACTAGCGGTGACGATTACTCTACTTTAGTGACTACCTTCAATAGTCCAGCTGGAGTTAGGTTCGCTACATTTAATGTAGGTACGATTACCGCAGCTAGTAACATGACAATCAATATTGTTGGTGGAGTGAATTTCGGTTCGGCACCGGTAGTGGCTGGATTTTCTCTACAATGTATAATAATGAACGGATCGACACCAGTGACTGGTTGGTTAGATATAAATAGTGCTTATTCGGCAGGTCAACCGACGAACAACGGTGATCCTGCACTAAATTTGGGATCTAGTACCGCTACAACTAAAGTAGTAACTTTTGGTAGTCCGTTGACGAGAACTGGAACAGTTTATATTAGAGCAGGGTTACCGACATCATCAAACAAAACATTTACAAATATCACAAAATCATAATTAACATCATATGGCTTTAACACAATCTACATCAGTTGATATTTTATTTAAGAAAGTAGTAGCAGCTAAATCAGATACTGACTCTTTGAGAGAGTATTTTGAAGAACCGATAAACTCAAGACCATCAATTGTTACAGACGATATTTGGTTACAAAGCAATCAAATACCTTTAACTGCTGCTCCGGTTCCAGGTGTTGTAACCTTAGTTACTGCTAGTTTGACTTATGTTTCAGGGTCAAAAGGAAGTTTTGTTGATGGAAGTAATAATCTTAGAGACATAATACCATTCAATTATGGTGATGGTGTTAGCTATAAATACAGAATATACAGAAATAATTCTATTACTGAAATACCTTTAGGTGAAAGTGATTGGTTCTTTGATCAGAGTTCTGGAGTGTTGACCTTTTTTAGTTTAGCTAATGCTGGAACCGTACAAAATTTGGGTGGTGATACAATTGCTTCACCTTCTGCGCCTCCAGTTGTGGTAGGTTGGAAGTATACTGGATTAAAAGGTATAATACCAAACCTTGCTGGTTTGACATATAGTGGTGGTACACTATCTTCACCTATAGCCTCATTATCGGCTGGGTATGGTCTTAGTTATTCATCTTATAGTTATTCGATTTTATTGGCTTCAATGAGTTCAGGATTAACATTTGCTTCAGATGGTGGATTAAAGACTGTGTTATCAATAGTTACAGCAGAAGGTCTGACATTTTCAAATGAAGGCACATTATCGGTTGCTTTGGGATTGGGTAACCCAGGTTTAACTTTTTCAAGTGAAGGTAGAATAAGTGTTCTTAATTCCTTGGTGTTAACAGATACGGATGCTACATTAGGTACGAATGTTCTTGGTAAATATACAACAGATCCAGTCACAAACATAAGTTTTGATTCACTTTCCATTCCAACGAAAGGATATGTTGACTCGATTGCCTCTGGTTTGAGTCTAAAACAGTCCGTTAGAGTAGCTGCGACTGGCTCAGTTGATCTTCAGAGTGCTCCTGCGAAAATTGATGGAGTCACACTTTCTTTTGGTGATAGAGTATTGCTTTGGCAACAAGACGGTACAGTAAATGGTACGATTTCTAACGGTATTTATGCATTCTCAGCTAGTGGAGAACCTTTAAGAAGAACATCGGATTTAGATGGTGTTCCATCAAGTGAGGTAACACCGGGTGTCTATACATTTGTGACAGACGGAGAAACTTATATCGGAACTGGATTTGTGGTCGTTAACATTGGTACAGAATCACAGATTCAAGTTGGTACACAATCAATGAGGTGGACTCAATTCTCCAGTGCCGGTACATATATTTTCGGAGATGGTGTGAATTTAGACACACAAACAGTAAATTTAGATTTAGAGCCGGATAAAGGACTTACTTTTAGTTCTTCTCAGTTAACACTAAGGCTTTCTAACAATTCGGGATTAAAAGTTGATGGTGGTTTACAAGTAGACCCTTATATCGCTAATTTTGGACTTACATTTAATAATGGTAAAATTGATGTTTATAAACCTATTGAGATTGGAAGAGGTCTTACATTTGCGACTAATGGTAATAACTACGAGGGCTTCACTTATTCAGTAAGATTGGCTGACAATAATGGTCTTACTTACAGTTTGAATGGTGATATTATGTTAGATCCAAATCTTTTTGGTACATATAGTGCTCTAACATTTTCGAATAACCAGCTTTATATGTTAACTGAGTGGGGCGTTACAGTAAGTAATGGTCAAGTAAGAAGCTCTTGGACAGCAGGTGATGGATTTGATATTATACAAATTGCAGGTGGATTAACTTATAGCCATAAATTACAACCTGTACTTAATAGCACAACTGGTTTATATTTTGACTATGGTTTTACCCCAAGTCAAATCTCTATAAACTGGCCGAATATCTTAGGCCAGGGTCTGACTTGGAGTGCTAATAAAGTATCGACTTTATCAGCTGGTGTAAATAAATTTGCGACCACATTATCTTTTACCGCAGGTATCGCTCAGTATGTAACTCACAGTTTGAACACCACTGATTTTGTAATTCAAATGTACAATGATATAACTGGTGATGAAATTCTGGCTCAATATACTGGAAGAACAATTAACGATATTTATGTAACCGCATATGAAGATGTTTCAGCAAGAATAGTAATTATTGGATAATGACAAGAATATTAAATAACTTAGAAATAGTTGGTACTGGATCGAACAGTCCGAATAATCGAGCGTTGGGAGTAACTGGTGGTTTTGTTGCAATTAATCAAAATATTAAAGTAGGTGGAATTGATCAACCTAATTCAATGGTTGATGTGCAGACAACTGGAACAAACTCTTTGACTTCGGGTTTATTAATAAACAATTTAACAAATCAATTACTCAAGTATAGTGATGATGGATCACTTTTTTTGTCGGGATTAGGTCTAACATTTGGAGCTACAAATTCAATTAGGCAAATAAATAAAGCCGATTTGATCATAGGTACAACTGCATCAGGTAGTATTTCATTAAATGACTATGGCATAGAAGGTATTGAATCTTCAAATAGAGCTGGTCTAGAGTTTTATCTAAGAGATCAAGCAGGATTAAGTTCAACCTATTCAAGAACTTTTAGATTTAACACATCAGATGGTGGTTTCTTTTCTATGTTGAAAGAAACTGGCACAAGTTCAATTTTTAATTTCCCAACTAACACGAATTCGAGCATAAGAATTTCAAGTACTTTTTCAAATCAATTTTTTAGAATAACAACTAATGACATTACAAACTCTCAAATATTTAGATTCGGTGTTGAGTCAAATGCGACATATTCATTATCATTTTTTGATAGAATAAGTAAATTGAATGTTAACAACATATCAATTCAGACTATAGATAATATCACTGGAGGGTATCCAATATTCATGATTTCAAGTACTCAGAGTTCAGTGCAAATTGGATTGACATCTACAAACAATCCATCAATTTTTATTATACCTGGTCAAAATATATCATTAACAGCAAGTTATATTTCTGGTACAAGTTCTTATATGAAAAATATTTTCATCGGTACTTTGATGAACAGAATTCCACAAGGAACTACATTTAGTAGATTAGAAGGTAATCAGAATATTTTTATAGGTTCAAGATCTCAATTAACATCGGGTTTTGACAATATTTCAATGGGTGAAAGATCACTCGATAACTTAACTAGTGGTCAAAGAAATATCTCGATAGGAGTAGGTTCACTTCAATCATCAACTCAGTCAATATCAAACATCTCGATCGGATTCGAGTCAGGTAGATTATCTACTGGTGATAGTAATGTTTTTATTGGGAATGGGGCTGGCAGTAACATCTATACTCAATCAAATGTATTATTTATATCAAATGGTTCTAATCTACCTTTTGTTGATATATTACAATCAACAAATAATGCAACGGCTGGTGTGGTGCCAAGTTGGTCATTTGGTAATGCCTTTGGAAATATTGTTTCAATTGGTACAGAGGGAGATTATTATCCTTCTTTAGTATCTTCAACTGGAAGTTATAAGACAATTTTTATTGGTAAGGGTATATGGCACTATTCTAATTCACTTAATACATATGCTATTTCAACTTCGATGCCTGCACTCAATTACTTCACATCATCTGTTGGTTTAACAAATAGCAATGTAGATTCAGTTGGTAGTAATTTTGAACTAGTAGCCGGTGTAGGAAGGGGTAGTGGAACAGCAGGTGATTTGTATTTTTCAACTGGTAAAACAGTTAGTACATCTGATTTGTTACATGATAAAGTAGTAAGAATGACTATTAAGGGAAACACTGGTAGAATAGGTATAGGTGAAGGTACATTTTCTCAAAATCCAGATGCTTTACTACATATTACATCTATTACTGCTTCTAACCCAATGTTAAAATTAGTTGATGGAAGTCAGGGAGTAGACAAAGTATTGGTTTCAGATGCGTATGGTAATGCAACATGGAAATCTGCAGCAGGTGCTTCAAATTCAATAGTAGGTGTTGGTTCAGCAAGTTTCATACCTTTATTTACTGGTACAATCAGTAACACACTAACAAATAGTAATATTTATCAAGCAACCGGTACTTATGGTACTATCTTGATTGGTTATACTATATCATCCTCAAATTATAACGACGACACAAATACATTAAGAGTATTAGGTGATGTTTATTTTGACAACAGTACAATCACATCTCAGAAATTTTTTCTTAACGGTACTTATTTGTTTGATGATGTTAATAGTAATTTAGCACTAGGTTATCAATCAATGGGTGGTAATACTGGGTCAGCAATTCCAATCAGAGGTCAGTACAACATGGGAATTGGTTATCAGTCTCTTAATCAAATCAGACAGAATTCGGACTTTAATCTTGGACTAGGTTACCATACATTACGACAACTACAATCCGGAACTCAAAACATTGCACTTGGATATTTCGCAATGAGAAATATGACGACAGCGAGTAATAACATTTCAATAGGTGCTAATACTTTAGGTACAACATTTTCAATCTATGATAACATAGCAATCGGATTCGAATCTTTAATTCTTAATAGAAGTAACAGAAATATTGCAATTGGTCATAATGCTGGTCATGAATTAATACATCAAGATACTGGTTCAAATATTTTCTTAGGTTTTAATTCTGGTGGAGGATTTATCACTGGGTCTAACAACACCTTTATTACATCCAATGGAAATAATAATTTAGGAATACTTTCTGGAGATAACAATATAATTATTGGTCAAAATATAACTATTAATTCAACAAGCAGGAATGGTAATATAATTATAGGTAATAGTTTTTCAACGAAACCTGGTTTAACGAATTCAATTATACTATCGGATGGTTCAGGTAATCAGAGAATTCTTGTTAATGAACAAGGATTTGTTGGTTTCGGTACAGCATTTTCTGAAACTGCTAATACACCACAAGCACTTGTAGATATGAGAGTACTTGGTACAGGTTCAAAAGTTTTGAGAATAGTTGACGGGTCAGAGGGATTAAATAAGGTTTTATTATCTGATTCGCAGGGATTTAGTTCTTGGGCAACTTTGAGTAACCCTGCAACAGTTCAGTTCGGTTTAACTGCAACTGGATCACCATACTCACCTACTTTCTCAGTATTATTAAAGGCTACTTTCTCAGCACTTACTTTCTCTACTATCGAAAGTGGTTTAGCAGTAAGTCCAAATATTGCAGGAAATGGTCTAAACTTTGTAGATGGTCAATTGAACTGGTCATATGCGCAAGTTATACTGGCAACATCTAGTAGTTTTACAGTAGGAGCAAATCAAAACAATTATTTCTTTGATATTACAACTGGAAATAATTTGATAACAGTTACTCCACCTTCAAGTGGACTTACTAATGGATTCACATTCTTAATTAGAAAAGTGGACATCTCTAGTGGTATTATCCAAGTTGCTGGAGTATTTGAGTATAGTGGATCAACAAACATATCCACTTTGACGAGATCTAATCAAACGATAGCTTATGTTTACTCTGGTGTAACATTTACTCCTTATACTATAGATGAAGGTGTTATATCACCATCGACTGTATTAGCAAATGTTGGAGCCACTTATTCACCAGCAGATGAGGTGGCGGTTTTAGATATACATGACACTGCTCAACAAGCTTTAACATACAATCAAGGAGGATTCGAAAATGATTGGTTAAGTGGTGTTATATATTCAGCTTATGGTACTCAGTCTTTTGTTGGTTCTGCTACACCAGTTTCAGTTTTTGCTACACAATCAAATAAGTTTATCGGAAGTACTATATCAAATACTCTGATACCAGCATTTTCATTAACAAGAGGTAAAACATTCAAATTAAGTATTTCTGGTACTGTTTCGTTATCATCAAATTTAACATTCAATTCATTAGTTGGGGGAGCAACAGTGAGTTCTACGACTATAAATTCAGTAAATAATGGATTCATAATTGATTTTACATTGAAGACTATGAATGTTGGTATAAACGGATCAGTACATGGTTTTGGTATGATATATTACAATGGCACAAGTGTTGCATCATTTATGAATACACCGCCCTATACAACAGTCAATACCGCGATTTCTAATAGAATTGACTTCACAATTTCAAGTAGTGGTACTCCTAATATCACGATATTCCAGTCGATGATAGAAAGATTGACGTAGAAGAGTGTAATATTTATATATACTTTGAAAATTTATTTTATAGTCTATGCCTGTTTACACCGTTTCTAATAATCCAAAGAATATACCAGGATTAAGGTTTTGGTTGGATGCCGCTGATGAGTCGACAGTAGATTATTTTAATAAAACAATTGGTGATTTTGCTGCAAGGACATATGGTGATACTAGTGGTATTCAAATGCCAAATCAACCGAATAGTACTACATATCCTAACTTGCAAGCAGCTTTAGATCCAATTAATGGGTTTGTTACTTTAGAAATGGGAGTTGCTTCTGCACAGGTGTTATCTCCACTACCTATGCCTGGTACAGTATCATATAACATGGTGACATCAATTAGAGATAAAATTTCAAATACACTTGTAATTTCTACATATTCATTCACACGGGGTAATACTACCTCAAGAACGATCAGACCTAATTCGTTAATTGGTACACAATCACTAGGAAGAACCCAGTCTATCGTTGGAACAGTTAATTTGGTTGGTGATTATCGAACTATGTCAAGAAGTATGCCATATGAGTATAATATTCCAGCACGATTGTACCCAGATTCTTGGTTTGGATTTGCAAGAAAATATCCAAGATATGAAGTAGGAGCAGTAAACGGAAAAAGTGCAATAAAATTCAACAAACCATTTCCTGGAGAAATTGGTATGATTGCTGACAATGTAGGTTTACTTGATAGTGCAACATATACGGTTTTTTGTGTTTATGCTCCTGTCAATCCAACGAGTTCCCTACAACTAGGTGCTGGGCTAACTGCTCAAGGTCAATATGTCGTATCAATTTATGATTCTAATCGAATTTCAAGACACGGTGGATATCCTAATCTTGGATTTTTCTATGGTGATGGTAATCCTTACAATCAATCTATTGTTGTTACAACTCAATCGACTACTTTTTCCAGATTTATAAGATGGTCAAAGAATACTATGAATACAGCAAACAGTTCGATAGTTATTGCTCAGTTTAGAAATTCGGCCACATCTTCCAATGGGATACCTTTGTATAAGATTCTTACTGAGTCGAATAATTATTTTATGTACGGTTTTACTGGTGTAGGTATTAATTCTGGATCAGGGAGTTTCTTTGATCATAGAAGAAATAACTCTAGATTTGTTATTGGCTATAATCCTACACTAGGTACAAGCTCATCACAAAGAGAGATATATAATTCGGGCCCGAAACAATTTACTGGCTACTTTTGTGAGTTTTTATATTATGATCGAGCTCTGACAGACTTGGAAATGTCAAAAGTAAATCAGTATTTAGTAAAGAAGTGGAATGGACCAGTGAAACAGTTTCCAGAAAGTTTCATGGTAAGAGACTATACTGTGACTGGTATGCAGCAAACTACCACAAACATCAGTAATACAAATAGAACAGGTGCTTATCAATTTGAATATTTTTGGCAAACTACTGCTGGAGCACAACAAGGTAGAAATGCTACGGTCACTCCGATTTTAGTCAACACCACACAGCCAATTTTGAGTGGTACTCCGATGTATTGTAGATTGGAGATAATTCCAAATTTAGCTACTGGTAGTGCGGGTCACACGAATACTTGGAGACATTGGGGTATTTGGTGTGGTGATACTTCTGGCACTCCATTTGGTAGCTACAGATGGAGTTCAAGAAAACCAGACTTAGTATTCAGACCTGGATTAACCCAGGGTGTTTATGAGTCTACATTTTGTTGGCCACAGACTGGTAACTCGATGAAATGTGGTTGGGCTTCAACTTTGGGAATCCCTACTCAAGACTACGGATGGACTTTTTCTGGTTGGATAAACATGCAGTTTGGAAACTTAGAATCTATTTAATAGTTCATCTAAATTTTGTTTATTAAAATCAACTAGATTATCTCCGCCATTTTTTAGATGATTATTTAATAACTCTTGATAATCTTCATAAGTGTAAAATTTTCCATCTATACCCATAATTACTTGAGTGTCAAATTTAGAAAGTGAATTTGGTAAATTTTGCTCTGGATAATTGGGTCCCATAACATGTTGACCAACTAATTCCCAACCACTAATCGACTCATTAAATTCATTAAATTTTTTAATTTTCATCATCTGTTATAGGAATTTTTTCGAAGTACTCTTCCTGAGAAGTAAGTGAGTAACAATCGTGTTTGAAATCATAGGACAAATTATACAAAAACCTATCATATATTTTAGTAGTCTCTCCATGTTTCAATTTTAAAATTGAGACATCATTTTCAAAGTCATTATCAATTGAAATGATTTCATCATCAATTTTACCAAAACTATCATACAAATCACAGATAACTTTTTTACCAGATGATCTTAGTTCATCAATCTTAGAGCAAACATCATTTTTACTTAGATGTGAGAAACTCATTAAATCTTTTTCCAAAACTTTGTCAAACTTAGATAGAAATTCTTCTTCTCTTTTGGTTAGTTTTTCACTTTTTGAAATTTTATCCAAAATAGAGTTAAGAGTCTCATCTTTTACAGACTCTCTCAAATTTAAATATTTCGACCATTTTGTAAATGTCATAATTTTCATACTTAAAGTATATATTAAAGACTTAAAATTATTTTATATATAACTTAATTAAATATGTTTAATAATAATGGATAAACAACTGTTATCTGCTCTAAATAATGTTTCTGTTGCACTAGAAAGACTAGCTGATATGTTATCAAAAAAAGATAACAAATCTTCAGCAACCACAGCTGCGTTACAATCTAATAAATTAGACAAACAGTTAGTTTCCATTGATAAGGGTGTAAAGCAGTTGCAGTCTGATACTAAGATGATATTAAAAAATCAAGAAATTTTAATAAAACTTAGTAAGCAAAAACCAATGGACAAAGATCCAATTGCAAGAGCAGCTGATCCTAAACAAAAAACCAATCTTAAAGATGGATTGAAATCTATAATGATGATAGCAGTTGGTGTATTAGCAATAGGTTTAGCATTCAAATTAGTAGGTGGTATAAAATTTGCATCAGTTATTGCGTTAGCAGTCGCTTTGCCACTTGTTGCAATCGCATTTGAAAAAATTGCTAAACTAAAAGACCTTAAAGGAAGTCAAATGAAAAACTTAGTTTTAGTTACAGTAGCAATCGCAACAGCTATAACACTATCATCATTCATTTTATCAATGGTAAAACCGGTCGGAATATTTAAGTTATTTACTGCGATTATGATTGGTGCAATGTTTGCTGCAGTTTCTCTTGGAATAGGTAAGTTTTTAATTGGTTTGAAAAAAGCTGACATAAATCCGATGCGAGATTGGAAAATGTTAATTTTTCTTCCTGTTGTTATGTTGGCAATTTCTGTAGCTATAGCAGCTTCATCTTTTGCCTTACAACTTGTTAAACCAGTTGGTATATTTAAGTTATTTACTGCAATATTGATAGCTGCTATGTTTGGTGCACTTTCTTTTGGTCTTGGTAAACTGATACAAGCATTTAGAAAAACTGGAAGTATTGCTGATTTGGCAAAGATGGCAATAGCTTTACCAATAATATTGGTTGCTATTTCTATTTCTATTGCCGCTTCATCTTTCTTTTTATCTAAGGTAAAACCTATTGGATTGTTTCAATTCTTTACTGCCTTATTCATTGCAATTATATTTATACCTATTTCTTTTGCAATACCTTTCTTAGCAAAGGCTATGAGAGGTGTAGACTTAAAAAGAATTGTTTTGTTACCAATAATGATTATTGCCCTTGCTGCTTCAATTTGGATAAGTTCATTATTCTTTAGTAAGACAAAAGTTATACCTTTTGGTAAACTAGTCAATATATTAGCTCAAGCAGTCACATTAGCTGCTGTTTCAATAGTTTTAAGTTTTGCAATAAAGGTACTCTCGAAAATACCTATCAGTCAGATTATTAAGGGTTCACTAGCGATGATTATAATCACTGGTGTGATTATGGTTACTTCACTAATACTATCTGTTGGTAAATATGATAAATATCCTAAACCAGATTGGGCAATAGGTGTTGGTCTAAGTTTAGCTTTCTTTGGTGTAGGTGCTGTTTTATTGGGAACTCAAGCACTTAATCCTTTCTTTTATGCAGGTTTAGGTATAATAGCTTTAGTGGCAGGAACAGTTGTTGCAGTTTCTTATATATTAGCAGCTGGAAATTATGAAAAATATCCAAGTGCTAAATGGGTAGGTTCTACAGTGGCTATACTTGGAGGATTTGGTTTGTTGCTAGTTGCTTTAGCTATAGTTTCTCCGTTACTTTTAGTGGGTGGTCTCGCTTTGTTTGGGATCTCGAAACTAATTAAGTCAATTGATAAAACGTTTTCTGAGGGCAATTTTACAAAGTATCCTTCACAAGATTGGATAAAGGGAGTTTCTATGTCTATCAAGGGGTTCACAAAAATAATGACTGATACTAGTTTTGGTGATGTTTTGAAAGGTGGATTAAAAAGTTTCTTTGGTGGTGGTGTGGATGATGTTGCAAAAGCAATTTTGAAAATTGATAAGATATTTTCAAAGGGTAACTTCCAAGTTTTTCCAAGCACAAATTGGATGATGGGATTGAGTAATAGTGTAAAACAATATGTAGAACTTGCAAAGTATTTATCAGCAAGTGGTGTTACTTCAGCAGGTGGTTTACTGGGTGTGATCTTTGGATTCAAAAGTTTGGCAGATGGATATGAACAATTAGCTAAGGGAGTAGGTAAACTTGGTGAAGAGTTAAACAAAGTTGATACCGAAAAATTAATGGCATTGAAAAATCTGACTGGTTCGATAGTTCTTCTATCTCTTATGGATGTTGATCAATTTGAAGCTATGATGGATGCTTTAGAGGATAAAGCACAGATATTTATAGACATTATGAATGATCTTGATAAAGCTGAGGCAGAAAAAGTAGAAAAGGGTAAGAAATCAGCACCTGCTTCTACTGTGAAAACTGGCGAAAAGAAAAAAGGACCGCCTCCTAAATCTATGGATGATGTTTATAAAGTTCTTGATGCTATTAATATGAAACTTGGTAATATAGATAAGTCTAGTAGTAATATTTCCGTCTACATTAACGAAGTAAGAGGTGAAGGTGGGAAATTAAAGAAACAAGTTTAAACTTAGAGATTTATTTTTATATAATTTAGGTGAATATTTTTAAAAAAATAATAACATACAGAAAGTATAGAACTTCTATTTCTAAAATAGAAAGAGAACTATCTACTCAATTTAACATTCGAATCGATAGTGTTGGTAGATTATATACAGTTTTGAATATTCCTGAAGAAATATTTGAAGAACCGTATAATATGAGAAAGTCTGACATTGATACTATTGCTCAGAATTACATAAAAGAGTATTCTACTAACTTATCGGTTTTCTTAAATAAGAATGACCTAATCGAGTTGTATGATTTTTATAGTATACAAAAAGTTGAAAAATATAGTTATCTTTTGATTTTTGGATTTTCTCTTATGAATACCGAAAAGTTCTTTAAAAGATTATATTTCAGAGTAATTCCAATAGTTTCGATCATATTACTATCAACACTTTTTTTTCTTATTTTCTAAACTTTAATTAATAAATCAGTTATAATAGAAAAATAGATTATAAATATGTCAAAATTTTATCATGTTTCTGAAGAAACAATCGAAACATTTAAGTCGGCTTTCAACAAAAAGTCGTTTCCTTTCAATGTTGGGTTTCAATTTGTTGGATCTGAGTCACAAAAAAACCTAATTAAGATTTCTAAACTACCAGATCAGTTTTCTTTTCTTTTGGAAAAAGAATTACTGATTTCTATCAATGATGAGTTGATGAGTGTGTTTGACCAAGAATCTATTCAGATTCTAATGGAACAAGAAATCGATAAAATTTCAGTAAACATGGATACCGGTAAAATTAAGATGATTAAACCTGATTTAACAACTTTCTCAAGCCTAATTAATAAGTATGGTATAGAGAAAATTGCTAAAGCGAATAAAGTAGAAGAACTTTACGCTGAACAAAAACAAGATGCTGAAGAAGACTTTTTAGCATAAAAATAATATAAATGAATATGGAAAATAATCAAACACTAGAAACAAATGTGGTAAAACCAAGTTTATCATTTTTTGAAAATGATAACGAGTATCGAATGATTAGCTTTGAAACTGAAGCAGCTTTAGATGCAAAAATTAAAGAAGTTGAAGACTTCTTAAATAACAATCACGGTCGTGGTAAATCAGAAGCTGAGAAGGATCAATTATACGCTGATGCTAAGGCTATCTGGGAACAATATGCTACACTATTGAGAGATATGGATTTTTCTTTCTATTTGAACAGAAAACAATATCAGTTCTTGACTGAACTTTTGAGAGATAAAATGGAGTATGATGTTAATACTGTATTTTTAGCTATCGAACTAACAGATATGTTGGGTGAGTGGGTTAAAAAAGGTACAAACAAAGATGATGATTCTGTACAAGAATATGTCACTGATGCAACAGAAATCACTTATATTTATCACTTGATCGCTAAGCATAAGGTCAAAGGATTAGGTAACTCGACTTATAGATTTGCTGAAGTTCTTAAAAGAATCGGTGCTATTTCTAAGATTATCGCTTATTATGATACTCATGCTAAGAACTTCTCAAAAGATATTCAAGACTGGGTGGCTTCCTTTGAACCTAACATTATGATTGATGGTAAAAGTTGGGGAAAGTCTGAAGTCGAATCTGAAAATACAGATTCAAAAAAGAAGTCTAAAAAAGAAACAACAATCTAAATTAAAAACCCTCTTAATTGAGGGTTTTTTATTTTAAATAGTTGGTACGGTTATCTGTATGATTGGTTCAAACGGTAATATCTGATCACCTCTGTAGCCAGTGTATAGATCATTTAGTCCTCTTATTTCATAATTCTTTTTACTAGTATAAATTTGACCATATCCATTATCGCTAGTCACTTCTATTGTAATGAAGGGATCAATATTCGAATCAACAGTGAAGTTATAAGAATGAGTTGCATTACCCAACCGATATTCAGACAAAGTTTGAATCGGATAATAATCTATCTTTTTCCATTCTGTCATGTCAAACCAATATTTGATGTCATTTGAAATTACATTCTGATAAGGTGTCACAGTTGATTGTGTTCCATATACCAAGAATGAAGACTGAGTGCCAATATATTGATAAATTAAAGAATCGTATAGAGCATATTGTCCTTGTTGATAGTCAAATTCTGCGTCCCATTTTGTTACAGTGTCATATCTTCTTGGATTTTTGATTCTGTTATTATCTATCACGGATTCGTATAGTTGTCCATAATAAATTATTCTATCACCAGAATTGTAAGTAGTAAACGGATTCCACTCTTTGTGAGTCTGGTATGTTCTAACTTTTATTGTGTAGTAATCTGGACTAAAAGAACTTGTGGCTATAGTAAAATCAACATGGCAAGTATATACTGTACTTCCACTATTAACTGGCATCAAGTAAGCTTCATTCAGTTTGAAGTCAACAGGTGTCATACTTTGTCTCAAATTAAGAATTTTAGCGTCATAGTTTCTATGTGTTATTGTATCTACTCCAACAAAATCTGCTCTTCCGGTAATGTCTAAAATTTTATGAGTGATAGGAATTACTTTTCTCTGTAACCAATATTTAAGTCCTTGTAATTTAATTATGACTTCGCCTAACGAATATAATAAAACATTATTTCCTTCTTTGTCGGTAATTTTATAAGTTAGATTAAAAAGATTTGTATCTTCGAAATTTGGGTTAGGCATAGTGTGCTTAATAAAGTCATTAATTGTCCAACCTTCGACTGTATTATCGAATATATCCGGAATCTCAACCTTGAATAATTTGTAAAAGTCTGGTGAATTGACATTTATATTTCTATAATACTCGTACAACTCTAAATCATTATATCCGAATAGATTGATTGCGTTGATAATCGCTTTGTAAGAACCAACATATGGAAATATATCACTTCTGACCATTAACATTTCTTTTCTCTTCTGATTCAAATATGTCCAATCAACACCTTGTTCATTGATATCATAAGGTTTAAAAATGTAGGCATCTTCTGGCCCTATATTGTGACCTGTGTTAGTCAGTTCAATTCTGTATCTTTCATCTTCTATTTCTGTCTGACCCATGACTCTAAATTCACCTATAGACTTATCTTGAACCTTGAATCTTACAGATAAGTATGTCGTTTTCCCAGTCGATGGGTAGTTAGTGATTGATGTGGTCTCATTAACAAATGAATCATAACTTCTGATAAAGTCTACTATTAGTTGTCTAGAACTTATTCTTCTTATTTTGAAAGTTTTACCATGATTAATTGAAGCATACTTTCTTTTTGAATTAGTATTGTCAGTTATGTAAATTCTTATAATCTGGCCTACTTTCAAACTTCTTGTTAAGTTATTATCATCAAATAAGAAGGTTGAGTTAGAATTGATATCTAATGAAATAATACCATAGTTTCCGTTTTTAGAGTCTTCGACTAATTTAAAGGTCAAGATATTATTATTTGTAGAAGATGTTGTAAATGTAAAATCTATTTCTTCTCTCTTGTACAAAATTAAATTAGATTGTGCGGGTCCTTCATTATCCGATCGAAATCCTATGAATGTTTGTAAAGGTTCTGGTAAAAATGAAAGATTGTCACTTGAGTCGACATGATCTAATGTATAGATAATTTCATTGAATATAGTTTGTTGAAACTCTGGCAACGAAACTCTTTCTATAACTTTATTTGGATTCTTATTCAAAACAATATTTGTAAGTGGTTTAGGTCCAGTATATGCGTAGGATCCAGTTATTGGTAGTTGTTCACCACTGAAATCGTATAAGAATATCTCTGGATGTTCATCAGTTCTCCATTTCCAAACATATTTAACATTTACCTCATCGTTATAGTTTTCTCTTGGTTTTCTTATATACTCTCTCGTTTTTAACCAAAGATCTTCTCTCGGTTGATAGTTAGGATCCAGAGATCCAAATCCTTGTGAAATGTTAGAGTATGTAGGATTTTCTATAACTATTTCGGATTGAATAAACACACCAATTTCAACCACATTATTAACAGAAGGTTGTACTCCTATTATACTTTGTCTATCTGGGTTGTAAATAACTTTGTTTACAGTTTGATTAAAGTTTTGTGTATGTTTAACGGTACTTAAAATATTATCTATCACTAAAACTTTACCATTCGTTTGATTTGCTAAATAAACATCACCATCAAATTGACTTAGTGTCATTGGTCCATAACTAGAAGTTACAACTGATGATACTAAATTATCATCTAAATTAATTGTTTGAACAATTGTTGTTTTACTAATAATTATATTACCTGAATAGTTATTGAAAATAAAATCCGTGAAGGAGTTATCTGTTGAAACTACTGAGATATCAACAATAGTTCCATTCTTAATCTTCTTTAAATTTGTTGAATCAAAGTAATAAACCCAACTATTTATAGGTTCGTAAAACAAGACCGATGTTATTCCAATTATTGTAACAGTTGAGTCGATGGCTCTGGTTACTCCATCAATTATAGTCAATAAGTCCTGTGAAGAAACAAAAAACTGTTTTTCAAAGTCATTATAAACTAAGTCAATCACATTTCCAGTAATGGTTATCTGAGTAGTTTCTGTTGTTGTAATATTATCTTTATCCCAAACATAAAGTACAGAATCATTAACAAATTGAACATAAATATCACCATTCGTCGTATTGATTGAAATTTGCTGAATTTGCTTCGATGATAGGCTAGTTGAATCAGCAATAGTCGCAATTATGTTGTCCGTAAGAGGATCTACAATTGTTACTTGTTCAGATCCGTAACAATAAAGATAACTATTAATAGGGTTATAAAGAGCCTCTATTGGATTTGTTATGTTAAGACTAATAGTGTTTGTTGTTCTAAGAGTAACAGCATCTAAAACTGTTAAGTTGCCACCAAGTATATAAATACTAGCACTAAGTTGTAGATACAAAATATCTTTGATATTGACATTGACTACACTTGTTGAAGTTGAGCTATAACTATTAACTGAAGCAAAGTTCAAACTAAAAGATGGTTCAAATTGATCAACTACGAATTCACCAGCATTTGACAAGGTCGGCGAGATGGGTGGGAGACAAGCAGTCGCTCCAAATCCTCCACTAAAAGCTAAACTAACAAACGGTGAAATCTCACAAATTGGATCTATGGTTCCCCAGAATGGACCTTGATAGCTCAATACCAAGCTCGTTGGATCGATATGTAAAAGATTATATTCTTGGTTATTGTACGGTTTGTTTGTGTTATTTATAGTAACAACTTGACCGGTTGAGAAAGGAAAAGTTTCAAAACTATAAGTTGATCCACTTGTTTGTTTTGGTAATGCTATTTCATTAGAAACTAAAGTTGCTCCGAATTGTCCTTTTATTTTATTTACAATTTTATACTGAGGAACACCCGGTATATCTGTTTTACCGGTCTTTATTGTGTATTCGAGTCTTTGTGACTGTTCTTTCACTCTGAAAACAAGCATAGCATTTATACTCACGACATAAATTCCGTAGTCTGATAATTCATCTTGATAGTCATCAATCCAATTTGATAAAGCAGTTGCTAAGTCTGGAACTCCATTTGTTATAGTTACTGTTTGACCATAGCTTCTGCCATTAATTATTATGTTTAAATAGTTGCTTGAATCAAAGAAAATTATCTCAGAATGTTGGATGTAAAAGTCTGCAGTCGTACCTACTTCAACCGAAAACTCTAGTGGTACATTAGGGTATTGTGTTCTTAAACTTATTGAATTATAGTAAAGATTGCTAGCAATGCCTACATATTGGAAAGCGTATTGTAGAGTTGGTATAACACCAAGTGATACTAATCTCGCATAATGTTTTGTTAGCCAGCTTCGAAGAGTTCTATCAATTGTTCTTGGTAGATTAGGAGATGTTCCTACATAGATCCAATCTATCTCTTGTTGATAGACTTGTCCATCGATCATTATTTTAAGTCCAAATTCATCTAAATCGGTAAATATAATATTGTAAACAAAGTTTGAGTTAATATCTTCATTTATTTCCGGTAAAAGAGTTTCTTCAATACCAACAGTTTGTTCTAAAATATTCTTCTTATTTGCTAAATTTGGTTGATTAGTAAACTGACTATTTGTTATACCATAGAAGTTTATAATAGCATATTCACTAGGATAAACTAAATCAGCATAAAGTGTTGGTTCTTCGTAGTATAAATCTATATTGAATAAACTTAAATCATCTTTATAGAACTCAGCCGCTGAGGCTAAAGTAGAAGCATTACTGTAAGTAAATCTTTGTTGATAGTATATTTTATTGGTTGTTAAGTAAATATTTGTTTGATAAACATTTTCTGTTGCTAATGTAGTGGTTATTGGTAGAAATGATGGTTGTGACCAATAAGAAGCACTTCCAGGTGTTATAGAAGATGTAGCATTCCAGTAGTGTGCTTGAATACACTCATAAATATTACTTTCCCATATGACCTGTGATTGTGTTGCGTAGTAGACAAGATTTGAATTGCCTAAAAATTGTGGTATAGAGTCAACAACTAAAGCATTTGAATTTAATGAAGACAGTTCAATTGCAAACTCAATACCTGGTTTAAGTACAAGAGGTATAGTGCCAGAAAAATTTAATCTATTTCCTGAAAGCTCTAAATCACCAAAATAAACAGATGGTACCTCAGTTTTAAGTACCAATTCTATCAATAAGTCATTACTTTGTGTAAAATTGTCTTTATTAAGTTCATATCTATAATAATTTTTGTCAGATAAATTAATATTATTAACAGTATATACTCCATCATTTTTCTGAGTGTTGAAAAGAGTTAGTTTTTTTCCGTTAAAATATTTTCCGTAGAAATCTGGTTCTGACCAAGAAGATATATTTGAAATTGTACCAGTTGAGTAGTTATAGATGCCGATTGAATTTACACCACTTATTGTTTTATCAACATATGACGAGGATAAGCCTAATTGTGTGTTGTATGTGAGATTAAATTGTTTATTATCAAGTCCTGATATTATTAAAATAGCATCTTTCTTTGTCTGAACAACAGTGTAAGTAATATTTGAGTTTGAAAATTCAAAAAGTGTTTGATCAAAAGTAATTTGTGTTCCAACTGGGAACTTTGATTCAAAATCTTGACCATAAATCCACTTTGAGTAAAAATTCTGATCATTATTAACTGCTTCAATAGATGCTATAGATTGTGTTTTATAGGAATTACCATATATATCGAATCGATATTCATTAAATAATTGAAACTTATCGAGCTTCAAAACACCTGGTAGTTGATATTCAAAAGAAGGAACTTTTTCAAAAGTATAAATGCCAATAGTTTTGAAGGTATCATTGCTATTTTCATGAAAGATTAAATCTCCCTTCCATTGTTCTGTTTCCTGATCGTATCTGAAATTTAAATTATCTCCTTCTTTGTTGAAGAATAGTAGTGATTGCATCTAATAATTGACAATTTTACTTATATATTAAATTAGAGATAGCTACTATTAATAAATTAATTTTAATATATATGTTTATGACTAAAATATCAAATTATTCACAATTTATAACAGAAGCATTTCTAAATAAAACACAAGAAAAAGCTATTGACACTATTCTACAATACCTTAAAAAGAAAATAGGTGTTGATTTTTATTCATATGAAGAAATATGGAACATTCAAAAAAGTGACGAGTTTCTTAAAGGTCAACTTTTTTTAACTCTATCATCAAATAAAGCAATTAGATTTAACTGGATCGAAAGAGACATATCAAGTGAGATACATTCAATAGATCTATGGACTGATTTTGAATTTGATTCTAATCCTGACTTCACTTTACTATTAAATGAACTTTCGGTTGTTAAGGCTTTGCCTCATGTAGTAGACTTTTATAAAAATCCAGAAATAATAGTAAAAACAAGTAAGAAAGATGTAGTATTTGAAGATTTAGAAATCGAGGATACTGATCCAAGAAAAAGACTTGAAGATGAAAGAAAAAAACTATCAAGATTAAGAAGTCCTGAGAAAATTGAACTTCAGAAAAGAAAAATAGAAAGAATAGAAGCAATTGTTGCACAAACTGAAAACTCTTCTATTGAAAGTGAAAAAATAAATCAACTTGATGATGAAATGAAAATTGATGTTTTTAAATCAATCGAACTTTATACTACTCAAGTTGCAAGAGGCAAGTCAAACTCATTGATTATATCTGGTGATTCGGGTGTTGGAAAGACCCAAACCGTGAAAGATACCTTAACTTCACTTGGTATGAGAAAAGATGATGATTATTATTTTGCAACTGGTACTGCAACAACAGCTGGTTTATATGAATTACTATTTAAGAACCGAAACAAACTAATTGTATTTGATGACTGTGATTCGGTATTAAAAGATCCAGAATCGGTCAATATATTAAAAGGAGCACTTGATACCTATGATGTTAGAGAAATATCTAAATTATCGAAAGGTAATACTTTTGATTCATCTGGATTAAGTGATGAAGAAGTTGATGTCCAGTTTAGCGAGACTGGTAAGTTTCCAAATAAATTCGATTTTACTGGACAAGTAATATTTATATCGAACTTACCAGAAAATAAATTTGATAAAGCACTATTATCGAGAAGTTTACATGTTGATGTGCATTTAGATAGACAAGAATTATTCGAAAGAATGAAGTCTATAATGACAAGAATATCTCCAGATGTAGATTTTGAGAAGAAACTGGAGGCATTAGAATATTTAACTTTTATATGTAACACTTATCCAACTAAGTTTGATCTTAATATCAGAACATTAATACATTCAATCAATTTGAGAGCTCATAATGAAGAAATGATTAAGATTGGTGACAAAGAAGAACAAGTTTGGAAAGTTTTAATTAAAAAATATTTGGTTAAGTCAAGATGAAACATTTAGAACTATTTGAATCATTCACTCTTATTAGTGAGAATCTGAAATATCATGTTGATAATAATATTCCGGTTTTAGAGAATGTGTTTAGACCACATTCAAAAGCTTTTTATGATTTGATAAAAGAAGCAAGAAATCTATTTGATGGTGGTAAAATTGGTGTATCAGAACATGATAAACATTTATTTGAAACAACCGATTTAGGTTACTTTGATATATTTGAGAATGAAGTAGTACCACTTGATTTACCGATTGAAGTTGTTGAGGAAGTAAATGAGGCTGAGTATCACGGAAAAGAAGTTGAATTAAATAAACCAATTAGAAGTTCTGGTCCTAAAAAATATAAAGTTTATGTCAGGAATCCTAAAACTAAAAAAGTTATATGTGTTAATTTCGGGGATGTGAAAGGTGGACTAACTGCTAAAGTAAGTGATCCAGATGCTCGTAGAAGTTTTGCTGCTCGTCATCAATGTCACCTAAAGAAAGATAAGACAAAGCCTGGTTACTGGGCCTGTCGTGCGAATAGATACGCTAATTTGTGGGGTGGTAAAACATATCCCGGATACTGGTAAAAATATATAGAACTATGAAATACTTAAATACCTACAAATTATTTGAATCAGAAGAAGTAGTAAGCAACGAAGAAGTTACTGAACTAATTGAAGAGTGTAAAGACATTGTTGAGACATTCAATGAGTCAGAAGATACTTTTAAAGTAGCTAATTATGAAACGGGATTTGTTGCATATGACTCTTATTTGAAAAGAATAAGAAGTGGTGACTTTGACTCGAGACAGTCACATGAATCTGATATGGCTGCTATTAAATTTAATCTTGGTTTATCAAGTGATTTGAGTAACGGATATTTTAGAGATAACGAAGAAAGTGTTACTACAGAAAAAATAGACGGATTAATTGAACTATTGAGTAAATCGAAGATACTAGTTCAGAGATTGTCGAGATATTGTACTACAATTTATTATAAAATGACAGGTAACTCAATTAGATTCATTTTAATATTCAAAAATCCAGATGAGGGTAGTAGTAAGGCAGCAAAAGTTACAAGATTATATAACAAGCTATCAAAAGATTTTAAAGATTATGACATGTGGAAAACTATGAATTTGGTTCAACTTAATCAAAGATCAAATGATAGAATTCCAGAAAAATATAGAGAGTTATATAGTTTACTTAAAACTAATCCTAATCTAATTGATGGTAGATATGGTCAATGGGATGAAACAAGAAGAAGTAATTTACAGTTAAGATTTTCTTGTTCTGAAACATTTGATGGTAATACAATTATTGTTAATGTCACTGGATTCAAATACAAAACATATATGATGGATAGATTCAAATCAATTAGATTATCTAATGAAGAGAAAGTAGAAGCAATGAAATGCATCGAACAGAAAGTTAAAAATAGTTTAAGAAGTGATGCCGATTCAATTGAAACTTCAATTGAAGGAAATCAGATAAAAATTAAGGTGAAATAATGAAATACTTAAAGAAGTTTGAAGGATTTTCTAACAGAACTTGTGATAGATGTGGCGAGCGAACTAATACAATGAGTATGTCCTGGTTAAACACAGATGAGTGTTGTATGAATTGTTTAGAAATTGAAAAAGGAGAACCAGATTATATTTTGGCTAAAGAAATAGAATCCGAAGAAGTTAGAAAAGGTAATCTAAACTATAAAGGTATAAGAAATGAAGATAAACTGACACCGAGATAGAGAAGACTATATTATTAATATATAATTTATGAATTTAGAAATAATTTATAAAAAAATATGTCAAAGAGGTCAAATAAGAGTATTAGATAGATCCATCTATACAGAAAAACATCATATTATTCCGAGATGTATGGGAGGTAACAACAATAAGGAAAATATAACTAAATTAACCGCTAAAGAACATTTTATCTGCCATAAAATTCTATGTAAAATTTATCCATCCAACGAAAAGTTAAGATATGCCTTTTGGGCAATGTGTAATCAAAAAGTAAATAGAGATTATGTGGTTTCTAGTAGAGATTATGAATATGCTAAAACAATTTGTTTAGAAATGTGGAGAAGACCAAAATCCCCCGAATCCATAAAAAAAGGAGCAGATAAAAAAAGAGGCATAAAGGTAAATTATTTTATTTACCCAAAACGGATACAAGATGGTAATTCTAATCACAATCACGGTAAAAAGTGGATAACTAATATTTTAACAAGTGAATCAAAAATGATATTTGGTGATATTCCAGATGGATGGAAAATAGGAAGATCAAAAGTTGGCAGTTTGTGCAAACCAAATTCAAAAGGTAGAAATTGGTATCATAATCCAGAAACAAATGAAGAAAAATACTTCAATTTTTCCGATAATCCACCAGGATGGATTAAGGGTAGATCTAAAAATAAAAAAATTGGAGGAGATAATCTCTCCGGTAAGATTTGTTATTTCAACAAATCACTAAATAAAGAGAAATATTTTAAAGATGATGATATAATACCAGATGGGTGGATCAAGGGTAAGTTAAAAAAAAGAATTTGGTTTTATAATCTTGAATTAAATATGGAAAAATTATTCACTGAAGATTCCGCAGATGTTGGTTTTATTCGAGGTAGATTACCTAAATTACCATTTAGTGAAGAAATGAAAGAAACAAATGAATTTATAAGAATTTTTAAAAGAGACATAGATGAAAAATCACTTGTTTGGCATAGAGATAGAGAAGATAGAATTATTGAGTCGATTGGTGAAACTGATTGGATGATACAATTAGATAATGAACTGCCAAAGTCGTTAAATCAAAAAGTGTTCATTCCAAAAGGAGTTTATCATAGAGTTATAAAAGGAACTAATAATTTGAAAATAAAATTAATTAAATTAGTTTAATATATAGAGTATGAAACATTTGAAATTATTTGAAGAATTTATTGATTTCAACTTAGATTGGGTATCAGCCAAAATGAATGAACTATCAGATTTGGTATCTGATTTTTCAAATATTGAGTTTAAATATCATATTGAAAAAGTCAAGGATAATGAAGATTTACAGGGTCTTTTAGTTATAGAACTTACAGCGACTGATGCGAACATAACTCTTATATGGACTATTGATTTAGACTCTCCATCAATTACTATTGAAGAAATTGAAGGTGATGAACATGAAAATATTTATGATTCAAAACTTGAAAGTATTGAACAAGCTCTTGATTTAGTTGAGAAAAATATACAAGATTTATTTGATATTAATGAGAGAGTCAAGGCTCAAAGATATAAAGGAAAAAAAATACCTGGTAAATACTTAGCTGGACCACATCCTGGAAAAATGAAGAAGGAAATTGATAAGTATAGAGGTAAAAGTGAATATAAAAAAGAATGGGATGCTGATTATACTACTGGAAAAGGTGGTAAAGGTAAAAGAGTAAAAACTAAGAAATCATCAGCCACAAAAGCTTACCAAAAAATGTTTGGTGATAAATAAAAATATATTTCATGGAAATTAAGAAATTTATTCGTCAAGAAAAAACTACAAATGTAGAAAAACCACAAACAAGTGGAACAGTAATCACTCCTTCAAAGTTGACTGAAGAAACCATTTCAATTTTGACTGAAAGAATAAAAGATGAGTATACTGCTCACTATTTCTATAGATCAGCTGCTAACTGGTGTCGTAACATGAACTATAAAAAAGCATCACAATTCTTTGATAATGAATCAAGTTCAGAATTAGAACATGCTAAAGGATTACAAGAGTATATGGATGACTTTAATGTTCAACCACATATTCTACAAACAGAAACAAACTTTGAGTTTGATTCATTAGTTGATATTATAAATGGTGCATATCAAATGGAACATTCGTTGATGAATTCATATAATCAAAGTTCATCAGCATTATTTACTACTGACTTAACTACATTTGATTTCTTAGCTAATTATAGAACAATTCAAAAAGAAGCTGTAATTGAGTATTCTGATTTATTGAATGCATTAATGTTAGTAAATCATACTGATAAGTTTCAGGTTCTTTATTTTGAACAAACATATTTTTAATACAGTGAAATACTTAAAGAAATTTGAAGCATATACATTCGAGGACTTTACTCTCAGTGATATTGAAGATGTTAAAGATTTGTTAGAATATGGTTTGCCTATTGAACAAATTGCGATAGAATTAGACTTTACGGTCGATAAAGTGAAACAAATAGTTCACTCTATTGAAAAGAATAAAAAAACGACTACAAAAGGATGTGGTTGTTGTTCAGATTGTACCGGTGAAGTGGATTGTGAATGTGGTTGTGTTGAGTGTGAATGCTAAAAATTAGTTACTATAAACTATAAATAAAATTATTATATGGAAAAATTAATGACATTCGAATCTTTCTCTGATGAAATAGATTATGAAAACTACTACTATTTAGTAGAAGATATATTACTACTTGAAGAAGTAACAGCTGGGTCAGTTGATACTGCTGGGTCAAAAGCATCAAAGATGATAAAAAAGAAATCAGAACAAAGTGGTATTCCTGTTGGAATTCTTAAAAAGGTTTATAAGCGAGGGCAAGCTGCTTGGAATGCTGGTCATCGTCCAGGTACACCACAACAAGCTTGGGCTACTGGTAGGGTAAATAGTTTTATAACTGGTGCTGGTGGAGCTAGAAAAGCTGACAATGACTTATGGGCAAAAGCTAAAGCTGCTAAAGCTAGAAAAAAGAAGAAAAAATAATGAAATACTTAAAAAGATTTAATGAAAATTTAGATAATAATTCTTATAAAATTCATATACCCGAAAAATATTCAGGGGTTAGAATGGAATTTGGGGAATTTGCCTCACCACAAGACATAATTGATACGTACAATCAGATAGTAGAAGAAGGAGTTCCTTTGGTAAGTTATTCCGAGGATGGGTTCTTCACTAATGAAGATGATGAAGAAATTGAAGAGTTTATAATTCTTGATGAATTGAATTATGCTATTGTTGGTGAAGAAGAAGATAATATGGGAGATTTACCAAAACAAAAAAGATTTGGTGATGGTAATGAAAATGAAATCTATTTAACCAATAATGTAAGATTCCACCGTAAAGGGAATGAGTTAACTTTAAGTTACACCCCAACTAAAATTGGAGGGGGACTTAGAATATCTGATGAACAGAAGAATATGTTAATTGATTTTTTAACCAAGAATTAACCTCTCTAATGACATTATTGTTGAAAAGGTAATTAAAGAAAATGAAGATATGATTCGCATTGAAATGAATTGCAGATTATCTTAACAAAAAAGAGACCTATTGGTCTCTTTTTTGTTTATTCGGATAGCCCTTTATAGTTATCATCATATATCTTTACAACCTCATTAAATTCTTGTAAGACACCATTTTTAATTTTATCTGACTCGTACTTACTTCCATTTATATATTCTCGAATCATTTCTGTATACTCTAATTGTATAGTTGGAATAACTCCTTCATCAAATTCATCGGTACTAAGTTCTTCGGTAATTATTTCTCCGTTTTCAGCTTTTTGTAATACAATATCGTCTAAATACTCAACAGAAGCAAAGTTTCCTTGTTCAAGCATAGCTTCTAATTTTCTTCTTAGTTTTCTGTTATTTATTAACAAAGAATTGGAAATAAATAGATCAATATAGTCCTTTGTTGAAACTGAATCTAACGAAAGAATATCATCTTCTGACTTTAGATATACTTTCTTGAATTTCGGTGAAACATTATTTGGAATAAATCTTTCTGTATTTTCAATCACATCTAAAATAAAAATTCCTTTTTGATTTCCTAAATCATTTCTATCCATTTCAAAAAGATTACCAACAAAAGTAAAATTTTTATTTACTTGTTTAAGATGAATATGTCCACTGTATACTGATCTATATCCACTAAATTCTTCAACATCAATTTTGTCGTGGTTCTTATGTGCAACTGATGTTAAATGCATTTTAGCTCCATTTAGATCTGAGTGACAAAATAGATAATCACAACCACTAAATTGTTTTAGTATTTCAATTTGATTTTTTCTTTTCTCTACCCAGGGTAACATAAGAATAGACTTTCCCATAAAATCTATTTTAGTTGGTTCTTCATACACGGTAACACCTGGAATATATTTATAGAGTTTAACTGTATTTACATCATTGGTAGCCTTTGTATATAAATCATGATTTCCAATAATGATGTGAACTTGACAAATTTTGGCTATTTCCTCTAAAAGATTCTGAGCATAATTAAGAATATTGATGGGTATTACTGACCTATTGTCAAATAAGTCACCAAGATGTACAATAATATCATCTTTAGTTAATTCTTTTCTAAGAAGTGGTAGAAGAAAATCGTTGAAGTATTCTTGATGAACTTTGAACCACTTATCGACAGAGTTAGGGTAGCCAAGTCCTAAGTGGGTATCACCAACCAGTAATATTTTAGACATTCATGTAATTATATTTTAGTATTATATGATGAGTATCAACAAAAGTTATAGTATATTATGTCTCCGACAAAGTAAAACTAAAGTAAGAATAAAGAGTTGTTTAGAAAAAATTCGTTTTTATAAGTAAATATATATACATACAAAAGAATATTAAATAACTAGAGACTTTTTTTTATTTAATATATACTTTATAATTGTTCAACCAATTAAAATAAAAAAATATAAAGAGTTATGCCACTTCCGCACTTTACTCAATTACAGATGACTGGTTCACCAGGTGGTCCCGGTACTAAACCAGAAGAACCAGTATACTTAAACCTGTTTGAAATAACATTTATTTTACCTACAATATTACAAGCTCAAGGTAGAGATCCTATCATGATGTTACAGCAAGCAAACAAAGTTTCTTTGAACTTGACTGAAGCTATTGGTGTAGCGCAACAAAAGTTCAAGTATTCAACAAGAGCCTTTCTACAGACTCCTGAGAAAACTCATGTTGAATTTGATATTACTTTCAATGTGAATGTTAACGAAAGAGGTAATATGACTACTTGGGACACACTAAAAGCATGGTATGATTTAGTATGGAATTCTCAAAATGGTTCTCTTCACTATAAGAGTGATATTATTGGAACCATTATTGTTAATCAACACGATAAAAAAGGTGTTGTGTTGAGACGTGTTACTTTCCAGAACTGTCAAATTAAGAATGTTGGGGGTCTTGAATTATCCTGGGCAAATGCTGGTGATATTTGGAATGATATTACAGCTGGTTTTGTAGCTGATTACTGGATTGATGAGTACATCGATGGCAACTTCACTATTTCTCCGCCTTTAATTCCTGGGTACTAAAATTAAACAAAGTATATATTTTTTCATAATATATACAATATGACGAATTCCGATTTAAACAAAGACACTAGATGGATAGAAAAAAACTATCCATCTTTTTTTTGTGATATTAGTAACTACACTAGTATAGATATTCCTTGGAAAGAAAAATATTTTTGGAGTGTTAATGGAATCAAGGATAAACCTAAATGTACAATCTGTGATAATGAACTAAAATTTTTGTCTATAAAAAAGGGTTATACTAAATTCTGTTCTAGAAAATGCACGGCCATTGGCACTATCGATAAGAAAAAAAATACTTGTATTCAAAAATATGGTGTTGATAATCCAATGAAATCCGAGATGATAAAGGATAAGTTTGATAAACTAATAACTGAAAAGTATGGTGTATCAAACATCTCAAAATTATTAGACACAAAGGATAAAAAGAAAAATACTATGTTGTTGAATTATGGTGTTGAGTATAATTCACAAAGAGATGAGGTTAAGAGTTTACTTTCAGAAAAAATGGTTCAAAAGTCAAGTGAAATGAACTATAAAAGATCACTTCAAATATTTGAAAATCTTAATAAAAAAATAGAAATGTTTGATATTAAATTAGTATCAGTCAAATCATCTAATTATCAGTTTGAATGTTTTAATTGTGGTGAAGTTTTTGCCATACATAAAAACACTCTTAATGATAGAATACGAAATCAAAACACAATTTGTACAATATGTAATAAAATTGACAACACATCTAATTCACAGGAGATAATTTTGGATTTTATTAAATCGATTTATAACGGTCCTATAAAATCAAATGATAGACATTTAGGATTTGAGTTAGATATATATTTACCAGAGTTAAAAATAGCATTTGAATATAACGGTGTGTACTGGCATTCAGATGAATTCAAAGATAAAAAATATCATTTTAACAAGACTAAAATGTGTAGTGAGAATGGTATAAAACTAATTCATATTTGGGAAGATTTCTTCATATCAAAGAGAAATATAGTTTTGTCAAGAATATCTAATCTTCTTGGAAACAGTAAAAGAGTTCACGGAAGAAATTGTAAAGTTTCATTTATTAGTAATGACGAGTATGTAAAGTTTATAGAAGAAAACCATCTACAGGGTTATGTAGTATCAAAATACAGAATAGGAATTTATTACAATAATGATTTATACGGTGTTATGTCTTTTGGTGGTCTTAGAAAAGCACTCGGTCAAAAAAGTGAGAGTGGAACTTATGAGTTATTGAGGTTTTGTAACAAAAATGGATATACTATTGTTGGTGGAGCATCTAAGATGTTGAATTTTTTTATTAAGAATATTTGTCCAAATAAAATAATTAGTTATGCTGATAAATCTTGGTCATCCGGTAGTATTTATTATAGGTTAGGTTTTAGATTTGATTCTGAGACTGCTCCTAATTATTATTACATAAAAAATGGAGTTAGATACAACAGATTTTCCTTTAGAAAAGATATTTTAGTTAGAAATGGAGAAAACAGTTCTTTGTCTGAGTCTGAGATTATGAGAAAGAATAAATATTACAAAATATATGACTCTGGTAATTACAAATTTATTTGGGAAAATAAAAATCCAATCATTTGATTGGATTTTTTTAGATATTATTTAAATTTATTCATCATACTATTCATCGAACTCATGTAAGAGTTTGGATTGAAGTTTGGTGTATTTTTACCTTGGTCTTCTTCTTGTTTCTTCTTTTGTTTTTCTTCTTCTTCTGTTATCTCATTAACAATTTTGATGTTTTCTTCAAGCATCCAGAATGGCCAACTATCTATTGCGGATTCTTGTAGATGATAGTTTTTTTGAAGTAATAGTTTATTCTTCAATAAATTGGTCAAATGCGTCATGAACAACGAAAATAGCTGACGGTCCGTCGGGAAAGATCATATCCGTGTGTACCTCCAGGCCACACGAACATTTTTTAACCAATTTCTCGATACCAAAACTCATCTTATCGACTGCTGAGTTCAAGAATTGGAAAGAAATATCATCCATTTTGTCGTATTCTGCTAATTTAGATTTAATTCCATCCAAAGTAATTGATGTTCTATCATATAATAAGAAAGGAATAATTTTCAAGAATGAAAGATTTGGTTTTCTTTTCTCTGAGTTTTCTTGAATAATATACTCTGTGAAACTTTTTTGTAAACCAATTGTTGGTGGTGCAAGATGGTAAGATTTACCATTTTTAAGTGTAAATTTAAAAGAATAACTTTGTGGGTCAAAGTATTTTACAATCTTTTGATCAATTTCAAACTTTATAAAGTTTTCTCTTTTAAGTTCTACTTGGATTTCGCTATTACAAGTACAAGTTGTCTTAGTAGTAAGAGAAGAACCTTGTTGGAAGGTAAGTTCTCTGATTAGGAAAATTAGGTAATATCTGTCTGGGTCACGAATTTCAATATAACTTCCTATTCTACCATCTAAATATTTAACTCTAACACAAGCAGCAAGCATATCATTCATTTTTTCAACAATATCGTAGAAATTATTATCATCGACCATCGAATACGCTTGAATTTCTTTTACTTGGGCTGGTCTGACTTGAATTGTAGTTCCTGCTGGGTAGAATATGCCACAAGGAAATTCTTTAACATCAAAAGCAAAATATTGTAGTTCTGAAGTTCTTGTATTTTCTACTTGTACGGAATTTTGTGGTTGTTGATATGTTTGCTGAGTTGTTTTATTTTCGATTCCTTCGAGATGTTTTCTAAGATATTCTTCTTCGGAAAGTTGTGCTTTATTTTGATCAGACATAAAGTTGTAATATTTTTTATTAAAATATATATTACAACCTCATGTCTCTCCTTTGAAATTTCAAAAATTTAGATAGATGTATAAGTTACTCTACTCCAAGTAGCGGTCGTACCTCTATAAAAATTGAGTGTTTCTTGATCAGTATTATATACCGTCAGTCCATCGGCGGGACTCGAAATTGCTAGTATTTGAGCGGTCGTGAGTCTTGGTAACAATATACCCTGTGAGTCAGAGGTGAAATTTACTAAAGTAGTATTTGTATCACCAGTTTGTTTATTGACTGTCAACATCGCTGAGGGTGATTGTGTACCAACACCAAAGTAACCCTGTGAATTCACATTAATTCTTTGTTGACCAGAGCCATTGGCAATTATAATCGAGTTTGTGATTCCGGGTGGTAAATTCACTCTAGCTCCGATTACCGTATTATTAAAGTTTGAATTTGCTGATGTTGTTATTCCAAATCCAATGTAGGTATTGTTTGATCCAAATGTCATACCAACGGGTACACCAATACCGATATTACCTCCAATAAGAGTATTGAAACTACCGGAAGCTAAACCAGCACCTGAGATAGCTCCTATATAGGTATTATCGGTATCCGTCCAATCAGGTGATATTGAGGATGAAATTGCACCACCAGCACTGGCTCCTGCCATAAAACCAATAGCTGTATTTCTTGTTCCTTTACCCAAACTTTTAAGTGATTCCGCACCAACACCAACATTATACGAACCGGTCGCTAATAACATGGTGTTATGTCCAAGTGCTAAGTTGTTATCACCTATTCTATTAATCGAAAGTGCGAAATATCCGATGGCTATATTTCTATATCCGGTTGTATTCGCTATTAAAGCGGCTCGGCCTATCCCAACATTAAACGATGCGTTTGAGTTTGAAGTATTGTCGACGTTATTTCGGAGTGCTTGGTATCCGATGGCAATATTGTCTATTCCTATAGTGTTTTCTTGAAGAGCGCCCGATCCAATTGCAATATTTCTAATACCAACTGTATTTCTAAGTAAAGCACTTGTGCCTATTGCTATCGTATCTTCGCTGTAGGTCGAAGCTTGAAGTGCACTTGTGCCTATTGCAATATTGTTAAAAGCATATCCGGTTGAGTTTGTCCCACTTAATCTACTTGGTGCGGATCCAAGATTATAACCAGCTCTCCATCCAATCGCAACATTGTTAATACTATAAGAACCAAGTTGCATAGCTTGATATCCTACAGCCACATTTGCACTTGAGTTCAATGCGTTAGACATTGCTTCATAACCAACAGCAACTGACTGGCTACCCTGATTAAATTGTAATGTATAGTTACCTACACCTACTTGAAATGACGGATAATGTATTTGTGTCAATCCTGGCATTATAGCCGAAGCTGTGACTGAGCTATACATTTGCATGGATCTATATCCAATCGATAAGTTTTCATTTGGTGGTCTTCTGAAATTAACTGTTGAAGTTGTTGCCCAGTCGACTGTATCTGTTCCTGCAACAACCGCAAGTTGCGGTATACCCATATAATATTGAGACTCACCTCCTATTGCAATATTGTTAAAAGCATATCCGGTTGAGTTTGTCCCACTTAATCTACTTGGTGCGGATCCAAGATTATAACCAGCTCTCCATCCAATCGCAACATTGTTAATACTATAAGAACCAAGTTGCATAGCTTGATATCCTATAGCCACATTTGCACTTGAGTTCAATGCGTTAGCCATTGCTTGATAACCAACTGCTGTTGATTGACTACCCTGATTAAATTGTAATGTATAATTACCTACACCTACTTGAAATGCTGGATAATGTATTTGTGTCAATCCTGGCATTATATTCGAAGCTGTGACAACGCTATACATCGCCATGGATTTATATCCAATCGATAAGTTTTCATTTGGTGGTCTTCTGAAATTAACTGTTGAAGTTGTTGCCCAGTCGACTGTATCTGTTCCTGCAACGACCGCAAGTTGCGGTATACCCATATAATATTGAGACTCACCTCCTATTGCTACATTGAAACTACTATTAGTAGCGTTACCGAGTGCATAACCACCAATCGCCACATTCCAACTACCCGACAGACTTTGAAACAAACTTTCATATCCCATTGAGACATTATTACTTCCTCGTAGAAAATATCCTGAGTTTCCACCTATAGTTATATTATTAGCTCCACTAAGATTAGATGCTTGTGATTGAACACCGATCGCGACATTGTTACTACCGGGATTACCAGCATTTAGAGTATTTAATCCTATTGCTACATTCCCATTCGTTGTTTGAACACCATTTCCAGCATTTGAACCAAGTGCTGTGTTATTTATACCGGTTGTCAAATTTTGTAATGATCTCCATCCGATACCTACATTGTGACCATCTTGTCCTGAATATCTTTCAAGTGCACTATGACCAATTGCAATAGTTCTACTAGCCATTGTTGCGGTGTGTAATGTGAAGTTGCCAATTGCGACATTGAAGTTTGCTTGTGATGTATTATTCGCTACTGATCCAAATAAATTGTTTAAATCAAAGTTACGTATAGAACCCAAGTTATAACCCGCTCTAAATCCAATAGCGACATTGTTCGTACTATGAGATCCAAATGACAAAGCCTCACCACCAATTGCTGTGTTTCTGAATCCAGTAACATTATTTTGCATTGCCGCATAACCAATTGAAGTGTTGAAACCTTTAGCTCTAGTCCTTTCTCCAAACGATGCGTAGGAAGTCAAAACTCCATCTCCCTTAGACCAACCTATTGTTGAATATGTTGTTCCTTGGTTATTCTGTAGTGCAAAATTACCAATTGCGACATTATATGAAGATGAAACTGTATATGTCAAACCAAACCAAAAAGATCCTGTAGTTCCCTCAAATGCTCTATAACCTATTGCCAAGTTATTAGAAGATGGTGTTATACCCGCCCATCTTGAGTCATAGAATCCCATGTATCTATGTGTCCACTGACCAATACCAATATTTTGATTGTAGTTTGATAAAAAGTTAGTAGAGTCTGATCCTGTCGCTATATTACCAACTGGGTTACCACTTTCGTGTCCAATAAATATGTTAGAACTACCGTTACTATACATGTTTGAACTATTTCCAATCGTAACATTGAAACTTCCTTGAGTACCACCAAAAGAAGAGTTATACCCTATTGCAAAGTTTTGTATACCTGTTCTGTTTTGATTAAGTGCTTGATAACCAATTGCTGTATTTTGTGAGGTCGCCACTGGATTATTAAATTGTAAAGCTGCATATCCAATTGCAACATTACCCAAGGTTGTTGACGAATTACCAGCATTGTTAGCTGAATGACCAATTACAACATTTTGTCTACCAGTCGTATTTTGTTGTAGTGCTCCGTAACCAATTGCTACGTTATATTCCTCCGGATTTGCCGATCCACTAAATCTTTGATTTTGAAGTGCGAAATCTCCGATAGCTATATTAAATCGACTCGCGGTTGAAAGTTGAAGTGCTCTGTATCCAATAGCGATATTATTTCCACCAAGTGATGCTGTAGAAGTAAGATTCCTCCAAACACTATTCATGTTTAGCATCGATTCTCTACCTATTGCAATATTCTTTCCAAGTTGCCAGGTATCATTAAGACCAGCATCGACACCAATTGAAACACTATCGTTCTCTGATACAAAATGTCTCTTCCCATCACCACTTGAAATCATAACCATTCCAGTCAGTGGGTTACCGACCGCGCCTCCCTGATCGCCTGGTGACACACCAAATGCATTAGGTATTGCTAGGATACTACTGGCTGTGTTTACTAAGTATGTTCTAAGATCTTGGTTTCCGCCTATTATCGTGTTATTATTTGACTGTGAGGCTGGTAGTATATTGATGCCCAAAAAGGTATTATTCGAAATATTGTAAAGGCCGTTAAAGTTTAACCCTATACCAGCAGATCCAGATATGATTAAGTTTTTGTCAGATCTTATACCAAAGTTCTGAACATTGAAACCTATACCGATGTTGTCGTTTCCAGATGTCAATCCAGCTATAGACCCATACCCAATACCAATGTTTCTACTTCCAAATTTCAAACTATTCATAGATTGACCACCAATCGAGGTGTTAAAACTACCGGTAGCATTATTAAAAAGTGAGTTATAACCAAGTGCCAAATTGTATACACCTCCGTCATTGTAAGCAGCTGCTTGGAATCCTATTGCGACATTAAAGGAATTACTACCAGCTCCAAGTGCGTTGTAACCTACTGCAACATTACCGAAGCCATTTGTGTTGGTGTATAATGCTCCGTAGCCTATACCTACATTATAGTACCCAATTGTTTGGTTATATAAAGCATAATTACCGATTGCGACATTCTGCCCAAGTGGATTTCTGTTATTATAGAGAGAATTCCAACCTATTGATAAGTTATCACTACTTGAAGTTCCTACTCTTTGAGAGTCAAGTCCAATAGATATATTCCTGTTACCAAGAGTGTTAGATCTTTGGGAAAAATTACCGATTGCTATATTATTATCAGCGGCTGTCGCTGAAAGTAGTGAAGAATTACCTATGGCAATACTATTAGAACCAATAGTCAAACTACTTAGCGCATTATTACCAATTGCAATATTATCGGGTGTTGAGCTTGTTCTAAGTGAATTTACCCCTATTCCTATATTATTATCTGGGTTACCAGATGATAAACTATTATAACCGATTGCAATACTTTGACTACCGGTCAAATTAGATCTTAGTGTATTATTACCTATACCAATATTTGTGGGTGATAAAGTATCCTTTAGTGATTCAAATCCAATTGCAACATTATTGAATGAAAATGTCATGCCATTTTCGAGAGCTTTCCATCCAATACCTATACTTTGTGTAGCTGCTGTGTTTTTCCAAAGAGTGTGATATCCAATACCAATGTTATACTTACTTGTGGAATCTTTTAATGATTCATATCCTATCGCTACATTTCCTTCACTTGTACTTGTATAATTCAAGAGAGCTTTGTGTCCAATACCAATGTTATATGTTCCACTATTATTATTTCCACCCAAGGCGGTATATCCTAAAGCTAAATTACCGTTTACTTCATCAAATAAATAAGATCCATTAATTTGAAAAACTCGACTCGAAAGAGGAAAAGTGAAGTTATCGAAGAATACATCACCTTTAACTCTAAGAGTATTAGAATCAAATTTATAGTTTGGTGATGAATTAGTATATCCAATTAATATTGAACCAGATACTCCTTGATAAATTACACTAGCTGTTAGTGTTGATACTCCTTCAAATAGTGCAACAAAACTTGGTGTTCCAAAGGCTGTAGCATTTCCTATAGCACTAAATGTAGTCCAATTACCATATCCGTTTGAATCAGATATTAAAAATTTACCAGATCCTTGATTGCCATCATTCAACCTGAATGAGTAAGTATCGCCCGAAATGAACAACTTAGCTGAGTTAGATGTTGTTCCTACTGATATATTACCACTGTTAAAGACAATAAGACTTGGATTACCATTTGAGTAAATATCTAAGTCAGCAGCGTAAGATCCACTATATGTTGAAGTAATATTGCTATTTATTCTTAGTGAACTAATTGTTTGTGTTTCACCGATTGAAACCAAATTTGTGGTTAAATTAAGTCCAAATTGTGTATTGGATGATGTTGATACTACAGCAGTTGGGTTAATCAGAACTTTAGAAGTATTTGAAGATTGAGTAAAAATACCTAGTATTTCTTCGTTTGACTGTGTGATGAATCCAAAGTCCAAATAAATTGAATCATCTATTGTAGAATTTATTTTAACATTAGGATCTAATTTAATTGAATTAGTTCTTGGACTAATCTGTATACCATTTGTTAAACCAATTATTGCATTTTGTGATAAAGTGAACGATGAAACATCTTGATTACTTGTAATCAAAACTAAATCACTATAATTACCTGAGTATGTAGATGTGATCTCGATTTTACTCTGTGGGTTATAATTTGAAATTATCAAATTACCGTCAGAAGTAAATCTATATGAATTAGAAAAAGTTTCTCCAATCACATCACCACTTTGCAAAAATAGAATATTTTCCGATTGTGTTAAAGACGAATGTATAAATAATTTACCAAGAGTGCTGTTTGTACCAATTGAGATGTCGCCATTTGCACTTATGTTAAATAAGTAAGGGTTACTTTGTGTTCCAAAACTTAATTCATCTAGGTTGAATAGAAATCTAGTTCTTTCGTTATTTAAATCACCTTCGAAAGTGAGTGGATATAAATTATAGTCGTTACTAAAAGTCTCACCGAATCCGATTATTCCTTTTGAAACAATTGCAGAATGACTAGTTGCGCTAATGATTCTTATTAAATGGTCTGATGTTCCTATTTTCAGAGTGCCGAATGAAGATTGTGAGTCTGTGCCTCCTATGACAACTGAGTCAATATTTGAAGATGTTTGAAAGTCGTTAAAGTAAGTTGTTTGAGAACCACTTATTAAAAAAATATTACCACCATCAGTACTGACCCTAATACCATACTTATCTGAATCATTTTTGATATAAAGGTTATCAGATTGTGAGTAAATAGGTTCTCCAATTGATAGATTTTTATATATGTAAGTATATCCACTTGTAACACCAAGTGCTTGTGAATCAGATCCAGTTCCAGTTATGAAAAGACTATTGAGTACTTTTGTCATTTAATATATTAAAGATTTTCTCTTCTATATATTAAAATGAGTTACTCAACTTTGGTAATTTAGTACCCATTTTTTATTACCACCATTATAAATTTTAGGGAAGTTAAGTTCACTCATTATTTCTTCTTCTGTTTTATCTGGATCGAATCCCATTTTAACAAGTTTTTGTTTTCTCCAGTTGTATCTGTGACTTCTAATTCCATTAATCAAATACCAATATCCCGGTTTTGAAGTATGTTTATATTTGAATCCCAATTTTTGATACAGGTCTCCTGTTGATATTAGATTGTCAGAGTATGTTTCAATAGTAATTGGATTGTTTTTATTGATGAAGTAATTAATTAGTTTTGAAGCACCTCCAATTATATTGGTGTATCTCTTGTTACAAAATCTAGTAAGTTCCCAGAAATCCTTTTTGTTGACTCCGCCAAGTGGTACTCTTAGTCTTGAGAAAGTCATTAGACTAATTAATTCATTTTGATAAAATAATCCAATTCTAACTGATGACTTACAATCACCTTGTAAATGATTCTCATCTAAGAAATTTTTGGAATCATTGTAACTTACTTCTTTAATGATTGTTTTTCTTGCTCCTATACTATTAGACTTTTTTATTTTGTGTAGAATGAATGATTTGCACAAATCTCTCTTAGTAACCCAATCATCCTCCCAGATTGTGTAAAGTTTGATTTTGTTCTCCTCAGATAGTTGACTTTTCTTCAAATGATAATTAATCTCCTTAAATTTATCAGAATGCCAGAAAACACCATTGAATTCAAATCCTATTTTTAATTCCGGTAAATATATGTCTATTTCAAAAGGTTTTATAGTTTGTTTACAGTTTTCTATGATTTCACCATTATAATTTTCCTTTATGAAGTTATAAAGTTCGATTTGCCCAATTGAAGAACTTTGAGATATAGGAAAACAATTCGTGCAAATTGGCGTAGAGTTATTTATTCGAAAATAAAATTGATAAGGAAGTATGTCAAATTTTTTAAGACATTTTTTACAGTAGAAAATAAGATTTGTCGATATTTTCTTTTCAAAAGAAACAAATTCGTAATCAGATGATAAAGCATTTGATATTCTTTCTTTGTAATTCTTATAGAAGTGTTCAATTGTTTTATCATGAATATTTTTGTTCATCCAAGGATGTTCAACTCCGTATTTTTCGATTGATGTATTCTTATATGACTCTTTGAAAGACTGAATGTTCAATTTGAAAGACTTGACTCTTTTATCTAGAATTTCTTTAGATTTTGATGGGTTATCAACTTTCCAATTTTTATGTAATGTTGTTTTTGATTTATCTTTAATTTCACTAGATGACATAGGTGAGTTACCACCATATTTTTTATTATTAGTTTCTTTGATTTTATTTTTTATTATGTCAGATTTACTGGGACTAGTAGTTCCATATTTTTCTAATGATTTACTTTTCTTTAATTCAATTATGGATGGATCTGACGACATACACTTATTTGAGCAATACTTTAAAAATCCAATATTTGAATTTTTATATTTTACCTTTTTATCACACGCAGGATGCTGACATTTTGGTATCTCTACTAAACTATTTAAACACAGATAAACTTTTTCCTTAAATGGTAATTCAACAATATTATATTTAGAGCAGTATTCAATAATGTATTCATACTCTTCTGGATAATTTTTAGACAAAAAAGATTCTTTTGAAAATCTACCAGATGGATCCGAGTCTGTGAATATTTCTAAATTCATAAAAACATATTAATTTAACATATATATTAAAGACACCTAATTATGTTTAATAAAAAACCCTCAATAAATGAGGGTTTTAATATTATTTTAGTTGAATTTATTGATTTATAAATCCACCTGCAGAAATTGCTCCTGTTCTGAGAATTGTGATGTTGTTTACAATAACTCCCATACCCTTAATAGGTTCAACATATGTGTCAAGAACACCAATTTGGTTATCTATTATAGTTGGTGTGTTATTTTCTTCATCACATTTGTTGAAGTAGTTATAAAGACCGTTCTTATTAACATACTTTTCACAGATTACATCAGCTCTTAGTTTTATTTCAGCTCTTATTTCAGCTGTATTAAACTTCCATTGGAATTCAAGTAACATTGCTGAAAGTTCTCTTTCTAATTCAATCAAGACCTCTCTAACATGTAAGTAAGAAAGTGCTGATTTGTAAAGAGTTTGACCTGTATTTTCTGTTTCAATTACAAATCCTCTATTTCTCTTGAATACAATAGGATTCATTTGAGCTCCGTTCAAGTTTTCGATATCCTCAGGAGTATAATTCATTTCGATTCCTGCGATATTTGTAACTCTACCGTTAGTAACACCCGCTGCAATTGTCCAAGGAACAATTGAAGTAACATTTGTATTCTGTTTTCTCATATATGTAGTAGCTACATACATTGCTGGTGGTACATCAGCTGGTCTACCGTTATCATTAACTGTGACATAAGGAAGAAAATAACCAACACAACTTGCACCCCTTCCGTCGCCGAATGAGTATAAGAATGCTGGACTAGATTCTAAGTCACCGCCTGTTGCAATAAAGGATGTTTGTAAGACTCCTTCGTTATTAACAAATGTAGGTGATGTAGAGTTCCTAAATGACTTCATTGAAGGCATATTTATGAATCCTAAGCAATCTAATCTATCTCCACAAACATCAACCAATTGCTGTTTTGATCTCTCAGTTAAACCTAATCCAAATGCATCTACAACATATCTAAAGTCGATAGCTTCTTTATTTGTAAGTGCCTTGAACAATGGTGTTCCCTTTGCAATCAAGTTTAAAATAGTGCTTTGTCTTGTTTCAGTACCATCTGGCATTGAAGCTTCTCTTACTCTGAATCCTTTTAGTGGAATAGCCTTATAAGTAGAAACATAATCATCCATTGATGTATATCTAATTGTCTGATAATCTACCGAGTTACCATTTGTTACCGCGTATTTTTCGATAGCTGAATCACAAGTGATTTCAACTAAGGTTGTATCAGGTGCGTAAACTCTCTTACTGATAATTCTAGTTAGATTTCTTGTCATCTCACCTACATTTACTGGAACATTAGGATCTACATAAGCCTCTAAGAAATCACCAACTTTTACTTCAGTGTATCTTGAACCATTTACTAAGATCTTATTAACAATTGGAGTGTAACCAGCTGGTACTTCGATTTCAATAGTTTGTTTGTAATTTGACTTGTTAGTTATAACATTAAATATGTTATTTTTTGTTACATCAATTGGTTCAGTTGATGTTAATAAAGAATCTACAAACTTAACAGTCAAATTGTTTGAACTATCTAAGTACATTTGTAAATAAACTTTAGTAGTAGCATCATAAACAAAAGGTGTAGAAGTGATATCCTCATCTACTACATTTGTAGTAACTCTATATGCTTCATACCCAGCTGTGTAATTACTGCCCGTTAGTGGGTCAACTAAAGTGTTATAATAGTTAGTATCTCCATCAAGAGTTATTGTACCAGTGTTTAGTGTAGAATCTGGAATGCTAATTTGTTCATTTCCTAAAACATTCCAACCATTAGTTTGACTGAAGACCACATAACTGTAAGTGCCTTCATTTTGAAAAACTACTCTGATAGGTGATTGTGGATAAGATGACTCAATTAGATTATCATAAAAATAGTCACCAGTATTAATTTGACCATTGTAGAAGTTGTTATATAAATCTGCAAACTTACCCACAACACCAGAAGCAGTTGGACTTCCTTTGACTGTTGTGGTCGTTACTCCGTTTGGTCCTAAGACTAACTCATTATCAATTTTATAGAAAACTAAGTTACCAGCTAATATATCAGATGGAGTTGATGACAAACCTAAATCTAAATCAAAAGACTTGTTAGCAGTTGTTGATACGACAACATTACTAAGTGTCGCATTTGCTAGTGGGAATTTTTCTAAGGTAACTAAATCTTTCAACATAGTCATCTGAGATAGATTATTCTCTAACATACTAGAGAAGAAATTAAATAATCTAATCTTTCTGTGTTTCTCGTAATTGTTTGTTGTGTCTGTACCAGAAGTCCCTAAGAACTCTACTCTGATTTTACCTGCTGATAATTCAGTAACATCATAATCGACACCAAAGTCAAGTTCATTGAAACCACCATCAACACCTCCGGATATAGTAAGTGAGTTTGTATTTACAGTAATACTTGCGGAACCAGCAAGAAGTGTGTTAGTAAATACATCACCGTTGTATAGTGCTCCTGAACCTGCATCAGGTGTTATTATAAATGATGTGGTAAGACCTAGTGTTGAAACTGTTGCTGAATAACCAGTTACGCTTGCCACAACAAAGTCTAAATAAACAGAGTTCAAGAATGTATCTAGTACATCTGAACTTGCTGTTGTTGAAAGAATCTGAGAACCATTAAGATTCAACACAAAGTTACTTTCTACCGGAATTCCAGATGAAGTACCTCCGAATAAGAAAGTAATTGGAGACGGATCTGTAAGTTCATTAACACCTATTTCAGTCACCGTTGGAGTGTTACCAACAGTCTGTAAAATCTGACCATTTGCAACTTGAAAGTCAATGTAAGTTAAAACAATGTCACTTGATGGTATTGTTGGGTTAATTCCATCAACGGTTCCATTAGTCAAAGTAATTTCTCCAGTTGAAGAATTAATATGTACCACTGAAGTGTAAGAAGCGGTTTGTGAACTAACTGTGTAGTTAGTTGCTAGAATAGAGTAAGTAAATGAACCAGCAGTCCCAGAATTCACTAACACTTTATTACCAGCAGTTACAATATAAGCCTCTGAAGCAGTTAATGAACCCAATGATGGATTTGTAAGAGTGTATCCAATTTGAAGTGATTGTGAACCACCAAGTGATTCTAAAGCTGTTTCATAAGTAACACCATTGATATATTCTTCTGAGAAATGTGCTGTTCTGTTAACTCCACCCCAAGTTGAACGAGCTAGTGAAACTGATGGACCCATTGCGACTAAGTTTTGTCCGTCTGATCCACCCGCTATGTCTAATGGCGTTGCTATGTAATCTAGGCTTTCAATGATTGATACATTATATGATAGGAAATCTATTTCAACTTGACCATTGTTAACAAGACCCTCAGAGACAACTAAGTTGTTACCTATAAGGTCAACCATTCCAGTTGGGAAGTCTTTCTCAAACTTATCCATATCAAATGCACAAAATAGACCAGTTCTATCTGTATCATTATTTATGATTGTCTCAATAAATATATTTCTACCGTTTGAATCTCTGAAAAATGGAATCAAAGAAAGGCCTTCATAGTACTGTAACAAATTAACATTTCTATCATTTGCAAAATTTTGAACTTGATCTTTCATAAGACCTTGGCTAGTAAAATAGGCAGACCATTTGGTATCAACTGCTAATTGTTGGTAATTTGACCAATCACCACCAACTACTAAAACATCTACTAAATAGTCTGAAGCATAATCCAATTGGTTAACATAAGATGGAACTTTATCAGCTGAACCATACCACTCTAGTAATGTTCTGTTGAAACCACTTAATCTTGACTTAAATACAAAAATTGTAATGTATTTATCTGACATATTAGTGAAAGACAACAATCTGTCTGCCGCTCCTAAGTCGTCACTTGTAAGATTAATGAAAGAATCAGTATCTCTTTTCCAGAAACCAGTTGTGTCGAAAAATCTTCTATATGCACCCTCTCTTACAACATCATTTGTTTTATCAGTAGATGTTGATACTGACTTATATTCTATAAGGTCTAAAGTATCCGATGTAGATAATAGATTCATTGCGAATACTGGACTCGACTCTAGCATTTTGCTAACAGTTCTATGAAAGAAAGAACCCTTTCTTTCTAAATTTCTGTCTAGTGGTCCAAATATACTTTCTAAATCCTGTGTAGTCTGTAAGAAAACAGGTGTATTAGCTGGTCCTTTTTTTGAGAAACCAACTACCAATGAGCTTACACCAGTTACGGTTGGGCTGACAATAACTGAATTATCAAATTCTTCTATGAAGATACCTGGTCTTTTATACTTACCAATTTGAATTGCCATAATAGTTCATTAATTTTTATTTAATGTATATATAAAAAGAAAAAAATATATTTTTTCACTTTTTGGTGAACTTATTAAAACGATAAAGATCAATTCTCTTCTTACTAGCCATTAAATCATCTTTGAAGACCTTTAGTTTATCCTTGGCTATTTTTTCTAAGTTGACTATTTCCATTTGAAGTTTAGAAATATCCTGTGTTTTTTGACGAATCTTATCCTCAGTAAGTTTGATATTAGCTGAAAGAGAATCCTTTGAACTTGGATTTGCTTTTATATTGGATTGTTCGTCACTGATATCTGTTTTCCAGTCTTTAATCTGATCCTGTAGATTCTTCAAATCTCTTCTTTTATCACAAGATTGTGCCCAAATCGCTAAAACTGGGTTATGAAATTTCAATTTCTTTTTATTATCAGTTTTATCAATTATTTTTTGAGCAGCTAATTTATCGATTAAGTCTTTTTCATCTTTATAAGTCATATAAATGTTATTTACTGTAACTTTAAGTCTGTCAAAATCTTTGATTTGATTTTCAAGCTCATTATATCTATTCATGTCCGATGCGATCTGAGGTGGATCGGTTTTATCAGCATTGTATAATTCTAAAATAAATTCTTGAAAGTACTTAATCATATTAAATTATGTCAAAATCATTCATTTTAGACCTCATTTTATCCAATCCTAGAATATCATATTTAGGTCTATCATCTGGATCAATCACTTTTATAGTCTCTAACTTACCCTCTTGAACATTGTTCTTAGAAAGAGCTTCTATTTTTTGAAAGTTCATTTTTAGATCTTGTATATTACTAAAAGTGTTATTAGATGTAACTTCAGCGACTTTCATCTCAATAACTCTGTCTTTTGACAATTTAGGATATTTATTTATGTTGATTACTGCTACGAATAAAGGTTCATTAGGTACAAAAGATAGATTTTTTGGTAACTCCAACTCTTTTGAATCAAGTTTATTTTTCAAGTAAGTACTAAAGATTGATTGTTTTGGAGTTTTTTCATATTTATGAAACTTAATAACAATTCCTTTATCTCTAGTTCCATTAATTTGACCTTGTATAAATCCAATCAAATATTTGGTAACTTTATCTTCCTTATAAGTAATTTTGAAAAATTCTCTACCGTACTTATCATCCTTACCGAAAAGACTTGTCACTATATCAGCTCCTCTTCCAAGTTGGCTATAAAGTGAGAACACTAATTGCTTTTCACTACCCATGTCATCTTTCTTTATTTTTCCTGGACCTGGTTCTGGTGTATCAGATGTTTTTTCTATGTCACTATTTCCCCCAAAATAATCAGTCAGTAATCTATGTCTCTTAGATCTGAAATCTCTATCTTTACCACCAGATCCTAACATATCATTAATAAAAGTAAATAAAGTCCTACCTGAGCCAGCTTTTTGATTAGGTCCTCTATTTTTGAATTTCGCATTTGCTAATATTTTTCTGTACTTTGTATCTTCTAATAGTTTCATAATACCATCTTCCCATTTTTCAAATGGAACATTAGCTGCCCAGGGTCCAACTGATGGACCGGCATCTTTTGACCAAGATGGATATTCACCTTTTCCGATATATGTGTACTCTCTAAATGTTTTCTGAGAAATCACGCCGTTTGGTCTACCAGAGGGTATGACCTCAGTTGCATACATTTTATATGCTCTGCCAAAGATATTCACGATTCTAATGATGTTGTCTTTGAAAGATTCAGCGTCAATCTCTATTTCTTTTTCTTCTAACTCTTTATCTGTATCTTCTTGGAGTTTTTTAGCTTCTTTTTCGTCGATTTTCCATTCATCTTCTTCTCCCTTTTTGAAGAATTCAAACCAAATAGTTGATATTTTATCATTTATCAGTTCCTGATCAGACTTCGAGGCTTGTTCATCTTTGTCAGTATCTTCATCAGTTTCCATTTCAATATCATCTGCTTCATTTACAAAAGAAAAATAGTTATGTATAAATGATTCGTTCTTTTCTTCTTTATCTTCTTTTTTCTCCTTTTTAAGAGAAGGATAAAGCTTTTTAAGTTGATTAAAAGATTTTATGAACTTATTAAGACATTCTTTTGCATCAGTAAGTGCGTTAACTAGTCCCATATCTTCTCTAAATGCAAGAATTATTCTAGCTATTAGTGAAATTGACTTCGAAATATCACTATATGAAATAGATTGTTCAGCTTCTTTAATTAGTTCTTCAAAAGAAATTGGCTTACCAACAGTTGCTTCATTCATTACGACTTCTCTACCTATTTTTGTGATAGTATCTACAATGATTGCATTGTTTGTTTTTGATTTAGTAAGCAATTCTTGAATTCTTGGTAATGTTTTTATAATGCCAGATTTAGACCACGAGTTTAATACTTTATTCCAAGCTGCTCTCGCATTTGACTCCGCTAACTTCAATTCTGCTTCTTCAAATATTGGAAGAGATTCATTTTCATAAAATAAAGATTCTGCGACTTTTTCACCAGCTTTGAGTGTTGTAACTTGTAAAGGTCTGCCATCGGGTCCTTTCTTTGTATCTGAGTTTAGTATAGGTGTGAGAGAATCTCTACGAACACTCATCGGTGCTGAGTTTGGTAGATATGATTTAGTCTTCTCATCCCTAAAAATAACAAAAACATTGGGTTTGATTGTACCTGATTGAACAACATCATCTTTAGTTAAGAACTTTTTGTCAATTCCTCTCTTCACAGCATGTTCCAGAGAAATGACTAAAACAGTAGTTTTTTTGCCATCTTTTGATTTGTGTGTATATTCTTTACCTACTTCGATTGATTTCTCTGAAGTAATCTTCTTTTTTGAAATGATTTCATTCAAGTCTAATATGGATTCTAAAAGATCAATTGTAGTTTCATAGAACTCTTTATTTGAGCTTGTTTCTTCTTGTTTTTCTTCTTCCGATTCTTTTGGTTCAAAATCGATTTCCAATAAAGCTTTTCTATAATCTTCAAGTTTTTTTACTAATAAATCTTTATTAGGTAAGTCTTTTTTATCTACTTTCTCAACATCTTTGATTGTTGTTGAGATAAGACCAGAATCATCAGATTTATCACCTAATAATATTGTCAATTTTTCATCAATCTCTTTGTTTGAAGTAGATTCTTTATAAACCTCTGTTATAAGAAATTTTACTTTTATTTTTTCTATTTCTTTTTTAGTATTTTCACCAAATGCAGAAGCGGCTATTAAATTATTTAATTCATTTTCAACATCTTTTACTAAAGAACCAATTCTAGCAGCTTGAAAATAAATTTTACCTTTTCTGATTGTTGAATTGATTAATCTACCTAATAGAGATCCTCCCCAGGTTATATCATTTTCAAAAGCTTCCTTTATTAATAAAGAAGATTCGAAGTCCTTTTGATTAAATTCAGTTCTTGTTTCTTTGATTAAAAATTCTTGTCTGTGCTTGAGATATCGCATAAAAATAGCCTAATATTTTGATTATATATTAAAAGTCTAATATCACAAAATAATAGAAAAAATATTTGGTGGTTTATTATTTTTTAATTATATTAGCATATCATTGATTGAGACAGTGTTTTAGACGATAAAAAAAGTCAAAAATATTAGGAAAATCAATAATTTTACCTTATATTTGTAGTATCAATAACAGTAAAACTATGAACGAAAACAATATCTTCTCTTTTAATCTAATCAAATTTGATTTGAGACCTTATAGTAAATCTGAAGAAATTCAGAGAATTATTAATGATCATGGTATGCAACAAGTGTGGACAGGAGAAGAAATGTTCGAGTTGAAGAAAGAAGGATACATCTTCATCTGTGTTGATTCTGTCACATTTTTTCCAATTTTCTACTTTAATGAAAAAACATTAGACTGGACTACTCCGATGCAAGTTACAAACATCTTGGCTGATCAAAAACCAATCAAAAAGAAAAAGGTTAAAAAACCAAGAACTACATTGAATTTAGATTCACTTTTAGATAAAATTAATGAGTCTGGTATGGAATCTTTAACTCCAAGAGAGTTAAAGTTTTTAGAAGAGTCTTCTAAGTAAAAAATATTTTTTATATGACCACCAAGGCTTTGGTGGTTTTTTTTATTTTAAATCTTAAAAAATTTTGAAATTTTCACCAACGATAATTTTATAGTGAAATTTATGTAATATATAATCTTGTAAATTAATTTTTTAATTATGAGATTCTTAGAACTTGTCTACAATGGCAGAAAAATAACAAATAATTTATTAATCAATGATATTTTAGAGAAAGAGAACCTGAATTGGTTGATCGATTCTGAAATCGAAAATGCAGAAATCGAAATCAAAAATCATACTTTAATATGGAAAAATGGCTACTTTTTTGGTAATTGGCATTATGGTATCTTTAAGGATGGTCAATTTTATGGCACATTTGAGAATGGAATTTTAGAAGGTGGGAAGTTTAATGGCAATTTTATTAGTGGTTTGAATTTGATTTCGGTATAAAAAATAATTTTTTTCTTTATGGGAAGAAAGCGTTTCACAAAATCCAAATTATTATCAGAAAATTTGAGATTTAAAATCACAGAAGAAGCAAATAATCATTTGTTCTTCGAAATAGGCAGTGAAATTACAACAGACATTGCAGAAGCAGTTGCAATTATGATGAGAACTAATAATATTGAAAAAGAAATTTGGTCTCAGAAAATTAATATAAATCTAGAAACAGTTGAACCCAAAAGAGCATTATATTGGTTATCTGGTGGAGATACTGAGTGGATTAGTGGTAAAAATTATAGTTTAAATTGGATGCAATGTGATTTAGATTATCAAGAAGAATTTGGATTTATGGTAATTTCAATACTTAAAAAATCACAAACTCTCGATGATATAAGAAGTGGATTTATGAAATACTTAAATTTACCAGTTTTATATGAATTTGCTCTTAAAAGAGGATTTGTAAAGTAAGAGACAACCCACCAACTTGGTGGGTTTTTATTTTAATATATAAAGTATGAAAACATTAAGAGCGATATGTTCAAATCCTTGGTGTAAAGCGCCTTTTGAAGTTAGTTCAGAAGATACTAATCACTCAAAAATCTGTTATAAGTGTTGTAGTCTTGAGACTGAGACATCAAATGGAGTGACCTGGGTCGAAAAAACTTATGAGGGTAGTAGATTTGATAATCATCCACACCAAATATCGATAAATGTAAATAGAGCAATAGATCAAAATAAGAAATGGTAAATTCAGTATTCATAGATTTAGACGCACTTGTAAAAATTGAAAACAAGGCTTGGATTGTTGATAAAAACTCTCCAAATATACCATTGTTAAAGTTATCAAAGTCGGACTTTAACCTAATAAAAAGTGGTATATATCGTTCTCAGAATAACAAAATTGAGTTTAATGGTGTCACCTATTGGTTACCAAGTGAACTGATTAATAAGCTTAAAATAAAAGCAAAAATTTCTAAAATTGATTTTGGTAATTTAGCAATTAGTCTTCAAGAGTTTCTAAATAAGTCAATCATTGATAGTTTAGATTTCGAAGTGAATAGTTTTCTAATTTCAAAGTTAAAAAACACAGAAGATGATATTTATATTATCTGTTCAAAACAGACTAAGAAAAATTATCAAAATATAACTGATAAAATTGAAAAAGAGTTTTTGAAGACAGGTCTTAAAATCAAAAATTATTATTTCATTTCCGAAACATTCTATAATCAAAAAGAAGATAATATTGAGTTTAAAAAAATGAGACTACTATTACAACACCTACTTGGTTACAAAACAGAAGGTGATAAATTCATAGATGAAGAGATAACTAAGTATAACAAGATACACTATTATGATTCAAATATTAATACTCTAAAGATTTCTGATAAAATAAATGAGTTGTTGAGTTTTGTATTGTCAAATACAGATAAAGGTCTGGCTAATGTTATTAAAGAAGATGTAAAAGATTTCAGACCAACACTTTATCTAAATAGAGTAAATGATAACGAAGTGAATAAAATTGATAATAAAAAGATTATTTTGAGTTTATCAACATTAATTAAAACATTTGAATCATTTAGAAGATTTTATTAATCTTTCTTATTTTTAAGATAGTTATCGATCATATTATTTAAACTTCTCGAATCCACAATTTTACCATCTTCCTTAGTATTATCTTCTATTTGTTGTTCTAAATTCTTTTGTTCCATTGACTCTGACATTTCATTCAGACCTAAATCTATTCTCATTTCTTTATAGAATTTCTCAAGTTCTGTTCTCTGGCTTTGTGAGAACTTAATATTATCTCGAATCTGTGAAATTGACTGATTAATAACTTCGTGCATTCTAGCTGATGTGTCGCCATTATCAACTTGTCTTAATTGTGTAAGAAAGTTTTTTCTTGTCATCTTCTGAAGAAAAATAGTGTCTGCATAAACTTGAGCATCTTCTTTCATCTTCTTAATTATATAATCATGGTGTGCGATTTGAGGATTATCGCCTAAATACAAGTCGACTAATGACTCTAATACTTCAGTTGCTTGATTTTTTGAGTCTTCTAAGTCAGCATCATAGTCATAAATTTGAATTTCTCCAAGATCCGGTAGATCTTCTCTTTTAGCTAGATATTTACTAACATCAAGTTCTTTATTATCTTCTTGAATACGATTAAACTCATTCTGAAGATCATTTATTTTATCTTCTTTCTTGCTCATAGGAACAATATATTTCTTATATATATTGGAAAATTAATATTCCTTATGGCGGTTGCAAAGAAACCAACAGAAGAAAAAAAATTTGTATTTACTAGTAAAATCGTTGATGAAGTAACAGAAAAAATTAACGATGGTGTTGTTGTAAAAAGATTTCAAAATCCTTGGTTCAAGAATGAAGTAGGTGTTAGAAGAGCCGGTCTAACATTTATGATGACTGAAGATGAAATACAAGAATACATTAGGTGTAAAATAGATATACAATACTTTGCTGAAAAATATTGTAGAATAAAAACAGAGGATGGTTCGGTTCAAAATATCAAACTTAGAGATTATCAAAGAGATATTTTAGATCTTTATACAAAAAATCGATTTAGTATTCTTTGTGGGTCAAGGCAGATTGGTAAAACTATCAATGCTGCGATCGCTATGCTACATTTTATAACATTCAATAATGATAAAAACATTATGATTGTTGCTAATGTTAGAGGAACGACCGTCGAAATTATTGATAAAATTAAAAATATCTATATACAGCTACCATTTTTCTTGAAGTCTGCTATCAAAAACTGGAATCAACAATCTATGATTTTTGAAAACGGTTGTCGTATAAAATCAGCAGCTAGAAGCAAAACACCAGCCATCGGTTTCACTATTGACTTTTTGTATCTCGATGAGTTCGCTCATATTCCAAGTAATATCATCGAACCATACTATACAGCTGCTTTTCCAACCGTTTCGGCTATTGAGAATTCCAAGATCGTTATTACTTCTACCCCAAATGGTATGAATCTTTTTTATAGATTATTAACAGACGCTGAAAGACCAGAAGGTGATGCTTTAAAGAACAACTATAAACCAATGAGGGTTTATTGGTATCAAGTTCCTGGTAGATTTGTTACCTTCTTTAGATTGAATAATCACAGAATGTATGACCAGAAAGTAACTAAAGAATTAATCTTCGAACAAGTTTTTGCTGAATTTGGTGATATTACAAAAGTAGAGATGAGGTATAACTCTGACTTAATGAAAGATGTAATTTACATCTATAATAATGATGTTTGTCCAGATACACTTGTAAAATCTTTCCAAATTAAAAAAGATGATGGACTAGAAATACCAATATTTAGTGTTGCTGAAGTCACAACTTGGAAAGAAGAAGCTATTAAAGATATTGGTGGAGAAGATGCTTTTAATCAAGAATACGGCCTTAGATTCGTTAATGCCACAAGATCTTTATTAAGTGAGAGTTTAATAGATCAATTATTGAATAATAAGAAGAATTATGTATATGAAGAAATATTGGAATTTTCAAAGAAGTTAAAGTTTTCTTATAGTGATTTAAAGTGGATTGATGATGATGATGTTTTTAATCCACTAATGAGAAATTCAATTAAAGGGGTTATATCGGTTGATATATCTGAAGGATTGGGTCAAGACTATTCGATAATTAATATATTTAAGATATCTCCAAAGAACAGTGAAATAATTGATTTTCAACAATTAAATTATACGCAATTATCTGACTTTTTTTGTTTAGAACAAATAGGAATTTTTAGGTCAAATTTTGTATCAGTAAAACAGTTAGCTGAGTTATTTTATTGCTTGTTATTTGATTATTTTAATTATGAGAATTTTAAAGTAGTTTTAGAATTAAATAACTATGGTAATGAGTTTTTAGCACATTTGCCATATGTATTTGATGGAAATAACAACTATGGTTCGAATGTTTTCTTTAGATATAAACACAGAGCTGATGCAACAGAAGAAAAAGTAGGATTAAAAGTTGGTGAAAATAAAAACATGCTTGTTAAAGAGTATCAAGAAGCTATGGATAAGAAAAACTTTATAATTACAAATGAAGATAACATCAGAGAGATAACTACATTTGTAAAGCACATAACGCCATCTGGAAATGTTAGATATGCAGCAGATATCGGACACGATGATACTGTTATGACTCTTGTAAACTCATCCAGTGTTTTCTCTAAATATGAATTCAGAGAAATGGTTGAGGATTATGCATCAAAGGTTGTTGATTCTCATACTTTGAGTGGATGGAAAGATATTCTAAAGAGAAGTGACTTTAAAGAAGGTGTTGATTATTCTTCTATTATTAACATCAATAGACAAAGAAGATTTATGAATCAATATAAGACAAACAATAATAATAATAATTGGTTTGGAAAATAAATATATAATTTATGAATAGAATATCAACTTATCAGCAATTTAATGAGGAAATTTTGGGTGGATTAGGAGACAAGTTAAAAAAACTTGGTAGTTCACTAAAGAGACCATTTCTAAGTAATTCAGTTAAAACAGAATACTCTAAAGAATTAAAGCAATATGATTTAGTAATTCAGTCTACTGAAGACAGACAAGAAATGAAAATATTTCATAATAAGAGATTAGTTGGTGATATTAAACTATCAGATGATAGTAAAAATTATCCAATATGGATATTATCTTTCTACTTTTATGAAAGTGAAGTTCCAAAAGATGATAAGAAGTATAAAAGTCCAGAAAAAATAGAAGGGCAAACAGAGCAGCCTTACGCAAAAGGTTCTAAGAAGATCAACAATGATTCTGATGATGCCGTTAGAACATTTTGGAAATGGTGGTCGACTAATACAAAGTCTGGTAAGTTAAAAAATCCTTCTTTTAAGATTAAATCTTAAGCTAATTCAATCGTAACTGAAAGTCCAGCTGACTTTAACTTATTATACATTTTCTGTATAGTTTCTTTATCACCTCTTTTAACATCACATTTTCCAGTGAAATGTACCAAATGTGCACATTGAGTCGCTTGTTCTAGTTCGTGATTACAAATTTTCATTAAGCACTCAATTACCCAATCGAAGGTGTTATAGTCGTCATTTTCAAGTATCAAAATATATGGCTTACTTAGAATATCTTCTACTTGTGTACTTACTTGTTCCTTTGTAGTGTTTCTCATATTATTTCATTTATTTTAGTTAATTGTTTATTGTTTAATATATATAATTTTATATTATTCTTTGATAGAAAGTCTATTTTTAGTTTATCTCTGTAAATTTGTCTCTCATAATATTCTTCTCCTCCCCAACAATCAATTGGCTTGTAATGTTGTATTCCATTTACCTCTATAACTTGATTATAGTCTGGAAGGTAAAAATCAAATCTTAATTTTCTACCAGTTTTTGGGTTTATTAATCCATCAAATGTTTTTTCGGTTTCAAATTTTATAGACTTTGATCTTAAATAGTTTTCTACATACTTTTCGGCATATCTTACATCGATTCTCGAACAATATGGACAACCTCTTTTGTTGTGTATAAAAGAACTCATTGATTTGTAATGTGTCCGGCTACAAATTGCATGAAGAATTTCTACTTTAGTATGACAGTTGTTCACTTCCTCAAGTATTTGATAATCTTTTCCATAAATGTTATCACATTGTTCAATCCAATAACTGTTAGATTTAAGTGAATATTTACTACATTGTTTACAACCATTCTTGTGGTTTAAGTGATTATTCATAGTCATTTCTATGACAGAGTTACACTTTTTGTGTAGAATTTTTACTTTTTGCTTGATATTCAAAGGTTCTTCTAAGATGGTAAACTCGGAATTATGTATTTTATCACTTAGAATTTGATGTTCTTTTAATGTTCTCTTATTTTTTCTTGAGCAAAATTTACAATATCTTTTAGTGTGATTATTTAGATTCATTTCTAAGATATTCATGCATTTTTTATGTAAAATTTTTACTTTCTGTGATCCCGAGATCGGATCTTCTAGAATTTTAAACTCTTTATTGTGTATGCTATCACTTTCTGTTTGCCATTCTTCTCGTGACTTTTTCTTTGACATAGTTTTTTAGTTATATATATTAACCAAGTCAAACACCCTCTTAGAAAATTTGTTTTTTGTTTAAGGCATCAATTACATTGACTTTTATTGATTGGTTTTTTGCCCAATCAGCGAATCTTGATAGATGTTCTTGTCTATCATCATACATGGTGAACTCTTCAGCGTCGGGATTATCAGAAATTATTTTTTCGAATAATTTACATTTAAATGTAAATGTATCACCACCAGTATTACAAAACACATCATCAAGTTTTATATCATGAAATTCTAAAATATCTAAAACTTGTTTTTTTAATTTTTCGAGTCTGCCTGTTGCTAAAAAAACATATGTATCTGGTTCTGATATTTCTTTTTTATAGCAATTATAAACCCATCTATTAACTGGTGGTTGAAAAATATCTAAATTAAGTGATTCTGGATTACCCCACCAACCTTTAGAAAGCCACTTTTGACCAGTGATTCTTTCCCATTGTGGTTTTCCCGATTCTGGTTCTGGTGTATCAATTAGAGTTTGGTCGAAGTCAAAACAAATTAGTCGTTTGTGCATGAAAAAGTTTTTAATATATATCACAAATATATAAATAAAAATTTAATAAAAAAAATATGAGTAAGAAAGTATTAATTATCTCATTAGTTTTACTTGGTTTAATAGGGTTAGTTTTTGGTTCGATTAGATTAATTAACAATTTTGACAAAGAGTTAAAGGAAGAAAACGAAAGATTAAAAAAAGAATTTAACAATATTCAATCTGAAAGAGATTCTCTAAAAGCGGCTAGAGAAATCATGAAAACAAGATTTGATAGTATTCAAGTAATTATCAACATTGAAGAAGAAAAAATAGCTGAATTAACCAAAGCTTTATTACTTTCTAAGAAAAATTTGTCAAATGCAGTATCTGACTTGAATAAAGAAAAAGAAAAGATTGAAGAAACAGACAAAAAAATACAAGAAATTAATAATAATCCTATAAAAAGAGAAGGTGATCAGTTATTAAAATCATTAAATAAAAAATTAAAACCATAATATGAAAAATATATTGATATTTCTTTTAACACTGTTAAGTCTAACAACACTTTCTCAAGATACTACATCTTTTCCTCAATTTTATATTGAAAACGAAGATACTTTGGGAATCATACTATCTATTGAACAAGCTCAACAAATAGATAATGATGCTGAGTTATTGGAACTTTTACAACAAAAAGGTATAAATTGTGATTCAACTATTAAGGCTTATATCAAGGTCGTAAATGAATATGATAATCAGATTGCTATTTTAGAGTTGAAAATTAAATCTCAACAAGTCATAATTGAACAAAAGGACGAACAAGTTAAAAATTTGAATTCGAGACTAGAAAACTGTGAAACAGATGTATTATCTGCAAACAGACAAATCGACATTTTACAAGAGACTATTAAAAACTTGGAAAAAAGACTAACTTTATCAAAGATAAAAGGTGGATTAAAACTTGGAGGTGGTGTTGTGGTTGGTGGAATATTAGGATTCATTTTAGGAGTTGTAATACTTCATTAAAAATGTTGAAAAAATGAATTTTCAATTATAATATATACATTAATATTAATAAAAAATTAAAGATTAAGATGAAACACATCAAACAATTTGAGTCTTATAGAGTTGAAAGAAGAAGAGAGGAAATTATTAAAGAATCTGTACTTCAAGTAAATGACATTTACAAAGTAAAGGTTATGGTTGATATACCTCAATCATTGTTAAATGCTTATGTTAAAAAAGTAAAAGATACAGCTGGAAAAAATCTTCGTCAGTTTTATGGTGATATGGATTTAGCTGAAGAGATTGTAAAGTATGTTACTATGAATTTTATTGATTCTGAAAAAATTCCTACAAATGCATTAGTTGGCGGAGCTCAGGCTCAAGGTCAAGCTCAACCACAAGCTCAACCACAAGCTCAACCACAAGCTCAACCACAAGCTGAAACTGAGACACAAACTGAAACTGAAGAACCGGCTCAAGTTCAAGTTCAAACTGAAGCTCAACCAGAAGAAACAACACAAGCTCAACCACAAGAGGAAAAAGAAGAAAATTTCGAAGAAGTAGCTGAAGAAGGTGGTGAAGAAAAAGAAGAAACTACTGAAGAAGGTGGTGAAGAAAAAGAAGAAACTACTGAAGAAGGTGGTGAAGAAAAAGAAGAAACTACTGAAGAAGGTGGTGAAGAATTACCAGCTTAATTAGTAAAGTGATATTTATAAAATAAACCCATCGAAATGATGGGTTTTTTGTTTAATATATAAATACATATGAGACATATTAAATTATATGAGAATTTTGAGTCAAAAAAAACAACTCTACTAATAATTGATGTTCAAAAGTCTTTCAAGAAGTTTTTCAATGAAATGTATTTAAATGAATTAGAAAAATATTGTAATAACTTTTCTGAAGTATATCAAATATTTGATAATCATGTTGATGGAAAAAATGTTGATCAAGATTATTTACATGATGAGAATCCGGAAATTCCAGTAAATGGAGATTTATATACTTTTCCGAATCAAGTCGATATTATAGAAAAGAGATACAGATATGATGTTGATGTCAATTTTTTCAAAAATAAAATGAGCAAAGAACAATTTGAACATATTTCAAATTTAGAAAGAAACAACCAGATCAAGATTGGTGATTATTTTGAGATTAATAATGGTGTTGTGTTGTTTTACATTGGGAACAATCATAAGTGGTTTGAATGCCCGAAAAAACTTTATAATTTGTTGAACAATTTGGTTGATAAAGAAGTGACTATTGTAGGTGGGTCAGACAGTGAGTGTTTACAAGATATTTTTATTTCGGCGGAATCACTTGGTGTTAAAATTAAGAGAGACTGGAAATATATTTGGTCAGCAAATCATTGTCCTATCGGATAGAATCAACAAATTTTCCAACTTGAGCATAAACTTCATAATCCGCAAATCTGAGGTATATAAACATAATATCTTGATAGTTTTCTGGATCTTGTACAAATACAACATTCAAAGTATAGTTTGTTTCAAGCAACTCAGGTATATATATAGATATTTGTTCATTTATAGATTCTCTAACAAATGTATCAGAAACTTTAGTTTGATAAAGTAATTCTAAAAGATCAGCTCCAAATTCTGGATCACCCAGTACTTCACCTTTATTTGTAAAAAGTATCATTTCATATTTTTGTATTATGACATTAATTACCTCATCTTCGATAAGCTCTTTATTAACAAATCTTGGATGATCTTTGTATAAAATGTAGAAATCTGAAAAATCAAATGAAGCCATAGTTTATATATTAAAAGTAAATATATACATATATGAAGTATTTAAAATCATTTAATGAATCACTTAATACCAATTCTTGGTTAGATAAAGAATTTTCTTCACCAGAAGAAATAGCTAAATTAATTGATTCTTATTTTAGAGATCATGATTATTCAAATTTGATGCAAAATATGGATGATGTACTTATACAAACTCATCCGGATCCGGATTATCACGGTGATGAAATTATGAGATATAATGATATCCTATTGGCTGTTAGTGCATTAATCGATCATAGTGGAGAGCCTTGGTATTCAGTTAAATTTGAGAGATTCTTAGGATTTCTAGATGAGATACAAGAAGAATCCCAACATGGATTATCTATTGAGGAAATTGAAGATTTATTTTTAGATTTAGATTATAAGTATAGCATTACTAAAATGAACATTGCTGTTCGTGGTGAAAATGTTCCAGCATTCAAAGTAGAAATAAACAAGGTAACGGATACGGACTCTATGATGTTAATTAATAGATTTTGGAATACCGTTGGTAATAGATTGCCAAAAGAATATCAAATTAACAAATTAGAAATGGAGAGAGAAAAAGATGGTATCGATTTCACTTTAATAATTGTTAAAAGAGATCACGAATCTTTCCAATAACGGTCATTCCTAAAACAATAGGATCAGTATTTGTTTCTAATAGTTTTGTGTGTTCTGTGATAATATAATTAACTTGAAATAATTTCTCAATATTAGATTTCTTTTCTGATAAGGACCACTCAATAAAAGGTCTTCCAAATAGATTAATCAACTCGTCAATTTTTTCCGGTCCGAAATTATTCAATAAAAAGTGATAAGCTTCTTCATATGTTTTTGATTTATCAAAAACCAAATCGTACAATTCATTTCGTAGTTTCAAATCAACTGTTGATCCAGAAAGGTTTGTAGAACCGGTTTGTCTGAAATTATCAACATCTATCATAATGGCTCTAAAGTCTGGAAATTTCTTATTAATAATTTTTACTAAATCATCTTTAGGAATTCCAAAACCTTCACTTGGACAGATTGTTTTAGATATCTTCTTAAATATTTCAGTTTTCAAAAACTTTTCTTCATCTGGAGATTGACAATCAAAGTTTACTTCTATTAGTCTAGATCGAATACCAGGTGATACTTTGTTAATATGATTGGTTGTCAAAACAAATCTAACATTTTTGGATGAGTATTCTTCAATGTATGCTTTTAATGCATCTTGGTATTGAGTAGAAGTTCTCTCAAACTCATCTAAAAAAACATATTTTATAGTATCTTTTGATATATCGGTATCCATATCGAATCCCATATACACTTTCGAGCAAAAATCATCAATTTTATTTCTAAGTGTATCTATGGATGTATAGAAAGAACTATTTAACTCGATATGTGGTGTATTTTTAATATATTTCCCTATTAATATGCGAGCGATTGTGGTTTTTCCCGTTCCGAAATGACCATAAAGTATAACATTTTGATTTAAACCATTTTCAAAAATTTTACGAATTCTGGGTAATAGAATAACATCTTCGATTGTTTTAGGTCTCCACTTTTCGGATAATAAGAGTTGTTTCATATAAATTATAATTGAGTAAAATTATAAGTTGAAATAAGTCCAAAGTTTAAACTGGAATTAGAGGTATTGTGAAAAAATATATATAAATTATGATAGGTGAAAGATTTAACTTTGAAGATGTCTTCTTTCGTGATTTGACAATCTGTGTATTAGATACACTTGAAGGTGAGATTCGTTGGGTTAATAAATTCTCTTCTGGTGATAGAGAGGTTAATGTTCCTTTTTATTATTCAATGACCGGAGATGAAAGATTTTTATTAGACTCATTTACTGATGATGTTGTTTCTAACAACAGGTTCGTGGATGTTAACACTGATATGATTCCAAGAGGTCATTTAACATTAACTGGTTTCGATATTCGGTCAGATGAGTTTGCCAATCCAAATGTTTGGTTAAAAATGGTCATTGAAAATCAAGATGAGATTCGTAAAGTTTTAACTAAGGTCAGAGCTGTTCCGGTGTCGGTCAAATACGATTTGAGTATTTTATTATCATCTGAAATAGATATATTTAAGTGTAGTCAAGCTATTATGGATACTCTTTGGTTATATCGATTTATGTATTTTGAGCATAATTTTATGAATATTGATGCTGTGATGTTAATACCTGATTCAAATCAGGTGGAAATTAATAGAGAAAAAAATATGACTTCAGAAAATCAGATAAAACTAACTGTATCATTTGAGGTTCAAACTTATTATCCAGCATATAGAAAGCCAAGATTTGGTCAACCGTCTAGTGATCCTATGGACAAAAATAAAGCTTGGTCAAATGTCTACAATTATGATTCAACTAACTTATCAACTACTGATATCTTGGTTTATCCTAAGAAAACAAGGTGGTATAGTAATTTAATAGAATCTAGAGGAAATGGTAATCCAAGAAGTACTAATCAAAATTCAGATAAGGACATTAATAAACAGTAGAAAAAAGTGATAAAATATATTTTATATATACATAATGTAAATATGTGTCAGAAAGGATTTTTCAAAGAAATAAAATTGAAAAAAATGACTTTTTGTTTATAATATATACATTTAAGAAATTAAAAAATAATAATCGTTATTATGAAGAATCTCAAATTGGAGTTATTCAACTTTAGAAAGAATTTATCGGTGGATCAAGAAGAAGTATCTTATATTCTTGAAGGTCATATCAAGGCTTGTAATGATTTATCAGAAAAGTCAATTGTTCTTTCTTTGAATGAGAAATTAAAAGCATATACATTTGATAATGAAATTAAGAGCTTATTAGAGTCTCTTAACAATGATATGGCTGAGTATCAATTAGTTTATGAATTAAAGCATCTTTATAATGTTTTGAATACCAAAAATCAAGGTGAGATTTATAGACAACCAATCAATGTTTTATTACAAACAATAAACTTAGAGTCAGATCAAGATAGAATGTCTAAAGTTCTTAACGAATTAGCAGTTTATGATTGGGTTCCTGAAATTAAATTATTCGTACATAATTTAACTAAGTCTCCACAACAAAGAGCTAATCTTTTGTCTGGTGGTAAAGCTGAATCAGTTTACACAATCGTTGAACAAGTAGAAGAAGGATATTTGTGTCTAATTAGAGATTCTTGGTTTTTATTATGTGATGACAAAGTTGAAAAAACTTTGTTAGAAACTCATGTAAAAGATCAAGAGAAATTAAGAACTCTTCGTAATTTAGAGATCGGTATGAGATATGCTTCTATCAGTGAAGATAGAGTAAATTTCAGAATTTCTGAAAACTTGACAATCGGTATGTCAGTTAATAAGAAAGGTGTTATCTTCATCAATGATGATGAAATGAACAAAGAAACAACATTAGAGAGTTTGTTTACTTCTCCAATTATTCCAATCGTGAATAAGAATTTTTATCCAATTTTACTTGAGACTTCAAATAACTTAAATAAATTCGTTGAAATGGATGTTGTTAAAAGAGTTTCTAACTTAATTAACCCTTATTTAGAAGTTTTTGCTTTCAATTATAAGAATGCAACTTTCCTATACAGATGTGATGAAAGATATGGTAACTCATTCTACAAGTATGAGTCATCATTAGAATTAGTAAATGAAGTAAAGAATGAATTGAATTATGATTTGACTTATTTTTATGAAAATAAATTAGGTAAAGAATTAATTAGCAAAAGAAGATTAGAAGATAAAGAAAGAGAAATTGTATTGAAATTAGAAGATGTTCAGTTTAACATTGATAAAGTAAAAGGTTCAATTAAAATGATCGGTGAATCACAAGCTCTTAATATTGCATTAACAAACTTGGAAAAAAGAAAAAATCACTTAGATTCTGAATTACAAAGTGTTAAAGAATTACAATATAAAGAAAGAGTTAAAGCATAAACTAAAATGAAATAACACAAATCCTCAAAGAAATTTGGGGATTTTTTTTTATTGAAACTTTTATTAAAAAAGTTCTATAAAATAAAAGCATTTCAGACATACTGAATTAAAAAAAATAATGCTTATCTATGTACTTACATAACAAAGACCTCTATATAGAAATAATAGTTTCAAAGGCTCAAGGCAAACTAACTCCAAAATCTAAGCAAATGTTGGAAATTCTTGCCAAGAGAACTATCAAAAAAATGAGATATTATTCAAATGATGACAGAATGGATTGTTACCAGTCTGGCTTATTGGATATGTTTTCTAATTGGTATAATTTCAACGAAGAAAAATCCGATAATGCTTTTGCTTATTTTACCGAGATATTTAAACGCGGACTAGCAAAAGGCTTCAATGAACTATATAAGAAAAAAGGTGATAACGATCATCAAATAAGATTGATTTCTATCGAAGGTTCTAATGATGGAATGGGTCTTCATTCTATTTAATAATAAAAAAACTAATAAAAAAAACACTCATATGAGTGTTTTTTTTTATGTATTTAATTTTAGTTATGCTTCAACTGAGACCTCACTATAAACTGTCTCTAACATTCTATTAGCTACTAAATAGGGATCACAGTTTGATGCTGGTCTTCTGTCTTCAAAGTATCCTTTGCCGTCTACTATAGCTTGGGCGGGAATTCTAATTGATGTATCTCTTGTTGAATATCCAAAACTGAAATCATGAATACTTGAAGTTTCATGTTTTCCAGTAAGTCTTTCTTCATTACTCAAACCATAAACCTCAATGTGTTCATTATGGTTGGCTTCTAATTTGATCATGGTCTCTTCTATGATTTTAAGACCGCCTTCTTCTCTCATTTCTTTTGTTGAGAAGTTGACATGGCAGCCAGAACCATTCCAGTCTCCCTTGAGTGGTTTAGGATGAAGAGAAACTTTTACATTATACTTTTCAGCTACTCTTTGTAGAAGATATCTTGAAATCCAAAGTTGATCAGAACCAGTCAATGGTGTAACCGGACCTATTTGATATTCCCATTGGCCAAGTAATACTTCAGCATTGATACCAGAAATATCTAATCCAATTTCAATACACATATTCATATGTTCTTCTACTATTTCTCTACCAACTACTGTGTCTGATCCTATTCCACAGTAATAATCACCCTGTGGTCTTGGTATTGTTAGTGTGTCAGTTGTGAAACCTAAAGGAATACCTTCACCTTCTGCAAACGGTGTAGTTGGCTTATGTGTAAGTGTATACTCTTGTTCCCAACCAAACCAAGGTTGATTTTTATGTTTACTTTCATTGATATTAAGTTCAGAAACCTTTTCTGCTAATTTTTGACGAGTGTTTGTTATATGTGGTGTCATATCAGGGTTTAGAACTTCACATAAAACTAATTTATTGTCTCCTTTTCTAAGTGGATCTTTTGTAATAAAAACTGGATTTAGAATACAATCTGTATTTTTTCCTCTACCAGCTTCAGCTTGTAAAGTAGAACTACCATCAAAAGACCAAAGAGGGAAATCTGAAGGCTTTGTTGAATCAGTTTGTGGAACGATTTTTGTTTTACTTCTCAATTGTTGAGGAGTAGAACCATCTAACCAGATGTACTCAAGTTTAATAGTTTTCATATAGGGTTTTTTTTTTATTCTATTATTTTTACTAAACTTTTTCAAAATGTTTAATACAAATTTTCACTAATTTTATTTTATGGAAAAAATTCTTTTACAATATTGGCAAGTTAAGGATAAGGACTTTCAATTTTCAGATGGTTGTTCATTGCATCTATCATTTGTTGATCATATGAAATTTGTTAAATCTTCTTATCAAAGTCAAGTTGAGTCGACTCATGAGCTTTTAGAGATTACTCTATCAGAGCCTATAATGATAGAAGTTACCGACTCATTGTATAATAAAATTAAGAAAAATAAAGGTTCTGTTAGATTGAACGAAGTATCTTTGAATAACTTGATAAACCTGAGAGATGTTAAATTTATAACTGAAAATGAACTTGTTAACTAATATATTCTACTCTTTATCTGTTCTATTTATTGTAGTTGAAATATATCAACTTATTAATAGGGAACAGTTGTTTTCAAAATTGAAATTTGATGACATTGAAAAAATTAATCCACTTTCAAATATTATATTTTACACAAGTAAAATATTTTATTTATTTTGGATTTTTTTAGGTTTATTTTCGAGTCTAAAATTATATTTTCTAATCTTAGTAATTACTGGTCTGTTTAAGTACTTTGTTTTACTAACTAAGAAGAATATTCTAATAAATCTATATGATTTATTTAATTGTCTATTTAGTGTAACTGTACTGTCTATTATCTTGATCCTAAGATTTTTTCAGTAATAATTATAAATTCGAATCCTTTTCTTTGACAATAATCAATCATGTAAGTCCATTTACTTAGATTTTTATTGTACATTTTCAAAGCATATTCAAAGTTTTTAAGTTGTTTAGCTGTTGGTTTACTAGCAAGAACTGGTTCAATTGTCTCAGAATATGGTTTTACTTCAGCAACTACCTTTGAAATTGTACCATCATCTTTTTTTAATTCATAATAGAAATCAGGATAATAAGTGTGCTCGGACGTTTTATAGTCTTGTTTTTCTGAAATCCATTCTGTTTTAGTATAAGGTATCTTTAGATGTTCAGCTCCCCAATTAATTATTTTATCATTATTATCTAAGTAAATCATCATTTTTTGCTCTAGTCCTGAACGATAAAAAAGACCACCTTGTGAATTTAATTTAATTACTTTATCCTTTTTATTTGGTATGAAAAGACCTTGATGATATTTAGTAGGTTGTTTCGGAGCACTGTTTAACATAATCTTTAGTTATTTGTTATTTTTAATATATATCAATAAATATTTATTCTATGAGTGAATTATTAGAAAGAGTGCGATTGAATAATTTAGTTTATGGTGATGGTGTCGCTGATAATTTTAAGAATAACTCTATATTTTTCTACAATAAATATTCTAAGTCAGATAATCAGGTTTCTAGTATCGGAGTTGGTGAGATACAGATCGGTAGATTTTATCACTTACACTATCAAGATGACTCAAATTGGATGAAATATTCTCCAGTATTCACAGTAGATGTGAAAAAATTTGAAAGTTTGATTATTCTCATGGCGGTGAATTTTAATTTTATACCAGTCGAAGTGAGAATAAGTATTTTTGATAAATTTATGAATAGTGATACATTTGAAAATGATAGACTTTTATCTGTTGATTTTACAGGAGTGTATAATGAGTTGAAAAGATATGGTTTTGAATACGCAATAGTTGAATATAATATAAAACAAGTAAAACTAGTTCATAAAATAAACATGATTGTCGTGCCTAGATTTCTTTATTCCTCTCATCCAATAAACAAATACGATCCAAGAAAACTTTATGAAATATGGTCTGCAAAAATTTCGAAAAGAAACGAAAGAGATGCTGAGATGAGTAAATTGTTAATTGACGACTTTATTAAATCGTCAGATGAAATTGCAGAAAATTATAAAATGATGAAAGACCATATTAATAGAGTTAAGAGAAGCATTGAAAAATATGGTAGATAAACTTAATATATAGAGAGACACTATAAAATAATATATATTAGAAATTTTTAAAATTTAATGGCTTCTTACAATCCACTCAATTCTCAAAATCAGAATAACACATATATTTCATCAGCGGTTGAAAATAAGGGTTTATTCAATAGACTTCTTAGAAATCTTTCTAATTTTGGAATGAGATATGATGATATGATTATCAGAAATACCGTAGGTGTTGGTATTAATGAAGATCCATACTCACAAAAAAATAATTCGATGTATGACTTCTTTAGTCAGAAGGCCGTTTCATCAGTATTAAACAGAAAGTCAGTTCCTTATTTGGATAGATCATATGCGGATAAAAGAAGAATTCTAAGAGAGTATTCAATTAAAGATGAACTAAGAGATTTCGTTTCTGCAGTTGCTGATGAGTCGATTATCTATAATGATGACAAAGACTTCTGTGCACCTAAGCCTCTTTCAAATGATTATTCACAAGATATAAAGGATAAGTATCAAGAATATTTTGAAGTAATCTATCACAGATTTGGTTTTGGTGATAGTATAACAGCTTGGAATATGATGAAAGACTTTTTGATTGATGGTTATGTTGCAATTGAAATAGTTTGGGATGACAAAAAGAAGAATATCATACATTTTAATAGATTAAGACCAGAAACATTAGTACCAGCTTATGAACCTTCAGTTGGTAATCTTTGGATTCAATATCCAGAAGATCCGCAATTAAGAAGAATATTTCTTGATTCACAGATTGTATTTGTTTCTTACTCAACACAGAATGATTATTCCGAGACTTCTTATTTAGAGGGTCTAATTAAGCCGTATAATCAATTAAAGATATTAGAGCAAACTAGAATTATGTTTAACATAATTAATGCTACTATTTATCAAAAATTTACAATCCCAATTAAGGGATTACCAAGACAAAGAGCTGAAGAACAAATTGGGCAATTAATAGCTGACTATTCAGAGGAAATTGAATGGGATGACACATTAGGAACAGTTTCTATCAATGGTAGAAAACATTTACCCTATAATAAACAAGTTTGGTTCCCAGAAGGTGATGCTGGTACTCCAGCAATGGAATTGGTATCACCAGAGGGTCATAACTTAAATGAGAATGATATGTTAACTTGGTTTTACAACATTCTTAAAAGAGCTTCTAAGATTCCTTTCCAGAGATTTGAGAAAGAGAATGGTGGTGGTAACATATTTAGTGATGCATCTGAGATGACTAGAGATGAAATAAAGTTTAATAACTTTATCAATCGACTAAGAGCAAATTACAAAGAGTTGATTGTAAAACCTCTAAAGCTTCAAATGTGTATGGAATTCCCAGAGTTGAAAGATGATGAGGTTTTCCTAAATCAATGTGACATTAATTTCAATTCAAATCAATTGTTCGAAGAGTGGAAGAAGTTGGCAAACTTTGAAAAAAGAGCTGGTATATTATCAACTTTATTAGGAATACAAACTGCTGATGGTCAACCATACTTTCACATCGATTATCTAATCGATAAAGTTATGAAATTATCTGAAGAAGAAAAGCAAGAAAACAAAGCATACTGGATCAAATCGACTAAAGGTGGTGGTGAAGCTGGTGAGGTCGAAGGTGGAATGGAGGGAGCTGAGGCTGGAATGGAAGGTGGTGAAGCACCAACTGAAACACCTGAGGCAGCAACTGAGACACCTCCAGCTGAAGAGGGAGGAGGTGAAGCTCCACCGTCAGAATTCGAATTCTAATAAAAAAAGTCTCATTCTTGAGACTTTTTTCTATTTAATATATCTTTAGATTTTGAGGGATTATCTACTCCAAACTTTTCAATCATGGTTTTTTGAATTTTCTTCTTTATTTCTTTATTTTGAATTGGATATTCAACGCCATAATTCTTTTTGAGTGTTTCTTTTCTTTTCTTTTCAGAGCATTTCCTACAGTAGTACTCACCCCATCTATTGCCGTATTTGACATAGTTTTTGAAAATAACTTCTTTGACTATACCACAGCTATCACATTTACAATCAATTTTGTAATGACTACCAGTTGATAGAAGTTCTATTGGTATTATTAATGTTTCTCCTATAGCAACATCATAACCAAGTTCTTCATAGTATGAAAAATTTGACTCATTGATTTTAATTATGATTTCTCGTGTTAGGATCAATTTATTTAAGGGTAGTTTGGTGTTTATATAGTCAGAATAAAACAAAGTTTATTCTAAAAAAAGATACTTTTGTGAAGTATTGTTAATAAAGAGAATTGTGTGGTCCATAAAAAATCCGTCATTGAAAAATCGAGATTTTTTAAGTTATATATACTAAAAATAAATTGCGATAAATGAAACCTATACTAATCGTTGAAAACAATTCAAACCCATTGGTTGAGAATGTTCAAGTGTCTGGTGGTAGTAAGGATTATGTTTTAGGTGGTATTTTCACTGAGTTTGGTATTAAAAACCGTAACGAAAGAATCTATACTGCTGACAAATTCATTCCTTGTTTACAAGAGTTAAATGAGCGTATCAACAACATGGGAGTTGTATATGGCGAATTTGATCACCCAGATGTTTTTGACACATCATTAGCAAGAGCATCACACACTATAAGAAAAGCTCATTATGTTAAAGAACATAACAGAGTTGAGGGTGAGATCAAATTGTTAAGTACATACTGGGGTAAGGAAGCTAAGGCTTTAGTTGATGATGGTTGTCCTGTATTCGTTTCTTCAAGAGCTGCTGGTATCACTGAATCTGATGGCACTGTTACTTTGAAGAAGTTGTTTACTTACGACATCGTTGCTGATCCTGGATTTGCTTCTGCTAGAATGAAATCAATTAATGAATCTTTTGGATTCACAGAACAAAATAACTTTAGGATATACGAAATGTCCGATGAGTCAAAAATAAACGAACTATTCAATATGAACAAGAATGAATTCGTTACCAAGCAGCAATTAGCTGACTATTCTAAGTATTTAGTAAATGAAATTGCTTCTACTAAGAAAGCTGCACAAACTGCTATTAAATCAGGTAACATCAATCCAAAGAAATTGGAGCAACTTCTTGAGTACTACGAAGAACTTAATAAGACAAATGCTCAAATGGTTAAGTATTTAGATTACTTGGCTGAGAAAGTACAAGTTGTTGTTAATGAAAACATTTCATTAAAGTCTACAACTGACAAATTAATTTCTCATAATGATTATTTAGCTGAGAATTTAGAAAAAGCTATTAATTATTCTGATTATATCGCTGAGAATTTGGATAAGAACATTTCTTATTCTGAATATTTGGCTGAAAATCTCGATAAGAACATTTCTTACTCTGAGTATTTAGCTGAGAATTTGGATAAGAATATCGCTTATTCTGAATATCTTGCTGAGAACTTAGATAAGAATATCGCTTATGCTGAGTATATTGCTGAAAATTTGGATAAGAACATTTCTTATTCTGAATATTTGGCTGAACATTTAGATAACTCTATTGCTTATTCTGAGTATTTAGCTGAACATGTTGAGGGTAACATTGCTTATTCTGAATATATCGCTGAACATTTAGATGACAACATCGCTTATTCTGAGTATATCGCTGAAAATCTTGACAAGACTGTTTCTTACGCAGGAATGATAGCTGAGAAATTAAACACTACTAAATTAAATGAAAGTGTTGAAGAAAATACATTCCCAACATTAGAAGACGCTGGGTTCGCTATGATCGCAGCAGAAGAAGAAGGTGGAATGCCAATGCCTCGCATGCCTAAAGAAGAAGGTGATGCACATGAAGAGGAAGGTGATAACTTACCACATGTTATGGCATCTGAGGAATCAGAATTGAGTAATGACAGTCACGAAACTCATGAAGAAGAGGGTGATAAATATGAGGAAGAAGGTGATAAATATGAGGAAGAAGGTGATAAATATGAAG